AAAAGTACCGTGTACGATATTAGATACAAAAGACCATACCGATTGTATAACATTCTTAAAACAAAATCCACAAAAATTTGGTCTTGATGTAATAGATTTCAAACATTATCATTATGTAAACTATGCTGAAAATCAAACATATACATATATATATTATCGTCATAATAAAAGTGACTCAGTTAGATGCGGTCAAAAAATTGACCAATATAATGATGTTGAAATCAAAGAAAAATATTTTGACTTGTTTGTATGAATATAATTTGTAACAATTGCGTTGGCGGCAGAATTTATCAATTGCTTGGCACACCATTTAATCACCCACTTGTTTGGTGTAGAATTTACTATGCTAATTTTAAGAAATTAATTCAAAACATCAAAGACATTGATTATACAAAATACCGTTTTGTTAATAAATACGGAACAAGCCAAATTATTATTGGTGATGATATTGAATTGAACTTCACACATTATAGATATGATGCTTCGTATGATACACCAACAAAGGTTGGTAATCTCGATATTATGAGTAAAGATATAGAGAAATATGCAATAGAAAAATATACAACAAGGCTTAAACGATTCAATTTAAATGATGATTTTTGTTTTATACTTACAGATTTAGACAACCTAAAACTTAAGGATGAAGAGATTGTTGATTTTTTGAATATTGATACAAAGTATCAAAAACTTTGTATTACGAACAGAAATATTAATTCAAACAAAACACCGATAATTCACACAGCCGAAACAAATACAGCAAAACTTGCTAAACTTGTTATTGAAAGTAATCTCATGAAACTTAAATAATTTGCCGCAACAATTTAATCAAACTCTAACAAGTCTACAATGGCCAATGACCTTGTCATAATCCGCAACGTTCTCAATCCCGACCTTCTCAAAAGGACCGAGATTAAATATGAGCCGCAACTGTTGGTTGACGGCAGAAACGGCTTGTTCGGACAACAGTTATTACTCAAACTGTTCGTTGAAAACAGAATACAGGACAAATACGGGTTTGTCTGCCTGATAGACGAGGATTGCCTGTTGTATGACATTCAACACACACATGATATAATCTCATACATGAAGGAAAACTCAATCGACATCATGGGTGTACCCGACGGTGGCATGCTTAAACATCGCACACACAGACCCGACGTGCCGAACCTGTTCTTCGTTGTTATAGACACAGCGAAACTGAAGAACTTGGATTGGGATGAACTCAGGCTTTACCCCACCCCACAGGGAGAATGTACATCTGAATACGCATACGACAATTTCGAACCGTATTACAAGACTCTCTGCTACATGAATGAGAAACTGAACTATAACTTTGTTCCACTTGAGGGAAAAGGTATCCTTGACGACAGGACCACGGAGGTATATTTCAACGGTCAACCCATTTGCCTGCATACATGGTTTGCAAGAAAATACAACGTGGATATAATTCAAACAAAAAGGATAAATAAGGCAATCACCTATGGCTTATCCAAACAAAAAGCGTAGGATTATAACTCACCGTACTCTATGTCATCAATGGCACCGCGCAGCATGTCAACCATGATGTCGTCTGATACATTGTAGGACTTGGCAAATGAATTGTACCAATTGTCAAAAGAACGTCTCAGTTTTTGATGAATGGGATTATTTCCGTCATAATGGCCATCATTTGAAAATATAGACTTCAATGACGTTTCAACAACCTCGTTGACAAGGTCCCTTATCATCTGTTCCTCGTCAACATGATTGGGAAGACCGTCATGCTTCGTCTTTGCAAACTTCTTTATCTCTTTTTTTGTCATTGACTTGGCGGCTTTCTTTATCTCGGGACTTGGATTTTCCAACTCACCCTTCTTGTATGCGTCAACCATTCCGAAAAAACGCTGTTGACTTTTACTCTTTGCAGGCATATTCTGTTTGTATATTTTTTTCTAATTATAATTATCTTACATAAATTTTCATTGGAGTTCCACGCCTTGCCTTGATGACATTCTCAACAAGAGCCGCTTCCTTCTCAGCCATCTTCCACGGCGAAAGTTCTTGTAATCTTTCTTTTAGGTCGGTCAACGCAGCCTGTCTTTCCTCCTTGCCCAAGTTCAAAAGCATATTGTAATCTAATGTAACGGGTGATGCGACCATATTTAATAAGCCTGAAAATTTACCTCTCACAAGACCCAAGGTTTCAGCGACCTCAGCGATGAAGAGTTGTGTAACCGTTGCCTTTGCAGCGTCATTGAGGAGACCGAAGTCCTTTCCATCCAATTTCACTTGGTCGGGGGATACAATCACCTGATGGTTATCTGCGGCACAGTCATCCCAATCAGGGGTATCATAGTACGTGTACCAACAGTAGCATTTATGGAGTCTGCCGAAGCCGCCCATCCTGTCGAACGGGCTACCGGGAACATTGGTAAGGTGGATAAGGTGTGTGCCGTCAGGACCCGCTGTCACCTTATATGTCAAATCACAACCAAGAAACTTATTTTTCTCTTTCATATTTGTGCTTGCGAGTGCCACGTCGTAAAGCGGGGCAGCATAGAATGGCGCCCACAATCCGTACAATCCAGGCATACCCGCAAACGCACCTGCGGCTGCACCGCCCAACTGTCCCATAACACCACCACCGAATCCGTATGCACCGCCGTAATAGGTTGCAAGCAACGCAACGTCGGTTGTCGGGTTGGTAAAGTGAAGGACCTTGTTGATTGCCCTTCCCGCAGGAATGACATAAGTCTGCTGTCCTGGAATTATCTCGAAGAAATCCTCCTTGAGTTCCCACTTGGTTCCATATTGTTGCAGTCCCACAAAGTGTGAGAAATAGTCGGAATAGTCCTTGGTCAGGTCAAGTGTGCGTATGGAGAATGAGAAAGCCAACTCAGCGTTGGTCATGTTCAGGTTCTTTCCATAAAAGTTCGACCAATTGTTCTCTATGATAAAAGATAAGACAAATTGGTTGTACCTGCGCATCGTCAGTTCAAGACAGGCGCACATTGCCTCGTCGGTTACCTCAACGCGGCGAATCCCACCGCCTAATTTCAACCTTGCTAAATCAAACAGTTCCTGTATTTCAGTTGTTATCTTCATTTACCAATCATATTTATATATAAATATCTTATTCTTTCTATTACATATTTATATAATAAAGCGCTACAGAAAAATGGCTCAGTATTTTTTCATAAATAAGAATGCCAATATTCCATATCTCCGTATGGAACTGAACAACGACGGCAGACATGACTTCGACAAATTTTTCATCGCATTGCAGGGTGCCGATGCGGTTACCTTTTCAATGTACAATGAGGCAACAGGAATATACAAGATAGCGAACGCACCTGCGGACATCATATATGACGAGGAAAGCGGTTGTGACGAGAGATACCTTCTCCAATACAAATGGAAAACACGTGACACAAACGAGCCTGGCCGATACATCGGTCTGTTCAAGATTAAGTTTCAGGATAAAATAGTTGCCGATGGCATGACATTCCCGAGTGGGGATTTGATAATTCCAATCCAAGAAGATTTAGTAATAACAATAAATAATTCAGTATTAAGACGTTAGAAAAAGAAAAGCGCCTCTAAAAATGAAGGTGCTTTTTTATTGGTTGCGTTATCGTTTTTTATTCTTCCTGACTTCTGAAACCTCTTTTAATAAGTTTGTCGTACAGTCTGTCGACGTTGTCCTCGATAGTGGCGTTAGAGTCAACCACTATACTGACGCCCATGCAGGACATTCTTCTTGTGTTGGGGTCGTATATTATCTTTTCGTTTCTCCATTCACCTTCGGGGTCTTGGAGATTAAACCCAAACAGTCCTGCGGTTTTCAGGTTACCGTTTCTCTTGGTGTCAAACAGGTCATCGAATTTGTCCTCTCTCAAAACTTTGTTGAACGCACGGTTAACCGCCTCATCGAGATAGTCTTCATTGTATGTGTTTTCTTCTATTGCAGAAATGATTCCATCAAGACCATGGCGTTCAGCGTACCATTTTATCACGTTCAGTTCCTCATCGGTCAACTGACGACTGCGCTGTACATAAAAATGGTCGTCACGCAGTCTCAATGGGTCTTTCGAGGGTTCGTATATTACATATCTCGGGTCGTTTGATGCTTCTCTTGACTTGAATATCTCGACTGCAATAAGGTCATCCTCTGTAATAATGTCACCGCTACCGCTTCTCAATGCAGAAAAGAAATCGTTTATTTCGCCTTCCCATTGTTGCTTGGACTGTTCACCTTCAGTCAAAACCTCTTTAATCAATGTGGATATTTTTCGCTTCAGTGCATTCATGTTAGATTATGAGTTTTGCCATTTGTCGCAGTCAACAATCATCTTGCTGTTTGAAAGGTCAATGTTCATGTTGTCACCAACAACCATATTGTCAAAGTCCATGTCACCGAAATCCCTTGTTGCGATTCCCTGTCTTTCAAGGTTGGTGATGTACTGTTGATGTTGGCTATATGGAATGGTGTCCCACATGTAGTCGTAGAATGACTTCACGTTTTTCAGGTGTTCACCCTTGCCTATGACGACAGGTTCGTCATGCAGGATTTCCATTTCATAGTTACCGTCGTGGTAGGTAATCGGGATATCCTCATAGTAAATCACGTCACCTTCCTGATGCTGTTCCTCGGGTTCTTCCTCCCTGCGTGAAGGATACTGCGGTTCATCGTCGGGGTCATCGTCTCCATCACCGTTGTCCTCAGGGAACTCATCGTTGTCGTTGAATCTTTCCTCATCAGGAAAAACATCGTCGTCCTCAGGGAACTCCTCGTCGTCAGCGTTAATTTCATCTTGGTCAAATTCACCTTGATATTCTTTACTTTTTGGAAGTGCTGTCTGTTTGTCGTATTTTGCAAGGATTTCATCTTCCTCGTCATCGTCATCATAACCGCCGTAGTTTATAACCTCATTCAAGGTAGCTTTAATCAGACGCTTGATGTCGTTTTCAGTAAGTCTTATTATTCTCTGTGCCATTTTTTAAATATATTTTATAAATAAATATCTTGCTCATTTGATTTTGTTTTCTGAAAAATAGTATATTTATCATTGATAATAGACTTAACGATGATGGGTACTTACCCTTAACCCGTTAGTCTCGAATAATCAATTAAATGCAAAAGTTTTATGAGTAAAATCACAAAGGAAGAAATTGAATCGTTTCTTCACGGGTCAGACCCGATGGAAAGAATAGTCAAGATTGAATGTGGCTATGACGACAATGAGGTGACCATTTTCTACAGGGATGAAAATGGAAAGAAACAGATGGTTAAGGATGATTTCCATCCATTCTGTTGGTGCAAGACAAAGGCAGCACAAAGTTTATTTAACGGAAACAGACCTCTTATTAAGAGTAAGATGGCTGAATACGGCATTTCCTGCAAAGGCTTGAGAACCACAACCGACGAGGGTTTTGAGCCTGACAGGATGAAAAACGGATACAAGATTCTGTTCTTTGCTACAAGAAAACTCTCCTATTCCCAATTCCTAAAGTTTTTCGAGGAAGGTAATCTTCCAGTTTATCCCAAGAAGGGGCAGTCGGATGACAATTCCAGAAACTACATATGCGTCGCCCCAAACGAACAGTACATGATTACCACAGGCAAACGTCTGTTCAAGGGCTTCGAGGACTACAATGAACTTGTTCGAATGCAGTGGGACTTGGAGACCACAGGTCTTGACGGAAAAACCGACACCATAGACCAAATAGGTATAAGAAGCAACAAGGGATTTGAACGGATACTGACAATCACAGGGGAGAGTGAAAGGGACAGGATGAATTCCCAATACGACTCAATGGAGGAGTTTTTCAGTGCCATTGAACAGGTTGACCCCGATGTCATCTCGGGTTACAACAGTGAGAACTTCGATTGGGTGTTCGTTGACGACCAATACCAAAAATACAACACCACAATGACCGAGGAATCCGAAAAGTATCTCAGGCGTGGTGTATACAAGAAAAAAAGGGAAAGTATCCTCAAACTTGGCGGTGAGATGGAAAAATACCGCCAAACCGTCATGTATGGAATAAACGTTACAGACGGATTACACGCTGTAAGAAGGGCAATGGCACTCGACAGCAATATCAAGTCCGCTACATTGAAAAACATATCAAGAGACTTCAAACTCAATCCGAAGAACCGTGTATATGTTCCAGGAAACGATATTTCGGAGATTTGGAACGACTTGGAGAAAAACTATGCCTTCAACGACGAGGACGGTGATTGGTATCGTTACGACCCGAATTATGTCAAACCCAAACAAAATATCAAGCCGAAATTTACTGTTGAGGAATATGATATTCTTATTGAAGAGGATAAAGCAATGTATGAGCGTTATCAAAATTTCATTAACAATGTAGAAAATAATGTAAATGATAATGCAAATTTAAAAAAACAGTTTGATAATTTCTACAATACGGTTAATGACCCTGAGGGTGATAATATTGTTGGTAACCCATTCTTTGACCAATTTGAGGGTGAAGAGTATGAGTTTGTTGATAAAGAAACTGGTGAGGATATAGAGTATGAACGTAAATATCCCGAGGGAACCACAGGGCAACAGTTGTATGACGAGGAATGCGAAAGACTGCTGTCGGAAAGCAAAGCCTTTGTCAAGGGTTATAATGGCAGGAAATTCACACTCTACACCCGTAACTACGTTGCCGACGACTATGAACTTGTGACGGGTCGCTATATTGTCGAACGCTACCTTATGGACGACCTTCGTGAGACCGATGCGGTTGAGTTGCAGTTCAACCAATCCAACTTCCTTATAAGCAAGATGCTTCCCCTTTCATTCGAGAGGGCATGTACAATGGGTACTGCAGGTATTTGGAAATATATAATGCTTGCGTTCAGTTACGAGAAGGGACTTGCTATTCCAGAATCCGAGAACGCTGTTCTTCCAATCGGTGGTCTTTCACGTCTTGAAAGAACAGGCTTGTGCACAAATGTTGCCAAATTGGACTATAACTCACTGTATCCAAGTATTGACCTTACATATGAGTACAAAAGCGAGGTTGACATTGCCGACTCCATGCAGACCATGCTCGAGTACGTGCTGACACAGCGTGAACACTATAAGGGACTCAAGAAAAAATACGGAAAAGAGGCTGACAAATACTCCGAGGAATTGGAGGAATACACCAAGAACCTCAGACTTGACGACAGATACAAAAACCTTTCCGAAAAGGACTTCAAGTTGATACTTAAGAAGGATAAGAAGGCTACAGAACTTCAAGACCTTATAAATGATGCAAAACGCAAGTCGTCAATGTACGACAAGATGCAGTTGCCTTTGAAAATTCTCGGTAACAGTTGGTTCGGCTCGGTTTCATCAAACGTGTTCTATTGGAACTCGGGAAAAGTAGGTGCCCTTATCACCTCCACAGGCCGCATGATGTTCCGCCTGCTTACACACCACTTTATGACAATGAGTAAACGGCAACCTACATATGTCACAAACGGTCAATGTCCACCGCTTGAAATGGATGAAGAATACAATTATTTACCTATAGTGGGAGACAGCGTTACAGGCGATACTCCGCTGTTTATCAAATATAATGATACAGGTTACATAGATATAGTACCCATTTCCGAACTTATCGATGAAACATCAGTTAAGATGGATGAATTTGGGCGTGAATACGACATGGGTACAAAACCATATAAAGTATTGTGCCGTAGCGGTTGGATGTCTCCGTCATATATTTACAGGCATGAAACGGATAAACTGATATATCGTGTATCTGACGATGAAATGTTTGTTGATTGTACAGAAGACCATAGTTTATTCAATGATAAACAGGAAAAAATAAAACCTTCTGAAATTAATAGTGACACAAAACTCGAATATTACAACGAAAAAATAGATTCTCCTGTTTATGATTGTGAAGGTATAGATGTCAAAAAGTTTGCCAAGTTAGCGGCTGACAAACACGGTGAATCGTTTGACAGAGTTCCGTTATATGTACTGAACGGTAGTAAAGAGGTTAAAGAACTTTTCTACAACACTTTTCTTGCAGAGGCAATTGAAAGAAACTACACAATGAACGATTACTCCAAAACGATGCTTGCGGGATTGAAATATATTTCGAAAAAATAACAAGAAACATTAAAAAACAAATAATATGGTTAAATCAGAAAAATTAAGAAAAGATAAGTGTATTGTCTATGACATCTCTCTCGACGGTACATTCGTCAACGCTCTCGGTATGAATGTTGTAAGCAATACAGATGGTATTAACTTCAAGGTTGCTAATAAGTTACGCTATACAGACGAACACCCCTACTACTGTAACGGTCTCGGCAGAAACGGAAAAATGGGTAAACCCTACACAGGCGTGGCTGCTGACGTTCAGGAGTTCGAAGACCTCTACCTCAGAGGTAAAAACGGTATAGATATTGACGAGGTAGTTCCATCGTCAATCAACTTCAAAAGAAAAACATACGCCGACCTTCTTGAAGGAAACAAGGTGAAGTTGGTAGGTAACAGCATCAAGTCGAAAAAGATGCCTATATACATTGAGAAATTCTTGGACAAGGCTATTCCGTTGTTGCTTTTTGACAAGGGTAAGGAGTTCATAGAGTTCTACTATGACTACGTGGACAAGATTTACAACTACAAGATACCCTTGAAGGACATTGCCTCTGTGGGCAAAATAAAAATCAGTCTGAAGGAATATAAGGAGAAGTGCAAGGAAGTGACTGCAGCGGGCACAAAAAAGTCTCGTCAGGCTTGGTATGAGTTGGCTATAAAGGAAGGTCTGAACGTGAACATGGGTGACACCATATACTACATCAACACGGGTGAAAAGAAAACATCTTCCGACGTGCAGCGTCTCACCAAGTACTTTGCCTACGGTGAGGACAAGACCAAGGAATACGAGAAAGAGCACAACAAGATTAAGAAACTGTATAAGGAAGATGCAAACAACGAAGGTGTGAAGAAATACCTGCGTGACCAAGGCAAGTTGATGAACCTTTCAGAATATGTCGCCGTTGAACACCCTGAGGCTGAGGAAAAGGATGAAATCGTGTTCAACTGCATGCTTCTGCCTCAAAACATAATTGAGGATGACGAGGACCATTTCTGTGACGAGGAGACCGAGTACAATGTCACCAAGTATATCGAGATGCTTAACAAGCGAATCACAACTCTGCTTGTGTGTTTCAAGAAGTCGATGCGTGACACCTTCAACGAGAAAGGTAAGATTGTTAGTAATATACTTATTTCAAATCCAAAGGAACGCAAGTCATTTACCGATGAGGAATGCAAACTCACGTCAGGTGAACCGATGAACCCGAGTGATGAGGACAAGGTTGAGGATGTCATGATGCCTGAGGACAAGGAGATAAAGTTTTGGACAAGCATTGACCAAAAGCCACCGTATGTGGATGAATGCGACTTGGATTGGGAACAGATAAAGTCGGACTATTTCGAACGTCAGAAAGTGCTTGAACAAGAAGGTATCAAGGAAGAGGTTGAACGCTATAAGAAGTATATAGAGGAAACACTGTCAAAGGCTGAATATGACTCTTTCATGGATGAAGGTGAGGTGCCTTCGGCAATCATGTCCTTCTGTGACATAGAAACCAACGGATACAGTCTCCTGTCCAAGAAATACGGTGTCGCCATAGGCAGCCTTATGGACATCGTTGACAAGGATTGGACACAGAAATCCACAGACGAGGAACTGAGAAACGAATAATAACAAAAGTAATAAAGATATGACAACAAAAGAAATTGTATTAACGTTCCCCGAGCCGTTCAAAAGTGCGGTTAAGTATGGAAATTTCAATATTGACTACAAACTCCATGAAGGGAAAAGTGACCACAAGTGGTTGGAGGAAAACGGTTATGAATTATGGATGGGTTCGGATTGTACCTATAACGTTGATGGGCTTCCCAACTTGAATGCCACAAGTTATGGTGATTGGGGAAGTGTTTATAACCATCATTATGATAATGAGGAAACGCTTGACGGTTTTTGCAAGAGTTTCTGTGAATTCTGCAGGATGTATGAAGAGGGGATTGTAAAACTGTGGAGAATCAGGATTTACATTGACGAGATAACCTATGATTACAATCATGACGCCCAAAAATGGAAAATGTATGAAAATTATGAATGGAAAGATTGTACTTCTCCCTTCAAATGACAACAAAAAAGCGGGTAATTAAAAGGGAACTATATACCTGTTGACAGAAATATAAACAAATTTTAACGCAGTTCTTTTGGACTGCGTTTTTGTGAACTATAAACGGGAGGTCAAAAAGAATTACTTCAAACAATAATATGGTTCACCGTGAGTTATGTCGACCCATTCCATATTTATTTCATTTTGTTCTTGCTGTGTTATAATGCCAATTAATTGAAGGTACGAGGTAAAGTCTGTATGATGCATATAGTTGAAATCTTTTCCATCAATAAAGACTACCCCATACTTTGTCCAACTACCATTTTTAATGGGTATCGTATGTAACCAAGCAAGACAAAATTTTACCTTTTCGATTACGGTTAATACAGTGGATGCCCTTATGTACTCAGTAATATCTATAGAGCAAACATTGTTTTCGGTTTCAAATATTCTACCTTCATAATGGAGTAGATTGGCATCAATGAATAAATCGCAACAATATTTACCTAAAGATTCTTTAAACAAATCATCCCAATAGATAGCGTCTTGTGTCATAATGATTTTTGTGATAATATATAAGTTGAACTAAAACTTGAATGGTGTTTCATTTATGCTGCAAAAATAAACATTTTTCGAACAACTGATATTTATTATAAAAACTATCCTTATGAGTGAAATACAAAATAATCAAGACACAAGTGTAAATGCCTCTGTTTCATCAGTATTGGGGGTATGGCAAAATTTGCAAATAATTCTTGGTCAACAAGCAAGCAGATATATCCAAGCGATTAACGAAGAAATCAGAGCTAAAAGGCGAAAAGTTTCCATAAGTGACATTAATGGACTTCTCTCTTTTCTTGAGAATTCAATTAACAATACGCTTAGTGTTTCGTTAAAACAACAAATAACAATAACCAAATTAAACACTACTCAGAGAATGGGTAAAATTCCAAATGGTAAAAATGTGGATAATAATAACAAAATAAACGAAAATAGAAATATGAAACAAACAATTAGACTCACGGAGAGTGAACTTAAACACCTTATCAGGGAGAGTGTTAAAAAGATACTGAAAGAGGGTAAAAAAGTCAACCATAAACCTTATTTTGGACCTAATATAAGACCTGGAGACCCAATTCCTGCACCTGACTATGATGATGTAGTTTCTTCATCAGAACAATTCTTGGATACAATATCACCCGAAGAATGGAGTGAATTAGAAGATTTTGTAAATGCTCTTTCAAAACATTTGGAACGTGCCAAGAACTATAAAAAAACTGATTCAGGTGAACTTGTTCATATGTACAAATAACTAGTTAGGAAGGTGAACCCGTCCCCGCCTTTTGTGTATAACATCAAGCCACGTTTTTCACCATCCCATAGTCGAACACTCCGACACACATTCCGAACATGTAAGCGAAGCGCACACCTGCCTTCGCTTCTTTTGTATTCCACCTATACACCTCTTCGTCTATATACCTTTGCAGATACTTCTTCGATACAAAGTGGTAGATACCATACACCATACGTCTGAACTGCGCCCAAAAGCCTTCTATCGTGTTCGTGTAGTTGTCCCCGACAGCATACTCCTTCTCATGGTGATGCACGACATTGTGGATATATCCGTGCTCAGCCAACTTTGAATAACTGCTCAGTTCATCCGTGAACACCTCGCTGTGCTCATACACGTACTGCTTGATTATCGGCATCAGGGTTTCAACCTTCGTGTCTTTTACAGCCAATGCCTTGATACTACCTGCTCTCTCCACCATGCCGAATATAGGGGTTTTGGTCTTTGTTGACCTTCCCTGAGTGCCCTCTGTCTTTTTGCTTTCGTGCTTGTTGGTTTCCTTGCCACCGAGATACATTTCATCCATCTCGACCTTGCCTTCAAGCCTTTCGATGGTCTGACCGTACATGTGACGAATTTTGTGGAGCATGAACCAAGCCGTTTTCTGTGTAACCTTGATGTCCTGAGCCAACTGCACAGAGGATATGCCCTTCTTATGGCTGCTTATGAGATACATCGCCATGAACCACTTGCGGAGGGGGAGTTTGGTATTCTCGAATATGGTGCCTGATATGACCGAGAATGTGTGGTTGCAGTCCGCACATGTGTATCTTCCGTTTTTGCGGTCATATACGTGCAGGCTTCCGCACACGGGGCAGGCGATGTCTTTACCCCAACGCTGTTCACGGATAACCTTACGGCATTTGGCTTCCGAGTTGAAATAAGAGGCGAGTTCGATAAGCGAATTGAAATTGGAAAGGTCTATCATAAGAGTCGTGATTTAATGTTACGTGTACAAATATAACACTAAATCACGACATAGAGAAGCTTTTTAACACTTTTTTCTGTCAGCACGTATATAGTCCCCAATTAAAAACCCGCTTTTTCTATTTTCAGTAGCCCGCTGTATTCGTATTTGAATATAATATCATTTTAGCGTCCGCATTCGGGTGTACCGTCGCATATCTACCCATATCCCGACCGCCGTCGAATTTCTTAAACAACATTCTTGCATAGTCGAAGTTTTTCTCCTGATAGTTTGGTATGATTATATGCAGACCGCCGCTTGGTGTTTCATACTCATCCATTATTGTAATCTGACACATGTCAAGTATGTGGTGCACTTCATCCCAAAGTTTCTTGTCGTCGCTGTCAATGTCTATCAACAGGCGAGGTCTTTTTTGCGCCCATTCCTTTCCAAACTTTGCCTCACCTGCAACTCTGTCCTCAACGTGTTCTGCACCCCTTATGGTTTTCTTTATGAATTTAACCCTTTCAGCGGTTTCTTTTTCGGAACGTGTGTTAAGTGTGATGTAGGCACGTGCATTGTTTTTCTCACACATGTCAATGATAGTGGGTTTCAGTTTCAGGAGTTCGTCAACTGAGTGTATTTTCCATGAACCCAAGTACCAAGAGCCGTTCCTGTAGTTTCCAATTCTTTTATCGTCGGTTGGATTGTCTTTTCTTCTTTTGGTTATTTGAACGAAATAGAATTCATCCTCAGGGTCTTGGTATTGCATATGTTTGATAACCCTGTCAAAGTTATCTATACGGATTTGTGTTTCTAAAATAACTTCCCTGACACACTCTTTTATGTATTGTTTAATGTTAAACATATCCACTGTCAAAATTATGTTGATTAATCCATTTTCCCGTTTTTGAAAAGATATACAATTTCGTCAAAATTATCCTTTACATATTGCAAAGCCCCTTCGTAATCATTCTTAAAAATCTTGAAATCAATCCATCCGTCATCCGACATACCCTTTTCAACATCGGGAATATGATAATATTCGTCCACAGGGGATAAGGGGTTTCTGTCTCTTGAAGAAAGAAAACCAATAGGTTTTCCCCTATATCTTATTTCCTGTATACCTTGTCCTGGATTGGCTAACCTTGTTTCTCCAAAGGTGAAATCGTTGTCAGTGATTTCCATTATAACTTCATTAATGAGGTTTTTTAAGTCTGATTCTGTTAATTTGATTGTCCGCTTCATGTTTTTATTTTCTTTTATGCTTATTTTCTTCTTCATGTGTTTGCCAAACGATTTGGAAGGCTTCTCACTTTTAGCCTGCTGTTCTGTCCACTTCCTGAACAGTACATTTCCCTTTTCATAAGCCTCCTTCTCCAACTCGTCGAGTTTTTCATCCTGACCGAGTGTGTCACCCTTGTATCCCACAAGTCTGCCGTCAAGATTTTGACTGTGGTGGATATTTTCATGCGCGATTGACCTTAACACATCTTTAATATGTCGTCCGTTAACAAATACAGTAACTTCCTGTTTATCAGGGTCATAAAAAGCAGTTCTGATAAAAACACCATCTTGTTTCCTGTTGCTTATTCTATATTTGGGGAATGGTCTGATGTGAAGTCCATTCTCACTCATGAACTCACAAAGGCTTTTTATGTATTTCTCGTAATTTATCCTGTGTGTCTTTTCAGCCATGGCAGTAAATTGTTTCAACGGTTATTTTGTTATCTGAACAAAACGGTTGGTATCGCTTACGATGTATGGGTTCTGTTCATCCACAATCACCTCAATTACAGTGTGTTTCTTTTGGAACCAACGGGCAATTGCGCATTTTTTCGGTGGATTGATGGTTTCTCTCTTTGAACTAATTATGACAGTTTTCTCACTTGTTGCAGTGCTTTTCACTCCGATTGTCGCAGGGTATTCGAGATGGAGGTCTGTACACATCCACTTGTCGCCTATGCTTGTGTCGAACACAAACTCAGGTTCGCAGAATATGGTGTCCATAAGTCTGATGGTGTCATGTCTCTCAAAGTGTGAGAGCATGTATTGCAGTTCCTTTATCTTTTTGTCCTTGATTTTGTTGTTGTCGACGGCGGCAACGAGTTTCTTGGATATGGAGTCATTGAAATATCTCATCTGTTCCATATTGAACTCATATTGTAGTATTTGATTTGAAGCGTCGTTCAATTCAGCCATGAAAGCGGCGTTATTGTTCTCTGCGGTTGCCAACGAAGACTTTGCGGACTTGTAACTCAACCAAAGGAAGGTCAAACCGAGTATAAGTGCCACACCAAGAATTATTTCTATCCAAGTTCTGAGACTTATTTTCTTAAAAAATGCGGCAATTTTTGAAAATATTGCCAAAATTGTTACATTCATGTCTTTATTCTTTTTTATTTTCCTTTATTCTTTTTTACGGGCTTCACTCAATACAGTGAACCTCAACGCATCCTTTGTTATCAGTTCCTCCTCGTCGTACTTGACCTTTATGTCAACGTGGTATTCATGTGGAACCAACTCATCCGTCACAATGAAGAAGGAGTTGCCTGTATATATCATGTCGCAGTCCTGCCAATCTATCACATTGTATTCCCTGTCGGCAAACCTGATGTAAAGTCTGTACTGTAATGAATTGAAGGGGTATTCCTGTTTCGGGGTGTACAGTATCTTGCATTCCACGTTTATCTTTCTCTTTTCACCCTGCAGAAGTTCCTCACCTTCTTTGATACCATAGAGAACAGGTTTGAATTTCGGGTGTTTCTGTGTGTCGAACGGCAATCCGAAAGTGTAGTACCTGTCGGTTTCCTTAGTCGTGACACTTAATTCAGCGTCAGGATATGTCCTGCCTTGGTATTTTATGTTGGACCATGTGTCGTAAAGCATTGTATTCGGTGATATGTCGGCATTTGTAAGGTATGTGTCAATATAATATACACCCTTGGTTGCCTGTTTTACCTCCATCTCGGCGCCGTTGAACTCACATGTGGGCAGTTCGTCTAAGTTGACGTTGTTTCCACCTACATTGGCGTAAAAATAAAGTTTATTCGGTTTCTCCAAATAGAAATTGATGCGGTCGTCTTTGATGACATCACCATAGGTTGTCTCAACGAAAGGTTCGAAAAAGGTGTTGGTACGGTTAGAGAAGAAACCGACATATTGTGAAACGATTTCCCTCATCAGTTCATATTCAGGTGTGAACGCCAAACCAAGACCGTAGTTTTCCAAGGTTCCGTCAATGAACTTGTTGAACACGTCGGTTATGTCCATTTCAAACTGTTCGTTTCCGAAATCGAAATGTTTTATGCCGATTATTCTTTCGTCGTCGTTGTCAATCATTTCCGACAGTTGGTCTATTGAATAGACACCTGGGGTTTCCCATCTGTCTCTCGTTGTCCTGTAATACCAGTTTGAGCCGTATTCGGAATATGCCTTACGATATTCAGGTCGCTTGTCCTCCTTGAAATCAAAGCCACGACCCTCATCCCATTTTTCGGGAACAAGGAAAAGCACCAAGTCAAATGATGTTGCTCTCTCCTTTTCTTCTGTTCTGAAAGAGTCTGGTAAGGGGCAGTTTATCCTTGATATGTCTATATCGGCAACATTCCACAGTTTCAGTACATGTCTAAGTTTAGAGGGGTCTATGTATGTCTTGTCTTCAATCAAGTCTTTAACTTTTTGATGATTGAAGTACATCAGGCATCTTGTGTGCATGTTGCCGTAGTATAGTTCCATTACGGGGTTAAGACCTGTATTGGCAGCCGTACCTTCTATAATCGTATTCGATTTTTCTATATATGTATGTGTTACTAACATTCATCATATGGTTATACAATAAATAAATATCATGAAATGTTAGTTTATCCTTATGGACTTGGACAATATTTCATCCAAATCTTTAGAGATTGCGTCATTGTCGGTTTCATTAAGACATGGGGGTTTTTGGTGGAACGGATGTGTGTGGTCTTTGAACACCCTTACGAACTCCTTCAGAAACGCAACAAGTTCATCACCGTATGGAAGACGGTGTGCTTGCTGATACACCTTTTCAAGTTCTTCATTGTTAATCAAATCCTTTCTGTCACCCATTGAAAAATAGGTCTTGGAGTCATGTGACAGAAGGTTAATCCTGTCAGCCACAACGTTTACCTCACTCTTAAACTCCTTGCCGTTTTCGTCGGTTGCATCCTTGTATTTCATTTGTATGTATGCAGGGTCAACCGAGTTATACTCAAGCCTTTTTTCTATTACACTGTCATATGGATGGGACTTGAAACCGCACCTAAGGTCAACCTCGTCATCCTTGAAGACTATGTCGCTGTTTCCCCTGCCACGTATTGCAACATCCTCCCTTTTGGGAACCGTACCCTCGTTTTCAGGATTGATGGATGGTGCTTCCATGGCAGTTATGCAGTCACCCTTAAGGTTTGTACCTTTCATTATAAAGGAATATGGTGTTCTGTCGAAGGACCAATCCTGTGGTACTATCGGACCTATAAAGAAACGTTGGCTTCCATTGTTACCCTGTTCCTGTGTAAATACAACAACACATTCACCCTCCTTAGGATGTACATGAAGCATCTTTGGAAGCAGAGGGAAGGCATATGGTACACCAAAAACGTCGCCACTGTTCCACTTCTCCCATTCATCGCTACCAATAGGGGCTTTAATTCTGAGACCGTCAGAATCATCCTCGACACTCACCACCTTTGTAAAGTAACATAGGGCGAGTTTGTCAAGATTCCTGTAACCACTTTCATTATCAACCATTCTTACCTTCCCTTCTGTTTATTTCTTCTTTCAAGTCGCCGTATCTTTTCGCAATCTTGTTTATTTCTTCAAACTCTTTGGAAACATACGTGCGCATTTCCTCGAGTTTTTCACCCAACAGTTTTTGCCTGTCAGCATATTCCTTTTCCAGAGTTTCAATTTCTTCCTGTATCTCGGCTTTTGTTGCCAAACTGATGTTGTCTATCATTCTATTATTCCTCCTATTTCTCCCATGTTATTATTAATCAGTGTCAATGTGACAGGACCGCCCGCATTGCCACCCATCCCTATGAAGGACAGGTCTCCTGGTTGTGCAATCATCTGTGTAACTCCACTCATTTTCACATGATTTACGAATTCTTCAGCAAAAATTTTAACAAATTTGTTGTTATAGTTGGGTTCCCCACATTCCGTTGCACCTGTTTCAAACCCCTCGCTCTGTAATTTGGATATGACAGCGCCCGTCATGGCAATTGCCGACAATCCTGGTCTGTTCATTATTTCACAGAGAAGAAGTATCGGTGGAATAGGCGTAATCGGAAGTCTTACCTTCTGAAACGCGCCCTTTATACCGTCGGCTATGTTCTTAATCCAATCCATTACCTAATCAATCCCTTTATTGTTGCCACTCTGTCGTTAAACGCATTTATTACAATAGGACCGCCTGCATTTCCACCGACACCCGTAGCAGTGATTGCACCTGTTTGGACAGATGACTGTACAACAGCGTTGTTCTTAATCTCACTTATAAGTTCCTGACACATTATCCTTACGAATTTGTTGTTCATGTTTTCAGAACCGTCAGGATTCGGGCCTGTATCGAACCCCTCCTGTTCCAACCTTGCTATGATAGCACCTGTCAATGCAATTGCCGACAAACCAGGTCTGTTCAATATTTCACAAAGGAGAAGAACAGGTGGAATTGGTGTTATTGGGAGTCTCGCATTCTCAAATGCACCTTTTATTCCGTCAGTTATGTTTTTAATCCAATCCATATATTAGCATTCATCGTTTACAGGTTCATTATTTTCAGTTTCATAAATATCACTATAATCCACATCAGCCATATTCCAATCAGCGGTGGCACCATGTAACCTGAAGCATTCGATACATTGTTGAAGCAGTTGCTTGTAATATAGTATTTGTTCAAGTGCAATCTTAGCCGAAACGTCTTTTGCGAGTTTTGCAATAAGTGACATAAGCCATTCCTTGAACATACGCATCAGTTCATCTCTCACAGCGCGTATTATACCCGCAATCATTTGTTTAAACGACTCAAGGAATCCTGCCAAATCAAATCCCGCTTCCTGACCCATTATCTTCAAATTTACTGCCATCAGAAGGTAAAGTTTGGGACTGAGCACTGAAAGAACGAGAACATATGACAGTGTATTCAACAGGTCGTTTATGAAGTTGGCGTCAAACCCAAAGCCAACCTTTGTATCATAGTTGTCATATTCACCCTTGACCTGACGGCTGACATCATACAATGCAGACGAAATCGCACTCTGTATCTGTTCATGGGTGGCGTTTGCGGATATGTTGTTCAGTTGGTTCATAACATCCTCCGCAGAAATCTGACCGTTATAGGTTCCATCCCTGAAAACTGATACCCCCATTCTTTCAAGCCTTGCGTTTTCAAGCATTTGGTTGTAAGCGTTGTTATCAAATGAATAGAAGCAATCGTTGATAACGGTGTCATCAGTATCAAGAATATCGTGAACCATCCGTTCGACCTCGTTCTTTATGACAATCTCCTCAAAACTCAGATTCAGGTTCATCGTCAGGCATCCGCTTAAAGCATCCAACAACTGTGCGGCAAGGGTCTTTGCGTCGAACAGTTTGAGTGACATTATATAGTCCGTGTTGAACTCAAACAATGTCCTGTGGTAATAGTAGTTGTCTTCCACACGTCTGTATTGCAGCGTAGGTTGGGAAGTATAACCCGAAATTTCATCCATAGTAACCTTCTTTTCAGATTCAACATCGGATACGGGTTGGGTCATGCAGGCATTCGGTATGGTCAGTTCTTCATTTAATGAAGATATATTGTAAATCCAAACATTGGTTGCTCTGTTCAGCACTATTATATTGTTATCAATGTCAGTTGACAAAACATCCTGTAAGGCTGCTGTCTTCTCAGCCAACGTCTGTCGTATAAGTCTCAAGCGTCTCAAATCAGCGTCAATCATCTGTTTGCGCTGTATATTTTCTTCACTGTCCAAACCTTCTTCAGGGTCTTCTTCCCCAACAGAATAACCAAGGTCTATTAATTCATTCTCCAATCTGAGAATATATTGATGCGCCTTGGCTTTGACTTCTTCATAATCCGCAAGTTTATAATCCTTTGCGTTTATGTCTTCATACAGAAAGTTGACTTCATCTATATCATAGGGGGCAGTATTACCGATAAACACATGTATACAGTTATTGAAAGGTGTCTGTATGTTCATGCCGTTGCCTTCAGCATTTGAAAGATTGGAAGAACGCCCATTGTATTCAAGTGTTATGATACCGTTCTTCTTTGTCTGTTTTTCGGGAAGTGACCTGTGTACCTTTACACCGTCTTCTTCATATTTTGGGTTGCGTTTATAGCCATACCACACTTCCCTATCACCCCTTCGCCTGTTTACAGCATACCAAAGAAATGAATTAAAATCCACTGAATATTTCAAATCGTCGGGGATTTCCATTTCATCACACCCAAAATAGTAATATCTGCCATACATGTTTTCTCCCTTTTCATTCTTTGGGTCAAGGGGACAGTAACGTAACGTGTTCATCAAGTCAATGGTCTTAAGGTCGAAAACCACACCGTTTAATATTAAGTCGTGGGTAATCAACGGGTTCATTGAACAGGTAAACAACAGTTTGAGGTGTGTAAGCAGATATGTCTTCACGGCGGTTTCCATTATTGGAAGTTCAAGCACAAGCAGTTTTGAGACAAACTCCACAATCTCGTCATAACTGACAATTTTGCGGAGAACCATCATAAGGAGGTCGAACGGATTAAGACTCAACGACAGGGTATAATTGGAGTCGTTCAATTCAGGAATATTGTCCAAAATCGCAATCGCTGAATTGATAGTTCCGACAGCGTCGTCAATCTTCTGTTGTGCTTTACTTTTGTCTGCCATTACTTAGTGGTGTACACTTCAACAGTGTTTTCTAACATATTGTTATTTTCCGCACGTTCGTTGATGTTTGAAACAAACGTACCCCAATCGGGTATTGCCTCACTCTCTTCATTCATTTTCTTCACATTTCCGTTGAACTTGATAACCTCGGTCATGAGTTTAGCTATGTCCATCTTGGTTGCCAATGCCTTGTTCTTGTTTGACGAGAAGTCATTCATTGCCTTTGCGTACTTTGCCTTGGCATCCATTATCTCGTTGTTCAACTGTGTCGAACTTGAAAGTTTGTTTATCTCGTTCTGTATCTCAACAATATTCTTCGACGCCTCGTCATAGAGTTCCTGCAACAGAACCTCAAGGTGAGACATCGAGTTCAATTTCAATTTATATTTCTTCGGTGTAGGTTTATTTGCCATATCTATAAATATAAAATAAACTAATCTTCGTTGACATAGTCATCTTTCACAGAAAAATATGTCAGTTTGAACTTTTTCATTGCATCTCTTATTGCTTTGGTTGACAACATTGTATTTTCCTTTATAAAATAAAGAACGTTTGTCTTGTTGAACTTTTGGGTGTCATCCATTTGCATGAAGAGGCTTTCCCAATTGTTGAGGATTTCCATCAAGGCAGAACCAACCTTTTCCTCGGAATCGCTGAGTTCGTCACCGTTATCCCAATAACCACGTTCAATGACTTCGCCGATATTGTTCATCACACGAAACATCAGTTCCCTGTTAAAACTGTCATATCCAACCGAATTACCTTCAACAACCCTATTGTCAGGGTTACTTTCGGTATACATGGTATCATAGGAAAGGAACCTTTTGTCGTTTTTCATTGCCTGTGACCTTTTAAGAATCAGGTAGTTCTTGCATACAGTACCACAGTATGAATATGCTTTTTTGGCTTTGTCGGGCTTGAAGTTCGAGACCTTTGTCACCAAGAACGACATAGTGTCATTGAAGGTATCCTCAAAATTTTCCGACGGTGTAAACAAATTATACCGTCGGATAATCGATTCTATCATCTTGGTGAATGCGGGAGTAAGTTTTTCCTTGAATATTCGGTCACGTTTTTCTTTGTCTTCCGTGTACAGATATTCCTGAAAGGCTTTCTCCTCCTCACTTCCAAAATAATTTTTGTTGTTCGGATTCGGCTTACGGCCTCTTTTTTTAGGTTCTTTTACTTCTTGCGTTTCATTTTTCTGTTCATTTAAAGTGTCCATTAACCGAAAAAAGTTTTTTACGATAATTCTGTCTTTTTCTTCTCGGCTATACCTTTCTTTCTGTCCTCATCGTAAGTGTATTCACGTTTTGCCAAGTCAAACCATTTCTGTATGTCCTCCCTCTCAATGTCTTTGGCATACTTCGATGTAATACTGTCAGGCAAGCCAAGAATGTGGATATAGCCTTCCTTTGGAACCACCATGATACGCAGACCTTTGTTCACCATACGCAGGAGGAGTTCATAGTTGAAGGCAACCTGAATCGAAGGTTTGTATTTTCCGCACTTGATGAAATCCTGTGTGTTGAAGATACCGCCTGTCAGATTGAAACCCGACCAATTTTCGAGACATTCAGAATCAATGAAATTCATCTCGTTCGTGGCTTCACGGGCAAGCGGAAGTTCGTTACAGTACTGCCAATGTTCACCTTCAACATCGGTGACAACATTCAACGGAAGGAAAACCGACACATCTTCGTTTCCGAAACTGTATTGTTCGGCGAATTTGAACCACTTTGGCTTATACTCATCGTCGTATTCAAGTATGGAGAAATACTCAGTCTCAACCTTGTCAACAGCAAAGTTAATCTGTGAACAATAGTCAGTTTCCCCATCGTTCACGATGTACTGCATGTCAACGCCTTCAATAACAGGATAATCGTATTTGCTATCCTTTGGAATTACAACCAAAACCTTGAGTTTACCGTTTTTATAATGTTCCTGACAGTTCTTGACGCTTTCGATTGCATTTGTGAAATTGTCAGTGCTGATGTGTTGTGGCAATACGGGTACTATAATTGTTATGTCTTTCATTTTCAGTCTTTGTTATTAGCGTTATTTTTAGCGATTAATTTAAATGACTCAAGTTCATCAATGCGTTCCTTTATTGCATCATCCATGAACTTTGTGAGATTTTTGTCATACTCCTCGAATGTGTACAACTTGCTTGTCTCTTCAATTCCCTTGGCAATCTTTTCAGGGATTTCATCCTCGATAAGTGTTGCAACCACCTTTGACAGGATGTCGGGTACATCGTTTATGTCATTGAACCAAATGCCGTTATCCTCACTCATCCAATCAGGAATAATCTGCGGAATTTTACCAATCAGTATGTTCTCACACTTGATAGCCTCAAGACCTGAATAGCCGAAAGGTGTGTATTCATCAACCCATATCGTTATAGAGCCTTCCTGTAACTGCTCGGCAAACTGTTTTTTGGGGAGACCACGCAAATCATTGAATGAAACGAACTGATATACAGGGTATTTCCAATAGAAAGGTTTAACAATCTTATTAATGTCATCCCTATTCTTGCAAACAAGATTCACAACAAGTTTCTTTGCTTTCACAGGCTTACGGAAGAAGTTCTGAATGAAAGGTGGAATAACGGTTGTATGGTTGGCTGTATAAGGGAATACATCGTTAATAAGCCTTGCCTGTGCCTCGGTTGTGGCAATAACATGGTCAATACCATAGTTAGCCCACTGCTGACCGACAGGAATAAACTCGGTAACATAATCGAAATTCTCCAAAATTACATAGCGTTTGCAAGGTATTCTGTTCTTGTAGGTGCTGAACATGAATGATGAAAACACCTCAGGGATGAACAGGAAGTCGGCAGGACCGATTTTCCATTCCTCTTTCTGTATGTTCATGTGTGGAAGCGAAGCATATTCCTCACCAAGCCATTCGCCTACACCAACAAAACGTTTCATGTCGTCAGGAACACTTCCCTTTTGTTGAATTTCGGCAATCTCACCTGCACTGTATTCACTGTCCAACTGATAAAGCATACATACTTTGTATTCCTTATCGTGCAGAGTCTTTGCCATCTGATAGATGTAGTTCATCTTGCCATTCGGCACGTTCTTGCTGTCAATCACAAAAAAGTATAAGGTGAAGTCCTTTTTGTCGAGTTTGCTGACAGTCTCTTCAACTCTTTGAACGATGGTTTCGTTTTTCTCGTCGTTTGTCTTTTCCATTTTATTCGTCTGTATCTGTAATTTCAATTATTATTCCTTCGTTGACCAATGTATTGAATGACAATATCTGTCCGAAATACATCTCATCCAAACTGTTTATCGTGACAGGGATGCCGTTGTCGTCTGTTGCAGGGGTGACAATCAAGTTAAGCATACTCTTGACCAAGTCATATCTAATTGTCCCGAACGTCTCGCTTCCGTCGGTAAGCGTTTCTGACATTTCCTTTGAAATAAGTCTGAAATCATCCTGTACATTACCCTGTCCATCCTCAACCAAGCCCCAATGTTCAACCTTGGTCTTGTCCTTTACACTTTCATTGACAGACGGCTTTGCAACATACGACAACAGTTTGTTAATGTCGATGGCATATACATGTCCGTCAAATGTGATAAAATTGTTCTCTGTAAGCATTTATCCTTCTATTATTTTGATTATTGTTTCATTTTCATCCTTGATAGCACCGAGAAGGCTGTCAAACGAATATTCACACTCAGCATCCGCATTGTACGGAGTGTTGATTTTAACGACTGTCTTTCCCTCGGGGCAATTTTTTATGAGATTCGGGTTGGCTGTGATAAGAATGTCACACCTGTCATATATTGTCATTGAATCGACAGGAAAATAATATTCCCTCACCCTTGCGTTGTGTGCCGCCAAAAACGAAAGTGTCGATTGAATCGTCGGACCGAGTTCAAATGTACTGACAAACATCACCGACGGGTCTTCATCCACGTCAAGGTTCATCAGCACATTGTCAGTCCAATTCGACAATGCACCTGGTAGTCTGTCATCACATAATTCCGCCCTCGCATGGAGTTCAAAGGCAGCGTCAACATACTTGAAGTTTTGGTAGTCGCTCTTCGAGGAAAACCCGAACTCCTTTTCAAAGTCAAATGATTTAATGTCTTTTAATTGCTTGTCAAATCCGGGATTGACCATTTTCTGATAACAGTAAATGAATTGGTTGGTGTAGTCCCTGATTGTGTCGTTGATGTCTATTGCAATTTTCATAAATTAGAAATGAATGTTTATTTCACTATTATTTTGGTCTTTCAAAACAAAACGGGGGTATGAATGGCTCAAGGTTATTTTGATGCCGCAATTCTTACAGACATTACCTGCAACTCCCTCCAAGGTAAACGGGTTATACATCGGTACACTCAAACCCTCCAACTCACCTCCACAGTGTGGACAGTATGCTTTTCTCATATATCCATCCATGTCGTTTACACCATGGAAAAGCAGAAGGTCTTCACGCTTGATTTCTTCCTCTGTGTATATTTTGTTTTGTGTCTCATTTGGTTCCGAAGCCCATTTGTTTGCGTTTGGCATCTGCGGTTTTTCCCCGCCGATTTCGTCATAAGAATACGACTTGTTGACAATCTTGGAACCTTCTGTGTGTATGGGAGCCTCCATCTGTTCCCTCAATTCGTCAACCTGTTTCTTGTACTCTTCGAACTCTTCCTGTGACATCTTCTCAACGCCCTCGGTCGCATAATTCTGACATCTTTTGTCAGTTTCAACCTGCTTTTGATATAAATCCAATATGTTACTCATAATTTTTGTATTTTTTCTTTATATTAATATAGTCAGCACTATATATGAAAACAACTTATTTCCACGTTTCCTTTTGTTTGTTTCCGTCTTTGTCGTAATATGAGAACGTGAAATGTTTGGGTTCGAGCATGACAAGTTTGTCCAATATTTTCTTTGTATACTTCTCTCCCATACCTTTTTTAAGGTATCCGATTGTAACATGCGGCTGATAGACCTTGAACTCGCTGTGGCTCGGAAATACCGACAGCACATCTTTGTTTGACTTGAAAAGGTTCATGGACTTTGCAGCACATTTCAAAACATCATAATCGTTGGTGAACAACGATATATCGGTGAGCATCGTTTTGTATTCAGACAAAGGTAATAATAATGACTTAAGTTTCTCCAAGTCTATGTCGTTGTCCAAGCAAGGTGCAACCGTAACGTGCGTTTCCCTTTCCAATCCGAAGTCGTTTTCAGACTCGTCGTCGAAATACAGTTCGCTTTCGGGTATCCTGTTCTGCAGGTCTGTGATAAATTCAGGTGTTTCAAAGTCAATCATAAGAAACGCCATCTTTTTGTTGCTGTTGTCAGTGTGTTTCATTGTATTCTGCCATTAAATCTAATTTATGCTTTTCCAAACAGTCCTTGCAGATGAATCTACCGAATGTCTGCTCAGCCATTTCCATGTCCATGTATTCGGTTACGTTTGTCTTTACATGTTCTGTTTCTTCATCCACGTCAATATTGCTATACTGCAACGCCTCCATGTCGGCAACGTTATAAGTCACTTCCTTTCCGCATATTGAACATTTGTATTTCCTCACCTCCGTAGGTGCATAAGGGTCAAAGTTGATTGTCGCTTCCTTCTCAGCCTTTTCCTCGTATTTCTTCGCCATCCTTTCATTATAGTACTTGTCGAAGAAATCAGTCCCGTTCTCCACGGTATTGGCGGTAAAGTGTATCACATAGTCACCGTCATATTCGGATATCGACTCGAATTTCACCTTGTCGTACTTGAACGATACTCCGTCATACAGTCTATAGGCATGTGCCGTCTGAAAAGCAACCGTCTTGAAATCAAAGATGTCGCTTCTAATCTGACCATCCTTTATCTTTTCAATCTCCCTGACAAATCCCTTGGATTTCCAATCCTTGTCGTTGGGGTATTTTGACACGTAGAAGTCCAAACGAACCTTCTCCTCGTTTTCATCCATCGACAGACAAACAAGTTTCTTGGTATATTCCTCAAGACGGTATCTCGGAACAACATATTCATTCCTTCCAAGTTTGACGGTGTAGTTGTGCTTCTTCTGTATTTTGCCAAGTTCATACTTCACCTCACCGTTGTCGTCGGTCTCGATTTTTTTCATGTCAATGCTTTCAAGGGCATCGTAAACATCGTCACCCATATGGCGGTTTTCCTGTACTGTAATCAGTTTCAGGTTCTCGTTGTTCTCGTAACTGATTTTACGGGTGTCATCCTTGGGTTTCCTCATCGCCTTCACAGGTGAAAAGAAATCAAACTCCTTGCTTTCCCTGTCCACAAGATATGTCCTGTATCTTAATTCTTCAACCTCCTGTGTCACCTCACCTTTCAAAAGGTGTTTTGCGACACGCTTGTCTGTCACCTGTTGGTGTATGCCACTGTCGACATCATCAGCCGAGGCGTTTGAATGTACCAACTCATCGTCGGCTGATTTCATACCCAACGCCAACCCTATCTTGAGTTTGTTGAAAATACTTTTTACTTTATTCATGTTCGGTTACTATTACTTTTTACACAAATAATAATAACCGAACACCGTTAATAAAACAAGTATTTCTTTTTAGATTATCCAATAACAAACGTAAAAAAAGCGGTTATTTAAACCGCCTTTTGAAAGTATATAGTTTGTTGGTTATACATCTACAACGCTCCATCCGCTTGGTATTCCGTTTGCGCCCGTCGTCCAATCGTTCATATTTGCAGCCTTATAAAATGTTCCGTTTGCTGCTACACCGTTTGTCATATTGTTTGTAGCACCGCCGCCTGCATTTATATTTGTTGCAAGACATTTAATCGAAGTCAATGAAGAACAATCTCTAAACATATCCTCGTAAGAGAAATTCATTAGAGTTGCTGCGGGCAAATCGGGGGCGGTTGTTAAGTTCGTACAACCTTTAAACATTTCCCTATAACAAGAAGCTATTGCGTTTGTTGGCATTATGAGTGCGCCTGCATCAATTAAATTTGTATCGTTTGCAAAGAATGACTTGAAACGGTTGTTTCCCTCTCCGTTTATTTGATTGACACTTGCCCAATCCGTTCTTAAAATACTGACAAGGTGTCCGCCTATGTTATAGTTTGTTGTCGCTCTTATTTTCCATCCGTTCAAGGCATTTAAAGCATTTCCATTCACTATGCCTTTAAAATATATCTTTTGGTTTGCTGCCGAAACGAAAGAATGTGTTTCACCCTCTGCGATTGTCAGACTTTCCCACGTTGTTTTATCCAAAGAGTATTGCAAGTTTATCTCGCTTGCACCGCTGTTTCTTGTCACCGTAACGCCTCCGTTGTTATCCAATGGCATTACATAAAACGGTTCGGGCGCAATGTATTTAATAAGTTTGTCATACGTCTTAAACGGCAATGCGGTTGAGGGGTTTGTTTCAATGTGGTAGTTTGTTGTTTCGCTGTAACTCTGCAAGGCTTCAAACTCGGCTTGCGTTCCGTACCAATCAATATTGTTTGTCAAGTCTGTCAATTGAGTAGGTACGGTTATATTTGCAGTGATGTCTGAAGAACCGTTTGCAGTAAATTCAGTTATTAATACTCCGTTTCTTTGTAGTTTTAGTTTTCCGTTGTTTATGGTGTTCACACCGCTACGCATTGACAAATAAACATTGTCGGCGGCTACCCAATCAGCGTGAAAACTACTTGCATTACTAAAAAATGCGACTGAATCTGAAATATATGTACTATTTGTTGATACTGTCGTGTCGCTTCTTAAATCAACACTAACAAATACAATCTTATATGTGTTATTAGTGCTTTTCTCACATATAACGGGGCTTAATATCCAACTATATGACATATACGCATACTTTATCAATCTTCCATCCTGCACTGCGTTGTATATCTGTTCGGCAGTGCGGTCTGTTTCAGATTGATATGGGTTTGTTCCCGACCCAATGCGATTAATAACAAATGGTTCAAGTGTCGGTTTGTTCTTTATATAGTCAACCGCTGTATTGTCAGTTTGCGCCCAATCAGATTGTATTTGTGCAGCAGGGATAGTGGGTTTATTCTCCAAATCATTATAATTCCCTGTAAATGCAACCGTTGCCAACGAATCATACGACATGTTGTATATACCCCAATCGGCATTAGCATATTCGCCTGTCAAATCATATGATATGTAGTCAATATAGTCAATTGACGTACTCCAAGGTTGGTATGCATTGAATCCGCTATTCCATCCACTTGTTCCATAACCAAATAAGTCAATCCACCCGTCATAGTTCTCTGCAATATTTGCATTATCTGAACCTATTATATCATAAGCGTTCTCGGCAAACCTCCATTCCTTATTTTTACAATGAAATTGGAGATTGGATTTTGCAATGCTACATTTATTGTCACGTTCTGAAATTGTAAAATTACCCGTTTGTTCATCCTTTATCAGACGTACAGAGTTACCATTCTCAAGTGGATTATAAATTAAAGAAGGATAAGCATCTAATATCGCTCCCCATGCATCATATATTTCGGACGGACCCCCATTACTAGAAGTCCAATAATATCCAACACGGTTCAAATCATTTATAGTCGTAACCCATCTATAACCGCCGCAAGGCAGAAATATACAACCCGCACCCTCAAGTTCTTCCCATTGCGAAACAGTATAAATATTTTCAATATATTGAGAACTGTTTACATTAATATTGTTCATTGTAATTCCACTTGGTAATTCAAATACGTCGGGAAGCAACATCAAACCATTAATACTGCTTATTTGTGCGTGTATATAACGGGCGTTTGCTACATAATCTCCAAGTGTCGAATCATAAATCTTGCTTGCCGAACGATAGTGTAAAAGAAAACTCCATTCATCCTTCGTCGGTGTTCTCCACTGCATTGTCGGCATGCCGCCACCCGTCGGTATAACGATTGTCTCGTCATCCTGTTGGTCGTCGCCTATGTTGAAACTTCCGAGTTCATTTCCATCGGAATCCTCAAAGGTTATGATAGCATCAGGTCTGTGGTTCAACGCACGGTAGTCACCCTGCTGCCAATACTCGTCGCCGTAACTTCCAGGATAACCCCATATCTCGTAACCCACCTCATCCCAATAGTTGTAGATTGCGTTGAAAGAGAGGGCATCTATATAGTTATCGTAAAAATCAGGGAAAAACAGTTTGTTGCCCTCGAACCAATAGCATTCGATATATGTGACACCGTAATATCCCTCGCTTGCGACCTTGTTGAATGTTATAGATGACTGATAGTTAAAATCTGAAGAAGGGTATGCGTACAGCACAATCATGGGAAGTGTCCTGCAACCGATTTGGTCACTTTCCTCTTGTGACTCGGCATAGTTGACCACATATCCGTGCACCTCATTCTCGGCAACCACAATCGGCTTATAACCCTCATATGATTCCATATCATATATGTTCAAGGAAGCATCCTCCGTTACATAGGCCACGACAGGACTTGATGAAGAATCTGCACGTACATTTGCACTTTTTCTTGAATTGACCAACACGCTTTTCAAGTTGCCTTCAAATGTAAATTTCTTATCCCCGACGCTTGCTTTACGTATATCTTCAATACGGTTCAAGACACTGAGCCTGTTTTTCGGGTCACCGTCCCTTTTCTTACCGTCACGTTTTTCGGAAACACCTTCTAAATAGGTTTTGATTTTGCCGCCGTCGACGGTTTTGTATTCTTTGACAGGTATGTTTGAAAACAGGTTTTTGTATATGTGCTTTGTTTTTTCTCTTTTGCCACCTTTCTCAAGTGAAACATCATCTGTACCCTTTTTATTGTTATCGTCGTCATCGCCCAATGAATAATCATGCCAACCTTTGCTGAAAGTGTAGTCCAAATACAGTTCAAGGAAATATTGGGTTATTGAAGCATATTTCGATACATACTCAGCCAACGTTTTTAATATTTCTTCAGGACAAATGACGGATGTGTCAATTGTTCCATTGTCATTATACCCAACATAATCACCATAAGATTCATAGTACAAATATCTGAACAAATATCCGTTGTAACTTATAAAACATTGCTGTTCATTATAATATGGTATAAACCAATACAACCAATCGTCATATGTGCAATTTACATAGGTGTTACTGTAACTGTCAACAACCTGTGTAGGGTTATCTATACTGTCAGGTATGACTATGTTTATGGGTATATTGTTAGTATCAATATACAAATCAAAACTATATACACCGTCGGTGTCATAGTCGGTTGCATATACGATATTCTTGAAGTCGTAGTCAGCCTTGTTGTTGAACTCATCCTTCATCTCGAACACAACACCCTTGCATCCGTGTACCTCAACAATGATTTTGCCTGTATTTTTAACACCAACTTTGTTCCATTCACCCTTTTTTCCCATTATTTCCCATTCGGTTCCGAACGTTACACCCAAATCCATCTCTATACCTTCCCCTTCAAGATGCCATACATTGGCGTTCTCGTAGTCGTAAACAACGGGGAATTCAATTAAATGGCCTTCAATTGTTATTCTCAAAACAGTGATACGGTTGAAATAAACAACTTGGTCTTCCAAACCCCAACAAGATATTCTAACCATACCGTATACAGGATAATCGGGATATGGCACATAATATGTGTCACCGATTTCAATGGATATTTCCATACCGTACTGTTCGTAAATTGCAACAAACTGTGCAATCTGCTGTTCCAACCAATCAGGTACTTCATTGCACAGGTTGTAATCGTGATAAGAATAATTGTCTTGCCACTGAAGGTTTTGAAAATCGGGATATTGCCCATCCGCCTTTGTGCTTATATAGCAGAACGGGAACGGTGGTAATATAGATTCACCGTAATTGAACGGGTCCTGTATCCATGAATACTGCGTGTCATTGTCAAGGCTGTATTTCAGTTCCCAAGCCTCAAGGTTGGAACCGCTGAAATACGTGTCACCCTCGTGTTGTATTGCCTTTGCGTCCTCGCTGAGTTTGTTGACGGCAGTTGCAAGGACAATTATGTCATAGGGGTGTTCTGCGGAAAACGAAAGATATTGAAGTTGTGAAGGGCTAATCCCTGACCAATCCATATTGAACATGTCCACGTTAGCCTTGGTAACATAGTCTATTATACGGTAGCGACATCCCGGCACCAATTGGTTGGTGTCCCTGAAATTCTTCAACGCATTGTACGTAATAGGGATGAGAAGGTCACACGAACCGCCACCGCCCATACCTATCCTTGTAAGGGTGAGTTCATATTGGTTGTTGCCCGTCTCCACCTTGTCGACAAACCAACCACCGTTGTTCTCTCCGTCGTTTATAACAGTCAGTACCAAGCCGTTAACGGCTGAACTGTTTTCATCGTGTATATATATATTGGCGTCGCTCCAAGTGTCGAATATACGGTCTTCAAGTGCAGGTGCCTTTACACCCATCTTAATGGATTCGCCAAGTGTTATGTTTGTCTGATGGTTGAAATTGTGTGCCATATTGCAGATTATATGAATTTAATGTTATTATATTTTATAGGTAACAGGGAATGGAGTACATATACATGGTATAAGGTGTTCATATTCCCGTTTTCGTATGGTATTCCGTCACCGCTTAACTCCCACCTGTCAATGTCCACGCTTGCGCCGATTTCATTTTCCGTGGACAGGATGTTGTTGTGACCGTGGGGAAGTACGAGTATAATGGAGTTTTTGCCGAAGTCGCCCGACTGTATGCTGTCTATCGTGGTCGGTCCGTCACCTTCACAGAACCCCTCTTCAAGCCCCAATGACATCAGTGCCGACTGTGTGGTTATGCTTATCGGATATTCAACCGCATCACCGTTCCCGTCAACATATCTGAACACTGAAGAGGTGTCTATGCAACCGTAGAAATATTTGTACGCACCCCTGACAGTTGCCTCAACCACATCCGTATCACCTGCCTCAATTGAAACATTGGAAGGGGTTTGGTCGCTTCTTTCGGGTTCTCCCTCGCTTGCCGAATATTCGACATGGGTTGAAAACCTTATAATTCCCTCGGGAATGTATTCGACAGGATAGGCATATGTGTCAGAAACCTGTGAATATTCCGTGCCACCGTTCATTTGGAAGAAATGGCGTACAGGTTCACACTCGGCGTCAATTGAATATTCATAACCCTCCTCACCGACGAATTCGCCGTCAGTGTAGTTCGAGTTCACTATAATCTCACCCACATAGGTTCCGACCTCATATGTTTCACCCGCATCGACGTTCTGCAGTGCTATTTCAACAGTCGGCAATACGGGAATGACATCGTATGTCTTTTTCAGTATATTGTTAAGTATTACCTGCACAGAAGTACCCTCTTCAATCAAATCACCGTCATGATATGCACCAATGTCACCATTGACGACGATATTGCGTGTAATGTATTCTATGCTTGCGTTGGTTGATATGACACCGTCGCTTATATCGATGCCTTCGCCTGCGGTATAGCAACAACCGCCGCCACCACTTCCAGAATCCTGTATGTAGCAACTGAATCTGTCACCGTTGTGGCAGGTGATGATTAATTCTCCGTTACGGTTTTCGAAAGATTTTATCCCCTTGTTGTTGCACATGCAGAGCAGTTCCTCCAAGGAATAATTGCCGTAATAGTTTCTATTATTTGGTAATGCCATTGTTTGTTTATGTTAAATGATATTTATATATAAATATTAACTTGAAGAATACAATGCCAAGAACAATAAAATTAACAGAGGAACAGTTCAGACAACTGCAAGAGAACATGTTCAAGACAGGTATAGACGATGCCAACCCTATACCCGACTACCAGATGTCGCAAATAAATGCAGACGGTGTCATGGACTACGGTGAAATGGGTAAACCGAAAACAACCGACCAAATCGATGTCATGGCAAAAATGTTCCCATGGGGTTACGGCAACTATGCAAGGGGTTATCCCGGAATGAATCTTCGTGAAGACAATGACAGTGACGTCGAGATTTCCGACCTTAACGCTGATTCCAACACGAGGGATGAAAACGGTGTACGATTGAGTAACACGCCTGCATACATGGATGAACTGTCAGACGAGAATGAAAAAGATGATATGGAAATCATATCCAATACAATTGAAAGGAATGTCGACGGTATACTTAAAATTGTAGGCGGTCAAGGTGTACCGCAAATAAAGCAGATTGAGATTGCGAAGGCTTTGTCAAATGCTCTTTACGGCAACGGACAGGCAGCCAATTTGTCAGGCATACCAATCAAGGTGAGCAATTTTATCAATGCAATTGCAAAAAGTAGCAGAAACCTTCAGCCCAAAGTCAAGGATGCGTTGTACAACAAACTCGTAACCAACCTCAACCTTCAAGGTGTGATGCCCTCACAAGGAAAGGCTATTTCAAACACGGGCACAAACAACGCACAATCGCAAAAATATTTTGACAGAATGGGAAAATCAAAATCAGGCATGAACGTTTAAGACAATGATTATACTCAACGAAGAAAACAGCGACCTCAGGGGAAAAATATTTCCGATATTCGACGGCTTGAAGAAACACCTTCAGAAAACCCTGTCGGACTATGAGGAAAAGAACGGTGACAAGAACAACAACGGTTATGACCGCCTTGTATGGATTTGCTCACAGGACGGCATATCCACCGAGGAAATGAAGAGGATAAAGAACTTCTTCGACAACTACCTCGGCACACCTGAATCGGATGACTTCATCCTTAACGGTGGACAGGAAATGAAGGATTGGGTTAACCGTATGCTGAAAATGGCTACCGACACGATAAAGAATGAAAAAGAGGCAAAACAGGCAATGGGTTTGGATAAGAAAAAAACAAAACAGGTGAAAGACACACCTGAACCCAAAAAGACTGAATTTGTCAAGATACAGACCAAAAACCTGTCCAACTCAATTTCCAAGAACAATTCAGTGAAAGAGGGTAAGACAATAGTTGTGTCGGAAAGACAAATAGCCCGCCTGAACGAAATACTCAACCGATAGTTTTCGGTTTCAACAATATTTATAAGAAATAACAATTTAAAAAAGAATAGAATATGGCACAATCTTGTTTAGAGATACGCAGTATGGACGCAAGACATACTCAGATTGTAAGGTCAGACTACACCGCTGAGAACAGGTACGCACCTGTCGGAGCCAACATGAACGCCATCAAAGACCTGACGATGAAAGGTCACATGGACGGCGGTCACACCCATTGGCTCCCCGACTGCCACGCTGTTGTCAATACCTTCCTTCACTTCAACTTCGACACCGACCCTGCTTCAAACCTCGGTAACTTGGCTGACCAGCAGGCAAGACTCGAGATGATGACGAGAAGCATGTACAACTCCGTCAACCCTTACGGTGATGTTGACACAAGTGCAAACATACTTGAAGGTCAGTATTACATACAATAATATTATCCGATGCTTTTCAACGGGTTATTGGAGGAATTGCTCAGGGAGAACGAGATATCTGTTGACAAGATAAGCGATGCAATCGACAAACACCAACAGATAATCGTCACCTACAAGCCTGTGACCAAGGGCAGGGAACATGCCACAGGTCCAAGGCTTATAGGTGTATTTGCATACGGCATAACCAAAGCCTCCAACCCGTGCATCCGTATCTTTGAGTATGCAGGCGACACGGCAACTTTTGTACCTCATTGGAAGTTGTTGAGGGTTGATTCCATCCTTTCATGGAAGGACACAGGGCGCACGTTCAATGAACTGCCTCCAAACAGGTACGGTACGTTCAATACCGATGGTGACAACACTATGGCTATGGTTTATAAGGTAGCCAAATTTGGTGACGAACAGGAACCGAACGACAACGGGCTGTACAAAACCGATGCCGAAAGGCAGATTATGAAACGTGGTGAACAAATCAGGCAACAGTTCGACAACCCCATCACCCTTTCAGACTTCCAAAAACAGAACGGGTCGGAAGAACCGCAGGATATGGACAACAGCCAAAACGACGTTTTCAAGACAGATACGGAGAAGGAACTCGCAAGAATGAGAGACCAATTCAATAAACACGAAAAGATTGACCTCTCACAGTTCGACAAATACAAGAAAAACATCACTTCCAAGACCGATACTGAGGACAACACCGAGACGGAAGACAATACAGACCAAGGTCCCGACCTGTTCAAGACCGACACGGAAAAGGCGCTTGAGAGGATGAGAGACCAATTTGGCAAGCATGAGAAGATTGACCTTTCACAGTTCGACAAGTACAAAAGGAAAAACGACTTGAGACAAAGGCTCGGAAACACCGACAATCCCATGAAAATGAAAGACCTTAACGACAGACTCAGAAACAAAAAACCTGACTTGGGAATGTTAAAAAGCAAATATGGGTTGTAATCCGTAACTTGTTTCATTATATTAAAGGTATATTAAAACAAAAGAAGAAATGGCAGATTACAGTAATACATTAGAATTGTTCAAGCAGTTGCAGCAAAACGGTGCCACCGACGTAAGAACATCGTCGCCTCAAATGGATAGCAGACCAAAGGCTCAATATGTAACGGCAGCCAACCTTGACCAACTTACCGAGGCGGTCTTCGGCAGAAGCCAATCCGCTGACGAGAAAAACGGCAATGAAATGCTTATCGAAACATTAAAAGAAGTTGAGACGGGGCAGATGACCGAGGAAACAAGACAAAGGATAGCAGCTAACGTCAAAAATTCCAAGATGAACCCTGCAATACTCAACAGCATATTGCAGAATCCTCTCATTGAAACTAAAGTTGGAAACGATGAAATCGACGAGTTTGTAAAAAAGACTTTGCAAGGCAACAAAAACATTGAGGCTTCCAGAAAAATCATACAGAAGACCATGGAACAGGACAATGCAAGCAAACAGCCTTTAAATGAAAGCCGCCCTGCTGCAGCACAGTCAATCGACTATGGTAAGATAGCCTCACTTATTGAAAGTGCTGTTGACAAGAAGATGAACGAGATGCAAGGTCGTGTACCGATGAACGAATCCGCCACATCACAGGCACCCACACTGAAAGTGGTTCAGGCCAAATCGGGCACAAGATTCCTTTTCGTTGACACCGATGACAATGTATATGAATGTACAATAGTGTATAAAGGTAAAAACCGCAAGAAAAACTAACAACGTTGAAGCAAAATATACTAATAGTTGTTAAAAAAATAAATAAACGGGCACGAAATGATGCTCGTTTTATTTTTTATAGTATATTTGCGTTAGTATTAATCAAACACAAGAAGCATTATGTTGACAACAGAAAAAATTAATTCAAATTTCCTTCTTTTTCAAAAGAAACTTGAAAATTACGGTTGCTATTCAGAAGAAATGATGAACGACCTCAGTGAGAAAATCAAGAACGCCCCCTACTCAATGAGCGACGAGTATGGCGGATGCTATGACGGTGCCCTCGTGGATGTAACCTTGAGAGTGCTATGTAACATAGGCTACCAAATCAACGAGTTCGCATTCGGAAAGGCAGGCGTGTCCGACGGAAACTACAAACACCCCTACCTTGCAGTCAACCCCAACAAACTCATGAGAGTCCTTTTCCTTCTCAATATCGCCAAGGCTGTAATGTTTGTCGATGAGACCGAGGAATGGAAAAAGAAACGTGGGCAGATGTACAAATTCCACGACTTTGACACTGCATTGAAACTCGGTGCAAGAACACTTTTCCTCTGTCAGAAATACGGTATCAAACTTGAGGAAGATGAATACGAGGCAATCCTTTCAATAGATGATGCCGAGGATAACGGTGCAAGATTCAGGACACCCCTCTACACACTTGTCAAGGCAGCCAAACTTTTCACAATGGTTGAACTGAGACAGGAATGGATGAAATCCAGAAACATTTGGTAACACCGCAGCAAAGGAGGCATAGGACATGGGATTGTTCAACAAAAAGAAAAACAGTGTCGATTCATTGAAGGAAGAAATCTCGAATCTTACTTCAAGATTGAAGACTGTTGAATCGAATACCCGATACAACAAGGCTGATATAAACCGATTGTATGGTAAAATCGGTTCCATAAGCGACGGTAAAAAGACGCTTAAATTTACAAACAAATCACCGAACAAAGACCCGTTCTATGCCAAGAATGAAGACAGCGGGTTTGACATCTGTGCATGGATTTCAAAAGACCAAAACACAACACCCCAACTTGCGGTAATGCATGACGAGGAGGAAAAGAAAGACTATATAATACTCAAGCCTTTCATTCCGACACTTATCCATACAGGACTGTATTTCGAGTTGCCGAAAAATACCGAACTGCAGGTACGCTCAAGAAGCGGTTGTTCACTTAAACAGGGTTTGATTGTACTCAACGCCCCAGGCACAGTGGACTGCGGATACAGAAACGAAGTATGTGTCATTGCATACAACACAACACAAGAGTCGTTGATTATCCATAACGGTGACAGAATCGCACAAGGTGTCCTTTGTTCTGTTTACAACGAACCTTTAGTCAACCTTACCAAGATAGACAAGATTTCAACAAACACTGACCGTGGCAAAGGCGGTTTCGGGCATACAGGTGTAAAATAGAAATGTTATGTTGGTTAAAAATAAAGTTCTATATTCCCTTGATGATGTGGCAATAATGCCATGCCAATGTTCAACTGTAAAACACAGGAACGAATGTAATCCATATGATGAATATGGGAATTTACCTATCTTTACTTCTCCTATGCCTTCCGTTGTCGATGAATCTAACTACACCACCTTTATCAGAAACAAAATTACACCTATCATACCGAGAACCGTTTCATATGAAAAAAGGTTGGATTACATAGGCAAAGGCATATGGACCGCAGTTTCATTGAATGAAGCAGAGGAACTTTTTAATGGGAAATTAAAACTTACATCATTAAACAACCCTAAGAAAATATTGATTGACATTGCAAACGGTAACATGCAACGTCTATACAATCTTGTTGTACACACAAAACAAAAATATAGTTTAAATGTCGAACTGATGGTCGGTAACGTTGCTAACCCTGACACTTATATGATGCTGTGTCAGGCGGGTGCCGACTATGTCCGAGTGTCTGTCGGAAGCGGCGCAGCCTGTTCAACCGCCAAGATGACGGGCGTATTCTATCCATTGGCATCACTCATAGACGAATGTGCAAACACTAAAATAGGGTTTTTCACCCCCGCCAAAATTGTGGCCGACGGTGGTATATATGAATATCGTGATGCAATCAAATGCCTCGCCTTGGGTGCCGACTACGTGATGATGGGTAAAAGGCTTTGCGCATGCGAAGACAGCGCAGCCCAATTACAGTCATCGGATGATACCTTTGGTTATAAAAAACTCTATTTCGGAATGGCTTCGTCTGAAGGCATGAAACAACTCGGGAAGAGAGGTCAACCCGAAGGCACGTCCATGCTTATTGACGTGAACGGTACAATCAAATCCTTTGCGGAGGAATTCAAGGGTTATCTCCAATCTGCAATGAGTTATTGCGGGACAACCAAACTAAGTCATTTTACAAACAGTACAACTGTGCATGTTATATCACAAAACGCCTCAAAACGTTTTACAATATAAGGAAATTCTGTGTTGATATTGCCATAATGTTTTTGATGTGGAAATCCGAGATTAATGTCTCGGATTTCTTTTTTGGTATATATTTATAATATATAATAATACAACAAAAACATAAAAAAACATGACGATATATGATTTTTACACAAACGTGGAGCCTGAAAAGTCAATAGGTAATTCGTTTATCAGTATCTACAATCAAGCCGACTCCGTTTTTACAAACAACAAGTTTTCACGTCCAATCTCAATGAGACCGGGCATTGTGACAGAAGGTCTTGGATATGATAAAATATTTAAAGACTTTGAAAAAATGAAAGCAGTATATATTATGACTGAAGATATTCAGGCTGATTTCATTTTAAATGTAGTTGATGGTAATTTGTACTTTGAAAAGTTTTATGATGTAAATTCCCCTGATAAAACACGTAAAGAGACCGTCTACTACCTCTATGGAAATGGTACATTGTCAATCAAGGCTGTCAATTCAGATGATTATCAGTTTGATTCATGGGATACCCGTAGTGGCATTATAACAGAAAACCCAATGAAAATAGTTGTAAATGATGAATGGCGAGATTATGAAATATATGAAAAGACACTTGCCCCAGGACGTGTTGCTCCTGTTGATATAGACACCAACAACGTACCCGATACATTTTCAGTACAAGGTGAAGGAAATTATAATGTTGGTGGACAGGCATCCGTAAGTATCGTTCCCAACACAGGTGACGAGCGTATTGACAATGAAGGCAACACTTTCATAGGATGGATTAACCCAAATGCTGTTTCGGAATAACATAAGTTCACATTAACGAATAACAAAAATAAAATAAAAAAATCAATAAAAAATGGATAAACTTACAGACATATCATTTGACACCAAATATAGTTTTATTGTCCCCGAAGGTGGCACCACAGTTAAACCTGTTATAGCATCTCCTGATGAACATTATTGGATGATTGAAACAAACAAGCCCAATTCCATTCTCGGTGTTGTTGAGTCAAGTGAATATACTATTTCATCAAACGGAGATAAAGCCTTCGGTAAATTCGACAGTGAATACATGGAAAACACCAATATAGTATTATCTGAAGGTATAACAGATAAAAACGTAGAGACACATTATTTTGAAGTTGATGGTTATACGGTGGATTATAAAGAAGGGGTGGGTGTAACTATAGGAGGAACTTCTACAAGAACCCACGCTTGGTTCAAAGTTACTTATCCTGAAATGACAACAGTTAGACTTGCAGGTAACCCCGCAGATTCATATTATGAATTAACGATTAATAGAGAACCTATGACCGAGATAACCGTACCCGTAGGAACTCAATTAATAATTGGAATTAAATATAAAGAAGGATATGAAGTAATTAATTGGACAGATAATAACGGACATGTTGTATCAGAAAAAACGGAATTTGCATATATCGTTGAATCCAATGAAGATGTGACATTGACTGCCAACTTGGGTGAATTAGTAGAAATAAACATAGAGTTTGATGAAGGTATCAAAGGAATAATTATTAATGGAGTAGAAACTGATAATACAACAGTTCCTGTTGGCAGTACAGTAACCTTACATGCGGATGCAAGAGAAGGATACATGTTCAAAGCTTGGGTAGATAAAACAAGAGGAGCAAAATTAAGTGGGAATCAAACGTATACATTTACTATTGAAGAATCAATAACGATAGAAGCAATTAGTAACTCAATCTAAGAATAATAATGAGTTGGTTTTTATGTAGCACATAAAACGCACCCCACTTAAAACGGGTGCGTTTTTTATTCATGTTTCCATACATATTTGACCAACCCACAGTCCCATATTCTGTCATACCCAAGTTCACGTGCCATTTCCCACTCAGTCATTTCCTTCGGAAAACCATACTTCTTGATAAGTTTGTCTTTCACAAACAACATTTTATGTACCCTCTTGTATCTGTCAACCCTTTCATTGTAATATCTATAGTCAGGTCTTCCTATTTTGTCTATAATAAACCCCAATTTGGTATATAGATTGGTATGTATATCAACAGTCCACCTTCTGTCCGCAAATGATATAACCTTGTCGGGATTAATGTCCTTGATAAACCTTTTGAACAGTTTTCCACCAACACCACGACAAACATAATGGTAGTCGCTTGCAAACCTTGTCAGTTCCCAATCTTTACTTTTGACATTACCATTCTTGAAACTCATCACAGCAATAAGTCTGCCTTCGTGAAAACAGCCATAATATATGGTTGACCTTGAGTATCCCTGTATATGGTATCTGTCAAGGAATTGTTCCGCCTCGTGTTTCAATATTTCCCTTACTTCACATTCCCTTGCATTTATCTTCTCTTTTTCTTCATCAATACCGACAATATGTGACAATTTTGCATAGACAAGTTCCTGCTTGTTTACATATTCATCCTCAAAGATATGAATTAGTCCGTATCCATGCTTGTTACAAGTTTCAGTCTTGTCAAGATGATAGGTGTGCGATTTCTTGCCAAAGAACTCCGTATGGAATTTTAAACCATCAAATTAAATCCCGATTTTCCTGTCGGGAATAAGTATATCAATTTCCTTTCCATCCAAAATTTGACGGTTTGTCTCAAACGCTATTCCATGTTCTTCTAAAAAAGATTGAATTTCCCGTTCGTATTTTGAGATAAATCTGTTTTTGGAAACTGTTAGATTACATTTCTTTTGGGCTTCTTTTGTCTGTTCTAACAATTTGTTTGACAATAATTGTATATTTGGAAAGTTTTTTCTGAAATCAGTCCATTCTAAACCATGTATTTTTTTCATGTGTACTTCGGTTAGTTTCTCGAAACGTTCCCCACATAAAGGACATATGACATAGTTACCTTCTTTCCTAAGTTTTTTATCCCTCTCTTTCTTTGCTGCAAATTTAGTGAAATAATCCAAATCCTCAGGATGCTTCTCTGTATGTTCTTCGACTGTCAGATTGTGTTCTTTAAGCAGATGCGTGGCAAACATTCCGCTTTTGTTGTCCAAATCAACAGTCTCCCATTCACAATAAGGGCATTTCTTTGTTTCACTTTTATCAATGGTCTCTATCGTGAACCACTGTTCCCACCAATAATTACCCGTTCTCATATAATACATCCTTCTGTCATACAAAGTCGGTATCTTTATTGAATAGGTCTTGTTTATATATGTGGTCAAAACTCCTCCCCTGTTGTCAACATCGAATGTTGAAAAACCCGTCTTTTTATCCACGGCAACATATTTCTTTCCCTCTATGACAGGATATTTCTCAATTCTCCAATCACTCACAACAAAGGTTTCTTTCAACTGCTGACCACCACGTTTCTTTATCCCAATACCATTCCTTACAAGTATTTCCTTTATTTTCTTCTTGCCAACATGGTATTTCAACGCCATCGCCTCTACACCGATTTCGGTTTCGGTGTATTCATTGCAAATCATTTTTTCATCAAGAACATTTTTGTTTTTCATAATTTATTGCTTTTATATCCTAATACAAATATACTATTTTTCCCTTAAATATAAATAGTGCGTAATCCATTTGTTTTCGACCCAAAACAAGGTTTATGTACAGAACTTTTCAACAAGCCTCGGAAAATAGGTGCTGAAAAGTACAAATAAAAAACCCTCCAAGTTTCCTTAGAGGGTTTGGGAGTTACTTCGTAACTAACTGATTTACAATTAGCGAAGTTCGTTTGGATTCCAATGTACGAGACCATCTACACGGATTGCACCGTAGAACTTGTTGTTGACAAGTTTCTTCGCATATCGTGTGCAAATACCCTTCACAGGGGCAAAGTTAAACGGATTGTACATAGTTGGGGTCAATGCCATAGGAATATACGGTGCGTATATGTAACCTGTGTCAAGGAGTGAGGTGCCGTGGTGACCCATGATGAGGCTCCAGTGAGGTGCATACGGGTCAACGATTACCTGATAACGACCTTGGAGGCTACCGATTTTCTCGATACCCATGTTGTACTGGTCTGACTCAGCCGAAGCGTCGGTCACGTGGAAGTACTCGAGGTCATTGAGAACAGCGCTGATTTCAGCAGACACAACGATGAAGTTTGCACCGCCACGGAGTGTCGATTTCTGAATCTGAGCCGAAATCTGATTGATTTTGGTCATGAGGGTCTGGTTCCAGTCTTTCTGTGTGTAAACAGTAGAGAGGGTGCCGAGTCTCTGCCAACCGTTGTAGTCCCAACGAGCCTGCCAAGGAGCAGCCTTACGGAGGTCACGAAGGATTTCACGGTCGATTTCAGCAGCAATCTGCTCTGAAAGGATAGCGGTCAATTCAGCCTCAGCGTCGATGTTGTGGAAAGCACTGACGTCCTGAGCGAGTTCAGGTGACCATGTTGCACGGAGTTTACGCTCCTCAACGCTAACGGTAACTGAAGCGAGCTGGAAGCTAACCTCACCCATTTCGGTCTCGAGTTCGAGACTGTCGTATGAAGCCCAAACGATTTGGAACAGGTCGTTAACATTGCCCGAACCGCTACCAGTAAGAGTGAGCTGGTCGGGGTCAACACCGATGTAACCATTGGTGGTTGTACCTTGTTTCCTAACAGGTTTGGTAAGGTCGAGTTCGATAAGCATCTCACCGTCACCGGTGCAGATGTCACCGTAGTGAACTATACCCTGAGCGTATTTCTGAGTAACAACTCTGAAAGGAATGCTCTCGTTAGCAGCGAATGTTGAGAAGTTTTCACCACCTTCGATTTTCTCTTTGTTGATGACCTTCATTGAAGCCAAGAAAGCCTCGGTGTCCATCTCGTTGCCGTCAGGACCAGTGATACGACCTGCGTTGAAGTTGCTGAAGCCTTTAACTTTAAGCATGAGGCTTGAAACTGAACCGTCGAGTGCACTGATAACAGGGGTGTCGATAGGAACAACATCACCCATTGCATTCAGTTTTACAGGGAAAGCGCTACCAACCTTGATGGTGATTTTACCCTTACTGTTGTCGAACAGGAAGTCGTTGTAGAAGAGGTCATAGAGAGTTTTCTTCATGTACTGAGTAACCTCAGGTTTTACACGACCGTAAGAAACGATAGTGCCATTTTTCTTGGCTGTGATGGCTTCTTCCTCAGTGTCGTAATCATGGGCAACTCCGTCAGCGTCGTAGCCAACCCAACCGCCTTCAACTGCGTTCACAACCTCATCGGGGAGGTAGTAACGGTTGTTCTGAACACCATTCTGGTTTCTGTCCTGTCTCTCGTAACCCATAAGACCGTGATGACGTCCGGTGTCACCTGCAGTGAGGCCATTCTCGGCGTCTTTGAAATCCCATTCGCGTTCGCTTGTAACGGGCTTGATGAAGAACAGTTTTCCGATAGGAAGATTCATAGCCTGCACCGATACGATGTCGTTAGCAAGAAGCTTGCTGAACACACGACGGATGAGGGGGAACACAACAGTTTCGAAAGAACCGCTGTTGTCGGCTGCTGTAGCCTCATAGATGAGGTGTTTAGCCTGGTTCTCATAAAGAGTTGAAACGGTTTCTTTAAGGTGACCGTCAAGACCTTCTACCAAACCGAGGTTATCCCAACGTTTCTGGATGTCCTCGCGAATTTTCTTTTGTGCGTTGAGTTCAATATTACCAACTGCACCGCTTGTGAGTATATCTCTCATTGTTTTATTTGTTTTTTTGTTTTATTATTAATTATAAATATCGCCAAATTTTCAAAAGTGACCTAATTACTTGATTGCATTGAGCCTTTTCATGAAATCGATGGTCTCGTTCAACGATTCCGACTTCATCATGGAAGTCTCGACAATCTTGTTCTTGTTACCGTTGTTCTTAGCCTCAGTTATCTGATTGTTAATGAGATTTGAGGTATTGTTCACGCTGTGAGCACCTTTCAGTTCCCTTGAGATTGTCTCATAGAGGGCGTTGCTTTCCTCTCTTGTCTTAACCTGATTGAATCTTTCAAGGATGTTAAGTTTCTCGTTGCGTGTGGTTGTGTTCTCGGTAACGAGGTTGATGACCTTTGCAAGGCTGTTGTTGATTACGACTGCTCTCTCAATTTCTTCCTTGAGTTGTTTTGCAATCTCTTTCAACTGTTTGTTCTCGTTGAAGATTGATTCGGCTTTGCGTCTGAAGTTAGCCATCTCTCTGCTTTCGTTGGTGAGGTTTTCTTCGTGTGCACCGTCACCTGATTTATGCGAGTGTCTGTCAGATGCCTCTTTGGAGTGGTTAGAGTCGCCAACCATACCTTTTACACGGGAACCGCCTCCAACAGAGGTGTTTTCCTCAACGGGAATATCTTCACCCGTTTCGATTTCGAAGATGGTTTCTTCTTCATTGCATTCGCAAGGATTCTTGCCGCACATTCCACATTCGTTGACTTCCTTGTCGAAAGGAGCCATGTCGCCCTTGTTTCCAACCCAAGGTTTCTCGGTTCCTGTAGGAACACCGTCGTCCCAAGTGTTGACGTGTTTACCAGGTTCATTGTTCGAAGGTGTTGTCATAGCGGTCTTGTTCTGATAGTTGTCGGTGTATCCAAGGTCTTCCTCGTTGACGATGTCGATTTCGGCGCTGTCGCCACCTTCCATTGAATCTTCAATGTCGATGACATACTCCTTGTCGGTTTCGTCGTCGGTAAGCGTCAGGGTGCCGTTGTCATTCTTCACAACACGGACATTGTCCTCAGGACCCATGGCTTTAAAAACCTTGATAACGTCTTCGCTACCCATTCCTGTCAAGTCATACTCGTCGTCCTCGCCTTTGTACTGCTCCAAGTCATCCCACATGCCTTCACCATCAGTTATTTCGGTGTCGACAGTTTCGTCACTAACGGTGTCGTCGCCATCGGTCACAGTTTCACTGCTTTCGGTGTCCACGGTTTCAGTGGAATCTTCGGGATTCGCATCAACAGTCACGTCGGTTGTGGCGTCGGTGTTGACTTCATCTTCTTCAAAATCCTTGTCGTCTGCCTCATTCAAAATACCTCTCAACTGCTCGTTGACGGTGTCTTCAAGAAGTGTACGGAGCGAATCCTTTGTAGTCTTCGCTAACTGCTCACTAAGAGACTCCTTATCAGCCATAAGGTCTTTGATGTATTGGCTTCTAATGTTATTTTTCTTTGACATTTTGAAAAGTAATTATTTTCTTATTTTAAATATAAATATCGTGCTTTTCGAAAAAGTGTTCTAAATCACTGATTTTTTATTATCGCATGTTCGCTAAATAATCTCTTTTTGCGTCTGCAATGTCGTCGGGGTCGGGTTCATCATAGTCCATCTCGGGATTTGCATCCTCCAACCACGAGTCAAAATCGTTGTCCACAACCTGTCTTATGTGTTCGTCAGGTATGGACGCAATAGCCTTTTTAACATTTCTGACATCGTATTTGTCGGGTTCACTCCAACACTCTCTTGGTGTATTCCACCCGTCACCGTCACATTCCTCGGTGAAATTTATTGTGAAACTCTCGGGAAAATTATCACACAGCCATTCCATTTCCTCTTCTGAGAGTTCTTCGTTGTACATGCCTGGTTCATATTCGAGACTGCCACACCTAGGATAATCACGACTTTCGTTCAATGCCGTGTTGTCATATGAAAGTATGCAGTCATTCTCAACGGAATCATGTTTGTCCAAAACCCTGTACTTGGCTTCGCAATACTCTTGGTTGTTTGCAAGGTTTTCAAAAGCCTCTTTATCCACCTTGATAGCCACAGGTGTTCTTCCAACGTAGCCTGCAAGCATACGGGTGTTTTCGTCATAGTCTATGCTGTTGGGATAGTCAACGTCCAAATAAAACGAGCCTGTCCTTGTTTGGATTATGAAACGCTTGGGTTTCTTGTTTTCTTCGAATTCGCCCTCAAACGCTTCTCTGATATATTCCTTGATTATTTTTTTCAAACTGCCGTTGGTAGAAATTTTCTTTTGTTCGGCAATTATTCTGACAATATCCTCTTTTTTCATATAGAAATAGTATTTTAATTATAAATATGTGTATAAAATAAAAAAAGAGACCTGTTTCCAAGTCTCTTTTAATATTTAGCCTTTTTTATCTCTTATTTTAAGAGTTTTCTCAGTGCGCGGTCGATGGCTTCGTCAAGATTGTCCATTACATTTTTTTTCTTGAATGTTAACACAACGGCGGCTCCTCCGTCACACTGTCCCACATCGTACAATGAATATCCAATTTCACCCATTTTTGATTTCATCGTATCACCATCCTTACTTTTCCATTTGGAAATTGGCATACGGACTTCCATAAAGTCCTCGTCGCCGAAGGAAGGATGTACGTTGTATTCAGTGTCAAAATTTACGTCTTCCGATATATTTCTTTTAACTTGTTTCATTTTATGTGATATGTTATAATGTTATTTCCACAGTGCAATTATCTTGTTTGCCTTCTCAAGGCTTTCGTTCAACGCCTTCTCGTTCTGTTCCTCCTTGGATTCCACGAACTGTTGGAGGTTGTCCATCGAGTTGCTTATCCAAGCGTTGTTGGTACTAGGCGATGCGACAATGTCCCAACCTATGAGGTCAAGGTCGTCACCGACTATCAAAGTGCCGAGTTTCTGTTCCACTGAACCCAATGCCCTCGAAGAGACACCGATAAGTATGCCGTCCAATATCAGGTTTGCGGCAAGGTCTCCGCTTGTCGAACACACGCCATATCTTCTATATCCTGGTGACAGGTGGAGTTCCAATTCACCGACCAAGGTGTGTCTGTCCCATCTCAAATCAATTATTTTGTGAGATACATCATGAAGGGAAAGTGTACTCTGGTCAGGATGGTCCAAGGCACCTATTGCACTGATTCCCAAGCCTTTAATAGAATTTTGTATGTATTTTTCAACCTCCCTTTTCAGGATTGCTTCGGGATAAATACGACCGTTTGCGTTCTTAATTCCGAATTTCTGGAATATAGCACTGACAATAAATCTGTCAGGGATGACAAATTCCTTATGGTTGTTTATATCCTCATGGATTTGCTTGACCATATCCTCGTTGCCCGTTATTGAACCGTCACGCTCAATAAGCAGACCGTATCCTGTCTCGTTTGCTCTTACTTCTTTTATATATGTTCTGTCTTCCATTATAGACACTTTTTTATTTATATAAATATGTATAAATAAAAAAACGGACATTAAAATCCGCTTTTTGTTTATTTCCCCGTATATACTATTTTAGCTTATCACAAAACCGCTTTCGTTCATGAGTTCATCCAACTTGTTTGAAATGGTTGTTCCGACCCTCACCATCTCATCCATGTATTCATCGGTTTCCTTTATTGTCTTCGGAACCAACAGCAAGGTGTATTTCAGGTTGCTTTTCTTGTGGTAGGACATGCTGTTCTCAGTCACGTCAAAAGAATACAGATACTTTTCCTTGAAAGTGTCATTGTTCACAACCGTAGGTAGAAAAACATCAAATTTGTTTTTCACGGATTTTATATCCGATGCATATGTTGTTTTCTTTCCCAAAGGCTTAACCTTCGCCTTTCCTGTTATATAGATAACGTTGGGGTTCTTTCTGTTCAATATGCCGTATTCGGTCTTGAAATGTTCACCACAGTCTATGACATACTTCTTCTTGTTTTTTGGTGTGTTTGACATACATTATCTTAATTTAACTTAAATATACTATTTTTTTCGGAAATATAAGGTAAAATTACCACAAAAAAACACAACCGTAATTGGTTGTGTTTTTCACGTTATAATCATGGGCAAAAATTCTTTACAGTGCGGTCTCGCATAGTGAAATCATGTCAGCGATGAGTGAAAGGGGATTCTTTGAATCAAACTTCTTTTCCTCTACCGCCTCGTACACCTTGTTCCACGACTCTTTCCTGTCGTCAGCACTTTCCTCTATTCTCTTTCTGATTGAAGACAGAGTCTGCTCCTTGTATTCGTTGAACAGTTTTTCTGCCTTTTCGGGTGAGGTTGCTATGGTCTCAAGGAGTTTTCTCTCTTCCTTGTTGAAAGCACCACTATATTTCTCGTCTATCTCTTTAAGTTTCACTTCGTAAAGGGAGTCTATGTCAACGGTTTCGGTAACTATCTTGTTGTTCAGTTCAACATTCTCACTGATAAGTTTTTTTACTTCCTTGTATTCATTGACATTTGTGATTGTGGGTTTGTTCAGAATTGCATATTCAACAGCCTCGAAAAGTTCGCTTTCAACATCGGTAATCTCAACCGCCTCATTCAATCCAAGTTCTTTGATTTTCGCTATAAGTTTGTGGTTGTTCTCGATTATCACACTCTTCGGGTAACGTTTAATCAAAGAAACCGCTTCGTCGACATATTCCTTGGCATTCTCCACATTGACGGGGTTCGTGAATGCGTTGTATGCCTTGAACTCATTGAGAAGCACGTCGTTCTTCTTGATGAAGTTGACAATCTTGCCAATCTTCTTCTTGCCTTCCTTTGTCTCGAACAGTTTATGCGTATTGGCTTCAATTGTATTGTATATTATGCCGAAATTCCTGTTTTCGCCGTACATGACCTTTTCCTTGCCTTCGTCGGTTTCCATTTCCTCAGCCGCTGAGTCGAAAAGTTGGTTAGCAGCCTTTCTACTATGTTCGGCCAAATCGAACTTGCCTTCTTCATACTGCTTCAAAGCCTCGGTCATCAGTTTTATAGCCTTGTCTAAATTTCCGTATTCCATATTAATGTCTTTTTATTATAAATATCTACATCTTTTAATCGTGGAGTTTGGAAGGGTTGCTTTTGATATAATTGTCCAAATTCTTTGACATCGAATCAAGTTCCTCGTTCACAAAGAATGTCTTGTTGAAAAGCGGGATATTCTGTATCATCTCGTCTTCCTTCTTTTTCTTCTCGTTGATTTTCTCCAACAGCATGTCGCTGTATTTCTTGGATTTCGCAATGTAATCTCTTCTTATCGCTTCTTCTTTCAACAATATTTGGTTCAATTTGCGGTCAAGCATTCTCTCGGCAAGGGGTTCACCTCCCTCGGGTGCGCCACCCATGTCGCCGCCTGCTTCTGCAGCCGCTTGGTCCATAGGCATGTCACCTTCAGCACCTCCCATATCTTCACCCTCAGGTGTACCGCCCATATCCATGTCGCCGCCAAAACCACCGAGGCCGCCGCCTCCACCTCCGCCCATACCTTCATCACCACCTTCTTCTCCACCGCCACCGCTGTATTCAGCGCCAGGTTCACCGTAGATATTGTCGACCTTGTCAAACAGGTGTGTACGCTTGATAATCTGATTGGTCAATTTCAGTTCGGCACCAAGTGCGGTCTCGAGACGGAGTTCTTCAAGGTTGTCCGCAATTTCCTTCTCGCTCCAACCAAGTATCTCTTTCCAAGCCCTCGTGCAAGAGAACAACGGGATACCGTTTCCGTTGTCGGTTATTGCATCCTTTGCGGTTGTGATTTTCTTTGCAAGGTTTTCGAGTTCAAGCATCTCAGCCTGTGAACTCGGGTTGTTCATTGTAAGCGTGAAGTTGGTCAGGTCATCCGTGAAGCCCAAGAACGCCAAGTGGATTATACAGATTTTGTTCAATTCAAGAAGCATTGTCTGCTGTATGCGGTTGATGGTTCTCATAAACCTTACATCCATCAGTGAAAGGTTTTTACCGTCACCTGCGGTTTCCTCAAAGTTGAGGAATGACTTAGGAACACGCAATGCAGCGCATATCTTGTTCTGTACATATTTTATATCATCCAAAGCTGTAAGGTTTTGAGCGGCCGCCAAAGTCTCGATTGGGTTGGGGTCACTCGGGTCTCTTACAGGAATGAAATAGTCATCCATCTGACTGAGGATATTTCTCCTGAGGTCAATCTGTCCCGTAAGCGGGTCAACAATTGGTGTTCTCTTGAACTCGTTTGCAACTTCCTCAATGTATGCAGGTACATCGTCTTCGTCGATTGCACCGACATTAACCTTGAACACCCTTCTTTCAACAGCTCTTTCAAGACGGTACATCAACATTGCATCCTCCATCATGGAGAGCATGCGGAAATGTCTACGTGCCTTGTTCAAATAACTCACACCATAGGGTAAATACATTGAATCGTAGAGTAATCTGAAATGTGCAATCTGCCAATTCCAATAAGGGGTGAAGTCATTTTGACCAACCCAAACGAATCTTGTTTTCCCGTCTTTATCAATATCCGTATTATTCGGATTTTGGAAATAACTGTGGTATGGGTTATCGTCCGTCATGTTTTCGTAACGCTCGACTTCATATACAGGGAGTTGTTGCCAACCCTGCACACCGTTGTTCACGTCTATGTTGAGAAGCATGAATGAGTTTCCGTATTTGACAGTGCTGCGGCAAATCATCGGAAGTGTCATCTGTATCTGCAGACGGTTGACCAAAAGGTCTTGGAGAATGGATTTGATACGCTCGGATTTCGAGTTCACGTTGACCATAAATCCGTTTGTCGGGGTGAAGCAAGTCTCTTCAGAAACAATGTCAAGGCATGCACCCAACTCAGGGAAACCATCCATAAGGTCAGCGTCACGGTACATCATCTTCACGTCGGAAAGATTCATGTACTGTTGATTTGAAATCTGTGCCCCCGCCTTCTTCCATCTCCATTTCAGGAGTTTGTTCTGACGGAGTTCAAGTTTCTTTGTCTCATACTCGTTCTTGTCTTTCGTTGCAAAGAGAACGTTGGGATTGTTGATGTTGTATGTCGTTATGTTCTTCCTCGTGTAATCCACGGGCATTGTATTGTCGGTGCCCAGGAACTTGTTCACTCTCTGAAAGAATGTAGGTTTGTTTTCTGCCATTATTATATAAGTTTATATTATAAATATGGAGAAAACACATACTTAAAACAATCACTTGCCTCTTTTTCCGCTGAAACCGCCCAACATTATGAACGCCTTTGTCCTGTTTGCCTTTGCCTTGGACATCTGATAGGATGAATATATCGGCAGACGTCTTGGTTTTGATATATCTATGTTGTCCGTGGGTTTCACGTCGTCTTTCGGTTTGATTGAATTGGATGAACGCCACGAATGAATCATCACACTGTCTTTTCGTGCATCTTTAGATTTCTTAAAGAGGTAGTATTCCATTACAAACAATCCCATTGCAAGACAGGTTATAGAGTCATCGTGGAACCCCGTCATATGGTCAGGTCTGCCGTTTTTGTATATCCACGTGTCAAGTTCGTTTATTACCCTTAGGCTTCTTACCCTGAACCTGTTATCTCTAAGACATGCTGCAAAATTTTGAAGCATCTGTGGTCTGACATTATTGGTTTTGAAACCTGGGGTTCTACCCAAATTAACATCGCTATATCTTCGTGTGGGGTCGTTTTTGGTATACGTTTTTAATCCCGCTTCGTCGTAATAAAGATTAGGATATTTCATGTTCTGTAACACCAAAAGCGTGGTTGAACCATAACCCCCTATATCTTCAACAACCGCAAGAGCATTGTTGTATATTCTACCATATCTATCAACAAGCATTGCTATCTCATCACCTGTGCGTTTTCCGTTATATTCCAAAACCTGGTTATAATAAGGAGTACCATTTTCATCGATAGCATCACAGTCTATTATTTGAATAGATGTATTGTCATCACCCGCACCCGAAGACGGGTCAACGCTGATTATGTACCTATGTTTTGGTATTGGGTCTTCCCATATCCACGTTTCAGGGATAAGCGGGTCTTTAAGTTCCCAATCGTCGGTTATTTTTATTACATTTTCTGTACGATGCATTTCAATAACTTCGGGTTCAACAACGTTGTCGGATGACCCAAGAAACGATACTTCAATTTCTTGTGCAATAAGACGTTTGTCGTTATTCAAACCCTTACAAGTGTCGACGTACCAAGGACTTGTTGGTTTCCATCCATCAACCTCAAGCTTACGCCATTTTTCTTCGTCATATTGGATATTACCGAGTTTGTCTATGACAGGTTCTGTTATCCATTCATCTTCACCTGTTTCCTCGTTTTTCCTGTACCATTGCAAATGCCTGTTGTATCGTAAATCCTGAAACCACTTAAATTCAACAGGGAAATAATTGTTTTCCCTCGACAGTGCTTGTGAATAGGTTTTGTAGTACAATTCGTCTTTACCACAAGGTGTGCTGACCATTATACTTCTAAAGTTAGATACGCTTGCTTGTGCCATACGAGCAGCCTGATATGCTGATGTATCAGGGAAGAACGCAGCCTCATCAATCAATAATATACTTACAGCTGATATACCACGGGCAGCATCGGGATTTGACGACCTTGCATATGCTTTGCATCCGTTGAATAATTCAAACTCACTTCTATTTTTCTTTTTATATATTGACTTTAAATTTTTGGGGTCGTTTTTGTTTGGTGAATAATAGTCAGGACCCCACATCCAACGTGGTATTTGGTCCAAAAACGTTGTGATTTTTATTAATATTTCTTCTGCAAGTGGTTTTTTATTCGCAATACACAGTATGGTTTCAGGTGCCTTATCGGAAGAAAATACACATTGTCCACAAATCCATGCTGATGAAATTGTGGTTATACCCGCTTGACGGTGCTTAATTGCAATAACCTCATTTTTTTCGCCGAGTGCTGTTAAAAATGCTTTTTGTCTTGGAAATAGGTTAAACGGGCGTTGTACGCCGTCACTATAGGTTGTAAGGAACTTTTCTATAAGTTTTATACGGCTTTTATCTTGATAACATTCAACATATATTTGTTTAAGTGGATTCATCTCTCTTTATTTTTTTGTATTGCGTACACTAGTACGACTCAGGCATTTCACCTCCAAAGTCTTCCTCGGCAAAATATCCATCCTCTATGGGATACAGTCTGTTATTTTGTTCAATGTAGTCATTGAAATCGTCTTCATCCTTTTTGTCCAATATGTTTTCCACAAGTTCGTCAAAATATCTAATTCCCTTGTTTGTATGGGCAAAAATCTCCTGCATGAACTCATTGAACTTCGGGGTGTCCAACATTGACATTTCCATGAACAGAAAATTCAACCCCACATTTTCGTTGATGCCTTCCAACAAGGGTGAAATCTGTTCCCACAACGCAGTACCGAGACGGCTGTCCCAAATCTCCGCCATCTTGAAATCGCTTTTCTTCATCACATAGTATGCCTTGTCCTTGTCATCAGGTAATCCCTTAAGGATTGCAACCTCAAGAAGCCCCTTTATTGTATTCTGCAGCATTATCGGAAATATCGTTCCATATGCCTCGACCTTGATAAGTTTCGGCGCGGCGTTAAGCATTACCTCAACCGTGCCGTCAGCGCCTTTTCCCGTACCCAAGGCGATGTCATCCAAAGCATACATCAGATAGTCGCTGTATCTTATGATTTTGCTATACAGGGCGGGCAATTCGGGGTTTATCTTGTAAAGTTCCTGCACATAGTTTGAAACATTGTAGGCATATTCCTCTGAAGCACCCTCGACCAAGGCATTGAGTAGTCTGCGTTTATAGACTTCATCACCAAGGTATTTGATGTCGTCAATATCCTCAAACGAGTAGTTCTCATCCTCCTCAGGCACCATTCTCTCTTTAGACGTGTCAATTGTGTCAGTAAGATGGCATCTCACGTCTATGGTATCTTCGGGTATCCTGAACATATCATTCACAAGGTCACCACACAGTTGTTCCAATGCAGCACGTGATTTCTTTTCTTCTTCAAGACATTTGGCGAAAAGTTCATTCAACTCTCTAACTATCTCATTGTCACTTTTACCATTTACACCGTTTTTAAGAGAAGTATACCTGCTTGCAAGTATATTCATTATATACTCGTTAGGTGTCGGCTTCGGTGGAAAAGAGGGATGGTCTCCAAGAGATGTCTTGTTGGAGACAACTGCGTCTGCTATGTGTTTTGGAAGTTCCATGTATTATTTTGTTTTATTTGAATAAGTTTGAAACAGGTACAACAACCGAGTTTTCTTTGAGTTTTTTAAGTCTCATTTCTTTTATCTGTTGTTTTGAAATGAGTTTGGACTCGTAAACTGGTGTGGCTGTAGTGGAATTGCTGAGACCTGTTACCTTCATCGAATCGCTACCCGTTTTTTTAGCCATATCTACACCCTGTTTAACCGCCTCTGGAGATACGTTGCCACTATTGTCAGCAGATACCGAAACGGTTGCACCTGAATCTGCAGTCTGTATTTCATTGACAATTTCTTTGAACTGTTCCTCTGTTATCTTGAATTTTCTCATTGCAATTGTTCTTTTTTATAAATATAATTTATTCCTCTTTCTTTTTAAAGGTTTTTCCTGTATATGGTGAGTTTCCATATGTCCGATGTTTGACATTGGTGTCATTCATAGGTTCGTTATCATCATCAGTGAAACGATTAAACAGGTTGTCTATCCTTGCGTTCATGGACTCGTTCATTGGCTGTTGCATATCACCGCCCATGTCAGGGGCACCCATTCCTTGGTCTCCTCCATCCATCGGAGGCATTTGCATATCGGCGTTTGCATCATCACCCTGTCCATTCTCGTCATCGTTCACCTTGTTAAGGATTTCCTGAGTATCTTCAGGATTCAGTCCGTCAACACACTGTTTGACAATCATGCCTGCAACGTATTTGTTTAAGTCAGCGTCGGGCTGTGGCAGATTCTCGCTATACTTTCTCAGGCTTTGACTCAGTTTGCCTGTCAATTGCTGTATGTATTTCTTGGGGTCGCTTTCTTCGTCAGCCTCAACTCCTGCGTCAAAATTGGTGTCATATGGGTTTTGTTGTCCACCGTCCATAGGAGGCATCATATTCATATCGTTTTCACTTTCCATTCCGCCACCCATAAAAGAAGAATCCCCCATTGGAGGTGCCATAGGAGCATCCATCATAGGAGATTCCATCCCCCCCATATTGGGGACTCTTAAAACCTTGCGCTCAGTTAATCTTTTTTTTTAAACCTTTCCATTACAGCATCGGTGAGCATATCGATGATTTTCTCACTGAACGGGTCACCGCTATGTCCAATCTGCGTACCGAAAGGCTGTTCACCCTTTGCAGAATCATCGTTCCAGTCACGTCCCCATGTGTTGATTTCTCTGTTGTCAGGAGTGGTCATAGGAACTTTCTGATATGCAGGGTGTTTTCCGAAAACATCAAGTTTGTTTTCTCTGATAGGTTCAGCGTCGAACTCAGGCTCATCGTCGTCTATATCAATTTCAAATTCCCTTTCACCGTCGGTAAGCATTGTAGAATCACCATCAATAGGAAAACCCGTCTCAGGGTCGAGGTTTTCCTCATTCATTTGCTGATTGCTTTGCTTGTTAGGAAGTTTGTCATCAAACGGAGCGCTGTCACCAGGTTCAGATACATGTTGGTCCATATTCTCGGTGTTGTGTACAACATCTTCGTTTACATCCTGATTGCTCTGCTCTTTCGGGAGTTTATCATCATAAGGTGCACTGTCACCGATTTCGGTCCCCTTAGAGGTATCCATGTAATTCAGTGCATCGTTCCATGCAAGAACCTGTGCCTCGGTCACTCTGATTGTTCTGTGTTTGGATTCGTTCATTCTAACACCGTCGTCGTTTTTGTGTGAGTTACCCTTTGCACCCGCAACAGCGACACCTTCAGATTCTACTGACTTCACATCTTTGTTGTATGTGTCATCGGCGGTTTTCGGGTCAGTGTGTTCATTGCCTTTTATTTCTTCTTTATATTCACCCTTATTGGAATAGGTACCGTCAGCCTTTTTGGGGTCTGTCTCGTTTTCTTTCATGTTGTTAACCTTGTCGGTTGACATTGGTTTCTCAACGAAAGGATTACCTTCTTCCGCATTCTTGTCGGGACTTCCGAGTTCAATAGCCATACCTTCCTTATTTTCAGAAAGGATATAAGACACGTTATTCGTGATTTGTTTAAAACGGTTGATTTCGTTTCTCATTTCACGAGTTTCGTTGATTTGCCATTCAGCATCCTTAGTTTCCTTGAAAGGGCTGATTGAAACCTTTGTGGCAGCGTTGGCCTCGTTCAGGGATTTCATTTTCAGACCGAACTGCTTGGATGCAACGGTATAGGTGTCATATTCATGCTGTTTCTTATTCATGAAACCACCGATGTAGTCATAGTCCTCGGCAAGAACCTCGGTGTCTTTTTTGGGGGCAACCTTAATATAGAATTTGTTGTTTTCCTTTACAATACCGTATGTATTGCCGTCAGCACCAACCTGATGGTACTCGACTATTGACTGTCCGCTTTTCTTGGAACTTTCATTGAGACCGTAGTTCATAAGTTGCTTCATTCTCAAAAGTTCCTCATTGTTAATTTCGTTCGACATATTACGTATGTATCTTTTTTGCACTTATTTTAAATATAAATATTACCTTAAATTATTTTTTACTTTTCTTTTTGTTTTCGTAGACATCATCTTGCCTAAGCAACTCATCTGAAGCGACATCCATTTTAGACAACGGAGGTGTATTGTCGTCGGTGTCATCGACAGCAGGTTTATTATTTTCCACACTATCTCTCGTTACCGTATATTCACGTGGCATTTCTTTCGGCAATAAACCAAGGCTTCTCTTAACTCTGTCAATATTTCCGAGTGCCCATTCCAAATCAGTTTTCCTGTAAACACCTGGTATTACCTGCTTAAATCCAAAACGTTTCATCGCATCATGCAAGGCTGATGTTGTCACGCTATCATTATTTAGCGCTTTACGGAATCTTCCAAGCCAAGAATTTAGATAAACATTTCCATATCCAGGATTCATCTCTTTCAATTGAGTTTCATACACAATCACAGTCTTGGATTTGTTTTCATTGACATAATTCCCCGCCGAGATTTGTGTCAAAACCTTTGAGCCACCCTTAATGAACATTGATGCCAAGTCACCTCTGTGGTGCCACACGTCAAGGCAACGGTTCACAAGTATAAGTTTTTCACCTACAGACATTGAAGGATTATATTCGTTTAATATATTACCCAACGGTTTCAAGCCATAGTCACTTATCGCATCTCTACCATCGGGAGCAACAGCGTAATCATCCCACCCTCGTTCATATAGAAAGTCATAACATGATTCAAAACTGTAGTCAGGTTCAATACCTTTATTTGTACACCATTGTTCATATTCATCTTCGAACACCTCCCTGAAATCATCTTCAGGAAAATAAGAAGAATGACCTGAAATCTCAGTATTAGCTTGGAGTTGAAGACTATTTCTCATAATCAGTTCAACCCATTCGTCAACTATACGCTCAGGGAAACGCATCGCCTCTCCGTTCTGCATATAATCCTGTAACGCTCTGTTGTATTGTGACGGGTTTATCAAATTCCAATATTGTTTACTTCCCTTTGGTGCATTTTTAAAATCCATCAAAACTGTATAAACATCGACATTTTCATAAACATCGGCTATTAAATCATCAATATAACCCTCATTTAGTTTTTCTTTTTTATTTTTAGTCATTGATTTATAGCAAGTAGCAAGAAGACCGTCACCCTCCAAATCATCATCTTTTTCTGGACACTCATAGTTATCACCATCTAAAGCATATTGGTCTAAAATTTTATCGTACACTTTAGGTAGGTTCTCTACAATTGTTTTAGCATCATCTTTCACATCGTTGTTCCAAGGGTATAAGAAATCTTCAATATTTTTATTGAGATATCCTATTTTATCTTTTATACTCTTCTCAAGCCCACTTTTGACTAAATCATCTTTCATGTACCAACCTTTTATTTTTTTAAGTAAAAGAAGTACATTTCCAAGTGCGCTATATGCTTCACGGGTTGATTTTGCACTGTCTAATTCTTTTTTATTTACTTCCAAAACCTTTCTAGTTAATTGTGCTTTAAAATCAAGACCATCATCAGATTGTAATGGAAGTACACCCCAAGAACCTTCATTTAAAGACATCTGTTTGTCATAGTTGTAGTTTATAATGTCCCAAATCTTCTTTATGTATCCCTCAGCCCTCAATATTTTCCAAATGATATTACCACTGCTCATTTCCTTCGCCTTGGTCTTTAACCCCTCACGCCTCATACCTTTTAAGGTGTTGAATATTGACAACATTTTATTTGAAAGGGTTTCCACCTTCTTGGCATCATTTTCCTTGGAAATCTGTTTTTCAAGTTTGTCTATCTTGTCAAGATATTTCTCAGCAGTCTGCTTTACATATTCCTTGTTCAATTTGGCATCGGACAAATCCTTCGGTTCTTTAACCCAATCATTTTTCTCGAGTGAATAGACACCGCTTGCCTCCGCAGGTGCATCCAAATCCTCAACCGAAAGTTCAACGTTGAATCCATATATCTTAAGTTTCTCGTGGGTGGAGTTCCACTCTGTTTTCTTGGCATCGAAGAAATTCTTGACAAAGTCGGTCTTTTTGTACACTTTTTTGAAATCCATTATAATATGAATGTCAACATCCGAGTATTTTGTCCAATTGTAGTTGGCTATTGAACCCGTCAGGACAATGTCCTCAGGTTTAACCCATCTTATATCAAGGGTCTTCACAAAGTCATCGGCAATGTCAAGCAGACGCATACGGACCTTGGAGTTGAGTTTGTTGTTCACCCAAAACTTGGGGTGCAACTGTTCCTTGGGTTCAAACGGCTTGAGTGAAACCTCTTCCTCAATTGTTTCACTCTCATTCATCCTCCTTGCATAAAATTGGTTATATACCTCATAAGTCAAGCCCGCATCAAGGATGATAATCTGTGCGTCACCGTCACGTTCAGTTAATCCATAGGTGGATAAACGCAACATGTCTCCAAGAGGAATGTTGTAGTTTGTCATATAGTCCCATATACCTCTAAAGAACCAATTGTCGGGATGTTCCTCCATGCAATATTCGTACATTTCGTCGTCCATTGCATAATAAAATGATTTGCGTCCATTGGGGGCATAGGCGTTGAATGTTGCCACAACAAACGATTGGAAATCATCCCAAGACAAATTAAGGACCTTTTTGAAATCGCTTTTCTTGGCGGGCAGTACATTTTCCTCTATAATCCACTCATAGTCATCGGAAACACTTTCAACATTGACAACAATGCCATCGTTCTCCCTCGACATTTGTGCTTCCACACGATTCTGCGCCTTTCCCTTTTCATTGATGGCAAGTTTCAAAACCAATTCGTCAGTCAGTTCAAATATGATACGTGAACTTCCCTTACCAAAGGAAGGACCTAAATGTTCTTTACAGTATTTCAGCCTTGCAGCAAATGTTTTGCAGTTTTGAAATTCACCGAGGTTGAAATCACCGCCCAATGCTTCGTTTATAACTTTACTTTCCATACAATTTAATATAATATGTTTTGACTATTAAATCCACCTTAATTGTTTTTCAAGCCTGTAGTTCTGATATATCTGTTCATAGTTCAGGTCACAGGAATGAAAGCGGAACACCTTGAAATAGCCCTCAAGGGAACCGCCAAACTCCTGTTCCAAGAACAGCAAATCCTCAGGTACGGTATCCAAACCATAGACGACATCGCACAGCCCCTGTGTTCCACCACCAATTGAAATATTGTACGGCACACCCTCCTGTTTTTCGTATACATCATTCAACACCCTGAGTAAAAGCGTCGGTATCGGTTTCGAATACAGTACAATTTTACCGTTGACATAGAAAATGAGTCTCATCAAGTCCACCTTCTTGTTGTAAGGTATCGAATCCTTCGGCAAAAACGGAATGACCCTTACGGCAACATGGTTCCATTCACCAACCTTTATTCTCTCCTCATACGACCACTCCTCCTCTATCGCATATCCCTTCTCGGATTCGCAGTCCTGAACCATGTACTTGTACCCAATCTTTCCATCCACTTTCACTTGGAATGCCAAGGCGTTTCTGAACAGGTCCTTCAGAATGTCATACTGCTTTGTCTTGTCTGTTTTCAGGTCACCTATCGTTTCAACCGTGTATCCGTCCTTGCTTCTATTCACATAGAGATAATAGTTCTCACCAAAGTTTTTCTCGTCAAACAATATTCTTGCATACTCGTCGTCGGTGTGTTCATCGCTTGCCAAAAGCCCGTTCTTGCTTCGGTTGTATGTCACAAATTTGTTGTTTATATCAACTACCGTGTCATAACTGTCAAGACGCAGCCCGCTGTCGGTGGTGAGGTCGGTCGTAAAAACGTTACTTCCGCTTCCCGAATCGTCACTGTTATAGTATTTCCACCACTTGTTCTCCGCCCTTGTACCGATATAGAAGAATATTCCCTTGTTCTCGGGATAGACATCGTTAAGCGTAGGTAACTTCTCTTCAGAACCGCTTGGTACTGAACCGTCAAAAACAGGCTTGAAGACAAATTCCATTGTCCATCCGTTGCCGAGTTTGCTTGGCAATACCCTGTATTCACACCCCGTGTCGGTTTGGAAAAACCCCTGATAGAATCCCCCGTTCAGTTTTGATATGTTTATGTTGTTCTCCTTTACAATCTCATTCCCGTATGAATATATCTTGTTATTGCCCGCAACCCTGTTCAAATACAGTTTCATGTCGTCGACACCAGTCTCGAGAACACTGTTCTGATAGATATCGTCGAACTCCTCCTGCGTTATGGTATCCTTGTCATAGGTAAGCAAACCGTTATCCACACCCGTCAAGCCGATATTGGTAAGCGAGACACCTTTATTGATTGCATTCTCCCATTGGTATGTGTCCATCGACACCAAACCGTTTTCAAGCAAGCACTCATCCATTGCCGTGTCAATGTATGAAGCCAAACACTCATCCTGAAACATGTCGGCAAGATTGCCCCCGTACTGTTTCAAGTACAGGTGCATGTCCCAATAGTCAGCCTTGTTGACCTTGAATTTGAATACCTTCCTGTTATGGTTTAGAATATTACTCATCCGTTATCAATGTATATATTATAAATATACAATCATATGAATAAGGAAACCGCCACAAGTAAAGGAGGTGGTTCGACTCTGACAGCTTCCTCGCAATCTTGGGCGGTCTTATTATTAAATATCATGCAACATTTGAAAAATGTCACATAAAAATAGTATATTTGTTCTGTATTATAATAATATCTTGATAATGAATAGTTGCATCAAATTTTTTGGTGGAAAGAACGGGATGTACAAGAACATTATACCCGAATTTCCTGAGAAGGGTAGTTATGACACATACATTGAGCCGTTCGGCGGCTCGTTCGCCATTGGTCTGCATACCCCCGAGGACATGATTGCCCCGATTGAGATATATAACGACCTTGAAAAGAATGTGTACTCGCTGTTCAAGGTCTTGTCGGATGAAGCGAAGTTCAATGAATTCAAGAAACTCTGTGATTTGGTATATTATGACGAAGACTTAAGGTCTGAATATATCGACGATTTGAAAAATGACAAAGAGTTGGGCGAGGTTTCCAGAGCGTTCCGCTTTTTCTATATCAACCGAACAAGCCACAACGGTATTGGTGGGTTCAGTCTTCAAAGGGTTGTGAGGAGAAATATGTCCAAGAACGTAAGCGACTTCCTCAGTACGGTTGACGGGCTATATGAACTCCACCAACGCCTGAGCAAGGTCAATTTCATGAACAGGGACGGCATCGAACTCATGAAAAGGTTCTCCGAACCCAACATTTTCATCTATGCAGACCCGCCATACGTGCATTCAACACGTGGGACGACGAGATATACAGTGGATATGGATGATGACACTCAAAAAAAGTTTTTGGAAGTCTGTATAAACAGTCATGCCAAGATACTTATAAGCGGTTACGACTGTGAGATGTACAACATTCTGACCGAAAACGGCTTTACCAAAAAGCACTTTGACAAACAGGTCATTGAAGGCAACAACTACAGTCTCAACAAAGAGACACTTTGGAAAAATTATTAGAAAAACACATAAATACAAAATGGATGAACTACATTTAGATTCAGTTATCGAAGCCTCGGGCAAATACAAGGGAATGACAGTACAGGAAGTCATTGACAAGAAGAAAAGCGCTGTCTTCCAACTTATCAAGAAAGGATTGATATTTGACGACGAGGTATTGAAGGTGTGCAACATCACCAAGACAATAAGGGACAGGAAGGCAATAAACGTCATAGTTGACCATGACAAGCCCGCTGTAAAGAAACTTGCAAAGGACACCGCATCCCTGAAAGATATTCTCAAGGAGATAAACACCCTCGAATATTACGAGGACGAGAAAAACAAGGAAACAGACGAAAACAACGACCCAAATTACCCGACAGAAGATGGAATTATCGAACCCAACAACGAATAAGCGTATATTCGGCTTTGCAGGAAGAATGCGAAGCGGAAAGGGAAGTCTCTCAAACGCCGTGAAGGAGAATTTCGACGGTGAAATAATAACCGTTGCCGACGCATTGAAAAGGCTTGTCATAGAAATGATTCCCAATGTATGCTCCAACATCATGGAACTTAATGCTGTGAAAAACAGAGGTGATGTCTTGGACTGCGGCATAAGCGATAAGGATATAAAACTTATTTCCGACAACACCTCCGTTCCATATGAGGATGTTGAGCGTGAATGCAAGGATAAGAAACAGTGGGTTGACGTCAGGGACATGCTGCAGTTCATAGGAACCAACATAATACGCAAGTACAATCCTGATTGGCATGTGGAAAAACTCATATCCAATATACAGAACAGTTCCAAGGATACTGTATGTGTTGACGACGTGCGTTTCCCTAATGAAAGACAGGCAATCGAGAAATTTGGCGGTACGGTATTCTTTGTCATCAGACCCCAAAGCGAGATATTGACAAACCACCCTGCCGAAACATCACTTGTGTGGCAGAATTTCCTCAACAAAAGGATTATCATCAACGACAGCAGTGAAAACGTTCTACAGGAAAATTTCGTACAGGCGGTGAAAGACGATTTCAGATGGCAGTCGGAAAACAGGATATTCCTTTCAGCCAATGAAAACTATTTCTCGGATAATGTGAGTTTCGGGTATGAGCATCGCAACGAAAACCTTCATCTCATGTATGAGTTGATTAAGGAAAACAAAGACCAACCGCTTTTCCAAAAACACGGTATAATAACTTATGATGCCGATAATGCAACCGACGCAAACAGGTTTGTCATGCGTGTGCAGAAACACTCAAAGGAAATATACCATTGCGGTCACAGATTTGTCTTCTACAACCCGTTGATATTTGAAAATCTGAAAATACACTTAACTACTTGATATAGTTTACGGACAGCATTCCGTCACGACTTATCTTGTTGTCCAACCAATCGTCAACAACCTGCTTGATGAACTTTTTCCTGTCATCATCATCCTTGATATTCGAGGCGAATTTGGAATCAAGTTTTGAAAGCAGTTTTTCCACACTTATGGTTTGAAGCGGTTGCCCTGAAACACTCAGCACCTGTACCGCATTCTTCTCCACAACATCACCGTTCTCGTCTATGTCGTCATATTTAGCCTTGGCAAAATGTTTGTCAAGGTATCTCTTTATTGCCGACACCAAATGTATGTTTATGACAAATGCCTCGGTCAGTGCATTCTCATACGCTTCCCTTAACTGATTTTCCGTTATGTAGACAACCTTACTCATTTATCACTGCTTTCATTATAAATATCTGAATATTTGATTTTGTATCCTTTCTTAGGTGTATTCTCCAAAAGGTAGTCAGTCAACTTGTCCTCCAATTGGCGACGCAATTCCCTGAGTATCGGTCTTGCACCGTATTCAGACTCTTTCTTGACCTCCTTGAAGATATTCTTCGGAAGTTCGCCCTCAAAGATTGACTCATCAAAAGCATAGCCGAGTTTTTTTACACGTTCCTCGATTTTCCCTATCTCTATCTTTATGATGGTCTTGAGGTTATCGTCAGTCAGTTTGTTCATGAACATTATCTCGTCAATCCTGTTTATGAACTCGGGTGGAAGTTTTTTCTTGATTGTGGACAATATAATGTCCCTATCCCTTACATCCTCGTTTTTGTCGCCAAAACCAATCAAAGGTTTCTTGTTGGCGGCTTCCTTTGTCCCGATATTGGATGTCATCAATATGATAACGTTCCTGAAATCAACGGTGTTTCCCTTGTTGTCTGTCAGTCTTCCCTCGTCGAATACCTGAAGGAACGTATTGTATATCTCCTCATTGGCTTTCTCTATCTCGTCAAGCAGAAGCACACAGTGGTTGTTTTTCTTTATTGCCTCAGTCAACAGACCACCCTCATCATAACCGACGTAGCCCGCCGAACTTCCTATCAGTTTGTTCACACTGATTTTGTCAGCATACTCACTCATGTCAAGCCTGACCATGTTCTTCTCACTACCGAAAACCTCCTCGGCGACTTTCTTTGCCAAGAAAGTCTTTCCGCATCCGCTTGTTCCTGACATCAGGCATACCACAGGCTTGTCGGGATTGCCTAATCCAACCCTCTGCCGTCTGACCGCCTTGCACAGAATCTCAACCGCCTCATCCTGTCCGATAACCTTTTCCTTAAGACGACTGTCAATGTTCTTAAGTTTCTCGAGTTCGGTCTTGCCAATCTCGCCCACAGGGATGTCTGTTTTCTTTGATACGCATTCGTACAGTGACTTGAGCGTTACAGGCAGAGGTTTCTTTTCACTCAACATCTTCTTCTCATAAAGGTTTATCTCGCTCTTCTTCTTGACCTCGTCGGCACAGAGTTCGTCGTACTTTTCATACGATTCCGAATCCGACTTTGTCTTGATTTCATCTATCTTGTTCTGTATCTCTATCAGTTCAGATACGAGTTTGTCAAGATTATCGTCGTTTTTGACCTTCATCAACTCAGTGGCCGCTGCAGTGTCAAGTATGTCACTTACGGTATAGATATCAGCATTGCCGAAGAAACGTTGCGACAGGTTTATTGCGGTGGTTATCACATCGTCGGAATATGTCACAAAGTGGTATTTCTCATACTTGGCGGCAACCTTCTTTATGATGTCGAATTTGTCTTTCCCATCCTTGTCAGTCAAGACAATCTTCTCAAAACGCCTTACAAGGTTTTTGTTTGGCTCAATGTATTTCGAATAGTTGTCATGCGTTGTGGTACATATGAACATTATGTTCTTGTTGTTCAGTATGTCCTCCAACATGACGTCAGTTGCAACCTCAGTGAATTTGCTGTTTGGCGAAAGGATTGAGTTTATGTCGTCAATGAAAAAAATGTACCTGCCGCTTTTGGCTGCGGTTTCGATGATGTTTTGGTACTTTGACTCGAAACCACCCCTGAAGCCCGTGCCCGATGTCAACGATATGAAATCCATCTTCATGAGTTTCTTGTCCTTGAAATACTTGGGCACGTCACCGTCCACAATCATGTTGGCGATGTGCTGCACAGTACAGGTCTTTCCGCAACCCGACTCTCCCACCACTATCACGTTGTTCTTGTCTCTTTTCAATAGTGCGGTGAAAATTTTGTCAATGATTTCACCGTTTCCGATTGCCTTGTCCAACTTGCCGCTGATTGCCATCTTGTTCAAGTCAATCAGGTTTTTCTCAACATCGGTGTTTTCGGGGTATTTCCCACTTGCGGGTTGTGTCTTGGGTGTATTCTCGGTTTCCTTTTTCTGTTTGCTTTTGGGCTTGCGTTTCTCCTTCGTCTGTGTATCGGCAACGGTGTCGGCATTTTCAGCAATGGTGCTTTCCATCACACTTTCAATCTGTGAGGTTGTTATTCCGTATTTCTTGAAAACCTTATACGAGTTCTCGTCAAGCAGTAACAGAATGTCCAGAAACAGGCAGGAATTTATCACGTCACCTTTCTCGTTGCATTTCTCAAGAACCTCGTCGTATATCTTATCGTATTTCGGTTCTGCACCTGACATCGGGGTTGTGTTTGAGAGTTCGGTATAACAGTCGTTTTCCAGACTGTTCAGGCTTTCGGTGAAAAAAAGTTTCTCCAACGCCTTGTAAGCAAGACAGTCTTTATTGGAGAGAACTGAATATATGTAATAATATGAACTTATCTTCTCGGTGGGAAACTGCGACACAAGGTCTTTCTTTATATAGTTGAATACAACCTTTGCCTCGTTTGTGAACGTATATTTTTCTGCCATTTCTTAACTTGTCTATGATATTAAATATAAAAATATTCAAGACATAAACCAAGACGTTTCAAAAAAATAGTATATTTGCGGAAACAAAAATAACAAAACATGGTAATCTACAACAAATACGTAAACAAGGTCGACCACACGTGGTACGACAGCAGCAACTTGGTGTACAGTGCCTGCTATGACGCAGAGAACGAGAACAAGACACTGAAAATTGTCTTCAAGGGAGGCAGAACATATATCTACAAGGATGTTTCGCCCGAAGACTACGTCGCTTTCTCGAAGGGTGCGTCATCCAACGGTGAGGCGTTCAACAAGAACATCGTCAAAAAATACAAGGGAGTCAGGCTCGGTGACACCGACTTGGACAAACTCGAGGAACTGAAGAAATCCTTCATCGAGGACAACACAGCTATCGAAACCGCCATGTCTAACTTGGCTTACCACCTCGAAATAAATGAAAAGACGGGTGAGTTCAGACTGTTGCTCAACGGCAAACCGATTTATGAGGGAACTGAAGGGAAAGTGTCTATCGTAAACCTCTTCGCTTCCATGCATATACTCTATTCCATATCCGAAATGGAAAAACCGTTGTCAACAAGTGACGATTTTGAAAAGGAGAACATTGTATAGTATTTACAACAAAATATAATCTATGAATATTGTAAGAAATTTAGGAGACCGCTACAAAGTGCTCAGCGGTTTACAGACAGCCATCCTCATAGAAGAGACATTGGAAAAAGAGGGGTGTCCCTTGAGCGACCATCAAAAACGCAGACTCCGCGATTCATTCGGCAACAGTGGAAACAGGGGCAACCTTGACATGCCGTTCATCGCTTATGCGTGGGAAGAGGAAAAACCGAGCGGAAACATAGGTTGGCGCATCTCCGCACCGTTCATGTATTTATATGCTATCATAATGTCATTCATTATCCAACCAATTAAATGGGTTTTGACAGGCAAATACTATTGGGGGCAAAAATCTCCAATATCGAGGTTTGGCGTGAATTGGTACAACAAAGTAACAAACAGGAGATGGTAGTATGAAAACAATGATATTTTTTGAAGACCTCTTTGAGAGTCTTTCGGAATTTGACAAAAGGAGTTTTCTCGAATATGTGGCGAAATATGTTCCCATGAATTTGGAGAATGCAACCACGGAGGAACTGATTGATGAATTGAAAAACCGTGGCGATGCCGAGCCAAATGACATTTTCGATGAGGATGCCCTGATTGAGGCTGTAGAAGAGTTAGGTTATAATGTAGAATAAAATGGTTGATATATCGGAAGATAGAAACAAGTTGGAGAAATATATCCTGAGATTCACCGACGATGTTGTGAAATCCACAAGGTCGTCGTACTATCGGTTTCCTGGATATATAGTGCGTGTGTCCGACCATATAGGCACCAATTCCTCGGGATTCTTCTCAATAATCCCTGTAGGGAACGACAACTATATAATACACAAGCATACGAACGGCAGTTTGAAACTCTGTTCCTATAATGAAATTAAAGATTTTGTCAAGCATATAGGCGAGTTCTCGGAATTCATGATACCGCAGCCGCAACCGAATTGGGAATTGGCCAAGAACGAGGCGGTTGTACAGGACGGCAACGTCAACGCCGACTTGGTGTTTGGGATAAACAAGAAATACTTCAGCCCCGGACAGATTAACGCAATCGAACAGATAGTAAATCAAATCAAGCAAAAGAACAAACTATGACGACAGGTACGGTAATATATCTAAGCGGTGCATTGTTTTTCACTGCGGTTGCATATATAGTATTGGAATACATGAACAAGCATTCCGACATATCCTTCTTCGAATACACCGACAAGTCGGAAGGCATGGTCTATGCGGCGTTGTTTGGTGTACTATGGGAATTTTCCGTTCCAATTGTCATTGCCGCTTGCATAGTGTGGGTTATCTACTTCTTCCTGCAACCGATTGTTACAAAGTTGATAGATTTCATCTCCAACCTTTTCCGAAAACGGGATAGCGGCAGAAGTTTATAAACCTATTCAAAAGTAGTCAAAAGTGTCTAAAACTAACTCGTATAAATATATTGTAGTTTGACACTATTTATATAATGGAAACTGAAGCAGAGAGCAGTTCCAAAATAACAGTAAAGATATATAGAGGTTTTATCCTTGTCGGTTCTCTCTGCAACTATAACCGCAAGTTTAATACCTCTTTTTTATTGGAATATGGTCATAGACAGCAAATACACGAAAATTTTCAAATCAAACGGACTGACACGTCAAAAATATGACGAGTTGGTTGGGTTCGCTCTTATGCTGCGTGACCACAAGAACCTTGTTTCCGAATATGTCAACTCCAATCTTGAACACTACCTTGAATACAGCAAACTTGACTTCTTGAAGGAAATGCGCGCAACATACAAGGATGCCATTCCAAGTTCGTTTGATGTTCAGTTATACACTCAAGTGTTCAACTGTTACCAGAACAAGTTTGAGGCAATCCGCAAGCACCTTGACTTTGAAGTCGTGAGATTTGTTGGTTTTGAGTTCTACAAGCGTGACACCAAAAAGAACAAGAAAGGCGACTTGAAAAAGGTTGTGACAGAAAAGTCAAAAACACCTCTAACAATATGTCTAACATACCTTGCAAGGTACGGAAACGAGAACACGCTTGACTATATCGCCAAGCAGTTGGAGACCTGCGATGAAAAGAAACGTGAGTTTTACAACAACATACTGCGTTGTTGTGAGAAATTCGGTTTTGAACGTCTGTTTGAACTCGCTTTGCGTAAACGTAACAGAATCATAAAACGGTATTCTGAATATCCGATTGAGTTCAAGTCCTTGTCATTCGGGGGAAGGTGCAGAAAAACAAGAATCATTGACTACAACAAGAAGTTCGGTTCAGTCATCAACTCCTTTGTCAGTCTGTCGGGAATCGGAAGAAAGTCGTTTGATATTCCCGTTAAGTTTAACAAGGATTGGCACGGCAGTATGAGAGACTACAGCAAAACAAATCCCGACTATGAGTATGTGCTTACGTTCAACGAAAAATACCATCAAGTGAACATCAACTTGTGCAAGGACGGAGAGAGGTATATACCAGAAGCGGGTGACAATGTTGTTGGTATTGACGTTAATTGCAAGCACAACTTGTTCAGTCTTTCAAACGAGACAACTTATGATTACAATCGACAACTTGTGAAGGATTTCTGCAAACTGTCGTTGGTGGTTGACGAACTGAAGAAGGACAAGAACTACACCATCGGCAAGCGCAAGCAGCAGAAACTTGACACCTTGAAGATGAAGATGCTGAAATCCGAGCAACAACTCATTTCAGGTATGTGCAAGGAACTGATGATGGATGGTGTGAACCACATCGTTATGGAAGACCTTGACAACGGTTTTGGAAGGTGCTACGTCAAGGACAAGGACAACGAGGATATAAACTACAACAGAAAGGTCAAGTTTCTTGGTTTAAGTTCATTAAAACAAGAGGTTGAACACATAGCAAGGAAGTACGGAATCGCATTGTCAACCGTACAAGCGAGTTACACAAGCAAAATGTGTCCGATTTGCGGTTGCATTGCCGATGAGAACAGACCAAATCAAGAAACATTCGAGTGTATTGAGTGTGGACACGAAGATAACGCCGACGTGAATGCGGCGATTAATATAAGGAATAGAGTGGCTGTAACCGTGTTGCAGCAGAAACTCTTAAAACAACGCGATAACAAATCCTTTGAACCTAAACGTCTCAAGCGCGAGAAAGTGAAAGAGATATTGTTATCGTTCCGAAGAGACTTGCTGAAAAATGCAGGTAGTGAATGTAATAAAAGTATGATGAATACTTTTGATTATGTTTAATTCTTCGGATTAACGTTTTTTAGGAAAATAAATTTGGCAGTAAGGGAAAAAGGCGTTAATTTTGCAAACGTTAAACTTAAAAAAGAAAAAGAATGAAAGGTCCAATGTTTTTTAGCGACAAGGCACCCGTATTTAAAAACCGTGCCTTGGAGATTTGGTTGCGGGACATACAGAAATACAAGGTACTGTCCGTGCAAGAGGAAGAGGATGTGATACGCAGGTACAAGGAAGGGGACCGTTCTGCTTTGGACATACTAATCCAGAGCAACCAACGGTTTGTGTACAAAATGGCGAAAACGTTTTCCAAGGATGCCGACACGATACTTGAATTGATATCGGAAGGCAACTTGGCGTTATTCGACGCAATTGACAGGTTCGACCTCACAAGAGGATACAAGTTCATGTCATACGCCGTATGGTTCATAAAGCGCAATATGCTTGAATATTTTTACCATAACGGTTTGGTAAACCATTACGTCTCCCGAGACATAATGTGCAGGGCAAACCGTATCAAACATAAATGGTTCCAGGAAAACGGGTATGACATACCGTTGGATATACTCAGGGATAAGGTTAACGAAGAACAGCCAATGCGGACTGTCCGTGACAAGATGTTCTTTGCCGACATAACCATCAAGTACGACGGTGACTACTGTGAGACCAACGAAGCCGAGGAATGCAGCCTGATAAACACGGTTCGACCATCCATGAACAAATGCGAGGAGATTTTCGAGCGTGAGGATGAAATGAAGCGGGTCGAGTATTATCTTGACGCTGTCTGCAACAATGACGCCGAGAAAAACATAATGATTGACAAATACGGACTGTTCGGGAACGAGCAGTTGGGTGAGGCAAGCCTATGTATGAAATATGGAATCGAAGCGTGGTATATAGGTTATCTCAACCTTAAGATAATGAGGGCTATGAATCAGTTCGCCAAGACAGGAACCGTTCCAAAGAAACGCAAGACAAAGGTCGGTTCAAGGATTGAAGAAAACCTTAAAGCCGGAAAGAAAGGTGTTTCCGTTTCCGCAAAAGCCCAAGTGAGTGTAAAGAAGAAAGAAAAAACCACTCCAAAACGTAAAACAAAATCGGCTTGTGGCTCTTAATATCCCTGTCGTTCAGGATATGTGACAAAATCTCTTTATGGTCTCTGATTGGTAAGGTGTAGGCGTTTTCAATTGTTACCTTACCTTTTTCAATCTTATAGGTGATGAGTCTCATATACCATAAATATCCAGAAAAAGTCTTTAATCTTTTTTATTAAAAAAGTACGTATGATTAAAAGCATAACATTTACAGGAGAAAGAGGGTACATCGGAGAACGATGGACTGAAAAAGACAAACCTGCCAAACCCAAGAAAACTGATTGTCGGTACAGGAAATATTCGTTCGAAACCCACCGTGATGTGGTTGACGACGAGAAATTCAATGACGACATGGAACGGTATAAGGAAGAAATGAAGACATACCGAAAGGTTAAGAATCAATACAAAGTATCCTGTTCCGAAATCCTTGTCGGTCGCAAGTTCGAATTCGCATCAGACAAAATAAACCTTATCTTCGGTCCAAATGCCTCGGGCAAGACCACAATCATCAAGGGAATTGCGGCACATGCTTTCTGCAAGGACGGCTTTTCCTCATTTGTCAGACCGATTGATTTCCGCATTGGGTTTGGCGAAAAACGGGCACCTGAGAAATATACCGCAGAATTACTAAACTTAATAGGCAACACCTCAAGCGTGGTGGAGTGGGACGGAAGCCCGATTTATTTCCATAATTTCGACAATCGCCCGAACTATGGGTCCATCGGCGACTTGCAGGGTTCGATTATCGAGAATACGGCCGAAGAGCTAATGTATATTATGGATAAAAACCAACAGTCGGCAGGACAGACCATGTTCTATCAGTTCCACAAACTCGCGGGCATGATGTCAAGGAACGTGACCTACGACGATTTGCTGAACAAGCCATACGGGAAATACGGCAAATCGGATAAGGACAACCCGTGGCGCTTGGCATATGACGCACAGGAAGCATACTACAGGTCGTTCCCGATGGCATACAACCCAAACGGACAGAACACCTACCTCTTCGATGAAATCGACAAGTCGATGGACATACTGAACATACATGCACTCTATGCAAGCATATTGCCAGGCATGATGAAAAAGTACAACAAACAAATCATAATCATATCACACTCCCCGATAGTGCTAAGTGATGAAGTTTATAACTCCGACAAGTACAACTTCATCTCGATGGATGAGGAATACACAGAGAAATGTAGGAAAATTTTATCATAAAAAACATATGGAGAAAATCAATTTCACACACATTGAACAATACGACACCTCAAAGGTGAAAGTTATTCCCTTCTCCCGTTCGGGTATGGAATGGAATGGGTGTGACATCAGTTTCGGTAACATGAATCCAGAATATCCTGTAGAGGTTTTCGGTGTGAAGTATCCTTGCCCCGAATATGTCTATATACTTGGGTTTTATGGGAAAAACGATACCGATTGCATTAGGATACAGGAGGAGATAAAGAACTTCAAGGGTGGTGCCAAGGCATTGAAGGGTGTGTACAGGAAAGACCCGAACTACATCTTGCACGGCAGACCCGATTTCAACAAGAGTGAATGGCATTATCACCTGATGCTATACGCTGTATGGCAGAAATGCTTGCAGAACAAGAAATTCGCTGACATGCTGTTGGCAATTCCCGATGACTATGTTATTGTCGAGAGCCAAAACGGTTTTCACGGGTGGTCGTTGGCCGATTGGGGATGCAAGAACAACATTGCCCACAGACTGTACATGGAGGAAAAGAAAAGGATAGAAGAAATGTACGGGAGCGCCAACGGTGTGGTGAAAATGCGTGACGATGCAAAAATCAGAATTGGACAGACAGAGGGTGTATGGATAGGCATGAACCACCAAGGCAAAATACTGATGGCTTGCAGGGAGGCTTTGTGTAACAACTGTGAACCCCCGATTGATTACAAGGCACTGAACGATGCCGAGATATATTTTTATGGAAAAGAAGTTAAATTTTAAAAATTAAAAGATATGGCGAACAAAAGCACAAAAGGAAACCTGCCCAAGACAATCATAATGAAGGCAAACCTTAGCCCCGATGGTTTCACTCAATGGGAAAGGGTTGTAAAAGAATACCAAGCCTACAAAGACACGTTGAGTAAATGGGTAGCCCAAAATCTCACAGCAATGAAAATCGGTGACTTGCTTCCTTACCTTGACAAATATAGTAAAAAAACAAATAAAGAAACAGGAGAGCGTCCTGTAAATGTGTATTACCAACTGTGCGAACAACACAAGGATGAACCCTTGTACAAGTTGTTCACATATGACTCAAACAGCCGCAACAATGCCATGTATGAGATTATCCGTAAAACCAACTGCGATGGATATAAGGGGAATATTCTCGGAATAAGCGAAACACACTATAGGCGCAACGGTTTTGTGAAAAATATTCTTGCCAACTACACAACCAAAATTTCCACTCTCGAACTATCTGAAAGAAAAAGAAAGATTGACTCCGATTCTCCCGAGGATTTGATTCGTAGTCAGGTGGTTTATGAAATGCAGAAAAACAATATAAAGGATGCCAAGGGTTTTAAAAGTATCATCGAATACCTCAAATCCAAGAAAGAGGTGAATATTCAATATCTTGAACGTTTGCAAATTCTCTATGAATATTTCAAGAACCATGAGAATGAAATAAAAGAATACATCACCTTGGCCGCGGTTGAACAGTTGAAATCTTTCGGCGGTGTACGGGTGAACAACGAAAAAAGTTCCATGAACTTGGAAATACAGGGTTTCTCAATCACAAGGGTTGACGGCGCCTGCACATACATCCTCCACCTCCCAATTAACGGCAAAATCCACGGCATAAAACTTTGGGGTAATAGGCAAGTGGTTGTCAACAAAGATGGAACTCCTGTGGATATCCTTGACTTGACAAATCAGCATGGTTCCACAATCAACATCACAATCAAGAACGGGGAAATATACTTTGCATTTACGGTGACATCCGATTTTGTCAAACCCGAACATCAAATCAAGAATGTTGTCGGTGTTGACGTCAACACAAAACACATGCTCATGCAAAGCAACATCACCGACAATGGAAATGTCAAGGGTTACTTCAATATCTATAAGGTATTGGTTGAAGACAGAAGATTCACATCACTGTTATCTGAAGAGCAACTGAAATATTTCTGTGAATTGGCGAATATTGTATCATTCTGCCCAATTGAAACCGAATTCCTCTTCGCAAGGTATGCGGAGTATAAAAAAATGAGCAATAATGCGGAAATGCGTCAAATTGAAAAAGTGTTTTCAGACATCCTTGACGAACAATACAAGAAATATAAAGACATTGACACAAGCATTGCTAACTATATCAGTTACGTAAGGAAACTGCGCTCACAGTGTTGTGCATATTTCAAACTGAAAATGAAATACAAGGAACTGCAGCGTCAGTTCGATAAGGAGCAGGATTATAAAGACCTCTCCACCGAATCTAAAGAGACGATGGACAAACGCCGTTGGGAGAACCCGTTCAGAAATACACCCGAAGCAAGCAAACTGATTAAGAAGATGGACAACGTGTCCCGACAGTTAATCGGGTGTCGTGACAATATAATTACATATGCCTACCGCGTATTCGAGAAAAACGGCTATGACACGATTTCGCTTGAAAATCTTGAATCATCCCAATTCGAGAACAATGACCATGTCATCGCCCCCAAGTCATTGCTTGAGTACCATCATTTGAAAGGCAAGACAATGAACTACCTCTTGTCAGACGAATGTAAGGTAAGGATAACCACCAAAGATGGAAAGGTTAAGGAATGGTATCACGTTGAACTTAACGATAAAGATGAAATAGATAATATTTTTCTGACTCCCGAAGGCGAGACTGAGAAAGAAAAAAATCTTTTTAACAACATGGTTATAAAGATTGTACACTTTGCCGATATCAAGGACAAGTTTATCCAACTTGGAAACTACAACAAATTACAGACCGTATTGGTACCCTCATATTTCACATCACAAATGGATTCAAAGACACACAGCGTCTATGTGGTCGAAACCGCAAATACCAAGACATCCAAAAAGGAATTGAAACTTGTCAGTAAAAAACGTGTGAGAAGGCAACAGGAATGGCACATCAACGGTCTTAATGCCGACTACAACGCTGCTTGCAACATCGCCCACATAGCAAAGAATATCGAATTAAGACAAATAATGTGCAAGACACCGCAGACAAAGAACGGCTACTCATCACCTGTGCTCACCTCAAAGGTTAAAAGCCAAGTGGAAATGGTAAGAGAATTGAAAAAAATGGGAAAAACCATTCTTTATTCCAATGATTCACTTCCTTTTTGAAACTAAAATGTCTTATGTGTATTTGAATTATAGGCTAATATAAAGATTGTACTGTGTTGAGATACACTTTTAGAGGTATTTACAACAAAATGCGTGATATGGAAATGAAGAAATAACTGTGTTGAGATACACTTTTAGAGGTATTTACAACACCATATAAACCTGACCATCTCCTGAATCTACTGTGTTGGAATACAATATGAGATGTATTTACAACAACTCATTAACTACTAATTAGTGCAAGCAAACTGTGTTGGAATACAATATGAGATGTATTTACAACATTGGCTCCACTTTCTTTGTTGTGTTAAACACTGTGTTGGAATACAATATGAGATGTATTTACAACCGCCCGACACGGATAATGTTAGATATGTTCACAATACAACTGCATGTGCTATTCAAGAAAAAATAGTATATTTACAATATGTTGGTGCATAATATTAGATGTGCTTACACAACGCAGACCTGAAAAGCCAGGATAAAAGTATGCGGGATTGTGTTTTTAGAACACTGTTCAATCCGCTGTATGTCGCTTGAAGCGTCAGTAACCTATGTCGAAACAATCCTTTTAGAGGTGTTTACGACCGACCAGAAACAGCAAGACCTGTATTTATGTTGGTATACGGTTCTTTTTAGGGGATTAGTAGTTGAATCCCTTTTCACCCTTGGTGTTCACGGGTTGTGAGACATTCTTCATACCCATGCGTGTCTTCTCAGCCATCTTACCGAAAGTTATAGGCACAATATGTTCAATGCCTGCCTGCTGAGCATTGTAGCATATATCAGACAGAGTTGCACCGCCTGACACATTGTCGTCGAATATCACGAATATAGTACCCTTGGTTTTTTCAACTTCCCGCCTTACAAGTTCCTCATCCTTGTTGGGGTTGTAGATGTTCTTCAATCCCATACGTTCGGCATTGGAGAGATTCTTAATTTGGAATTTTTGGCGCTGATACTGATATATTTCAATGGGGCTGTAAGGCTTACCTGTGGCGGGACATGTCTCGTTTTGGAGATACGGCGCGACCGCTTTCCACACAATACCGCTTCGCTTTTCAACAGACGGTCCTTTAGTACCCTTGATTGGCTGAAACAGGTTGTCGGGGTCAATTCGACTACGGGAACCTGTAACAGGATTGTCGTAGGCTGATTTAAGTTTATTCTTCAAGTTAAACAATGAATCGTAATATTTTCTATAGTTTGCAACAAGGCGTTTCAACGCGCCTTCAGTATTCTTACCCGTGTTTGACGCTGTTGTGTATTGGTACATTGAGTTGAGTAAAACGGTTGATGTCTTTGAAAGTTCATCAGCCTCACCGTACAATTCAGAGAGCGCCCTGTTCTTGTTAACAGCCTTGTCAACATTCTGCAAGACACTGCCACCTGTATTGTCCGAAAACATGCTGTTGCCATAGTATTCCTTGTTTTTTGCTATGAAATCCTCATCCCTTTGGAGGTTGCGCAAATCCTTCACAAAAAGTTGTGAGTTGATAACCTGACAAGACAAACCGTTCAAGCCGCCACCCTGTGACAACAGTTCCGCCATCTTGTCATTGAAGTTGCTCGACGATGGGACGGGAAGAATTGAAATACCCACAGGTTTAAACCCCTTATCGGAACTTTGGAACTGAGATGTACAGTGTTTGACCACATTCCATACCTTGCGTTTGAAAAACTCCATGAATTTGTTGAACTCTGAAGATTCCATCTCGAGTTCGTAATTCTTGCCACCTGCGGAAATCTCGGTCTTCTGCGAATCCCAATAGCGTTTGAAATAGTGCATGACCTCCATACCCGATATGGATGTGATGTTGTATGATACAATACCGTTTTTCAACGGAACCTCATAGGTGTCGCCGTTGGATTGCTCCATCTTGTCGGTCTTGAGTTTGTCGGAAGACGTCAGGTTGTCGGTGTGTCTGCTTGCACCGCTGTTGTCATATGAAAGGAACGCCTTGTTTCCCTTTATCTTGTTTTTGTTTACATATACAAGTTCGTTCAAAAGGTCCTGTGCCTCTGTGTAGTATTTCAACTGTTCCTCGGTTATCTTGAATGTTCTCATTGGTTGCGTAACAAATTATATATACTATAAATATAAATATTTTTAATACTTTTTAACATTAAAAGTTTGGTGGATTGAAATAAATCCCTTATCTTTGCAAACGTAAACAAACAAAGAAAGGAACGAATATGAAAAAGACACTTGCACTTTTAGCCATTGCGATATTCTTCGCAACGAACATTTTCGCACAGAACAACACCATGCGTGAATATACCTGTCAGGTAATAGAACGCTCCGAGAACGGTAGAAAAATTGTTAACATTAAACCCGACACCGACTATCTTGGTGAGAAATTTTGGCAAGAGAACGTTGGAAAACATTTTTTCTCATCCGCTGACGCCGCAATCTCCCATATTGGAAAGTATGGTTTCAAAGTCAAGACCGATGTATCACACAATGGTACACGTGTCGTCACCATGACAAAGATGGATTACTATACCGCATCAGTCTCTCAAATTGAAAACCTGCTTCAACTTGGCGATTCTCTTGACAGGTTGTACGGAAATGAAAAATAACACGACCATGTGGACCAAGGAAAAGTTACTAACCACATTTTCCATTCGGAAACTGTACAAGGAATACAACACCAAATATTTCAAAGGGAAACTTGGCGACTGTAATTTCGACGTATACACACAGGGGAAAAACGATTTCTTTTCATACGCATACTCAAATGCCCACAAGAAAAGAAACGGTGGATATACCGCCAACATCAACTTCAACGCAATATGCGAATGGGATGAAAAAAGTATCCGTGACACCCTGCTGCATGAAATGATACACTACTATCACTTCATCCTGTTCGGAAGAGTATTGATATTCCCTCACGGCATTCCGTTTATCATTTCGCAACTAAGGTTTTTGTTTCGCTATGGGATATATGTACCAATGCGAGATGAATGCAAGGTCAAAATAAAAAAAGGAGAACAATAAAAACGTTCTCCTTTTTGTTTATTCCTTTTTGAAAGAACCTTATTTCTTCATGAGTTTTTCCATGATTTTGTCAACAGCCTCATCCAATTTGATACCCATTTCCTTGGCTTGACGCTGGTAGTCACCCTTTGCGCCACTGAAACCCTTTGCACCACGTCCGAGGTTTTTGTTCTGTTTGGCGCCGACGCTCCAATTGAGAAGTTGGTTAACAGTTTGGTTTGGGGTAATCACACCGTTGTCAACAAGTTGTTGCAGTTCTTGTTTCAGTTTGTCCATCTTCGTGTACTGGTTCTGAAGGTTATACCCCTTTTTACCCGCCTGAAATCTTTGCTTCAAACCGTCCCAAGCCTGTGCATAGGCATCCTGATTGGGGTTTCTCTGAGTATCTACCTGAGCATTGGCACCTGCTTGAAAACCTCTGACCATGTTTTTCAGGAAGCCTTCTTCCATTTCCTCGTTGATGGCACACATTATCAGTTCCTTCAATTCGTTTTCGTTCAATCTGACTGTTTGTTTCATATTACGTAATTTGTTTTTTATGCTTATTCTTAAATATAAATATCACTTCAAGCAAAAAATGATTTTGTCCGATATTTATTATTAAAATAAGAACAAAAACAAACAACAGTTATGAACAATTCTATTTTTGCATGGGACAATTACGATGAGGACCCCAACAACGGAATCATACTTGAAACAATTCCCGAACAGAAAAACGCTTCCTATACCGACAGCTGCGACGGTGTATTCACAGGTTCGGCAATGGAGTCATTCTTCGAGAATACCGACAAAACAAGTTATCCCGGCATCCACCCCGTCAACGGTATGGAAGCAGGTGATATCGTTTTCGGTGAAGGTGTGGTATTGGTAAGCGGTAGTTAATCCGACAGTATCAGAATTCCGATAACAAATCATCCAATGAGACTTCTTCAACAGAGGTCTCTTTTTTTGTACCCATCACAACAACATTGTCGTTTTCATGAAGGTCTTCTATCTTCGTGGCTGCCTTCAGTCTGAACCGTGCAAAGTTCGGGGACTCGTTGGTTGGAGACATCTCCTTGCCCAACACCGAACAGACACGCCGTTCACAGAACACAATGTCGTCGACAATCTTGTCGTCAGCCATCAACGCCCCTGACGGCGGCACCTCCTTCTCCGAGACAAACCCCAAGACATGCTTTGCCCTCGTGTACGCCACATAAATCAGGTTGTTCTCCTCCTCCATCTCCCATTCACGCTTCTCCCTTTTGGGTGGCATGCAGCTTCGGCACAGGATAAAAGCCCTGTCGCTTTCCAAACCCTTAGCCCTGTGTATTGTGGAAAGACATATGCCCTCGCCATCTTCCATGAATATCTTCTCGATTTTCGCAATCAATTCAGCCTTGTTCTGACATCCTTCTGCAAGAATCGCCAACGTGTTTATCGAATCGTAAAGGTACATTATGTAATTTGACAACGTCGCATCCCACAGGTCAAGTCCATGCCTTGCCATCAGGTCGTTGCGCTCGTTAATCAGCCTTTCATACAGACGGATAAAAACACCGTCAGTCAACAACTCCCTGCCAAGGTTCTCACAATCCGTGCCGTTGAGCATGTCTATAAGACCAATCCCTATGTCCTGTCCCTTGATATGGCATTTCACCCCCTTTTTCAACAGTTTCACATACGCCTTGACCAAAGGTGCCTTGTACCTGCACAGTACCATGTCGCCACATTCAAGGTCACTGAGGGAACAGTCGTAGTATATCTCACCTTCCCCTGCATCGTCCCTCACCTTTATGTCAGGGACATATGTCTTGGCAAGTTCAATAATCTTTCTGTCGCACCTGTAGCATATCGGCAACGAGAATTCGGTTGTCTTGGGATAGTTCCTCATCCATTTGTACGCATCCGAACTGCTGCCCGCAAAACCGTTAATCATCTGCTTTTCATCGCCCACACTCACAAACCTTGTGCCTCTCTTGAAACACCGTATCATCAGGTCGACATATGCATGGCTGTAGTCCTGTACCTCATCATTGAATATCCAATCGTATTGGTGCCCGTTGGGTTTCATCTTCAACTCATACGGAAGCCACACCATATCCATATAGTCTATGCTGTCAAGATGTGTCTTACCCCATTCAAGACACTTGATAACAACCTCGCATTCGTCATGCATGTACGGTATGTCATACTTCTTGGCAACCTCCGCTATCTCCTTCGGTGTCTGTTTCAGGTTACACCGCCCGAAATGGATAAGGGTGGTGATATTCTCGACATATTCTTCCAATGTTCTTCTGGACACTTTCTCACAGTCAAGTTGCGAAAGCTCGCATATGTTGTTCTTGAGATAGTTCCTGTACTTGTATTCGTCAACTATCGGTGTGAACCCAAGGTGACGACATACTATCGAGAACCCCAGGCTGTGTACTGTCCTGACCTCACAGTTGTCGTACCCCACAAGTTTTTTCTCCAAACTCTCGACTATCGATTTGTTGAATGCTATGAAAAGGCACTTCTGTTTCTTCGGCACCAACTTCATCGCTGCCACAAGCGTGGTCGTCTTTGCACTGCCCGCCTTGGCGTTTATAACAGCGTTTCCCGTGCCATGCAGCACGAAGTCAAAAATTTTCTGCTGATATTCGGACGGTGTGAATCCGAAATCTATCTTTTTCATCAATCTGTATCAGTTAAATGGTTTCACATTCAGTTAAAAACTGTCCACTCATGTTCCCACAGTCCGAAGACGTCGGATGGTCGGGAAGGTCGACAGTCACATAATTACCGCTTTCCACATTAAAACAGGCGCACCTCTCCTTTTTGCAGGACAGGAACACCAAAAGGAAAACAAGGGGCACCCCTAAGAGGAGTGCCGCCCTGAATCTCGAACTATTGCTCAGCCTTCTCATCGTCGTTGACAATGTTTTTCTTCTTCAGCCAATATCCTGTGATGCCACCAAGGACATATGAGACACCCGCCCATACAGCGGTACCGGGATTGGTGAAAACGAGAACGATTTCAGCGATGACCGCAGCAACCATAATTCCGATTGCAATCCATTGTTTTACTGTTAACTTCTTCATTTTTGTAACTGTTTTTATTTTTATTATTGAAGATTGTCTCTACTATAATTATCATCTTCTAAATCAGACAGACAAGAATCTGCGCCACATGCAACGCCTGGTCAATGTAAAGGCTCGTAATGTCGGAACACTTGGGGAATTTCTTGTACAGACCCCTGCACTTCCAATAGTCGATAAGGTAATGACCAACCACAAGCATAATCACCTTCCACCAAGCGAATATGCCGATGAACGCAAGCGCAAGCGAGAGTCCAAAACCCCATATTGCTGAATGCACAAACAGGATGTAGTTGTACTTGCTCTTCCACTTGGCAAGAAACGTGCCCTGCAGCGGATAATCCAACACCAAATTGCAGAAATAAAGCACCATGAAACTAAGCAATATCGTCTCCATATGTCTTGATTGTTTTGTTTAACTTCTTTGCATCCTTCATTTTCGAACTGCCGCTTTCAAGGTCATCTGTTATAAGGAAATCACACTCCTTAATCGAAACCTCCTCCACAGTATACCCGAGTTTTGAAATATGCTCCTTGTATTCATTCTTTGTCTTGTAGCCGTAAGCCTTCGGTGAACCTGTAAGTGTCAACTTCAATAACTTACCACTACTCTGTTCGGTATGGAAAATCACTTTCCTTCCACCAAATTCCTCTATCGACCTGACAACCGCCATCACGATATTGTACTTGTCCTCGCCTTCATCCCATCCCGAGACAACGCTTTTCTCCAATCCATAGAAACTGTATTCACATCCCGACAGTTTCTTGCCAATCTCCTTGACAGTCTTCCCGTCATTGGATATGCCTTCATATGACAGCATTGAAATAACCTGCTCTATAGTTACCTCTCCAATACCGAACACCCCTTCCACAAAATTGTCCCATACCTTCCCTTCCAATCCCCCTTCGGAGAGCTTCGCCCTCAATTCACTCTCACTGACGGTCAGATAATCCCACGGGTGTTTGTACACACAACGGTACAACGACTCCATCATCACCTCTCCAAGACCGAATATCTTGAGTGCCGACATTCCGTTTATGAAACGCTGTATACGGACACCCTCACACTCGTCGTTGATGCACTTGATGAATTTTCCGTTCTCCACATAGAGTCCACTCCCACAATACGGGCACTTGAACTCGTTCAAGATGTCAAACGGCTTCTCACATTGGTTGACCACATTCAATATCTGCGGAATGATGTCCCCGCTTTTCACTATCGACACTATGGAACCCACGTTGAGGTTGTTCTTCTCTATGAAACTGTAGTTGTACGCACTCGCCTTGGACACCATTGTATCGTCAAGCGCCACAGGCTCCAATAACGCCACAGGAGTGAACACTCCCGTTTTGCCCATGCTCATCTCAAACCCCTTTACGGTTGTCACACAATCCTCAGGCTTGAACTTCACGGCCACCGCCCACAACGGATGGTGCTCCACCTCGCCAAGCACGGAACGGTAACGCTGTTCAACCTTGAACACCATACCGTCAACGCGGTACGGGCTTTCCTCATACTTGTAGTTCTCATACATCTCAAACAGTTCCACGAAATGCTTGTCAAAACCATTGTTTGTAACCGCAAACGTTGTCTCAACACGATGCAACTGTGAATAGTTTTTAAATCCCCAATCCCCTATTTCGGTTATGTCATGGTACACTAACTCGGCACCGTTCATGGAACGCATCTCCACGGGTACAAGGTCTATCTCCCTCATCTGTCCCTCAGTGGAATCATCCGAGTTCAACACACCCGCCACATAGTTGCGCTCGTTGCTGAACCTGTCTCCGTACTTCTCCGCAAACACATCCTTGCGTATCACAGCCTCGCACCTGACCTCCACAATGTCGTGCACCGCAGGTATGGTCTGTGGATATTGAGACCTGTCTATCTTCGGCAGGTAGTCACGCCCGTACTCCCCGTCACCACGGGATAATGCATACGTGATATGCCCGTCAATGTACACAAGGTTTATTGCGTTTCCGTCAAGTTTCTGTCCAACCTCCACCTTCACCGCATACTCCCCGCACTTGGAAATCGCGCCCTTCATCCACTTGGCGAATTCCTCCACGGGTGCCTCGCCCGTGTTCTTGTCAGCCTGTATCTTCTCAAGCGACCTCATGGGGGTCGGATGCTTCACCTTCGCCTTCCTGTCCCAATACCCCACATTGTTCACCACAGACGATTTCTGTGCCTTCAACTTCTCCTCAAGGGCATCGAACTCGGCGTCGGTCATTATCGGCTGCTCGTTGTAGTAGGCTTCCTTCGCCTCCGCATAAAGCAACTCGTCACCTTTCAAATTTTCTTTAATTGTTTCCATAACCAACGCAAATATACTAAAAAAATCCCGTATCGCTACGGGATTCTGTATTTTTTCCTCAATCTTTTTTATTTTCCGAAATTGATGAACGGCACACTGTTGCCCATCATATAGGTCGGTAATTGTCCAGACCATTTTTGGACAGCTTCGTATTCCACAAGTTTCTGATTGCGTTCCAATGCAGTCGCCTTGATTCTCATAGCCTCAGCCTCGGCTTCCGCCTTAATCTTGGTCTGCTTGGCCTGTTCCTCAACCTGTATGGTAACGTTCTTAGCCTTCAACGCATTCTGCTCGGCGACCTGCTTCTCCTTGATTGCGGTCTCGAACGCATCGTCAAAGTCTATCTCGGTAATCTGGAATTGGATATTGATGAAATAGTTGCTGTCCAACACCTGACGCAATCCACTCTCGATGTCACGGCGAACGTTATCCCTGTTCGCCACAATCTCCGTGGCGGCATAGTCACCGAATATGTCCTTCATCGTGCTTCTGATAAACGGCACCACAATCCTGTTATGGTAATCCTCGCCAACGTTCTTCATAAGGTCGGCAACATTCTCCTTCACAAGGTCATAGTTGATAGTGTAGTCCACAACCGCAGTCTGCACATCCTTCGTGTAGGAGTTCTCCTGTCCGTCGAACTTCTTCTGCTGCACGTTCACCTTCTTTATCGTCTGCACGAACGGAATCTTAAGATGCGGTCCGTCAGGAATCGACGACTCGTGGATTTTGCCGAAAGTACTCAGCACCCCACGCTGTGTCGACTTGACAGTGTAGAACGAACAGGCAATGATGATGATTGCCAAAACACCGGCTACCGAAAGCCAGATAATCTCTTTCATGGTAAATGTCTTTTTCATGTTTCCAAATTTTTTAATTAATACTATATTTTCATTTTCCTATATTCCAAACCAACCTGTATCCATACTCCTCACAATACTTCTCCAACACACCTCTGTAAAACTTCAACCCTTCCTCAGTGAACTCCGATACGGGGAAGTCAAGACTCGACCCATATACAAGCAACACCTTTTCCGCACTGTTACCGCCATATAAGGTGTAGAACGCACCAAACGGCATCTGCCTCTTTGTGGTTGTCAATTCCATCGCCCTCTCAAAGTCCATCTCGGGATTATGCATGACCATGAAAAGCCCGCTGTGCGAATTGCACTTGTTCTCCTTGTTGTAGAAATACAACTCGCCGCCTCCTCCCTTCAGGGGAAAAATGATGAATCTGTAACAGGTAATCTCGGGTGTTGTTATCATATTTGCCTTAACATTTCGTCAACCTGCTTCAACTTGCGCTTGGTCCTCCTAAGTTTCTTCTTGTCTTCCTTTATTTGAACCTCAGTGTCATGCTTCTCGGTCAACAGTTCCTTTTTGACACTCCTTAGTTTCTTCTTCATGTTGTCGTCTTCCATATCGCTTTACAGTTAAGACATATTATTTCCCTTAACTATAAATATCCGACAACCTGTCTTCGGAGTTTCTTTCACATTTGCAAAGGTAATGCCTTTTTCCGAATGGACCAAATCTTTTTTGTTAAAGAATGTTAATTCACTCGTATATGTAGTCGATTATCCGCCTGAACGCCTCGGCATCATCCCCATCCAATTCCCATGGACGCTTGCCCACACTCAATATGTCGGGCATCTCTACATCCTTCGTGACGAACGCCACCACATAGCACGACTCGGGATTCTTGAAACAACTCTCATGCACACAGAACCCAATATCCTCACCCTTCCCGTAATAGGTCTCCCCAACCTTCTCAAACTCCTCCTCTTTCCCGTAATAAGGATTCTTTTCCCATTTCACTATCTCTGCGGCATACCCACCGTTATACCCCATCCCCTCATGGATGACCTTCAACTCGACGTCACCGAACCTGAACCTTTTCAACTCTTTCATGACTTATCCATTTTTACGGTAAAACTCATTATACCATTTCTCGGCAACTTTCTTTTCAATAATCTGTTTAATTTCTTTCTCCATATGTCTTTTATGTTTGTTTTTGCATCACAAATATACTATAAAAAAACAAAAAAAGCGGGTCTCCGAAAAAAAACCCGCCTTTCATACTATGGGAAAAACTAAAACATCCTCATTTCTGCTTCTTCACTATCCTGAAGTTCTTCTCCGCACCCTTAGGCTCTATCAACTGCAGACGGTACTCACCGCACTGATAACTCGACATGTCAACGTAACCGACACCACCGTTGATGTAGTTCTTCGTCACAGCCTGGTCATTGGCGTCATACAGATAGTAGGTTATACCCGATACACTGCCGACACTGACCTTAACCTTGTCGGTACGACCCTCCTGCTTCACGGTGGCCGCATTGTCCATAACAGTCACGTTCGCAATGCTCATCTCGGTGACTGTGTAACTGTAGGTCTTCACGGCAGTACCGCATATGCGGTCACCCCTCTGAACAGACACCCTGCTGTTGTTGCTGACAGACACCTGCCTCACGGGACGCTGCCCCATCACCACGCACACGGCGCAGACGAATAAAACAATACTTAAGATTTTCTTCATAACTCTTCCTTTGTTTTTTACCTTATTATTATTCTCTACCCTTTAGTGCATCTTATAAGCAATTTATTTTACTTTCACCTGACTGTAAATGGACAATTACTATAGGTCACCGTACGGAATGCATCTCCAATCAAAGTTTTCGTCGTGAAAGTCGGCTCTTTCATCATCTGTCATGTTTTTGGTAGCCTCATCATCCATGTCCTCCCATTTGCGGGCTATGTTCTGAGCCTGCTTGTGTTTTCTGTTAAAGAATGTGTATAGGGTGTCAAACGCATCAAACGCCTTCATCATTATCTTGCTGTCAGAGCTATAGCCACCACCACATCTATTCCCACCTTCGTTCCACCAACCACCTGTTTGAAATGCATTGAGGGCTTCCTCAATTACACGCAACGCATCCTGCACCTCTTCGAAGTTATCCAACCTATCCGCACGATAATAGGCATGCGACATCGTCTTGTAATCTATCTCGTCAATGACTTCCCTTATCAACCCCTTCAACTCACGCTCGTTCAACTTTATTGTCCGTTTCATAATTTATGTTTTGTTTTTATATCTTATTTAAGATATAAATAGTATGGAAAACATAAATATGGCACCCCTATATTTTCCACAAAAATTTTTTCTGGATTTTTTTTTGGATAGGGGATAGTCCAAAAAAGAGGGGTGGGGGTCTTGAGAAAAGGCAATTTTTTTCTGGATTTTTTTTTGGGAAACGTCGTTCGGTAATGTGAAGACACGCTTTTGGGAAAAAACAAGAAAGGCACCTTATGGAAAAAGGCAATTTTTTTTCTGGATTTTTTTTGGAAACGTCGTTCGCGGAACCGTGTCCCTGTTTTAGGGCAAACAGAGGGAGGGGGTGTGCGGGGGGATACGTAGGCAGCCCCCACGTAGGGAGGGGGTATGGCAGGGGGTTGCATACCCCTACCCCATACCCCTATGTGCCAATGTGTCAGTCGGTGGTCTGATAGTAGTATGACAAATCGTCATCCTTGAGGTTGGTGCAGCACCAATGGTCAATCTTTCGCCACAACTCATCGTAAACGTGAGCGAGGTTGTTGTTGCGGTCAGCGTGTTGCCATATCTTGTGATTGAGAACGAGAGCCAACTCGGTAACATAAACCGTGTTGTTTTTCCACTCCTTAAAGGCACGGTTGTAGGTGTCTTTCACGGCAGACACACCGAAACGGTCGGCGATTGAGAAATCGTCCCAAAAGGTTGTTTTGGTTTCGTAGCCGCAGTTTTCAAGCATAAATTGTTTCCAAGTCATAGTGTTTAGGGTTTTAGTTAATACTTCGTTTGTTGTTCGTTACGTATGCAAAGGTACAAAATGTTTTTGGACTATGCAAATTTTTAACGTTTGATGAGGTGTTTTATTTTGTCGCTTGTTTCCTCAATGAGAGAAACGAAAAGGGTTGCACAAAAGGCGGATATGGCGATGATGCCGATAACCGACAAAAGGATGAAGAAGAAAAAAAGGATTGTTTTCATAGGTCAATGTGTTTTAGTTAATACTTTGTTTTAATTTTACATTTGCAAAGATAAGGTTATTTTTTGGATTGTGCAAATTTTTAACATTTTGGGTTTTGCGGATTTTGTATGTGGGCTGTTTCCCTTTAACACTTGCAAATATAACACTTCCATTTGGATTGGGCAAGGATTTTAACATTTAATTTTCAGCGAGGGGAAAAGTTTGCGTTAGGAGTGTTAAAAATTTTTCCATATCAATTTAATTTATTACCTTTGCAAGCGTAAACAAACGAAAACACATTTTATTAATCATTAAAGAAAGGAGACAATATGAAAGTGAACGAAAACAAAATCAAAGAGTGGAAAGAGATGACCGACAATAATCTGCATAGCGAGGTACGCTTGGAGATTGCGGTTTACTTTGGGTTTCACGACTACAAGATGATGTTCAAGCGGTTTGTTGAGAAAGACGGACTGACTTGGAGCGAGTATGTGGAGCGGAACCGACTTTCGGAGGCAATGTTTGCACGTATAAAGGGGTTGTATGGCGATGAGGTCGCAAAGGAGATATACAATGTATGTTAAACATAAAAAGAAAGGAGAAAAGACTATGAGAAAGATTTGGGAAATCGTAAAGGGTTTTATAGGTATCGTTTTGGCGGTTTGGCTGTTGGTTGCGGTCGATAACTACTACGTCAAGAAAACACACAACAAGAGCATATTGAAGATTGTGAAGAAAGAGGTTGTTGAGTTTGTCAAGTGTGCGGTGTAGGGGAAATAAAATGTTAAAAAATTTGGTGGATTGGGAAAAAAGACTTATCTTTGCAAACGTCAATCAAAGTTAAACTAAAACACAATAAAAGGGAATGAACAAAGCAAAAAACATTTTTCAAGCGACAACATTTGTATTGTGCATCGCAATCGTCTTGACGGCAACAATCGTTTCGGTAATAACCTATTAAAAAAAGAAAGGAGACAAAACTATGGCAAAGTATTTTTTCAACATTGAGTACACGGACGGAACGACAAAAAGGGTTGAGGGAAACGACCTATCCGATTTGATGGCAAATCAGAGGGGTTGGGTGAAAAAGGCAATGAAAGACGGAAAGATTAGCGGAGTCAGCGGTGTTATGCCCTCATAGGAGAAATTGGTTAATAAAAGGTGAATACGACCTCACGTTGGGAAACGTGGGGTTTCTTTTTTGCCTTTGCTTTACATTTGCAAATATAACACTTTTATTTGGACTGTGCAAATTTTTAACAATTGAAAATAAAGTGTTAAAAATTTTGCCATATCAAATTTTCTTCTTACTTTTGCAAGCGTAACAAACAAAGAAAGGAGAAAACTATGAAAATCGTTGAAAAGGATTTATATTCAGTTTTGCTGAAATTACGTGATACACGAAAGCAAAACAACGAACCTGCTGACACAATTCTTGAAGAAATTATTGAGGGGTTTCGCCCTACGGCACACGGTTGTGCAAGGGATGCAAGAAAGTATCTGAAAGATAATAATATTGATTATACACTTAAAAGTAACGGTTGATTGCGGTTGGAAAAATAAAGTGTTAAAATATTTCTCTATATGGAAAAACTTTCTTACTTTTGCAAGTGTAACAAACAAAAAGAAAGGAGCAACATTATGAAAATTATTCACAACGACAGCCACCACTACAGCAACAGCAACCCACCGAAGCTGCCCAAAGCCGCCAACAGGACCGTGGCGTACACAAAAGAAATCAAGTATTGCAGCGACTGCCCTATGTGCAAACTGTCTATGGTGTATTATGACGCTGAGGTGGACCAGGACGTTCAGGACCTATTCTGCACCAAATACGATAAACCAGAGATGGTACACTGGGCCCTCCACTGGGACGAGATAGCTGCTCGCAACTCCTCACACACTGGCGACGACCTTGTACCAGAGAACTGCCCGCTGATACCAAATGAGTTCAATAGTGAGCCTATTCATGAACCCAATGATGACCCCAATGGAATACATTAACGAAAAATATTAAGTATTGGGTATGGTGAAAGTGTTAAAAATTTGGTGGATTGAAAAATTAATCTTACCTTTGCATACGTAATCAATCAAAAAAGAAAGGAGAATAAAATGACAAACGAAGAAAAAGCAAAGAATGGGTTAGTCTATGAACTTCACGGGTTGTACGAATATGATGGTTTAACAAAAAAAGAGATAGTTAAACTTATAGATTCCACGTTAGACGATGGAGATTTTGAATCAAAGGAGATAACAAAGAAAGAAGTTGTTAGCAAGGACAAGATATTTGGGCATACTATGACAGAGATAGTTGAATTTCTGTCGAATATGGAGACCAAGTACGGAGTCGGTTGTTTAGAGGAGGAAAGGTATTCGTATGAAGATTACGACTTGATATACAAATACAGTACGAAAGAGACTGTAGATGATATAATCACTCGTCTTATGGAAAAGATGACTGTCGTGTGCGAAAAATACTTAAATGTTAAAAATTTTTCTATGTGAAAACTTTTTCTTACCTTTGCATACGTAATCAATCAAAAAAGAAAGGACAAACAATGACACAACAAGAGAAAGCAAGAGAAATATACAAAGACAACCTATATGACTGTGAAGTTAGAGGTGTTGTACAAGATGAACAAGAGATTTTGTTTATGCTCGAAAAGATGGCTCAATGGAAGCAACAGCAAATGATTGAGAAGGCTGTTAAGTGGCTCAAAGATAATGCAGGAACATATCATAGATTTAATGTAAATGAAAACAGATTTTACTACAACTATAATATATTGATTGACGATTTCGAAAAAGCAATGGAGGAATGCCTTGCCGACTAATCAACAAGAGTATTAACTAAAAACAATCTGGAATATGAGAACAAATAGAAAGAAAAAAATGTACAAGTTCATTGAAGGAAAAAAATACCGCATTCTGCGGTCATACTATGACGGTCGCATAATTGGGTACGTTGAATGTTAAAAATTTGCGTATGCGGAAAAAGTTGCTTATCTTTGCAAACGTAAACGTTAAAAGAAAGGAGAAAACTATGAAAAAAAACTTTCCAACCTACTACAGCGAAGGATTACGCAATGAAATGCTTGAAATATCAGACAACCGCATACTGTGGAAGATGAATATCCAATCCGATGAAGAATATGAAATCTATCTCGCTGAGGTGGAAGAATACCGTTCACAACTTGAAGAACACTATCACACGCCTTTCTATCTGTGCGGTCGTAGTGGCAGGCACGTCTGCATCGAGGACACCCCGACAAACAGAAGAAACTATCGTCATATATGCAGAAAGGTGGACACAATCCAAAAGGAACTAATTAAAAAACACTCTCACACGGAATGTTAAAAATTTTGTCAATTCAAAAAACTTTCTTACCTTTGCAAACGTTAAATCAATAAATAAAATTATTCACTTAAAAAAGGAGGTAAAAATGAAAAAGACATTTGAAGTAAAAGTTAAAGTAGTCCTTGACTGCGGTGAAAACGTAACTGACGAGAACGCCAAAAAATTTGCCGAAGAGGTGGTTGGCACTTGTATGGCTTGGGGAGAGGGGGAAGCCGAAGATGTTGTGGAAACTTGCATAGACGAACTCGGTGACGAGGAGGAGTTTGACTGCGGTTGGGAAGGATATGAAATGTAACCCACAAAGGGGGGGGGGGAAGTAAACTAATGTGTAACCTTAAAACATCAGAGCCGATGAGAACACGCGACCGACCTTAAATAGAGATTAGTAATTTATTTCTGCATAATTAATATTTCACATTCATAGGGAAGACTGCCTTGCTTGGGCGGTCTTTCTTTTTTTATTTGTTAAAAATTTGCGTAATCCAAAAAAAGGTGTTATATTTGCAAATGTTAAGAGGGGGAGAGGGCGACACGACAAGAATGATGGGTGCAAGAAAAAAAGTGTTAAAAATTTCTCCATATCAAAAAACTTTCTTACTTTTGCAAATGTAACAAACAAAAAAGAAAGGAGTAAGATATGACGGACAGAGACAAGGAATTTCTCAGAAAACTGAAAGAGCTTATGGAGGAGTACAACGCATCGGTTGGTTTCACTTGCAGTGATGGCTCGGACACCTATGGTCTCTATGACGACCACCTCGAAATTTGTATCAATGAAGGCGGTTTCAAGGATAGAGTTGTGTTTGAATCCGATGGTTGGTGGATTGAATCAGGCGACATCCGTAAGGTTATTGAATAGAGTGTTAAAAATTTTGGTATGTGGAAAAACTTTCTTACCTTTGCACACGTAAACAACAAACGGAGTATTCACTAAAACATATTGGCACTATGGAAATAAGCGACATTAAAATCAAGGGTAGCAACGTAAACGTGATTTACAGCGGAACGTACTATTTCATTAGCAACTACTATGGCATTCTCGCTATTGCCGAGAGAACTGACGAGGATAGGGAGAAAGGCACGGTAGAGATGAGAATACGCATAGGAAACGCACGTACATTGGGCGGACGTATGCAGACCCACTCAATTCTGCCCTCAATCAAGAAATACCTCACCAAGAGCGAAAACCGCTTTCTTGAAAAGAAAGTGTCCTACAACGTGGTGGAGGAGGATTTGAACAAGGTTTACCTCACGATAGAAGAACATAAGTGCAACTAAAAAAGAAAGGAGAAAACACTATGAGAGTAATGACACACAACGACAACGCAATTCGTATGATTGACGCTTTCAAGCACTACAATCAGTTTATGACCGAGATAATTGAGGACAGCGACACGTTCAAGACGATTAGAGGGGTTGAGGGAAAGATGTACTGCGGAACATTCACCGCAAAGGTGTATGTGGGTACGAAACCGATAGGCACGTACAAGTTTGATTGCAGGCATTGGGCGGACGTACTGACGCTATCCGATAGGGAGATGAAACCGAGAATAACAAAGGTGAAATAAGGGTTAATGGTTAATAATGGTTTTTGCCCTCACGCTGAAAATGCGTGGGGGTTTTTCTTTGCCCTTGCTTTACATTTGCAAATATAACACTTTTATTTGGAACACGCAAATTTTTAACACTTGAAATTAAATGTTAAAACGCTTTGTCGGTTCAAAAAACTTTCATACCTTTGCAAGCGTAAACAATCAAAGTTATTAATCATTAAAGAAAGGAGAAACTATGAAAAAAGCACTTGTTCTATTATTCAGCGTGGACGAGTTCACTCTCGACCAATTAGACGAAATGAACGACAACGAGCGTTTCAAACTTGCAGTTAAAGAAGTTGGCGAGGGCAATGCGGACATTTACACACTTGCAGATTTTCTCGCAAGTATCAACAATGGCGAAGATTGCCTATCGGAGTGGTTCTGCTATCAGTACTATGCGGAGTTGAAGGAGTACGAAAAATGGTACAAGTAAACAAAGTTATTCACATTAAAAAAGGAGGTAAATATGAAAAGACTTGCAGTTATTGACCGTGCGGCAAAAACGTTGTTCGTTGAGGACGTGAACGATGAGGACATTGAGAAATGCGGTGGGATTGAGGACTATGTTATTGAAAACTACACCTTTGAGGGGGATTTTGCAGTGTCGGAGATTGTGGATGCGGAGTATATGACAACGGACGAGAAAACGCCTATGGAGATTGTTTTTGAGGACTTGTAGGCGGTACACACACAACGGAAATTGTCCGTCTGCCCTATCAAAGGGTGGACGGATTTTTTTGTTAAAAATTTGGTCAATCCAAAAATAAGTGTTATATTTGCAAATGTGAAAGGGGGCAAGGGAGTGCTATGCCCTATTGGGAAAGTGTTAAAAACTTGCATAATTGAAATAGTTTTCGTATGGGGAAAATTAAATGTTAAAAATTTCTCTATGTCAATTTCATTTCTTACCTTTGCAAATGTAATCAAGAAACAAAAACAATTAACCTAATATTAACCTAAAAAGAAAGGAACACATTATGGAAAACACAACAATCAACACAATCAGCAACTTAAATAAAGGCATTTTCGGAGTAGAGGTCGTAACCTCAACTGAACCCGCTATGAGAAAGACCAACAACCCCTTTATCGGCCGTGTCCGCAAGGTCAGCACCTACCGCAACGCAGTGCTTGGAGTGGACTATCAGAACGCAGTCAATGGTCGCTTAGACCGCAAGGGTGAGACCGCAGACTACAAGTCGGAAGCACCGAAAGGCAAGAAGTGGTACAACGCTTTCTTCTATCAGTCGCTGAACGATGAGAACGTTTTTTACCTCAAAATCGGTATGAGAAAGAACACCACCGTTGAGAGCGAGTACTATGTGGACGGTCGCATCGCCACCGCAAGCGAGGTTGAGGAAATCAAGTCGTTTCTCACCTCCCACTCCTCAAGCGTAAAGAAACAAGTGAACGCAGGACTGAACGAGGAAGAGCAGTATCGCATAGTCGCTCCGAAGTTGGAGAACGTGGTGAGCGTAAGACTTGGCGGTCGCACAATCGCATAAGACAAAGGACACCGAGACAAAAAGAGGGAGTACAAAAACGTTCCCTCTTTTTTTGTTTTGTGTGGTATATAAATAAGACACGATTGTGTCTTAGGGGTATGGTTGTTGCCCCTTAACATTTGCAAATATAACACTTTTATTTGGTTCGTGCAAATTTTTAACACTTTCACTTGAACTTTTTTTCCACTTAAAAATAAATTGTTAAAAATTTGTGTATGTCAGTTTTATTTCTTACCTTTGCACACGTAACAAACAAAAAGAAAGGAGCAATTATGAAAAAAGTATATTATGGAAGTCTCGACAACGAAATTAAAGATGTTGTGCTGACCGACAAAAAGAAACTTGACGGAAAGGAAGGCTATGGCTTCGCTTGTTGGCAATATTGGGTTGATAGGGAAAGAATAGGTCACGACCCTTGGGGTTTTCCTATCTATGGAAATTCTATAGAGTGCTATGCAGCCATTGGCGATTATTTTGAAAGCAAGGCGGAACGTGACCGTCAAGCCGAAATGATACCGAAAATCACAGGTCTTTGCGGAGAAAGGAAATACGGTGACACGGTGTCGTATTTCACTTTCACTTGGAAATACGAGGGCAAACGTTAAAAATTTGTGTATGTCAGTTTTATTTCTTACCTTTGCACACGTAAACAACAAACAAAGTATAACAATTAAAAAAAGGAGTACACTATGAACTACAATGAAATCTTGCAAAACGAATATAATAAAGCAGTAAAAGATGTTGCCGATGCGAAATTCAACTCCACATTTCATCGTGGAATATTCGGTTTTATGAACGGCAAAGGGTGGACGGTTACGAGTTTTGGCGATAGCAGTATATATTTCTATGGTGCAAGTCGCTTGTTCCGCTTTTACGCTCATCATTTCACAACCGACAAGGCGTGGACTTTGAGCGAGAGAGTGCAAATTAATTTTGAAAATTACTCGTGGAAAGAGGTGTATTCGTACCCATATACGAGGAATTGCAGTATCACTGATGTTAAAGTTTCCGAGTTTGACAAGTTTTTCAAAAATGTAGCAGATAAAATAAGTAAAGAGCCGAAACTCAAACCTTATCGCACATACAGAGAGAGGGAACGAGAGTTTGATAAATATATAGTCAGCGAAACATATTACGGATATGGCGCACCTGAACCAATTAGAAAGGAATTTGACAACTTGGAGGATGCAAAGAAATTTGCGTATGAGTATGCGGATGAGAAATGTAAGAGGGGAAAGGAAAGAAATGATAGCACAAGCCGTTACTATTTCTCTTCACCGATTGATGCAACCAAAGAATGCCCCTCAAAAATATACGCTTGGAAATACTATGACTATAACGAATACCCATATTATGTGTATATTGAGGGTTGTTAAAAATTTGGTGGATTGAAAAAACTTTCTTACCTTTGCAAACGTAACATTCAAATAAGACACGATTGTGTCCTTATATAAACAAATTAAAAGAAACAACTATGAAACACTACATTTATTTCAAGGGTCACGAAGTTTTGCAAGGATTTTTCGGTTCTTGCATTAACAACAGAGAGTGGTATGAGGGGTTGACGGTTGTTGGGGATTTTATTTATGAACGATTGCAAAAAGGAGAGGTGGATGCACGTTTTGGCGGTGGTAACAACCCTATTGTTTTGGGAAAAGACTACACCCTCTTTGACAAGCGTATAGTTGATATGGAGTGGCGTGATATGACACCGAGTGAAAAACGCAAATACAACAAGGTGCTGAAAGATAACAACCTTTGTTTCAAAGTGCATAAAATGGTTGGAAAAACTGTCTTTGGGGATGAGTACACAAGGGAGTGTGAGGTGCTTTGTTGGGCAGACACCGACAAAATGCCCATCAGCGTGAACGGCAAAGTTATGACCTATGCGGAGTTCAAGAAACTGACCTTTGGCGAGAATATGAACGTGGTTAATTCGTGGGATAATGGGTATTCTCATTGGGGCAGTGAGACAAACAAAATGGAGAGTGTATATAGACTGCTGAACAATATTTGTGCCGAGCATACGGAGGATGCAAACGACCAAATAAACACGACTTGGAAAGGTGGAAAGGTGCATTGTGGGGAGTTGTGGACGTGGCAGTTTGACGAACACGGAGCATTGAAGTTGAGTTTGACCGAGAAAGAGTTTCATCATTCAGTTGTAAGCAATACATAGTTTTCATAGGGATAATAGGTTAATGGTTGGAAACCTCACGTTGGAGAGCGTGGGGTTTTTTTTATTTGTTAAAATTCTTGCGTAATCCAAAAATAAGCGTTATATTTGCACACGTTAAGGGGTGAGAAAGGTACATCAATTATCTGCAACAAACGGAGAAAACTGCCAATAATTTGAAATGTTAAAAATTTGTGTATGTTAATATTATTTCTTACTTTTGCAAACGTAAAACAAACAAAAGGAAAGGAGAACAGACCATGAAGAAAGTAAACAAAAGAATGTACGTGACATTCACGATAGGGAACGTTGTATTGGGTGACAGAAAGGTTGCCTTTGCTTGCAAGAATGAAGAGGAAATGAGAGAGGTATCGGCAGAGGTTTACTCCTTTGACGGAGTAAGCAATATCCGTTGGAGAAAATCGTCAGCACCGAAAGATAGGGAGATATATGAGTTTGGGGATTTGTACGACTGCAAAAAGTGGTTGAAATAAATTGTTAAAATATTTTGTCAGTCCAAAAACATTTCATACCTTTGCAAATACCAATTCAAACAAAGTATAACAATCTAAAAGAAAGGAACACCTATGAAAAAGAACACACTCAAATCATTCTGCAAGAAAACCCTCAACCTCAACAAGAAAATGCACGATGCACTTGTTGCAATGGTGAACGAGAATGGCGGTCTTATCCGCACTGAAAGCAATGTGCTTAAAGGCAATGTCAAAGACGATGTATATGGGTTTGTCTTTGACGAGGAAACCGAAATGACGGTTGAACACCCTATTGTTGCAGTTGCCACTTGGGAAAACGGCACTGTGCTTGGAGTGCTTTTTGACTTCACCGATGGCAACACCACTTGGGAGGGTGAGAGTGACGAGGATATTTTGGAAGATGACGGTTGGTATTCGGTTGATGGCGGTGCAGTATTGCAGAACGCCACACTCTATAATCTTTGCGAAACCCTTTGGCAGTACGCAAAATAAATTGTTAAAATGCTTGGTGGATTGAAAAATTAATCTTACCTTTGCAAGCGTAAACAACAAACAAGTTATTAATCATTAAAAGAAAGGAAACACTATGGAAAAGAAACACATTGTACATCTGAGTTATTCAACCTACGTTGATGTTGAGGTTATCGCACACGACAGCGTGTCCGTTGAGGATGTTATCAATATGGCACGTGAGAAAGTGGCGAACAACAACGAGAAGATAAACAAGGAAATCATTGAGAACCTTTGCGAGGATGCAAACTACATTGCGGACACCGAAAACCTTTTCAAGACCAAGAACCAAGCGTATGACGCCCTTTGCGAGAGGGTGGAACTTGCAGGCGGTTACTTGTGCATAAAAAAGGAGTGGCGTCCTACAATCAAGATTGACGAGTATGATGAGGGAAAAATGCAGAGCGTGACGGTCAAGTCGCTTTTCCTTATGCACGATGATAGCAGTCCGTTGCAGATAATTGACGAGAACGATGAGCGTTGGGATGTGGACGATTACCTCTTCAAAGAGGACATTGAGGAACTTTGGTCGCTCCTAAACGAAAACTAAATGTTAAAATGTTTGGTGGATTGAAAAAATAATCTTACCTTTGCAAACGTAAAGTTAAAACAAAGTATAACAATTAAAGAAAGGAGCAAACTATGAAGAAAAAGTATTCAGTACGCATTTATCTCCACACTTTTGTTGATATGGAGGTGGAGGCAGAGAACAAGAAAGAGGCTCAAGAAATTGCAAGTTACACTGATGAATATGATATGGAGCAGGTGATGGCAAATATGGTGCCTTGCAACGAGGGCATTGAGGACATTGAGGTTGTGGAACTCTAAAAGATAAGGAGGATTAAGATATGACACTTAAAGAGTTAAAGAAAAAGACAAGTGTACGTTGGTGCAGTTGCAGTCAATATGAGGTAACTATTACCTATCGTGGCAAGACCTACAAATGCAAATCAAACAACTCCCTTGCTTGGGACAGACTTGATGATGAGAACTATCCCGACAATTACCGAGTGGGATTTTACACCAACAAAGGAGCGTGGCAGTCCTTTTACAACGAATGCCTTTTCAAGAACTTTATCGGAAAGTACAAATATTAAATGTTAAAAATTTGGTGGGTTGAAAAAATAATCTTACCTTTGCAAGCGTAAAGTTAAAACAAAGTATAACAATTAAAGAAAGGAGAACAATATGAAAGCAATTAACGCACTGAGAGACTATCTTGTATCGAACAACTTTATCGTGCCGTTTAACGCACTCACCAAAAAGCAACTGCTGAACACCAAGTGTTAAAAATTTGGTCAATCCAAAAACATTGCATATTTTTGCACACGTAAGTTAATCAAAAGTCAAATTAAAAAAAGAAAGGAACATAAAATGGAAATTAAAGGAACACACACAACCGACTACGTGACAAAGGAAGAGGTCAGCACCCTCACTATTGACGAACTTGTGGACTATATCAACGGTTGCAAGGACGCAATCAAGGGGGCAAGGGGAGAGGCGGAACGCTATCGTGGATTGTATGACTTTACAAGCAAGTCAGCGGAAACCGCAGAAAAGAAACTCAAAGCAATCAAAGAGGTAGTAAACATTATGTAAAACTAAAAAAGAAAGGAGCAAGCACTATGAAAAAAGTAGTATTCAAGAAAGACGGAACAATCCAATACAATGACGGAAACGAGACAATGACTTTCACCACCGTTTCCGCACTTGTCAACCACCTCAACGCAAACAAGGTTATGTTGAAAGTTGAGGATTGCGAGACCGAAGAATAACCCCCTCCAAATTGGCATAATGGGTTTTGACCTCACGTTGGGAAACGTGGGGTTTTTTATTGCTCCCCTCATTACATTTGCAAATATACCACTTATATTTGGACTACGCAAATTTTTAACATTTCCGCTTGCACTTTTTTCGCCCCTTGAAAAAAAAAAATGTTAAAATGCTTGTGTATATGAAAAATTAATCTTATCTTTGCAAGCGTAAAATTAAAACAAAGTATAACAATTAAAGAAAGGAGTAACACAATGAAAGCATACAAAGGTTTTAGAAAAAAAAGTGATGGTACACTATGGTGTCGTAATTTCCAATACAAAGTCGGCAAGACATACAAGTTCGATTGGGAACCTATGATATGTGAACAGGGTTTCCACGCTTGTCATGAACCACATCAGTGTTGGTCATTCTACCCTAACGACGGGAAAAATGTGTACTACGAGGTTGAATGTGGTGGGAAGATAGTTGAAAGTAGCGGGATTGACGGCAAGTTCGTCTGCACTGAAATTAAACTAATAAGAGAGATACCTGCACCTGAAAACAAGTTTGATGATTGTTGGTGTTTCCAAGATGGATATGCAATGGTGAAATTGGATGGTAAATGGAACTGTATCAATACGGAAGGAAAATACCTATCCGAGCAGTGGTGGGATGATTGTTGGTGTTTCCAAGATGGATATGCAGTGGTGAAATTGGATGGTAAATGGAACTTTATTGACACGAAAGGAAAATACCTATCCGAGCAGTGGTGGGATTGGTGTGGTGATTTCCGCAATGGTTATGCAATAGTGGAGTTGAATGGTAAATGTAATTTCATCAGTAGTGATGGAAAATACCTATCCGAGCAGTGGTGGGATTGGTGTTGGGATTTCCGCAATGGTTATGCAATGGTGGAGTTGAATGGTAAATGGAACCTTATCAATACAGAAGGAAAATACCTATCGGAGCAGTGGTGGGATTGTTGTTTGAATTTCTGCAATGGTTATGCAGAGGTGAAATTGAATGGCAAATGGTGTAAAATAAATACAAACGGAGAAATAATAAAATAATGAAAGCATACAAAGGCTTTAATAGATATTAAGATGGTACATTCTATTTGTTAAAAATTTGGTAGATTCAAAAACTTTGCTTACCTTTGCACACGTAAACAACAAACAAAGTTATTCACATTAAAAGAAAGGAACCCCTATGGAAAAGATTAAAGAAAACGCAGTGGCGGAGTTTGAGAAAGTTATCAAAAACTCGTGGACTTATGGCAAAATGACCGAAGAAGAAAGAAATCGTCTTTGGGAGAAAATGGGCGACTTTGTCCGTCGAGGACACGTCAGCGGTTCGTTTGAGCAAAGGTGGCGTACAATGCAAGCAATGTATGGTATGTTTCTCGCAGGACTTGGAAACGTCAATAACCCTAATTGGCGTGACAAGGCAGAAACCCCAACAGAGAAAGCGACTGACATTGACACGATGGTTGAAACCTATCTTGGACTGACTTGTGCCGAGAAAGACGAATTTCTGTCACGTATAGAGTGTAACTGAAATGTTAAAAATTTGCAAGGTTCAAAAAAGTTTCATACCTTTGCACACGTAAGTTAATCAAAAGTACAACTAATAAAGAAAGGAGAACATTATGGCAAAAGGAAAAAAATGCGTGGTTATAGGAAACACCGCTTGGGGATATACCTCAACACCAAAGACGTGCAACTCCATAGCAGAGGCGGTTAGAGAGGGCAAAATGTGGTTCGCCTACCGTATCTTTGACACTTGCGGAAACCTTATTAAAAGAGGATTTGGGGAGGATTGACCTATGGTTAGATTTTTGGAGGATTTAAGTGGGTGCTACACCCATAAGGAAAAGGGTGACATTGTACTGCACCCTATCAACGATGACCCCCTACAACGTAGCGTCTGCATACCTCAATGCGTTGAAAGAACGTGGCGAGTTCGATAAGGACGATATGAACTGCAAAGAACTGCTTATATGCCTACACTCATTTTACTATGGCGGTTTTCGTACCGCAATTGAGTGTGCCTTGTACCTTGAACGCCAACCGATAGCGGTTGAAGTACCGCTTGGAGACCCCGTAGTTGAATAGACATTATTTCTCATCTTTTTTCCCCTCACACCGAAAGGCGTGGGGTTTTTTTATTTGTTAAAATTCTTGCGTAATCCAAAAATAAGTGTTATATTTGCAAGTGTAAACGAGGGGGAGACCGACCGATAGGGTGGGAGAGGGCAAATGTTAAAAATTTGCGTATATGAAAAACTTTTCTTACCTTTGCATACGTCAAACAAATTAAAAGAAAGGAGACAATATGAAAATAAAGATTTTACACGATGACGGTTTGGTTTACACCCCTAATTCAATAATGGATGCGGAGGAACTGATAAACGATTATAGGGAGATGCTTGACCCTCGTATCAATGATGAGGCAGAGCAACTGCAATGGTTCAATTCATTATCAACTGAAAGTCAGTTAATGCACATTGGAACGATGTGGGGAATTGACTATGATGTATATTATGGTTTGGGATATAAAGAAAAGGAATAGTGTTAAAAATTTGCGTATATCAAAAATTAATCTTACCTTTGCACACGTAACAAACAAAAACAATTATTAACACATTAAAAGAAAGGAAACACAATGGAAAAAATTAACTACAAAGGATTTACAATCACAATTGACAATGACGAATATCCCTCGAACCCTCGTGAATGGGATGAGGTAGGCACTATCTACTCCAATCACCGAGACTATAACCCTGACGATTGCCGTATCAATACACTTATGGAAAAATACGATGTGGACAGTCTCGCTGACCTTACGGAGAAACTGACCGAGAACAAGGTGCCGTTTCTGCCCATATATGCCTACATTCACAGCGGTATCTCACTGAGTACATCCGACGACAAATATCCGTTCAACGACCGTTGGGATAGCGGACTTTTCGGACTGATTGTCGGTGACAAGAAAAAGTTTGAGGAGATTTATGTCTTTGGCGACATCAAGGACTATCTGCGTGACCAAGTGGAGTTGCTGAACAAATATTACAACAACGACTTCTATTGGTATGGTGTTGAGGATGATGAGGGTGACACGATAGACATTTGTGGTGGGTTTGGTTCAGAGGAGGACGCACTGAACGAGGCAAAGGCAAGCGTGGATGCGTGGTACGAGGACAACGAGAATGTGCTTGACAACCCATCGATACCAACAGACGAACTGAAACGAGTTTTCTTTGAATACGTCACCTCTTCACCGCAGTGGGGCAGGGAACTGATGGACAAGGTGGATGAAAAAACACTCCGTACTTTTCTCAAAGGACAGTTGAAAGAAATGCTGACAAAGGAGGTGGTTGCAAAGGAGTTTGCCGAGTGGGGCTGACAATAAGACACGATTGTGTCTTAATCTAACTGAAAGTTAAACTTTGTTAAACGTTTTGTAAATCCAGAAAATATTTGTATCTTTGCACACGTAAAACAACAAGAATGCTATGCGGAAGAAATACACACACCCACCTATGAGCGTCATATCCTTTTCACCTACAACACGTTTGTTGGAAATGGTGAAAGGGTACGCAAACGCTGAACCGAGAGAGAATTTTAGCGAGGATGAACTGAACGCCTTTCTCCTACATAGAAAGGTATGCCGAGAGGTGCTTGACTTTCAAGCGACACACCCCGAAATGCCACTCTATGCTATTCTGTCTATTGGTATAACGACAGGTGCGTTCAAACACTCCGACTTTGTAAGAGGGTATCGCCACTTTGACAAAGAACGTGCCGAGTTTGTCCTTGAAATGGGCAAGTGGTACAACGGATATTTAGGATTGGGCAAGAAACCGTCCGACACTACATATAGAATTGTAAACAAGTTCTACAAGACTACTTCACAATCCAAAAGAGAGTTCAAGTACAGAGTGAAGAAAGCGTATGAACTTGACGGAAAGCGAGGACATTATCCTAAACTTTGCCAATCAATAGGTTGCTTATAGTTTAATGTGTTTAGTTGTTACTGAGACCCTACACCGCAAGGTGTGGGGTTTTTTATTTTGTTCCCCTTTAACACTTGCAAATATAACACTTTTATTTGGTTTGGGGAAATTTTTAACACTTCTCCATAAAGATTTTTTCCGTGCTTGAAATTAATTGTTAAAATTCTTCTCCATGTCAAAAACATTGCTTATCTTTGCAAACGTAAACAATCAAAGAAAGGAGAAACAATATGAAAAAAGCACCTAACACAATCAAGATTGACGGACACACCTACAACAAATGCTACATCAGCAAGGAACAATGGGACGAGTGCATAACCCCTTGTATTTTCTGCAACGGCAAAGTTCAAGAGGATTGCTCAAAGAAAATCAACTTCTGCCACGCAAACGAAGAACACGCTTGCTATGTGGACTTGGGGGCAATCTATGGTGAAGACGAAGACTGAACAATCCAAAAGAAAGGAGACAATTATGATTAAGAGCAACAAGGAAAAGGCAATGCAAAAACTCTTCAATGAGTATGAGAAGATAATGAAAAACTATATCCGTAAACACGGAAAAAACGTCAAGGGCGTTGGGAAAGAATTCAACTTGGTGGATGAGTTGGACTTATACGTTGAATGCTTAACCGATAGCATAAGCAGACCGACAATCCTATCCCTCAAACTCTGCAACGGTTATGTATTCTACGATACTGCGTTCGACCCTTGCCGTTTTGAGCCGACCACCGAGGGACTTTATATGATGGGGCAGATTTGCGACCAAATGGAAAAGGATGAGAACGAGGATTAATCCAAATGTTAAAATGCTTTGTTAGTTCAAAAATTAATCTTACCTTTGCAAGTGTAAACAATTAAAGAAAGGAGAAACACTATGAAAAAAGTATCTGCAAGGGGTATAAAGTTCCCCATCAGCAAAACCAATCGAAACGGTGAAACGGTACTCATTACAAAAGATGTGTGCGAGGGTAAGACAGTTTATCTTCTGAATGTCAATAACGGAGCGTTCAAATACACAAGTTCAAACTTTGAAAAGTGTTTGGGCTATAGTGGATTGCCAATCCACGATATTAAATGTTAAAAATTTGGTGGATTGAAAAATTCTTCTTACCTTTGCAAACGTAACAAACACGAAACAATAACACATTAAAAGAAAGGAGCAAACTATGATTAGAAACATTAACACCGAGAAAGAACAAGTTACAATCTATATGATGTTCTACCCTATCAGTTGGGGGAGACATTGCTTTGACTTCTGTGACGAAAAGCAGGTCATTGAGAAAGTCAAGGAGTGGGGCAAGGACAAAGTGACTTTCTGCAAGTGGGCGGATATGGACGTGGACGATGACGGAGACTGCCGAGTTGCGGAGTTAGACAGCGATTGGTTCAACGATTGGGATGATGACCCAATCTATGCGGACGGAGACGCTGACGATGAGAGAGAGGACAAAAAGAGTGCGTTGGAGACTATCGGACAGACCGAGGAATTTGTCAAGTCGCATTGGTGCTTGGCGGTCACAGAGGGTGTGAAAGACGGAATAGTCTATCCGATTGAACACGTTGTCGAGACCGATGGCATTGAGGACAAGGTGCTTGAATACAAGGACGGAACGTTCACCGCCTTTTGGTTGGATGAGGACAACGAAATCCAACACGCAGAGAGCAAAAGTCTTGACGGAGCAAAAAAGGCATTGAAAAAGGCACACGGCAAATGTTAAAAATTTGGTCAATCAAAAAAAGTTGCTTATCTTTGCAAACGTAAACAAACAAGAAAGTATAAACAAATAAAAGAAAGGAGACAATTATGGCAAAAACATTCACAGTTAGCGTTCTTTATGAAACGAGAGTAAATATCACCGTCACCGCAGAGGACAGAGACCAAGCAAGGGAACTCGCCTATGCCGAAATGGATGCAATGGACGATGCGGACGTGGCAAAGGAAATGTTTGACAACCGTGACCTTTTGGGAACGGACATTGAAGAAAACGACTAAAAAAGAAAGGAGACAATATGAGAATTACAAAGAAAATCGCTCAATTGATAGACCTCTATGACGACAACACCGAGTTTGGAGGTAAGTCACACGCAAACGAAATGCTTGACGAATTTATGGGGGACTGTGAACTCCCCTACGGAACGAGTTTGACAAGGGTAAATGACGCTCTCATAGAATGTGGACTGATGCCCTACGCAAGCGAGGAAATCAAGGCACTTATCAAGGTAAACAAAAAGTTTGACGAGTTGGGAATGCGGCCCTGCACCCTCAATAAACTACGTAACCTCAAACCAAGTAAAATGTAAAACAAATAAAAGAAAGGAGAACATTATGACAACAATACTGACAAACAAATACGGAAAAACGACCTATTCATATCCTCACACCATCGAGGGTATCGGTATCGTGGAAATGAACGGCACAAACGAGACAATGCAGACGCACATCTGCAAACCGAACTCAATTAAAACACTATACACGCTGAACGCCTATTGGTGGGATTTGGACACCATCAATGACCTCATAGGCAAAAACACAAAGGACATCAAGGAAGCCTTTAGAAACGCTTGGTAAATCCTTTCTACCTACTTTCATATTTGTGACCCTGCGTCTTTATGACGTGGGGTTTTTTATTTGTTAAAATGCTTGCACAGTCCAAAAATAAGTGTTATATTTGCAAATGTTAAAGGGAACAGAACATACCTATCCTACGCCCTCTAAAAAATAAAGTGTTAAAAATTTTTTTATGTGTAAACTATTTCTTACCTTTGCATACGTCAATTCAAACAAAGTATAACATTAAAAGAAAGGAAAACAATATGGAACAGAAAGCAAAAAGAAACGGAAAATTCATCTGCACCCGTGATGTCAAGATTTTACCCTTTGACCTCAACACCGCACATTGGGGTTTGGACAAAGTTATTGAGACCATCGGCAAGGCAAACATTGTCTCAGTTGAGAAGAACGAGAACGAGGTGCTTGACCGTATGTACGCAAACATAAAGACAGAGTACACAATCAAACTCAACTGCAAGCCCGACATCTATCGTGACTACGACAAGAACGATATTTTCGGAGTTAAGTATATGTCACGCAAAATGGTGAACCCTACAATCGTCATTACCATCTACAACCAAGAGGGCGTTGAATGCGAGGGTTCAAGCAGACTTGAAACGCAGTTTGAGGCGTGGGTGCGGTTCTACGGAGTAAAGGAAAGACGCAAATACGGAAAGCGTTGGGAATGCTACGACAACAAACACCACTTTGGATATGCCTACGGAATGGACACCCTCTTTGAAGAAAGTATAATCCCATCGGTTGAGGAGTTTGTCAATGCACACAAACCGCTTTTGGGGAAGTGAAAAATTAAATGTTAAAATGCTTGCAAGGGTGGGATTTTCTTCTTACCTTTGCAAGCGTAAACAAACAAGAAAGTATAAACAATCTAAAAGAAAGGAGACACTATGAACAATATGCAAGAATGGATTAACGACTGCATCGGACTTTGGGACGGTGGAGAATACCTTGACGAGATTGAGAAATCGTTTGGTATCAACTACGACCCATCGGACGATGAAACCCTTAACCTCATCAAAATGTGTTTTGAATGCAATCCGGAACGCCCCGAGATTGCAAACGCAATAGCAAGCGAAATGTACCGACTTGTCATTGAACGTGCGGTAGATGAACTTGGGGCAAAGGAAGAGGATTTTGACTACTTCTGCAATGGCAAGTACGACACCGACCTCACTTGCGAGGGGGAGACCGTGAACGATTGGGATGAGATTGTGGCACTCTATGAAAAGAAGAAAAAATAAATTGTTAAAAATTTGCACAATCCAAAAAAATGTTTTACCTTTGCATACGTAATCAATCAAAGAAAGGAGTATAATATGAAAAAGAACACGCACACAATCGTTGAAACCGCCTATGGCGAGGTTATGGTGAAATCCAATGGCGAATGCTACATTGGAGACAACTTTGACGACTACATAGGGGAAATCAACCCAAAACGCAACCTTGAAAGGCAGATTGAAAAACTGCTTGGCGAATAAACAATCAATCAAAGTATAAACACATTAAAGAAAGGAGACAACTATGAACGAGAAAGACATTAAAAAGGAACTCAACAAAGTGGATGCGTATTGGAAATCGGAACGCAAATACCGTGACAAGTTCGGTTTGAAAATCAAGGAACTGCTTGAAGAACACGGAGAGGTCAAGTTTGATTGGGAAGAGGGAAACGCCCCAAGTGTCGTTTCAGCACACTTTGGCGATGATGTTGCCGACTGCTACGTTACGAGAGTTGGTTTTAACGAAAACGGTTCTATCGTCTGCGACCTACACGCCTACTACATTGGCGAGGACCGCTGCAACGTCTCAATAGACGATGTATGTTGCACGGCTGCCGACTATGTGGGCATACTATCCGAAATGTTGCAGACGATGCTCTACGAAAACGAGGAATAACACTTTATTTCATAACATTTATTGCAAAGTAACCCCTACGCTGAAAGGCGTGGGGGTCTTCGTTTTTTGTTAAAAATTTGCGCAATCCAAAAATAAGTGTTATATTTGCAAATGTTAAAGGGAGACAAACACACAACACCCTCATTTCATATAGATTGAAATTAAATGTTAAAATGCTTTGTCAGTTCAAAAATTAATCTTACCTTTGCAAACGTAATCAAACAAAGATATTAACCTATTAAAGAAAGGAGACATTATGAAAAAATACATAATAAGCGGTGATAAGGGAAACATTGAAAATTTTATGGATAACGCTAATTGGATTGGTTTTTTCAATAGTCTCCATTGCGTTATGGCCTGCGAACGCATAGATGACAACAGACTTCTTCTGTCTTTCAGTTTGCCCCGTCATTATATGCTTGACATTCCTACCGAAAAGGAAAAGACGTTAGCCGAAATGATTGAAAAAGAATGCAAGTCTTTCAATGTGACACCAAAAGAGGAGAAAGAATGTTAAAAATTTGCAAGGTTCAAATATTTTGCTTACCTTTGCATACGTAAACAAACAAAGATATTAAACCTATTAAAGAAAGGAGAACATTATGGTAAAAATCACAATTATTGCAGATGACTACTATGTAGCACAGAACCTCTACGACATCGCCTCTATGGTGGAAAACAACGACATCCTTGATGAGGTCTATGACGGAAAAAAGAACAAAATTGAGATTGCAGAGTACAACTGCACGATTGAGCGTGTGGACGAGACCGACAAACCTACCTACACTTGCCCTCATTGCGGAGAGCCGCTTGAACAAGGCGACTATGAGTACGACTACGAAAGCGGTGAACTGCGAGTGGCACATTGCCCCAACTGCGGTTGCGAGGGAGAGAAAATAGATACTAACGACTAAAAAAAGAAAGGAGAACAGACTATGTACGAAAGAGAATACAAAATCAAGGACATCGAGTTCAAGAACAACGGAAAGGTTAAGGACAGAGAGGTGATAGTCACCCTTGACAACGACACCGAAATCCATATCACATCCTGCTATGAGAGTTGGCAACAGTGGGGAGGAACAAGAGACGAGTTGGGGACAACGGTGGACGTTGCAGAGTATGCAAACGATTGGTTGCACGGCATTGGGGAAATCCCTTGTGAAGTGTACGACTTCATAGACGAATAATAAGACACGATTGTGTCTTGAACAATCTAAAAAGAAAGGAGAACATTATGGATAAGAGATATATCATAAAACAAAGTATGTGGCGTTACCTACGCGACTGCCACTGCCTTACGATTGAGGGCAAGGAATGTGACGAGGAGGTCGATTGCCTTGAACTGATGGGCAACAAACTCTACTATGACGAGGGCAACGAAGAGATAAAGGTAATAAACGGTCTTGACGGTCGTGAATACTTTTGGAGCGAACTCAACGAGGACGAGCAGAACCAACTCATTGACGCTTTCGAGGACTACTACACCACGTACAAAGATTAAATGTTAAAAATTTGTGTACGTGAAAAATCTTTCTTACCTTTGCATACGTCAATTCAAACAAACAATAACCTATTAAAGAAAGGAGAAAAACTATGGAAGACATTAAAAAAGAACTTGAAGAAATCAAACGTACCCTCAACGAGGAGGCGAGAATTTGCGAGACTATGCTCAACGGCAACGAGTGTTGGACTGAGGTGGACTGCAACGTTATCATTGACCTTGCAAAGAGACTAAACAAAATCAATCTTTAACCCATAGAAAAGAAAGGAAACGCACAATGAGTACAACAATGACAAAATCAACCCCTTGGTATAACCCATTTACCTTGACTTATCCGAATTCACTCTATGGAGTTGAAATACACAACATTGTCTTCTACAAGGACGGAAAGGTCGTTGCTACAACAAAGTGGTTCACGAACAACAACGAGTTCAGACTTGTCGTACTGCCCTTTGACGTGAAACGTGCCAATAAACTTAACCTTGACCGCAAAGACGCTTTCACTATCAAACCCCAAAATGGTTGGTGCGATGGTTACGACCTCTACATACACGCTGACCTTATACCCTCTCTTAAAACGCTTGGTCGCATTGATGGACGTAAGACTTGGTATAACACCGAGACGCACGAAACCTTTGAAATTACACTGCACGGACAAAAAGACGGTGACACCGAGATAAAAGACCACACGCTCCGTTTCGACTGCAACTATGAGTTCACCGACACGGACGAATACAAGAAATGCGTCAAACTCTGCAAGGATATGAAAGAGACTTGCGGTGCTGACATAAGCGAGTACCGAATGCACGAAATACTGCAACACTACAACATCACGAAGAAGAGAAAGTAACCCATAGTTCACTCCTTTTATATGTGCCGTCTGCCCTTGATTGGGCGGGCGGTTTTTTATTTGTTAAAAATTTGGCCGTTCCAAATATAATCGTTATATTTGCAAACGTTAAAGAGCAAAAAACCACTTAACCCTTGCATACGCAAAGATTATTTTTTTTCATATAGATTAAAATAAATTGTTAAAAATTTGGTCCATTCAAAAATTTATCTTACCTTTGCAAATGTCAATTAAGATAAAACATTAACCTATAAAAGAAAGGAGACAATATGAACTACAAGAAATTCTTTGACCGCACCTGTTACCACGTTGAAACCATCGACGGCAAGAAGTACGTACACATTGACGGTTACGTGTACAACAACGGAGACGGAAATATGCTGACACAGTTTATCGGTGCCACCATATCCGTTGAGGAACTGCAAAAGACAAACGACCGTTTTGAGGACGTTGAAGACCTTTTTATGCGAACCTACGATGAAGTGTCCGACAAGGAGATTGAGACCTATTTCCGCAACATCAAGGAGTTCCCTATGGATATGGTGACAGAGGAAATCCCAAACGGTTGGTACGTGGATAAGAATTGGCACTCTGTGGCACAGTCGCTCTGCACTGACCTTGACAATGACGTGAACGATGTCGCAAGGCGTCTCAAGGCGTATGCGGAAGACAACAACCTCACGATAGAGGAAGTGGACGATATGTGTTGGGAAAACTCCTCCAATATGTTTAACGAGATAATGTAAGTTTTTTGTTAAAACGCTTGCACATATCAAAAATTAATCTTACCTTTGCAAGTGTAATCAAATAAGACACGATTGTGTCCTACATAAACAAAGTATAACAATCTAAAAGAAAGGAGAACACTATGGCAAACATCGCAAACACACTCTATCGTATCGTTGGAGACGATGCAATCCTCACAAAGGTTGAAAATTCATTAAAGGTTGGAATGTCACTGCAAGAGGTGTTGTCCTCACTCGGTTGCAAGGACTTCAAAGGTTACGCAAAGGGTGAAATCGTATGGATTGAGAATGACCCCGAGGGTCTTTGGATTGACCTACACGCTGACACTGCGTGGAACGAGAACCCCGACTTTATCAACGCTCTCAAAAAGGCGATAGACTGCATCGTGGGGTATCACTGCGAGGAGCCTGGTTGCGACTACTACGCAACAAACATTTCAGACGCAATTTGGGGCGAGTACGTTGCCGATGGCATAGACGGAACAACCGAGTACTACAAGACCTTTGAGGAAATGAAAGCGAACATTGTGGAAAGTCTCGCACTTGAACTTGCCTTTGAGGAGAATGACGGTCACGATGACGCATTCAAGACCTTTGACGGTATGAAAGATTGGTTGGAGAACTACTACACCAAACACAAGGACTACGACCCAATCACAATCCATCACTTTGACATTATTGACCCAATCATATAAATTGTTAAAAAATTTGGTCAATCCAAAAATTAATCTTACCTTTGCACACGTAACAAACAAATTAAAAGAAAGGAGACAACTATGAACAAGAGAAAATTCTTTTTCGCACCTGCCTACTATGAATGGCACTTGACCGATGAGAGAGGAAACCTCATTCATGTTATGGCAGACCCTGCCGAGGAGACGTGCCACGAGGACGGAACACCTTGTACCTTTGAAGAAGTGGAGGATATGTGTGCAAACGACCTTGAATGTGCCGACCGCACGTATGAAGAGGGCGAGGGTTACAACGGACATTATCTTGAAGACCCACTCACAGAGGAGGAAACCGAGGAAGCGGCAAATGTTATGGCAACCGCGCTCTACAACTACTACTGCGTGGAGAACGAGGAGACCGATGCAAATTCACTTGAGTTCTAAATGTTAAAAATTTGCGTATGTCAAAAAAACTTCTTACCTTTGCATACGTAACAAATTAAAAGAAAGGAGAATACTATGAAAATGAAAGGTTATTATTGGACTGATGACGACACAATGTGTGCGTTCTTCGGTGATGTGCATAAAGAAAAAAACCTCACAATCGCCCGTGAGAGTGAATATCACTCCGAAGATGACGAGGTGGTGATTATAGATGTCTTTTGGGATGACGATGACAATATGACCGAGGGTCATTCCATCAATCCCTCTACCCTCAAGTACTATGAGAAGAAATGTAAAATTGACCCCAACATCACCCGTGAGGAATATGACGAGATTGTCACACTTACAAGGGCAAAGGCAAAAGAAACCACTGTTTAACTTTAAGGTAGCACTATGACAAACATTGAACTTATTAGAACGGAACTTAATGAGACAAGAACCCTCATTGACACTCTCTGCGACAAAATCAATACAATGATGTCAATGTCAAACGACTGTCTCGACTTCAGAGACGCAAAGGACAAACTGTCCGAGGTGGAAACAGAACTCGTTGAGAAGTACAACGAATACGCAACACGTAACAACTAACATAAAAAGAAAGGAGACAAAACTATGAATAAAACAAATCTGTCAAAAGAGGAAATCAATGTATTGACCGAGAAAGCAAACGACCTTGTGAGAAAGGAAACCGAAATCATTAATGCGGCACAAAAAGGTATTATATCCCTGCTTTCCAAGTGCGAAAACAACGAAATCACCTTGCCCGTCGGCAATGATGATGACCTTTCAGTCTTTGACTGCGACTGCAACGAATACCGTTCCATAGACAAGGTGAAACTTGTGAAATACAAAAGTGCCGTTGATTGCAATGGCAATAGCGACAATACCTTTGACGTTCCTGTCCTTGTCTCAAATGATATACCGTATCAGATGTACGAGACATCGGAAACACCCATACAGATACTGTCACGTATGGTAAACGAACTTGATTAAGTAACCAACTAAAAACAATCAATCTATATGGAAACAAAGAGAGAATACAAGATAGCGTTCAACCGCTCACGCAAGACCTATACAATCCGTCAGTACGACAACGGCAAACTCGTCACAAAGTACCGCACCTACCCTCAAGGCAAGGACTACTCGGAGAATTGGACACAGAACGACATAGCGAACTATTTGCGTTATGCAAACGGAGACTATTTCATCGTAAAATAAACCATTAAAAAACATTACACACTATGGAACAGAACAACACATTAGACACGATTGTGTCTCCTGCACAGATAACGGACGTGGACACCCTCTGCCATTGCGTAGGATGTGACCTCAACACACAGGAGAAAGCACAGACAAGGATTGAGATTATCCTTAACTACCTCATGGAATGGAACGTCATCAAGGACTATGACGCTGACAGACTTGATTGGATATTCAGCGACGAGGAAACCTATTAGAAAAAAAAATTCATATTAATTGTTAAAAAATTTGGTAGATTCAAAAAAACTTCTTACCTTTGCATACGTCAATTAACAAAAAGGTTTAACTAAAACACATTATCACTATGGAACAGAAAAACGACAATTTCATGCAGAGCGTTATGAACGCAATCAACGGAAACAACACTATGGTATCGGTCAATACCGATGCGAAACCCCTCGCCTGGAACGGAGTGATGGGCTGCAAGTCCTTCAGCACTCCCGTCACCGTCTCCGAGGCCGCAGAGGAGGTTGGGGCGAACTATGAGGTCAAGAAGCACCACATGGTCGCTATCACTGACGAACTCTATGACGCCATCATCAACGGCACTCCCATCACGGAGGCAACGTTTACAAAGGGCTGCATCGTCTCATCCCACATGGCAACCATGCGTGAGGACAACGGACATATCCTTGGTTGTGTCGGCAAGGACTACGGCGTGATTCAGAACGCCAAGGCTCTCGAGTTCCTTAACATGATTACAAGCGGTGAGATTGACGGCACTGAGAAGGCAGTCATCGAGACCGCAGGCATACTCGATGGTGGCGCTCGTTTCTACATGACCGCCAAAATGCCCGAGAACATAACAATCCCAGGTGACCGTTTCGGTATCGAGGACTACATCGTCTTCACCACCTCGCATGACGGAACGAATGCGGTTCAGGCATTCTTCACCCCGATTCGTGTGGTCTGCAAGAACACCCTCAACTACGCCATGAAGAGCGCCAAGAACAAACTCGTCTTCCGCCACACCTCCCGCGTCAACGAGCGCATGGATTGGAACAACGAGGAGAACCGCAGAATGGCTGTGCAGACCCTGCAGATGCACAAACACTTCAAGGAGGCATTCGTCAACGACCTCATCGCCATGCAGAACATCAAGATAAGCGGTGACACCGACATCGCCAAATTCTGTGGCAAACTCTTCGCAGACGAGAAGGAACTCAACCTGCTTGCCAAGGCGAACTACAACGCCGACTCCGTTGAGGAACTGTCCACCCGCAAAAAGAACCTCATCCGTGCCATGCAAGACACGATTGTGTCCGGAGTGGGTCAGTCCGAACATCAGAACACGGGTCTGTGGCTGCTTAACGGTGTGACCTCATACTTCCAGAACACGAAGCCGTGGAAGACCGAGGAGGACAAGTTCGACGGCATCATGGGCGGTGACGCTTCACGCAAGGTTCAGAAAGCACGTGAACTCATCTACGAAATGGTATAGTACTTCCCCTTCATAGTTATCCCTTTCACGGAAAGACGGACTGCACAACCAAGTGCAAGTCCGTCTTTCTTTTATGTATGTGTTTGGAATGAATTGTTAAAAATTTGCATATTCCAAATAAAAGCGTTATATTTGCAAGCGTTAAAGCGGATGGAATATACCCCTGTCATTCCATCCTGTATGTTAATTAACATTTTTTATGAAATTACATTTGGTCAGTCCATACATTCTTCATACCTTTGCAAATGTAAACAAAGGACAGACAACATTATCGTATAACCACTTAAAAAAGGAGAATATCATGAAGACATTCAATTTCGTCAGCGGGTTGGACGAGGAAACCCGTGAAAGACATTCAATCAAACGTGACGACAACGGCTACTACCTCGTTCCCGACAGCGAGTCATCAATACTGATGGAATCCAAATCACCTATCATGAAAGACGCAAACAGGGTGGTCTACGCTCTCGAGAGCGTCAAGTTGGGCAAACTCTCCACCAAGATGTTCAACACCCTCTCAGAGGCAAAGGAACACCTGAAGGGCGCACTCGACGAGAACGATTGGGACATCATCCCGCTTGAAGGGGAGGGCGTGTATTAACAAATCTTTCAAATAAAGATTTGCGGGTTCCGAAAACACTTCATACCTTTGCATACGTAAACGAACGAATAAATAACAATCTAAAGATATACAGTACCATGGAAAAAACAAAGAAGGAAAAACGAACAAAGAACGTGCTTGACAATATGTTCAAGATGTCGATACTCGAGACAACGTTCACACACAAGGCCGTCAACAAGGTCAGGTGCACAATCGCATTCAAACCCTCGGATGTCCTCAACCCCATAGAGAAGGGCTACGACACCATCATGGAAAGACTCGCCAAGGGTCACCCCGAAATCAAGGTCAAGCGCAGCGTCTTCGACGGTCCGACTTTCTTCATCCACGCCGACGCCACCTGCCACCCCGACGACGTCTATAGGGAATCCACGGGTATGCACATAGCAGAGACCAAGGCACGGCTCAGACTCAACAACTTCATGTACGACGTCGTGACCGAATACGCCGAGGAAAAAAAGAAGGAACTCAAGTCAGTCCTCCTTTGGCAGGAGGAATACCTCCTCAGAGTCAAGAACAACGACGAACACCTCGCCGACCTCTACAACTACCACGTAACCCCCAAGACAAACCAATAGAGACATGGCGACAGTGACATTCAGTTGGTCAACCGTCCTCCTCACAGTGATAACGGTAATCCTCATCATAGGAACCTACCTCACGGGCGTATGGTGGACAGACAACAACAGGAAAAAGAGAATCGTCTCGAGAATAATCCTCGCAGTCATAGCCCTCACCTTCATCACGGGCATCTACGTCTCAATCAACCTTTGGCAGCAACTCCTCGCCACCAATTAGACACGATTGTGTCTCATCCAAGTTATAATAACCTTTAAAACAATAAAGATATGCAGGACAACACAAACGACAACCTCAAGGAAAAACAGAACGAAGACTCCGCCTTGGACTTCTTCAACACCGCCATGTCAACAATACCCACAAGGTACAACTCCCACGGCGGTCCAAAGTTCACAAAGAAATCCCCCAAGAGAAAAAACATCAAACACGGTAACAGAAAAAAGAAATGAACACTCCCATCTTCCTTAACCTCCACGGCAAGGACTCCAAGAGAACCTACCGAGTCAACATGTCCCTCGTCACGAAGTACTTCACATCCGAGGACTCCTCAGGCACCTGCATCTACGGCGACAACAAGACCTTCATCCTCCTCGCATCAGAATCCCCCGAGGAAATAGACAATCTCCTCCAAGAAAAACTCTCCCCCACCCGACACATCTCCCCCGACCTCCCCTAAGACACGATTGTGTCTTATCCATACCCCCGCAATCCAAAATGTTTCACGTGAAACATTTATGTTAATCTATTGTAAATTAATTTTTTAACACACAAAAAATATTATGACAACAGATGAAGTAAGGGGAATGTTCCACGACATAAAGGAATCTCTCGAGCATAAACTCTACAACGAATGCATGAAGGAGTACCGCGACTACCGCAGCGAGAACAATCTCGACCGTCTCCCCACGGTCGGCATGGACACCATCCTCTACGATGAACAGTGCCGTGAGGCGGAGACCATATACAACAAATGCAATGCAGTCTACAGGCAAAAAGCGGCTGAACTCGACAAGACCCTCGACTCGGTCTCCGACGAACTCGAACACCGCCTGTGGTTCCATATGATGGATGAAATGAATTCCTAAAAAACGTTAAAATATGTTTCACGATGTGTTAATCATTTGATAATCAATATGTTAAATGAATTGTTTCACGTGAAACATAGGTCTGTTAATTTTTGTTAAATTTTTTGGTGGGGAAAAAACAAAGGACAGTTTCTCACATCCAAATCCCCCGAATTCCGAAATTTCCGTAAAAGCCGCAGAATGCTTTAAGGTGTGTTACTTCCGATTTCGTGCACAGTGGCAACGGAATTATATATCAATCCATTTGGTTTACAAGGCTTTCGCAGAGGTTGTCTCCATAACTTTCTGTAAATCATGCGTTTCTATCCCATTGATTATCAGTGGGGTATATAACAGTCTATAATACAACATTTTATATAGGTATATTTCTCTTTTTAACATCTTTTAGGAAAAAGTGTTTGGTTGGTTTGGAAATTCTTCTTACCTTTGCAAACGTAAACAAGAAACAAAGTATAAACAATCTAAAAGAAAGGGGAAATATGAACTTAGAAAACATGACAATTGTTGGAGTTAACAAAACAGCCGTGATTCGTGACAAGACTTATTCAATCGAAGAGGTCTATGAGGCAGTCAAAGACGATATGTTTGTTCCCACGACCGAACAGGTTCAAAGTAAAAGTAAGAAAAAGGGAAAAGGCAAATACAAACGCGGCAACCGCAAACGTGTAATGCTTGACGGCGAAATGGTTAAAGCCAACAGTCAGCGTTTGCAGTTGTTTTATACAAAAGGTTTTAAATGTGTTCAGTGCGGCACTGAGGGAAAGTTCTTTATCATGATAAAGAACAGGAACAACAAAGGTCAACTTGACAATTATTACCATCTTGAGCTTGTCGGAATCACTCCTTCCGGTCAATATGTCATAATGACAAAAGACCATATCGTTCCTAAGGCAAAGGGAGGGAAAGATGTACTTGAGAATTATCAGACAATGTGTTTCCATTGCAATGTTGCAAAGGCTGACAATTCTGAAGAGTACGTAAACGGTACAATGGATGAACTCAAAGCAGCAAACAGATATTTGTTCAACGAGAATGCAAAATTGAAAAAGAAGCTAACTGAACTTACAGAAAAATTGGCAAAATACGAAACTAGAGCAGACAAGAATATGGCATAGGTCAACGTTTTCCCCCCGATGGCGGCTTATTAACTTTAATTAACAAAACACATATAAATCATGGCAAACAAAAAAATAACAAAAATGGATGTTGAAAACACCGATATTTACGAACAGAACCACGCCAACACCGAGTACGCTGATAGGCATAGGGGGTGCGGCTCCAGCAATATACCCAAGCAGACTCCAATCGAGTGGAGCAACTGGGATGAGCTCGTCGGATACTTCAGGGGTTATTTCAGCCATTTCGGTGACGACACCTCAAGTATCGACGATGCCACGTTCAAGAGTATTGTGAAAACCATCTGGCGTTTCGGTTATGTCAGCGGTGTTGTCGGGGGCATGAATACAATGAGAGAACTCACACCCACATTCAGTGAACAGCTCAGAGAATGGAAAAAGTCCGTCGAAGAGCATAACCGTAACTGTGAGGATGAGAACGACATTCCTGTCAATTTCACCGAACTCATTTCAAGAGTCTAACACATAAAACAATGATAACGAAAGTATACGAAGTCACCTGCGACTACTGCGGCACCTGCCTCAACCACTACATAGGGAAGAAGCCTACTATGGAAGAATTGAGGGAGGACGGTTTTTCCACCACTGCGACCAAAGTGTTCTGCAACGAGCGCTGCAAGGGCGACTGGAACCACGACATGTGGGAGAAACGATACCTGAACCTACCCCAGAACGGAAAAATACACAACCACGAATACGACGGTTGAAAACGAATAAAACATTTATATAGTCACCAAAAAAATAAAGAGTATGGAAATTAAATGCAATCTTAACGATTTGGTTTCACCCGAGAACAGGCCGTACATTGTAGTCCTTGACCGTTGCAGCGGTAAGAGGATGAAGTCTTACGGTGAGTGGTGCGGGTACAGTGGAAACGGCAAGGGAAGCGAGGGTGAGGTCACCCTTGTCTTCAAGACAGCGGAGAACGAGTCGCAGGTGAAGGAGGTCACCGTGTGTTGTGGGGAGGAGTACATTGAGCGTCTTGGCGGGGAGTGGATGATTAAGTCCATGATGCGTAACCGTCTTGTTCCGAGGGAGTACGAGGTGGTCGAGGTCGGGGTTGTGGAGCGTTACAGTTCGGATGAGAGGGAGAAGAGGGAGGTGATGCTGAAGATACACGAGAGTCTGTCGAGACGGTGTGGTGAGTATGTTTTCTACAGCAAGCCTGTGAGGATTGAGCTTGGTTCGATAGGCAAGGTTGTGGAGATGGAGTATTTCACCAAGGATTGGTTCGGGATTGACGACATCATAAACTACAGGACGGACCATGTGCGTATGAGCAGCCTTTCGGTTTCTGATTTGAAGAAGGTGTACGCTGCGATGTGATTTGGTTTAACATCTTTTAAGGAAAAAGATTTGTTCAGTCCTTGGGAAGTTAGTACCTTTGCAAATGTAATCAATCTAAAGAAAAATAATTTCATATGCTTACAGTAGACGAGATAAAATCCATGACGGGTATGCACGACATACCTGCGGAGATATATGTGAACAAGGGAGTGATGCTCGACCCGTTCCTTGCGGAGAACCTTACGGGGAAACCCAAGACGGTGGAGTACGACTTCGACGTGTACCTCAAGGACTACGGCGTGAATTTGCAGAGACCGTTTGTGTGGACGCTCTTGCAGCAGGAGGAGTTCATAAAGTCGTTGCTTTTGAACAAGCCGATACCGCCCGTGGTGGTTGTGGACTTGGATACCCATGAGAGTTTGAACAGGGAAGAGCCGACCAAGCGGTTGGTTATTGACGGGAAGCAGAGGCTGCTCACCATAAAGAGGTTTCTCATGTGCGACTTTTGCATCACTGTGAACGGGAGGAACTATCGGTACAGTGACCTCGACAACGAGGCGAAGGGTCTTTTCGAGAGGCAGATAACCTATCTCAACGCCACGGTGTACTATGCGACTGAGGACAGGGATTGCGCCTGGTACATGTCGGACGACATGAAGATAGCGATATTCAACTTCTACAATTTCACGGGAACGCCGCAGGAAAAGTCCCATAGGGATTTGCTTGAGGTATTGGTCAAGAAAACAAAAACAGAATAGATTGATATGACAAACGAAGAAAAAGCAAAGGAAATCGGACAGAAATGGTACAATGACGGTGCTAATGAAGTTGCATTTCGCTCAGCACTGCAAATGGCAAAATGGAAAGATGAGCAAATGATTGAAAAAGCCTGTGAGTGGCTGAAACATAATGCTGAACATTTTACCTACATTTCAGCGCACAGTGGTGATGCGAAAATTAGCGAACATAAACTAATCGAGGAATTTGAAAAAGCAATGGAGGAATAAAGCAATGACAAATATAGACAGATTAAAAGAAATTGCAGAGCCTCGCAGTGAGGAGGCCAAGAACCGAGCATATTGGAGACGGTTTTACCGTCAGACAATCCGTGAAAATGCCAAGAGTGAATTAATTGAGAAGGCCTGTGGGTGGTTAGAATCCAACTTATGCCATTACGATGAAAACTACTGTGAAATAGACTCTGGTAAATCATTAATAGAAGACTTCAAAAAAGCAATGGAGGAATGATAATGAAAACAAAAATTCAAATTTTCAAGGCCAAAAGATGGAACAAAGAATGGATAGAGGGGCAACTTATAATTGTGCAAGGAACACCCGTAATTATCCCACTCGACAATCATATTCCTGGACTCCCGTTTGATAATTGTCTCGAATGGGACGGGCATCACCTCAGACAAGATGTAGATATACCACTTTGGGTTGACCCCGAAACTGTGGAGTATGTACGTGATGAAGAGATGGAAATGGATTAATGGAAATGGATTATTAATGAACATGGAGGACTAAACAATGACAAAAGAAGACAAAGAATTATTACTGAAAGACCTCTGTGCGAGGTTGCCGTATGGGGTAAAATGCAATGTGCCATTTAATCAGAATGTCAAGCGTTTAATAGGGATAGAGTGTGATGACGTTGACGGCAATTTACTGTTGTTTGACAGAGATGGTGAAAACTTGCCTTGCGAGTGCTATTTGAGTGAGGTAAAACCGTACCTCCGTCCGATGGAGAGCATGACCGAGGACGAAATAACCGAAATATATGAGTATGCAAAACCATACATAATAGAAGCAATAGGGCATGATGCGGAATCGGATAATCCTGACCGTAAAGTGGAGATAAAGAACGAATTTCTCTCAGATGCGGTCATTATTGATGAGTTGATTAAACGTCATCTTGATTACCGTGGACTTATTCCAATGGGCTTGGCACTGCCTGCGGAGGAAGGAATGTACAACTATACAAAAGTTGATGAGAAAAAATTGAGAGAAAACATAGCGAAGAAACTTGTTGATGCTCTCATATACGACAACGACTATGTGAATAGATGGACACCTTTTGATGAATCAAAACATTATGGTGGTTGGATTGAAAAGATTGCAGAAAAAGTATCTTTACCATTGGCCAATCAAAAATACTTTACAGACGAAGCAATAGATACGTTTGCCGTAGGTGATTTTAGTGAGAAAGAAGATATGATAAAAGAACATCCAGAGTTGAGGGAACTCGATAAAGTGTTGGATGAATATTACGACTATCTCTGTGAAACATTTTCTATAAATAACTAAAATCCAAATAATTATGACACAGGAAGAAATGAATGAAATAAAGAACTTCATTGAGGAAAAGAAGTTCATAGCCCGCAGGACAGACGGATGGAGTTTCTTCTGGAGCGGCGATGCTATCAGTGTCGAGGATTTGATGAGAAAGTTGAAAAACATAATGCGAAGGAAAGCTAACAGATAATTAAATGGAAAGATACTATACTAAAATAATATCTTTCGACGCTGCAAAGGTAATCCGCGTGTTCATCGACGGCTGGCTCAACAAAAAGATGTTCGATTATCGTGGACTTATCCCGATGGGTCTTGCGCTCGAAGCAAAAGAAGGAATGTACGACTGGGTGGACTTCAAGGATGCAGGCTGGAAGTATTATCCGAAGGATAGGTTTTCGTCCTATGAGGAATACGCACAATACCTTAAGCGCGAAGGTCTGGCGGTGGACGCACCTAAAGGAAAGTATAACAATTAAAAACCCAATAAACTTTATGAAACTTATAAGTTATATGTACAGTTACAGCGGTGACAGCGGTCTTTGTTTGTCTAACCGTGAGGAATGGAACACCATCGATAGTTATCTTTATTTCGATGCTGAAAAATGGGCTATGAAGAAAATTTATGATATAGTTAAGATGATATATCGTAAATATTGTAGTTTTGGTACTACTTGGACTTTGGGAGATGTTATGGACCATATAAATGATACAATAGTTCCTTTTATCAATGAAACCGATGGAGTATACAGGGATAAGGAGTATTGCGGGAAATCCATTAAGGAAGAAAAACAAATTAATCCAAAAGAACACGAAATTATTCCCTGGGAACTTAATGGTAAAACATTTAATTACGACTATCTCAATTGACTTCTACAACAAGTACCACTTTGACTACCGAGGACTTATCAAAAAAGGTCTTGTCCTGGAAGCGCCCGAAGGAATGTATAACAAATAAAATATAATAATCATGACAAACGAAGAAAAACAACTACTTCTAAAAGACCTCTGTGCGAGGTTGCCGTATGGGGTGATAACCAAGAATTGCACAAAAAACTCTGATGTTCCCGCCCATCTGCTTCCACATGTTAACGGAATTAAACTACTTATTGCTGAATATGACCTTAAACCATATCTCCGTCCGATGGAGAGCATGACGGATGAGGAACGGGAAGAATGGTTCAAGCAAAGTCATGTTGAGTACGATTGTGAATTTCACACAGAACCGACACTGTCTCTCAGCAATTGTCACTTGTCAACTGATTGGCTCATTGCTAATCATTTCGACTACCGAGGACTTATACCAATGGGTCTTGCACTCCCCGCACCTGAAGGAATGTACAACAAAATGGAGGAATAGAGATATGTGTCTAACAGTTTTACCAGGCTGCAAGCCTGAAATCGCAAAGGAAGATATATTGTGCTACAAAGCTGTAGTTGACCACGTAAAATATTGGAGTCCCGCTATACATCCATTCAAAGCAGGGTATTCATATCCATACAACAAGGTGCTGACAGCAGAGTCTCATGTCATAGGCAAAATACATCCAATACAGCATTTGGAGATGAAGGGTGGGGGGTGTTTGAATTTCTATATAGAAGAAGGTTTCCATGCAAACCGTAATAAAACATACCTCCGTACGAATCCATGCATTATACCCAAAGGAACAGAATACTGTCTTGGCGAGGATGATGAAATTGTCGCAGTGAATATGATTGTATTCAGGTCTATGCTGGACTATTATTGGTACAGAATAAAGAAATTGTGGCAGGAATAAATACAAACGGTAAAATAACAAAAATATGAAAGCATACAAGGGATTCAACAAACACGAAGACGGTACATTGTGGTGCCGTGACTTCCAATACGAAGTTGGAAAAACCTATACATTTGATGGTAAACCTGTACCATGTAAACAAGGTTTCCACGCTTGTCATGAGCCGTGGCAGTGTTGGCAGTTCTATCCGAATAACGGGGAGAATGTGTACTACGAAGTTGAATGTGGTGGGAAGATAATCAAAAGTAATAATGGTGACGGTAAGTTCGTATGCACGGAAATAACCTTGGTAAAGGAAATCCCCGCGCCTGAGAGTAAATTTGATGATTGTTGGAATTTCCAAGAAGGATATGCAATTGTGGAGTTGAATGGTGAATATAACTTCATCGATACGGAAGGAAAATACCTATCCGAGCAGTGGTTCGATTATTGTTATAGTTTCCAAGAAGGATATGCAAGGGTGAACTTGAATTGTAAATGGAACCTTATCAATACTGAAGGAAAGATATTGTCCGAGCAGTGGTTTGACTATTGTAGGTATTTCCAAGATGATTATGCAAGGGTGTGGTTGAACGGTGTACACTATAAAATGGATAAAAGCGGTAAATTAATTCAATTATGACAAACGAAGAAAAAGAACTACTCCTGAAAGACCTCTGCGGTAGATTGCCGTATGGAGTAAAGATTCAAGTATGGTCATATTGGAATGGCGATTACTTTGATATGAAACTACTCGGTATTGACTTGGACGAGGGTGATGTTCTGATTGCTTTGCCGGGTGATAGGTGTGAGATTGAGAAAGTTAAGCCTTATCTCCGTCCGATGGAGAGTATGACCGAGGAAGAGAAGATAGAACTTCTCAAATATATGTTTGGGGAGGAAGGATTAAATAATTTTCATATCACAAATGATGGTATCGTTCCTAATGGCTATGACGAGGGCTGTGTAGAGGTGGGGATTGGTGAATTTAACTTACATTGGATTAATTTTAGTAACAGTAATGTTGCCAGATACGAAGATTGGCTCGACAAGAATATGTTTGACTACCGTGGACTTATTCCAATGGGCTTGGCACTGCCTGCGGAGGAAGGAATGTACAACGGTTAAAAGTGAGTATTATGTGTTTGATAGTAAAAGAAGGTTGCAATATTGAGGTTGCCAATGAGGATATCACCTGTTGGAAGGTGGTGGCCCCGCTTGTGGGGGGTGTTAGGTGGGAGGCGATTTATCAGTTCACACAGCATAAGTTTGATGGGGTTCTGAAAGCTTGTGCCCATCTTCGGGTAAACCCGTATCGTGAGATACACAAGGGGTTCCATGTGTTTATTGACAAGGCGCATGCTGGGTATGCGAGTCATCTAAGCGGCATTGTGGTTGAATGCACGATACCGAAGGGTGCGGAGTACTGTCTCGGAAAGTACAACGAGATAGTTGCAAACAAAATGATAGTTCACAAACCAAACAAAATGGAGGAATAGAGATATGTGTCTAAGAGTTTTACCAGGGTGTAAGCCTCAAATCGCAAAACGTGGCATCACATGCTGGAAGTATGTGGTGGAAGAGGGTTTGTCCAGATGGAGCGGTCCGTATTATGGCGGGAAGTTCGAGTACGGCAAGAGGGTGGTGGCAGAGGCTGCGTGGGAAATGAAAACGGTTGGAAGGCTATGTGTAGAGCCTTACCGTACAACCCGTGGAAAGAAGATAAAGTGTGTTGAGGAGGGTTTTCATTCGTTCAGGAATCCTGTCGCTGCATGGTCGTTTAATGTCGGTGGGGACTACTTGTTGTACAAAAAGCTCAAGTGGTGTGTCATACCGAAGGGTGCGGAGTACTGCAAAGGGAGGGAATGTCAGATGGTCTCCACGGACATAGTCGTATTCCGCAGTTTCGGGGATTATCTCAGTTATATTTTTAAGAGAAACAAAAACAGATAGAGTTATGTGTTTAATACTTAGATGGAATCGTAAACCTGAAATCGCACAGGAAGACATGACATGTTGGAAAGTCATAAAGCCTTTTGATAACTATAAATGGGAAGCACCTTATAGATGTACCGTTCATAATTACGATGAAGTATTAACTGCCTGCGATAGGTTGAGTGTGAAACCCTGGTTTAATGGTATTCCCTATTTTGATTACATTGAAGAAGGCTTCTATGCATGTACCAATGAAGATATTGCACTATACCAATTAAATAATTTAGTGTGCTTTAACTCATCACATTCCTTGGCTAAGTGTACTATACCGAAGGGTGCTGAGTACTGCCTTGGATGGTACAGCGAGATAGTGGCAAATAAAATGATTGTTCATAAACCAAAAGAAATATAGATTATGATAAACAAGTTAAGTGGAAGGCATTCTTCCGATGACATTGAAAACTACAAGAAATACATAGTCCAATGTCCTTGCTGCGGCACCATGTTGGGTTTCGGCAAGGATGACGTGTACGTGGCGGAGGACGGTTATCTTATACACCATGAGTACATAGACTGTCCCGAATGCAATGAGAAGGTAATGCTGAGTGATGACGAGAGGTTCGGGTACTGATTAACATCTTTTAACAAAAAAGATTTGTGTGGATTGGAAAAACTTTCTTATCTTTGCAAACGTAAACAACAAAAAAATCTTATATGGAAAACATAGCAGAAAAATACAAAATCTCACAAGAAAAAGGTAAGACCGAACCTCGTGTTGAAATTTTCACGAGAACGGATGTCAACGATGGTGACTATCTGAACGAACGCATTGAAATGAAGTATAGTGATTTCAAAAATGACATACTGTTTCAATACATCTTATCATATGTGAATGAAAACGATGAGGTTGATGAGGATGATACTTTCTGCCACCCAGAAAACTTCTGTGATTACTTGGGTGATATGGGACTCCTATCCAGTGACGTCAATGGTTACGGACATTCTGTGTATATCGACGGGATGTGCTACTATGACGAGGACAACAAGAAACACCTTATGACAATACCTTCGTTCAAGGACCTCAACGTAGATTTGGATGGGTTGAAAAAAATGCTCCACGAGTGGTTGGAGGAAGAGGGGTATGAATAAACACAAACCATCCTGACACCTTCAAAGGAATGTATACCACTAAAAGAAAGGAGAAAGCATTATGAGCAAGACTGCGGAAAAGAAAGCGTTGGAGGCATATCCAATCAGTGTGTCCAAGACTTCGGTTGAAGCGGGCTTTGATTGGAACGAGGAGTACCGTGACGTGTTCATGGAGGGTTATGAACAAGCAATGGAGGACTTCATGGAGAAAGCCTGTGAGTGGCTGAATGAATATGAAAACGGCACAACTATAATTGATATAGATTCATTCATAAAAGGCTTCAAAAAATATATGGAGGAATAGGATATGAAACTGTACTACGAAACCAAAATCGACGGCATTGACGAGATGTGCACCTGCGTCTGCCCGTGCGAGAAAGCCGAGGAGGAAAGACTCGATGCCTACCGTGCTGCATGTGACAAATGGGTGATTTGCAAGAGTTATTCGTCACACAAGAAAGACGATAGAAAGGTGCTTTGCAGTGACGGGAGTCTCTGTATGATGTACTCTTGTGGACTTTACGATGACGTTCTTATATTCAAGACGCAGGGCGATGGTTTTGAATATCTGCGGAACATGGACACCAAGGCAATCAACGCAAAAGACCCCGACAACGAGGAGGGTGTTTCCTATTGGGATGTCATCCCTCTCTACGACTACCAACCGACGATGGCCGGCAGCGCGAACTGCCAGGAGTGCAGGTACTGCTACGGGCGAAGCAAGGAATACTGCGACTTCGCGATGATAGGGGCGAACGGCAAGTTCATTCCCTCGAAAGAGCAATACGTCAAATGCTCGGCGATGTTCCGCAACCCCGACTTTTCGTGGAAAATCCGACTCCGCAGGAAACTGTACCACTTGGGGCTTAAAATGGATAAACTTTTCAAAAGAAAATAGGATTGGCTATGTGCATGACTGTATTGAAAGGCTGCAAGCCTAAGTTTGCAAAAGAGGATATTGTTTGCTACAAAATAGTCGGCTATTTCGATGAAAATGAATGGCAGGCAATATTCCGCGGCACGTTACATAAATACGATATGGTGTTGAAGACATACAAGCCGTTATTGGAGAAAAAATCGGCACCAGATACGCTTACTAACAGATGTATTGTCGGATGGACATTTATTGACGAGGGGTTTCACGCATACTCTACGTTAAAGAAGGCGAATTTTGAACTTAAACGACGTGGCGTTCCAAGTGAACTCATAGTGAAATGCACCATCCCGAAAGGTGCAATGTATTGCTATGGGGAATTGGACCATATTGTTGCAAACCAAATGATTGTACATAAACCAAAATGCGTCAAATGAAAAGGAAAGAAAGCATAAAGACATTCAAGGACGTAAAGAAGGGAGACACCTTGTACCTTGTGTACCTTGACCCGAACGGTGACCGACAGATAGGTGAGGCTGCCGTTACGGGTTTCACTGATTGGACATACAGGTATGGGGACAGGTACGAGGATTACGGTGAGAGAGATGTAAGAAACGTTAATTTCAAGTTTCAGGGAGTCAAGTTCTCGAGAGACCTGACATATATTCTCAATGATACGCATACACTTAGCGGGGCTGAATTTGGAGAGGAGTATGAGAATGTAATGGGTGACGCCTTCGTGGAGGTGTTCACGACCCGTGGTCTTGCCAAGGAATACCTTGTCTCCCTGCTGGGGTCTTTCATTGAAAGCAAACAGGAACAGATTGCCGAACTTGAGTCGGAGATAGAGAAATTCAGGAATAACTTGGATTCAATTAACAACATTTAACAAAAAACATTTTGTCAATCCGCATAAACTTCATACCTTTGCAAACGTAAACAAGTTAAATGAAAGGAGACAATATGAGTGACTACACGATGGTGAGCCTCGCCACCGACATATACGGGGCAATCGACGAGTCCATGCCCGAACAGCATGTGGCGATGAACATCAATGTCATCCCCGACCTATGCAACCTTATGTCCGACCCGAAGACCGCCCGTGGCGGTGCATATCTCGGAGTCAAGAGCGAGATAAGCCTTATGATGGTTGACGACAAGCCGCACCTGGACACCGACATTGACATAAGGTTCTATGAAACCGTCGTTACAAAGGGTGGTATCCCGTTCCTTGAAAGGCACGTCGCTGTGGTGAAAAACGACCCACACTGTGATACAACGTATCTTGATGAGGTGCTTCGCTTGTGCGGGTTGGCTGACTTCATTGCCGATTGAACCGAATTGGAAACATTAAAAATACAAACTCTAACGTTAAAAAAAAAAACAAATCACTATGGGAAAGAACTATAAAATAAATGACGACCTGACGCTTGAAATGGACGGTAAGGTTTACAGGCTGACGAAAAATAACAGTGAGAATTGCAGTCACTGTCCGTTGCATAATATAGAGGACTGTGTTGAATTGTGTGGTGATACGTATTTTGAAGCTGCCGAAAGACCAGCGTTTGAACACAGGGAATCCATATTCGTCGAAGTAGCCGAAAACAAAGAAACAACCATGGAAGAAAAAGAACACAAAAACGAACCCGACTACAAGGCTCTCTATGAGGAGGAGCACAAGAAGTATGAAGATGCTGTGGAAAGAGCGAAAGGTATCACAAGTAATATGACCACGCTGCAGTCTATAAGAGAGCATATCTTTCCAGAACTCGTGGAGAGCGAGGAAGAGAAACTAAGCAAAAAACTCCATGAGTGTGTCTGTAGGGCAATCAATAATGACAAGTTACCTTATGAGGAAAGAAAATACATTTCCGAGCAGGTAATACCATACCTTGAAAAACTCGAAAAACAGAAAGAGCAGAAAGCAACTTGGAGTGAAGAAGATGAAATAAGATTTACAAATACTATTGTTATGCTTAAAGAGGGTGCAAGTCTTCACTTTAATAAAGAGAATATTACGAATGCTGTCAATTGGCTCAAATCCCTCAAAGACCGAGTGGTTCCACAGAATACTTGGAAACCCACGGAGGAGCAGATGAAAGCACTTAAATATTTGGTAGATAATACTACAGACAAGGACATTGAATCACTTTACTACGACCTCAAGAAACTTTAAGCGATATGGAGAAAGACAATTCATTATTCAAGTATAACGGCAAGACTTATAAGTTGGTAAAGAAACCTGATTCATTTGGATGCACGGAAATATGCCCTCTTGCCCTTGCCAATGAAGGTAATTGTGAGGAACTTTGTTCAGAGGCACTTTTGGACATTGAAGCTCCCGAGTTCAGTTATACTAATTGCATGTTCGTCGAAGTAACCGAAAACAAAGAAACAACCATGGAAGAAAAAGAACACAAAAACGAATCCGACTACAAGACACTCTATGAGCAGGAATGTAAAAAATACGGAGATGCAGTTGAACGTATGAAGTCTTGGATGAACGGGGAACATCCCGAATGTTTCTCGGAAGCGCAGAAAGCGGCTGAATTTGTCTTTCCAGAACTCGGAGAGAGTGAGGATGAGAGGATAGGGAAAGATATAATTGCATACATGCGATATGAACGAAAATCGACAGAGGAAGAAATTGAAAATAGATTTATCCCTTGGCTCGAAAAGCAAGGTGAACATAATAAGCCAAATCCATATAGTGGAACAAGTTTTGAATACAACGGTCACGTTTGGGGAATGTGTGCAAGAGATAATGGAGTTGATGTTTTAATCGACAAGCACCTTATTGCACATATTAATCATGATGGGGCTATCGTTAAAGATAGAGTAGTTCCACCAGTTAGTCAATGGTTACCAAGATAATGAACTGTGTACGGACACCTCAAAAACTTTAAGCAATATGAAAGAAATTGAAAAAATTGGACAAGACATTTTTAAGTACAACGGTGAGGTTTACCGTTTGATGAAAAAAGAATATGAATGTATATGCTATGATATATGTCCCCTGTATGGTGAGAATAATGGAGATTGCGGAACTATTTGCCTCGAAGCATATGAACAGCTCGATAATCCAGGGTTTACGTTTGGAGATACAACCTTCGTTAAGGTAACCGAAACGAAAAACGAAACAAATATGAAAGAAAACGGAACCGATTACAAGTCTCTTTATGAGGAAACTATATCGAAATTGAAGATTGCAAAGAAGAATATTGGATGCTATACATTCTCCAGTGTAATAGATAAAGTGATTCCCGAAGTTGCAGAGAGCGAGGATGAGAGTTTAAAGAGAGAACTTATACAATATCTAAAAGACTGCTCCATTTTACCATGTGGTCATTATTCCCGTGCTGATTTCTTTGCTTGGATTGAAAAGCAAGGTGAGCAGAAAGACGAAAAAACCAACCCCTACAAATCAGCAATTGATTCCATTCATGAAATGTGTAATTCTTATGAATATAATGGTACATTTAAAGATGATAGGGCCATTGATTTTCTTAATAATATAAGGGTTAAATGCCTTGATGCGGAGTTGTATGACGATATGGGTAGAGAACAGAAACCTATTGAGCAGAAACCAACTGATAGAGTTGAACCGGAGTTTAAAGTAAAAAAGGGTGGATGGTATGTTTGTACCAATACTTTTGTATCAAAAGGTAAAATTATTGCAATTAAAGGACAAACATATCAATCAAAACAAGAAGACAATACTATAACTTGTGAAGATAATTGCCTTTTTATTGATAGACACGATGGTAAAGCGGCAGACTATTTTAGACCTTGGACCATCCAAGACGCAAAGTCAGGGGATGTGCTTGCAACAGAAGGATTTATATTTATCTTTAAAGAAATCCGAGAAGATAAAGGTGTTGGCTATTTCTGTGCAAACGAAAAAGAGCTGCATGAAGGTGACGATAGCACATTCCATATTGCTAACCCAAACTCTCTTATGGGCAGTATTAATAACGATTTTACTCATTATACTCCTGCCACCAAAGAACAGCGTGAACTCTTATTCCAAAAGATGAAGGAAGAAGGATATGAGTGGAATGTCGAGACACTGGAATTAAAAAAGATTGAGCAGAACCCAACCGATAAAGCTGAACGGAAGTTTAAGGTTGGGGATTGGATAATTAGTTCGGAAGGAACGCTTCGCCACATCGTAGCTGTTGGCAAAAGATGTTATGAAACGGATAAAGGGTGGCTTACTCACGATGACTACGAAAGGAGGTTTCATCTTTGGACCATTCAAGACGCAAAGGATGGTGATGTACTTTCAACTCGTTTAAGCCCAGAAGGAGACTGGATTGGTATCTATAAAGACTCCTGCGAATTTGGCTTCAATACGCACTGTTTTGTTAATGGTATTATGGAATTTGTTTCAAATTCCTATTGGTGCACAAACCACGGAACACAAGGTATTCATCCAGCCACCAAAGAGCAGTGTGACCTTTTATTCTCCAAAATGAAAGAAGCAGGTTACGAGTGGGATGCGGAGAAGAAAGAGTTGAGGAAGATTGAGCAGAAGCTTGTTGAATATAATAGAGAAGATGAGCAGAACTTAAATGCTTGTCTTGGCTATATACCAGATGAATTTCTTAGAAGATGGCTAAAAGATATTATTCATATTAAATATGACAAACCTGTTTGGTGTGAAGAGGATGAGAAAACTATAGATGAAGCAGTAGAAAAATTAGAAAAATACGCAGAATATGTGCAAGGTGGTAACTCAAAACGATATATTTTAGATTTGGCATCAAGAGTTGAATCCCTCAAAGACCGAATGCTTCCGCAAACAAAACAAGAGGTCTGTGAGGATACATCAACCAGCGAATACATCGACCTCGGACTGCCAAGCGGTACACTTTGGAAAATTTCAAATGAAAAAGGGTATTACACCTATGATGAGGTGGTTGAGAAGTTCAGCAACCAACTCCCAACAAAAGAGCAATGGGAGGAACTAAGAAATGAATGTAAGTGGGAATGGAAAGACAATGAATACAAAGTGATTGGACCCAACGGTAACAATATATTCCTTCCTGCTGCGGGCTACCGCTTCGGTACGGGGGTGTACGACTTGGGCACGGAAGGCAATTATTGGTCGGGTACGTGCATCTGTGAGGGCAGCGCATATAGCATGTGCTTCCGCGACGGCAATATCGGCATGTACTACTACTATCGCGGCAGCGGCTTATCTGTCCGTCTCGTTAAATAATGAATGAAGAAAAATAACAAAAAGATGAAAGCATACAAGGGATTCAAAAAACATGAGGACGGTACATTGTGGTGCCGTGACTTCCAATACGAAGTTGGAAAAACCTATACATTTGACGGTGAACCTTTAATGTGCGAACAAGGTTTCCACGCTTGTCATGAACCACATCAGTGTTGGGTGTTTTATCCAAACAACGGGGAGAACGTGTACTACGAGGTTGAGTGCGGTGGGAAAATAGTTGAAAGTAATGATGGCGACGGCAAGTTCGTATGCACTGAGATAACATTGGTAAAAGAAATACCTGAACCTGAAAATAAGGTTGATGATTGTTGGTATTTCCGAGACGGCTATGCAATGGTGGAGTTGAAGAGTAAATATAATTTCATCAACACTGACGGTAAATTGATTTCCGAGCAGTGGTGGGAAGATTGCTATGGTTTCTATAATGGATATGCAAGAGTGGAGTTGAAGAGTAAATATAATTTCATCAACACTGACGGTAAATTGATTTCCGAGCAGTGGTGGGAAGATTGTTATGATTTCAGTAATGGCTATGCGAGTGTGAAGTTGAATGGCAAATGGAATTATATTGACACGAAAGGAAAATACCTATCCGAGCAGTGGTGGGATGAATGTTGGTGTTTCCATGATGGTTGTGCAGTAGTGAAGTTGAATGGTAAACGGAATTATATTGACACGAAAGGAAAATACCTATCGGAGCAGTGGTGGGATTGGTGTGGTGATTTCCGCAATGGTTATGCAGTGGTGAAATTGGATGGTAAATGGAACTGTATCAATACAGAAGGAAGCCTGATATCGGAGCAGTGGTTTGATGATTGTTGGAATTTCAGTAATGGCTATGCGAGTGTGAAGTTGAATGGCAAATGGAATTATATTGACACGAAAGGAAAATACCTATCGGAGCAGTGGTTTGATGATTGCTATGGTTTCCATGATGGTTGTGCAGTAGTGAAGTTGAATGGTAAACGGAATTATATTGACACGAAAGGAAAATACCTATCGGAGCAGTGGTTTGATGATTGCTATGGTTTCTATAATGGATATGCAAGAGTGGAGCTGAACGGTAAATGGTATAAAATAGATAAAAACGGTAAAATAGTTCAAATATGACAAAAGAAGAAGCAATAAAAAGAATTCGAGATTGGAATCTCGATAAGGATAAGATGGAAGTCTTATCAGTAGTCATCCCTGAACTCGCCGAAAGTGAGGATGAGAGGATAAGAAAGGGCATCATCCAGTATCTTGAGCAATCTCAATTTGGGGAAGAGCATTATCATATAGATGATGATATTGTTAGAGGTTATATTGTTTGGCTTGAAAAGCAAGGCAAACAGAAACCCATTGATGAAGTTAAATCAAAACTCAAAGTTGGTGATTGGATTACATTTTGTGGAAGTGAACCATTTAAAATACTTGAAGTTGAACCAGAACAAAACGGTATTTTGAATTATCTTTTATTAGAACCAAGTGGTTGTAGTACTTATTATGATAAAAAATATGTTGATGAAAACGCAAGGTTGTGGACTATCCAAGACGCAAAGGATGGCGATGTACTTGTAGATAATTATGGTAACATGTTACTGTATGAAGAGATTTCATCCCCCACATTCTATCATTCATATTGTTTCGGCAATGAAAATGTCTTCATCGAAAATGGGGGAGCACATATGATAGAATGTACACATCCAGCAACTAAAGAACAGCGTGACTTCTTATTCTCCAAGATGAAGGAAGAAGGTTACGAGTGGGATGCAGAGAAGAAAGAGTTGAGGAAGATTGAACAGAAACCTGTTTGGAACGAAGAGGATGAAGAAATGTTTGATGCTATTATTGCGGATATACAATTTACACAGAAAGCACATAATCATGAAGTTAATCAGGTTGTTTATGAAAGAGAGATTGACTGGTTCAAATCCCTCAAAGACCGAATGGTTCCACAGAATACTTGGAAACCCACGGAGGAGCAGATGAAAGCATTGAGCGATGCAGCGTTTGAGTTCGAGTATGCACAGCGTTTTAAGGATGCGGATAAAATCCAATCTCTCTACAACGACCTCAAAAAACTTTAAGCGATATGGAACAGATACTATTTCTTTTGACCGAGGTTGACAAGGATAACAATGAGATAGTCCACGAGATTGGTGGAATAAACCAAACATTGTTCGTAAAATTCCAAGACGCTCTCAGGTCTCTCTACGACAGAGTTTCCAAAAATTCCAAGATGGATATTTTCAAATGTGATGATGACTTTGCGTTTATAACTGTCGAGAAGGAAAACGAAAAAACACAATATTACAGACTGTGCGGTAGAAAACCGATACATTATGAATAAACAAAAACTTTGAATTATGATAGCAACAACGTTCAAAGCAAAAAGTTAAAGGGTTAAAAACGCATAAAATATGAAAACAGTAAGATTTAACGGTGATTTTACATTGGTGGTGGACAACAATGGAATTATGAACAACATTCCATTGGCTGCACTGGAATGCACAGAAATTGAAAACTATGCCGAATACGAGTCATTGGATATTTTCGGCAAAGGAATTATAAACACAGATATATTTCGCAAACAAAGGGATGCTGTCATACACAGCGGTACATTTTCAAAGAAAGATTTTTTGTTTGAAGCGATGCTGCTTGACGGAAACGAAATTGTTTTGAAAATGCACAGCACAATGCAGATAGGGGTTTTGGAAAATGCGTGGGCAGGAAACGACAGAATTGGTCTGCAGTCAGAATTTTGGGAGTACGGCAACGGACAAGTAGCAATGGAATTAGCAAAACTCCATCAGAAAAACAGAGAAACATATGAACGTACTGTTCCTGACTACAGTGAATGGTAAGTCTAAAATCATAAACGATATGACACAGATAGCGACAAGCATTGAACAAAGCAAGAGATTGTTGGAACTCAGATTGAGTCCTGACACAGCAGATATGATAAATATGTGTTACAGTTATAGTTTTAATGGTAAAGAATACACTGACTGTAAATACAAATTAAGACTTTTGGAAGAAGGTGAAGAACCTTTTATGCCAGAATTAAATATTCCATCTTGGTCACTCACGGCACTGTTGAAGTTGATGCCATACAATCAATTAGAAGGATACAATAACAAATGGAGTTTGTGGGTGTGGGATGATACAGGTTATGCTCTTCATGTAGAACAGGGCTATGAAAGTCCAATAGATGCCGCCTACCATATGGCGGTGTGGCTACTTGAAAACGGACACATTAAAACAGAAAAGATATGATTACCGAGGACTACTGCTCTTTTGAAACAGCGAAACTCCTGAAAGAAAAGGGGTTTGATGTAAAATGTGAATATTGTTATGCGGAGTTTAGTAAGGATGATATTGAAGTTATTGGCTTGTCACCTGCTAAATGCGCACAATCTCTTAAAGAAGATAGATACCCATATGTAACTCTCCAAATGGCAATGAAGTGGTTGAGGGAGGTGCATAATATAGATGTGGTTATCAGACCTTATATAACAACAGAAGGTTTATATTACTGTTATGAGATTAAGAAGTTGCATAGTGAAATGGTTGAAGGCATTAAAAACCACGCAGGATATGAATTCCACGAGCAAGCCTGTGAAGCGGCAATTAAATACTGTTTGGAAAACTTAATATAATTAATCATGACCAAAAGTGAAATAGAAGTAAGAGAGTCGTTGCACATTGTCGACAACTGCATTTCCAAAAAAAACTATATCAAGGATAACCTTATGATGTATGGAAAGAACACAACGCTTCAAGAAATCATCGATGAACTCGACAGACAGATTGACAAATATAACGGAATTGTTGATGGCGTTTTTGAAAAGTTAACCCCAACACGACAGTTGTAAGTAAACAAAAAGATAATAAAAACAAAAGATATGATTACAGAAGATTACGTATCGTTTGAAACAGCAAAACTCCTTAAAGAAAAGGGTTTCAATGAAGATAGTTGGTTTCACTTTGATTCCGATGGTGATATCGTAACAAGGGGATACAGACTCAATAGACCCGATGAGATACCAGCTTGGACACTTCAAATTGCAATGAAGTGGTTGAGAGAGGTGCATAGAATAGAAATTAATATTGTACTTACTGAATTAAATTACGATAACACAAGAAAATATCAATTTGACGTGTTTTCTGGCAATGTAAATGATGATTTCGATAGTGTACAACGTTATGGTTTCAATACCTACGAGCAAGCCTGTGAAGAAGCAATTAAATATTGTCTCGAAAACTTAATCTAAATTAACAATGACAACCGATAAGCAAAAGAGAGCTATAATGTTCTGTAATGAGACTCTTCCTGACAAATTCAATGGTGATATTGATAATTTCAAAGAAGTGTCTCAGTACCTATCACAACATTTGGTAGAAGCAAAGAAAAAATCAGAACCTAAAAAGATTGTTCTGACTACAACAAGACACTGTGATTATTGTAGTTATATTGATGATAATGATTTAAATAATATTGAAGACCCATATTGGATAATAGAATAAGTTTATGATTACAGAAGACTATGTAAGTTTTGAGGTTGCAAAACTCCTTAAAGAAAAGGGTTTTGATGAAGATTGCCATGCTTATTGGAACTTAACCACCGAAACAAAAACTCCAAAAATAGGATTATCAGTTTCATCAAAGAATTGGAATTATAAATGGAATCCTATTCCGTTCCCGATATCCGCACCGACTCTCCAAATGGCAATGAAGTGGTTGAGAGAGGTGCATAAAATTCATATAACCATATACCCTTATGGTGAATATCAGTGTGATAATTATCAGTTTGACATCTATAAAAACAAGAAATATTTGTTTTCAAGAGATGAAGGTTATATGACAAATGAGCAAGCCTGTGAAGCGGCAATTAAATACTGTTTGGAAAACTTAATATAACAGATAATATGGAAATCAACGAGAAAAACAAGGAACTCTACGAGAGTGCATTCATCGAGAACGGTGAGTACGGCTATCACGGGAAGAATTGGAATCCCGACATCGACGAGCGTGAAATCGACACGATGTGTGAAGGTGAAGATGGTAATTACGTTCCCGCCACACCGCTTGGGTACAGGGACTATTCAATCTCCCGTCTTGCGGGTTTGCGGAACATACTCGACCAAGTGCCGTGCGTCGACCTTACCAATGACAGATTCCATCACCTCAAGAAGGATGACAATACCATAAAGAAGTATGACAAGATACGCACAGACAAAGGTGACTTCGTGGTGACGGGCGACAGCGAGGGTTATTACTACGTTGTCAATGCGGACAACCGACAGTTCTACATCGAGTGGGAAAAGGAGGAAGATGGACAGGATAATTGATACAGAATGGCAAGACCATGCCGACAACCAAGATTTCAAGTTATGGGGCATCAATTGGCGAATCGGCAGGAATTGGGGCATTGCCCATCCCGACCACACCTGTTGGTGCAGCGGCGACATGGTGCTTACACGGCACGATGCCGCCAATCCTTCATATGATGCGGCACGTCTCGGGATAGGTAAGGAATACAGGGAGTTCTATTCACAGACATACCCTTGGAAGGTCGGCTACATTTCGTCCGTCGACACGTTCAAATACGGTGTGTTCACATTCTTCTTCAGCCTGCCGAGAGGGAGACACCTGTGGCCTGCCATATGGCTCACGGACGGGAAGACGTGGCCGCCCGAGATAGACATTGTTGAGGGATGGACAAACGGCAAGTCCGACAAACATCCCTACAGGAAATACTCGCATGACATATTTCCCATTTGCTGTACAAACAAGATATTTCCAGGATTGGTGACAGGCAATTGCCTTGAGAACAAGGGAGGGAAATCCTACTACAATCTATTCCACGGCGCCAACTCAAAATATATGGATACCGATTTGGGTATCAACAGTTGCATGCTCGAGTGGAATCCGAACAAGATTGCGGTTTGGTACAACGAGCACAAGGTGATGGAGGAGACAAATCCCGACATGCTCAGGTGGTTCAATGAAAGCGAAGGTATGGAGATTCACCTGAACAACTATGTGACAAACGACTTCTCCTTTAAGGATTTCGACAGGCTGAAGGAAGATGAGAAATACCTTATAATAGAAGGTTTGGATATTGCTGAATAACAACACTTAACGTTTTTTAACTAAAAAGATTTGGTCCATTCGGGAAAAGGTGTTACCTTTGCAAACGTAAACATTAAAACAAAATGCACCATGAAAACAAAGAACACACCTTATTTCAATTTCGACTCAACGACGTTGAGGTATCAGAAAGTAAACAAGTTCAAACAGTTTGTATTGGACAATCCCGTCATCGCTTCAATCCCGCTTTGGATTGTTTTAGTAGGACTTATTTCCCTTTTGGTATCAAATGACCTTAAACACAAGAAGTCGTACCGTCTTCTTTCAATGGAGTATGCCGCAACGGTTGAAAGCCTCAGCAGGGAGATTGACGCCGACACCCTTGTCATAAAGATAGGTCGTGCCATTCTCGAAGGACCTTCAAACGCACCTCTCAACGACAGCATAGTGTACGCCTACATATGCGAATGCCGTGCATGGTATCCCGACTACATCTTCGCACAGTACAAGATTGAGAGTGCAAGCGGAAAATCCGACCTTGCGGTAAACGCCAACAACCTGTTCGGCATGCGCCCCGTGACGGGCAAGCGGAAGAACTTCACCACGCAGCGTCTCGGCGCCAACTATAAGGGCTACGGCGTGTATGACAATTGGCACCTCAGTGTGCTTGACAAAATCCTGTGGGAACACTTCAGGTTCGGTGGCGTAAAGCCCGACGAGAAGACATATCAGAACTCGCATGAACGGTACGCCGAGGACGAGCAGTACAATGACAAGATAAAGGAAATGATAGAGGTTTTCAAAGATGAACAGGAAGCAAATTCATGAGGGTATAACGGCTGAGTTTTTCAGCCGACACCTACCGAAACGCATATCTCAGTCCCTGCCCGAACTGTTCTCGGGTGTGAGGGACGAGATACTGTTCGGAGGAGGCAAGTCCAACGTTGTCGCCTTCCATGAGAACGGCAAACTGATAGGCGCATGCTGCCTGACCTTTGAACAGTGGACAATGGTGAACGGGTTGCCGTCGTGGGACATATACATTGACAGGTTTGAAGTCTCCTCCAAATTCCAAAGGCGTGGATATGGCACCAAGATGTTCAATTGGATGGTCGGGCTGTTCAACCCCCATGAGGTCAGCCTCTCCCATTTCAGCAAGGATGCCGACGGCGGTGTGAGCGAGAGTTTTTGGAAGAGTGTCGGTTTCAAACATTCAAGAGGATATACACAGTACATGACAATCAAAATAAAATGATATTATGGATTTCAAAAGTTTAAAGGAAAAATGCGAGTATTACAAGGACTTGGCGGACTACAGACTTCTCCCCAATTCCTATGTCCTGTTCCACTTGGACGGCAGAGCCTTCTCCAAGATGGTGAAGAACAAGTTCGAGAAGCCGTTCGACAAGGCTTTCACCGAGATGATGAACAAGACTATGGTACACCTCTGCGAGAAACTGCAGGGTGTTGTCTTCGCCTATTGCCAATCGGATGAGATTTCGTTGGTGATGAGAGACTTTTCGACGGAGGGTTTGGCAAGTTCGTCGTTCTTCAGTTACAGGCTGTGCAAGATGCAGTCGATTGCGGCTTCCATGGCCACGGCCAAGTTCAACAACCTGATGACACGGTACAGGTTGGGAGAAGTCCCTTCCCTGTTTAGCGGTGACATGTGGACTTGGTGCGCAAAAAAGGTTGAGGACATGCCTCTTTACGAGTTCGACTGCAAGGCATGGAACGTTCCGTCCGCAAACGACGCCTATGCGTGGATGCTTTACAGGCAGCATGACTGTCTCAGGAACTCCAAACAGCAGTTTGCGCAGACCTATCTACCGCACAATAAACTTGTGGGGCATGACAGCGACGAGCAGGTCAGGCTGACAAATGAGGCAACGGGAAACGATTGGAATGCAATAGACGACGGTTGGAAATACGGGCGCATCTGTCTCAAGAAGGTGTTCATGTTTGAGAATCCCGAAGGTGGACAATATGAACGCACGAAGTGGGTTGCTGAAAATGCTCAGCCGTTCGACAAGGATTTCAACGAAGGGGATGAGTATCACAAGATTATCAATTTAATAACAAAATAACAAGAAAATGGAAACAAAGAAAGTTGTAACAAAGGAAGAGGCAATCGAAACCTTCAAGAATTTCGAGACAATCAAGAACGCATTGGCAAAAGAGGACACCAAGTCGTCGGTATCCGAGGACGGCGTGTTCCGTATCCACAAGGATGACGCCAAACACCCCGATGTCTACTCTGAGATATTCGACTTCTATCAGTGGGCAAACACCGACGAGGTGCTGAAAATCGACAGCGAGGAAGACAAGGATGTACTCGTTCTGAAATTCATCTGAGAAGTATGGTTGAGAAAGAGAAGATATACGCAATAGTCATACCTGACGTTCACGGGAGGCTGTTCTGGAAAGACGCCCTTCCCTACATGAACGAAGGTGTGCGCACCATATTCCTTGGCGACTACTTGGCACCCTATCCCCATGAGGGCATCACAGGAAAGGCTGCGTTGGAGAATTTCCATGAAATATTGGATACAACCAAGGACATGGAGAATGTCACAATGTTGACGGGAAACCATGATTGGTCGTACATTGCCCCCGACTACCATCTTTGCGACAGCCGCATTGACGAGAGGAGGATGACGGAGATAGTCTCGTTATTCCTCTCAAACCTCAAGCGGTTCTACCTGTGTGTTATAGACAAGGAGGACGGGAAGGAGAAAGTCATATTCTCCCATGCGGGAATACATTCGATGTGGCTGTACGACCTTAAAGCCGATGTATCCGACTCGGACATGTTGGAGTGGAACCTCTACGACATGCTGAAGTCTCCCGACAACGAGACAATGATTAAGTATCTCTCGCATGTCTCGCCTTATAGATGGGGAATGAATCCCGAGGGTTCAATCATATGGGCTGACATAAACGAGTTTGAGCACAGGAAGCAGTTGGACTGTCTGCAGTTCGTGGGGCATACCATGCAGTTGAGGAAAGAGATAACCGACGAGGACAAGGGTTGGTTCAAGTGGGTGCCTGACGAGCCTGTCACCTTTGGGAACGTGACATGTATCGACTGTCAGAGTTGCTTTTGGCTTGACCAAGATTTGAAACTACATAAATTGGAATAACATGCAGAAAGTAATCATAGGAAAAATTGGGGAAAACAGCGAAGCCATGCATACAGAACACGCTGTGAACAGTTACCTTAAAGACGGTTGGAATATTGTTAATGTTTGCCTTACACAGTTCCAACCCCGAAACGGGTTTGAGGACAACAAGGCGATTTTTGTGTTGGAAAAAGACGATAATGCCAACACAAACTAAATATCAATCTATTTATATATAAACATATTTACAATGAACAGATTGGTTGAAACATATTTCAGGAACGCTGCCAAGCAGGTTGTCAATGAGATGATGTCCGAGGAGATGGACAAGATTGCGATGGCATTGCCTATATTCAGGCATACCGACAGGGCGTTTCTTCCTGGCGATAAAGTCTTCATTGAAAGAAGGATAAACAAGGCGGTGACCTATCCTTCATACACGATAACAGGTGTCAACGGCAACGAATTGTCGTTGATGGATACGAACGGGAACAAGATTAAAGCCTCCACTCAGTTGGATGCCCTGTGCACAAGCAACATATGGATGAGAGCCTTCAACCTCTTCTCCAACGATGGCGAAAGCGGACTGCTTCCCGCCGACGTGATTTTCGACTATGAGGAGATAGACGGTGAACTGTATGTAACGATGATGATAAAGTCGGGTGCGTCTTTTTCCAACGGTTCCAAAATAGGATACAAATACAGCGACATCAAGGCGGGCGGCAAGCCTGATTTCATCAGGTTGGCCGTGGAGTCTGAAAAAGACAAGGTGGAACTGTATTGCAAGGAAGGTGAAACGATACCGTTCAAGTCCAAGTCATACCAATCGGGTGCTGTTAGGATAGACAGCAGGTTGGTTGCAACCGAGCCGAACGGCAAATTCAGGGGTTGGGTGTACGGCAGGAGACGTGAGATAGTCGAGACATGCCCATGGCTCAGGGATATGCCCGCCAAATGGTGTGACTCCAAGGGGACTGTAAGAAACATACCTATTTCCAAATACCTTTAATAGAAACAATTTATGATAATTGCTGTTGATTTTGACGGCACCTGTGTCACCCACGAATATCCGAAAGTCGGGAAAGAGATAGGTGCCTCACACGTTTTGAAAATATTGGTTGAAGAAGGGCACCGCATCGTGCTCAACACCATGAGGGGCAAGGATGAAGGCACTGTCCTGAAAGACGCTGTCAAGTGGTTTGATAAGCACGGCATACCTTTATATGGGGTAAATGAGTCGCCTTCACAGAAAGCGTGGTCGTCAAGCCCGAAGGTTTATGCCCATCTCTACATAGACGACGCTGCGCTCGGCTGTCCATTGGTTGACAGGGGTGTTAAAAGCCCGTTTGTGGATTGGCTTGAAGTGTACAGGATGCTGCTGAACAGGAATGTCATCATGAAGCATGACATCAGCAAGGATGTCATGGACAGTATCGAGGAAGAGGTCGAGGCTGTCATGCCCCTTTAACACATTTTAAGGAAAAAGATTTTGCGTATTCATAGAAAGTTGTTATCTTTGCAAACGTAAACATTAAAACAACAAAATATGAGCAAATGGAACATACAGGCCGTAAAAGACCTTTGGAATGAACGCGTTGATTGGACATCTACCTACTACTCCGTTATCTTAAAGGATGGGCAGGAACGTGAGGTACGAACATATGCGGACGAATGTGCCGATGGTACTATAAATGCTTATTGGGAATACACCGATGACGATTCAGGTGTGGATTTCGATGACATTCTCCTGTGGAAACCCATTGAGAAACACGACTACGAAGGAATGGTTGAAAAGTTCAAGGCCGCTGTTGATGGGAAGACCAAAGAGGAATTATCTGAATTGTTCGAAGACAAGGAAGACAAATGTCAATCCTGTACCAACGACAAAGGGTGTGTAGCCTGTGTAAACGGCGAGTTGTGGGAAGGACAGCCCATTGAAAACGCGGAACCTGAAGAGGCGCAAATCCCCACAACGATGGACGAGGCGATGAAAGCCATTGATAGGGAACTCTCCGATGAGGACAAGGAATGGCTTGCCACCGAACCGAACTCCGCAATCAAGTCGCATCATTCCGTCGGCAGATGGATTCGCAACAATTGGGGTCTGTGGGCTGACAAGTCACCGATGAAGGAACTTCTTACCAAGCAGGGTTTCACGCATCCCGACGACATGTCGAACTATATCATTGAGAAGTATGTTGAATACCTGAAAAAGAATAGCCACCCGAAAAATAAGAAGAACAAAAATCCGAGGACACAGTTTGAAATCAGGTCTATATTTGAACGTAACCTGTTCAATGAATACCAATGGTGTGTAAACAACCTGCCACTTAAAGAGGACAGAGGACTCATCTATCAGGTAAGCGAGTTTTACATTATCACATCAAGTCAAGCAATCATCGATAAGGTAAACAAGCACTTCGGTTCAGATTTCAATTTCAAGAACAGTTGGGAATCAAGAACATTCTATCTAAAATAAAGGAAACTATATACGTGTTGACAGAATCCCATTTCTATAACATTCTTTAACAATTTAATGCTTGTTTATTTCGTTGAAATGTGTTATCTTTGCAAACGTAAACAATTATTTACAAAATCAAAATGAAGTTTTTATAATAAAAAAAGCAATATGAAAGCAAATGAATTGATGTTATCGAATTGGGTGAAATATGGTAAACGGTATGCCATAGTCGAGAAAATGACTTTGTCGAGAGTTACAATCCTTGCATGTTTTAACGGCAACGATGAACTTGTCGAGGAAACCTACGACAACATTGAGCCTATCCCAATCACCCATGAACTTCTTGAAAACAACGGTTGGGAACGTGACGACATGGAATGGGGTGCCGACGGTGAGATAGAGTGTTGGTTCAGTCCCGACCACCGCATTGAACTGCGTTCAAACAAGAACCACGACATGTGCAATTCAGACGCTGCGTGGGCTGTTCACATTGACAACAAGGACTTCGATACGATAGGCTCGGGTGAGGTCTCATACCTCAACGAACTGCAGAACGAGTGCAACTGCAAGCATTACGAATTTGAATGGAAATTATAAAGTACATATAATATGGAAGTAAAGGCTGTAATAGGTTCGCTGTTTGGCGACGAAGGCAAAGGAACGTTGGTTCAGTACCTCTGTTCCGAGGCAATCAATGAAAACAAAAGCGTCATTGTTGTGCGTTTCTCGGGCGGACCTCAGGCTGCCCACACTGTGGAACACAACAGCATAAACCACATCTGTTCGTCATTCGGTAGCGGTACTCTCTTGGGTGTTGACACCGCATATGTCCGTGGTTCCTATTTCGACCCAATCTGTGCCTTCAACGAGTCAAAGACTTTACGTGTAAAGGGTGTGGAATTGCCGACAATACACTTGTTTGACAACGGAATCATAACCCCATACGACGTGAAGTCCGCACATGAGGACAAGAAAGCGGAGGATGACGGTTCCTGCAAGGCAGGTGTATGGCAGGCGGTTCAGCGTCAGGCAAGCGGTCATACGTTCAAATCCTACAACCTGACACACCAAGACGACAACCCCGACACGTTGGAAAACCTGTGCAACCTTTACTTGGACGATGCCCGCAACTACTACGGGTATTCCAGAAACGACGAACTTGAGAAACAGTTCAACGCTGCAATGAAGCATGGGTGTGAAAACTATCTCAAGTTATATGAATCTATGGGAGAGTTCAAGACTCTACTTCAATGCTACGATGTCGTTATCTTTGAGGGAACTCAGGGGCTTCTGTTGGACGGAACCTACGGCTTCTATCCACATGTCACCTCAACAAAGGTTGGAATAGAACCGATATTGGACATCGTTCCCAAATACCTTGAAGGCTGCGGTATGTCTGACGTGGATTTCTACTTTGTCACGAGAACGTATCTCACAAGGCACGGCAACGGCTATAACCCGAGAAAGAAATTGGAATGGGATTTGTCCAACAAATGCGAGACTAACACCTATAACGAGAACCAAGGGAAATTCAAGGTAGGCTGTCTTGAATTGGAGCTGTTTGAACGTGCGACTGACCGACACAGGCTCGACAATCTGCAGAAGAAACACGGTCTGAAATACCATTTGGCTGTCACCCATATGGACTTGCTCAAGGAGAACGGAAAGTGTGACATGCTGTACGGGTTGGAACACATAATCACAACGGGAATCGAGGAGACCATGCAGATGATTGGCGGTTGGTTCAGCGGGGTGACTTTCACCGATTGGCTTTACAGCGACAGCCCTGAAGGTGAGTTCAAATATGCCGATATTGACATTTTTTAACAAAAACGATTTGGTCGGTTCAAAAAAACATAGTACCTTTGCAAACGTAAACATATAAAATATATCAAATGAACAAACCGAAGATTTTAGTGGTCGTTGACATGCAGAACGATTTTGTCTCAGGTTCACTCGGAAGCGACGATGCCAAGGCAATCGTTCCGAATGTCATGGAGAAAATCAAGAATTTTAACGGTGAGTACATCATATTCACCCGAGACACCCACACAGACGACTACCTCTACACCAAGGAAGGTGAGAAACTGCCTGTTGTACATTGTGTAAGGGGCAGCGAGGGTTGGAGGCTTATTCCCGAGATTGAGGAATGGCTTCACAAGAACCTCATGTCACGTGAAAAGACTGTCATGGTGGTGGACAAGCCCACATTCGGCTCGGTCTATTCGGACAACGAGACAAAGTCGCTCGTGGAATGTGTAAGCGACATTGTCGAAGCCAACGGTGGACCGAAGGAATTCGACATTGAGGTTGTAGGCGTCTGTACGAGTATATGTATTGTGTCCAACGCACTGCTGCTCAAGGCTCACTTCTACGATACCGCCGAGATAACAGTGGATGCCAAATGCTGCGCATGTGTCAGCAAGGAGACCCACAATGCGGCACTGACCACAATGGAAACATGTCAAATTAACGTAATAAACAAATAATATGGCAACAAAAGGACTTAAAAAAAGCGCTTCAAACGTAAAGCAAAAGTATTTGGAACAAGTGGATTTAAACATCACAGATATTTGTGAAGATGAAATGGGAGAGGGAAATCTTGCAGGTCAACCTGTATTGGATGACGAATGCGACTGCGGGAACCAATGGTCGTCAATGGACGGCCGCATAATTCCCGTGAGCAATGTCTATCCCGTGCTTGCTCCAGGCTACTACACGCTTGGCTACTGCCAAAACCTCGGAATGTACTTTGAGGTCGCCAAGGTGGAGACCAACAAACTGTACAGGCTTCCGAACAAGGCAACCGATATCGTGTTGGACGACATTTCGAAATTCTGGACTCTTGAGGAGACCTACAAGAAATACCATAGGGTGTTCCGCAGAAACTATCTCCTGTATTCAGCGCCTGGAACGGGTAAAACCTCTTTGATAAGCCTCATGTGCAAGGAACTGATTGAGAAGTACGACGGCGTGGTGTTCTACCTGAACAACAGCAACGATGTCGAGGCGTTCCCCGACGCAATGAGACGCATCAAGAAAATCGAACCCGACAGAAAGATTATCGCCATTATCGAGGACATCGACAGTTTCCTCTGCCGTTCAGAACTCAACACAATGCTTCTGAACATACTTGACGGAAACATCAAGATAAACGGCTTGGTGACAATCGCAACCACCAACCACATCGAGATGATGGAGGACAGATACACCAACCGCCCGTCACGTTTCGACCGTGTCGTGGAGTTCCCGCTTCCGAACGAGGAAAGCCGCAAGATATTCATTGAGAAGACTGTTCTTCCTGAAGACCTTGAGAAGATAAACATCGACGAATGGGTCAAGAAGACGGAGGGATTCACAATCGACCACATCAACGAACTCATACTGTTGTTCTTTGTGTTCGGTCATACTGAGGAAGAGTCATTCGAGACGCTTTACAAGATGACCAAGACCAAGGGCATGTTGAAGAACACCACAAGTGTAACAAAGTCGTCAATAGGTTTCACCAACAAATAACAAAACATATGAATACAGGTTTGACATATATCAAAAAATATAAGGATGAACTCATCCAATGGTTGAAAGATTGGTTTGCCGTCAACGGTCCTGATTGCAACGCATGTGTCGGTATCTCGGGCGGTAAGGATTCAAGCACCGTGGCCGCACTCTGTGTGGAGGCACTTGGCAAAGACCGTGTCGTGGGTGTTCTCATGCCCAACGGGGTACAGAAGGACATCACTGACAGTTTCGCCGTGTGCGACTTCCTCGGCATTGAAAAACACGTTGTGAACATTGAGGAATCCTACAACGCAATCATAAGGAACTTGGAAGAGAGTGGGATTGAGGTTTCCGAACAGACAAAGGTAAACCTTGCACCGAGACTCCGCATGTCCACACTCTACGCCGTATCCCAAAGCAGAAACGGGCGTGTTGTCGGTACGGGCAACGCATCGGAGGCACTGTGTGGCTACTACACAAGATACGGTGACGGCGCATACGATGTCAACCCGATAGCGGAACTCACAATGGAGGAGGTTGTCGAACTCGGTCTCGAACTCGGACTCCCCGAATACCTTGTGAAGAAGGCTCCGTCGGATGGATTGACAGGCAAAACTGATGACGAATGCTTCAAGGAACGTGGCTACTCGTATGCCGAAATCCACGACTTCATAATATACGGTACAACGGGCAACTTGGAAACCGACAAGAAGTTGGTTGCAGCAAGAAACGCCTTTGAGTTCAAGAAACACATGGGAGTTACACCGCAGTTGCGTGAAGGTGCCTATTATGGCATAGCATACCATGATGAATTTGGAAAGGACTTCGCCGACGGCATACCTTGGGTCAACTTCATATCTCAGGATATGCTTGACATTGAGTACGGCATGAACGAGTTGAAAAGCGCATGTTGCCAAGATATGACAGTTTTCAGATACCCGTTCTCGAAAGACGGTCTGTTGGCACCCCAGTCCAACATTTCATGGGAATATGTACAAACACATAAAATTGAACTGTAATGGCGGACATAACAGATTGTCCCGACGTGGTATCCTGTGAAAGCATTGCCGAGTCGGACAGCACTTTAGTCAATTGTACAAACTATTAAAAAATAAGCACGATATGTCAGAAAGCAAAAACGTTTCAGTAAACGGCATCAGTTTCGGAGGTGCCCTCTTTTTGGTGTTCCTTGTCTTGAAACTCTGCCATGTAATCGATTGGAGTTGGTGGTGGGTAACCGCCCCTCTTTGGATTGGCATCCCGTTGGTCGCCATCCTGTTTGTGATAGTAACCTTGATAATTTATTTTGCTGACCGAAAATAAGAAATAATATGAAGAAACATGAAACAATCGCATTATTGCTCTGTGATGGATATAAATGTGTACATAACGAGCAGTATTCCAAGGGGTTAACTAAACTCTATTCTTATTTCACCCCGAGAAGAAACCGCATTCCCGAATTGGATACGATGGTATTCTTTGGATTGCAGGGGTTCATCAAGAAATACCTTATAGAGTATTTTGACGATAACTTCTTCAATGTGGATGAGGAGGAGGTCATATCCGAGTATACCCGTGTAATAGACACCATGCTTGGCAAGGGCAACTACGGTATAGAGAAGATAAGAGACCTTCACCGTCTTGGGTATCTTCCGCTTGAGATAAGGGCAATCCCCGAGGGTTCGATTGTCAACATGGGTGTTCCCTGCATAGAGATAACCAACACGCATGACGATTTCGCATGGGTTGTGCAGTGGGTTGAGAGTCTGCTTTCATCAGAGATATGGAAACCGTGTGCACACGCCACTGTAGGTAAACTGTACAGGGATGTTGTGGATGAATGGTACAACAAGACTGTAGATGACAGAATACCGCACAGCAAGGCCATCTCCGATTTCGGTTTCCGTGGCATGAGTTGCCGAGAGGAGGCTGAGAAGGCATCAGCCGCATGGCTTGTCTCGTTCGGTGGAACCGCCACCATACCTGCGGTTAAGTATATAGAGGACTATTACAACGAACGAAATGACGTCAGCCATTTCGCAGTCAATGCCATAAGCACGGAACACAGTGTGATGTGCTGCAACGCTGCCATCGACGGTGACGAGCGCACGATGGTGAAGAGACTTCTTACCGAGATATATCCGCATGCGTCATTCTCCATGGTATCCGACAGTTATGACTATTGGAACATGGTGGACAATATCCTGCCCACCTTGAAGGAGGAAATCCTCAACCATGACGGCAAACTGTTGGTGAGACCCGACAGCGGTGACATCATTGACATCTCGGTGAAGACAATCGAGCATCTGTGGGGCATTTTCGGTGGTACTGTGAATACAAAGGGATTCAAGGTACTTGACCCCCACATCGGATGTGTTTACGGTGACGGGGTTACGATTTCAAGGGCTGCAACAATCTATAAGAAACTATATGAAAGAGGGTTTGCCGCCAACAATATCGTTTTCGGCGCGGGTAGTTTTTCTTTCACCTGCTACCAAGACAAGAACGGCGAGTTCCAAGCCTTTACCCGTGACACATGGTCATGTGCTATCAAGGCAACGGGTGGTATTGTCAACGGTAAGTTCATCCCCATATTCAAAGACCCCAAGACTGACAGGGAATCAGGCTTCTCTTTCAAGAAATCACAGAGAGGGTGCTGCGAAGTGTGGAAGGATGACGGTACAGGTCTGTTCAAGTTCGGTGACGGAATCGACCCTACAACCTATGAAAACATGGAATTTCATGGTTCAAATTCCGCATACAGACTTGTATTCAAAGATGGCATGACAGTCAATGAGGAAACCCTGACAGATATTAGAAAACGCTTGCATGGCAATTTTTAGGCTTTAACAACCTTTAACAAAAAAGATTTGGTCCGTTTGGAAAATCTTCTTACTTTTGCAAACGTAAACAATTCTAATCATATAATAAAGAAAAATGGAAAACCAAGACTTGACATTGAGAAACGGAAAGGATGAAAAGACAGTCACCGCCCTTTCAGCAAACAACTACAACTATGACGAACGTATCGCCCTGCTCACTCCCGAGGAAAGGGAGAAGTACGAGAAGATAAGTTCGACAATAAAGGTGACGGACGTGAACAGCGTACAGAGTTACGGCTGCGAACTGAGCAAGACCATTGCACAGAGTGGCGACCAACTGCTCTCGTCGGTACGCTCGAACAACAATAACGACTTGGTCGACCTGACGAACCAACTCCTTGGCGAGTTGAACCTTATCAATGTCGACGAGTTGGATTCGAGCAACCGCTTCAAGAATTTCCTGCGCAGGGTTCCAATCATCAAGAACCTTGTGAAGACTGTCGAGAGTGTGCTTGTGAAGTACGACAGCATATCCGACAACGTTCAGAAGATTTCGGGCAAGATTGACGTGACACGTGTCGTGGCGATGCGTGACAACTCCACCCTGCGTACTATTTTCGACGCCGACAAGACGTACATTGCGCAGATGAGGGAGTACATCCTTGCCGCCAAGATGAAACTCAAGGAGATTGACGACGAAGTGGACAAGATGATTGCCAATCCTGCCGACTACGAGGCTTACGACACCAAGACGATGATTAGTTTCCGCAACTCCCTTGAGAAGCGTATCGCAGACATGCAGACTCAGGAGTACACGCTGACGCAGTCGCTGCTTCAGGTGGAGACAATCGCAGCGGGCAACGCTGAGTTGGCACAGAGGGCTGACAACATCGTGAACAACGTGATTCCCCTTTGGAAGAACCAACTTTCCAACGCAATCATCATACAGAACCAACGCAACGGAATCGAGGCTCAGCAGAAGATAACTGAGGCTACGAACAAGATGCTTCGCACCAATGCCGAGAACATCAGGAAGAACTCCATTGAGGTGGCCAAGGCTAACGAGGACCCCGTGATAAGTCTGGAAACGCTGCAGCACACCACCAACGAGATTATACAGACACTCAAGGAAGTCAAACAGATACACGACCAAGGAGCCGCCAACCGCAAGACTCTCGAGGCTTCGCTGAAGGGATATGCCGAGCAGCTTGACCGTGCAATATCCGAGAACGCATAATGGCAACGTACAATCGACTTATGCTTAACCCAACCCTGGTTAAGGAGGCTACCGACTACTATTACTTGAAATACGTCATTGCTAACGCAGCGTTGACAACGCTGCGTGAGGTAAAGGAGGAAAAACCATTGAAAACACGTGCTCGGAGAGACCCCAAAAAATACATCACCGTCAGGGAGATAGAGAAGGAGACGGGACTGAACGGCACGGATGTCAGCAATACCATGCACAATGAAGGCTATCAGTTTTATGATACTGACCCGTTTGTATACGAGGAACGCTATTTCAAGCGTGAGGATTTCTACAAGTGCTATCCCGACAACATCCCGAGAGGCGAGTTGAAGAGACGTGCCAAGGCAAAGGTGAAACGCAAGTTCGTTGTGGGCGAGCTGCTTTCGCTGAAGACCAAGCCGAAGTGCGGTTCAAGGGAGATAATCAAGGGGTACAAGGTCATCAAGTACATCTACACGATGAACAGGATTGAGACAAATATCCTTATACTGAAACAGATTTACGGCCCACAAGGTCACATCTACACACTCAATGCCCATGACTGCAGGAAACTGCACATCAAGTACCAACCTGGGCTGCAGGTGTTCCCGATGAACATGAATTGGGGAAAATTCAAAGTCAAACTTTACCAATAAAAATACAGAACAAATGGAAAGAAAGAAATTCATCAGACTCCACAGAGCGTCGGACAACAACAGCGTACTTGTCCCGATAGAAGTCCTGTTGTTCATTGACTCGGGTCACAACAACAGAAAGGATGCACGTGTAATACTCAAGGATTCACGTGTCGACCCTTTCTATGTGAACGAGTCGCCTGACAAAATCTATAAAATGTTGGAAGAATAAAAACACAACGTGAAGGAAGGGACGGGCGTTCTTGACATAACGGTGAGCGACAGTGTGGCTACGGTTTGCGGGGCGGACATGATGTAATTGATGTTATATGTAAAACACAAAATAAATGCCTTTCAAAACATGCCACACCCATGCACTAAGAACACCTGAAACGGTAAACCACCTTGAGGGAAGACGGATGTTGGACAACTGACGATTCGTATGATTGGCGGATAGCCATTATACCTATCTTTGAGGAGAAAAGAACCGACATATGGATTCATAGAATCAAAGGTAAATGTCCCTGTGGTGTTGAAGTCATGATTATGATGACTTGGTTGAAAAATGTCTTGACGACTTCTTGGCTTGGCCACCCATTCAGGCTCACCGCCCCTTTTTCCCACGTTAATCAAAGTAAGCATTATGGAGCAAAAAGACAATTACACAGCAAAGATTGTAAAAGGAGTTCTCGACTCCATTTTCTATTGGCTTCATGAGGACAAGAGAATCATGAGCAGTCAGAAAGCGTTCAACGACGCCACATACGGCAAGAGCATGGACAGGGAGAGTTTCATCTTGGCGAAACAGGTTGAAATCAACTCCTCCATCCGTGAAAAACTCAACAGTATCCGCTATGGCGAGACAAACTTCAACCGATACTACATCGTTGTGGGTCTCACCCCGATAGAGGAGGAATACAAGGAGGAGATTTTCAAGCCGTTCCTTGAAGAGGGATACAGGATAATAGACCTTTCCGAGAAGGTTGAGGAACTGAAAGGGGAGAACGTCTATATGATAAATTGGAAAAATAGTTTGAAATAAATTGTAAAATTTCCCGAAAAATAGTATATTTGCTAAAACGATAAAGAAATGGCACAGAAAAAAAATCTATTCAGGGTCGAGGTCATCTTCACCAACCGCAAGATAGACGATGCGCTGCTGATTGCGCAGGAAAAGCACTACAGTTATCTCATTGACGGCACCAAGGACCCGTCGTCAAGCCTTCAGATAGGTGACATCGTTGATTGCCCAACCTATGCAACCCCAATGCAGATTTGCGGGTTCTACAAGGCGGACAGCGAGTACTACTGCGGCGTGAAACTCAAATACCTCATATACGACTCGGTCAAGAGAAACGGCAAAACAATAACCAAAAAAAATAAAAAGAACATGAAAAGTAACAGAATGATGTCCAACTTCATGGACAAGTTTAAATCACAGTTTCTCCCTGTGGTTGACGAAAACCTGACAATCTCGATGAACGGTCAGGTGTGTGTACCTATCAATGGCGAGTACGTTGCAATCGACAACAACGGCGAGTTGGTATCCTATCCAAAGGAATTCACCATGGACATGCCCGTCTATCTTATCAGCAAGGATGTTGAGGCTGTACAGATTGGAGACGTGGTTCGCACGGGTAACTCGAGTTATTCTAAGGTCGTTGGAATCGAGCGTGGCGACGACGGCAAGGTGGCCAACATCAAGTCGATTTCCTACAGCGGAACCAACCGTACCGTGAAACCTATCAAGGACTTCATGCTCGGTCAGAAGACCCTGAAGGTTGTCGTAAACCTGTTCAATGGTTTCGAGGGCACACAGATTAACCCGATGTTCATGATGCTTGCCGACAAGGACGGTGGCGAGGGACAGGACATGCTTATGATGCTCATCGCAATGCAGTCGATGAATCCGACCAACCAAGGTATCATGAATAACATGAATCCGATGATGCTCATGATGTTCATGGACAGCGATGGCAACAACGACTTCTTCAAGAACATGATGCTTATGCAGATGATGCAGGGCAGCATGGGTAACATGTTCGGAAACGGCATGAACAACATGTTCGGAAACCTGTTCGGTCAGAACAACACTAACAATCAGCAGCAAATCCTTAACGACTAAGACTATGGGTGGCGGTTCATATTCATACTACAACGCTTCAATGAGAAGCCACAGCCTCCGCAGCTCATCCGTAAGCCGTGAGGAGATATTCCGCAACCGCTGCATGAACGAGGAGATGGACATCAAGGGTAAGACTCGTGAGTCTTGCGACAGCGAGGAACACCCTGAGTCCTTCCCCGTTATCATAGCACTCGACGTTACGGGCAGCATGGGAATGGTTCCCGAGAAACTTGTCAAGGAGGGATTCCCTGAGATAATGAAGAAACTGATGGACGAGGGCATCGACAACCCGCAGGTCTGTTTCGTCGGCATAGGCGACTTTACCTGTGACAACGCCCCGATACAGGTCGGTCAGTTCGAGAGTTCGGATGAACTCACCGAGAAATGGCTCACCTCACTCTACCTTGAAGGAGGGGGAGGCGGCAACGGTTTTGAGACCTACAGTTTGGCATACTACTTCGCAGCCCGCCACACCAAGACCGACTAGTTAGACAAACGTGGCAAAAAAGGTGTGCTCATCACCATCGGTGACGACTGTTGCAACAAGGTCATATCCCAGAAAGTTGGGGAGGAACTGTTCGGAAACTGCGAAAACGATGTCCCGACAAGCGAAATCCTTAGCGAGGCTCTTCAGAAATGGGATGTGTACCACATCAACCTGAAAGACTATCTCGGGTCGACAAGTGCGGTCATCAACTCATGGAAAGACCTGCTTGGCGAGAACGTCATCACCACCGAGAACGGCGACGGAAACGACATTTCCTCAATCATATCGGGACTTGTGCTGCGTTCGTTCAACGGTGACAGCGACAAGAAGAAACAGAACAACGTCATTGACGACGAAGACTGATACAATCTTGGTTTAACATTTTTTAAGAAAAAACCTCATTGTTATATGGGGTTTTTTGTTATCTTTGCAAACGTAAACCTAAAAAGATAATAATATGTACAAGTTCATCAAGATTAAACTCAGGAATTGGACAAAGGGACAATGGTATTTCCAACCTCAATCGGTCCAAGACATAAACGACTTCTTCGACACTGTTGTCCGAAGCGAGATACAGGACGGCTTGCACGACGCCGAGGGGGGTCTGTTCCGAACGGGCGCAAGCCACTACACTACCGCTTGGGCGCGGGGCGTGGCGCTGTTTCAGACGCACGGCGGAGGTGTGGGTTGGGCGATGGCTTCAACCAACCTTGAAAACCAGACGTACCGAGACCGCATAGCGGATTACCTTGATGGCAAGGAACCCCTTTTCGCCAACGGAATTCAGTGGCTTAACATGTCCTGCGTGGACGAGATACTCGAAGAGACCGAGAAGGACGAACTCGTGTTCCCCGCCGAGTACTCGATAGACAACGTGCGCTACATGCAGTGGGGACTCCCCAACAACAAGGGCAAGCATTGGTACGCCAAAATCGAGACAATGGACATACGTGACGAGGCGGGCAACATGAAGTGGGACACGAGAAAGGAAGCCGAGGAAGCGGCGAAATGGTTTATTGAACACAAACTTTAGGAAAACATATGAGAATTTACAGAGATGACACACAGGGTTCGTTTGCACCCGAGATAGGCGAGGAGTTCATCTGCGAGATAGGACTGAACAGGCTGCATCTCATTGCAGAGGAGAGCGAAAGGGGCACCGATTGCGAGTGTTGCCCGTTGGCTGCGCTTTGCAAGCCTGGTTTCGGGGTGAAGTGCCATTACATGACCCGTTCGGACAACAAGAACATCAAACTGAAACTAATCTTCTGATGAGAAGACTGTATTGGACAAGGAACAGGTGCTTCAGGGAGGCAAAGAAATACAAGAGGATAACGGATTTCCGTTTCTTCGCCTCGGGTGCCTTCAGGTCAGCCTACAAGAACGGATGGCTTGGGGACTACACATGGTTCAGGAAATACAAGAAGTGGACCAAGGAGGAATGCATGGACGTAGCCCTGAAATACCACACGAAGAACGAGATGCGCAACAACAGTCCCGCCGCCTATTGGTTCGCATACAAGCGTGGGTGGGTCGACGAGTATTGGTGGTTCATCGATTGGGAAGTCGCCAAGGATGAGTGGGGAAAGGTTATCGGCTATGCGATAAGGGTGTATGCGGAGAAGGGGTTGGAGGCTTGTAAGGAAGAATGCAGGAAGAAGAGCGAGGACGAGACCCTTGGCGACGAAGTGAGGAAACTGTACAGGTACGTGGCGGACAGCAGCACCGAGAAATGGTTCTCATGGGCTAAGAAGAATTGGTATTACTATTACCCCGAAAAAAGATATTTTAAGAAAAAAGACAATGAAAAAGATTGAATTTTATGCAGGCTGCAGTATTGACGAAGCCTACGAGATGCTGCTCAATGAAGCAAAGACATGCGGTGAAGGCTGCTTTGGAACCTTCAACGGCAAGGAAATCCGTTCCACCGAGACGCTTGACGAGGTGTACACCAAACTGACGGGCAAGACAAAGGCTGAGTTTGACCGGGGACAGAAAGAATGGAAGGAAAAGTACGACAGGGAATTGGCAGAACACAACGAGAGAATTCCAGAGTATACCGAGAAATACCGTCAGGAGGCAAGAGGGCTTGTGCTTGACGAGGAGTTGGAGTATTGGGACAAAATCGTCCCCATTCGCCTCAATGACCTCTATCGTGGCATGGAACTCCGCAACACACTTGACATTTGCCGCATAATGCGTGATGAGAGTATTGAGTACCCCGAGCGTCTGAAAATGGCATACAAACTGTTCATGGATGAAGGGCACAGTGGTATGTCGGCCGGACTCACTGCATCGATGATAAAGAGATTCTGTCCGCACGGCGAGGATGTGGCGGACGCTGTACTCAATTTCAGGTTTGAATAGAGATGGAAAGGACTGTCACAAACATACTTGACCATTTCAGCACCGACGACTTTGTGTTGGAAGATGTCGGCACGGAATACCGTGGCGGAACGCTTGTCGTGTTCTATAAGGAATGGTATCTACCTATAGAAGAAGTTTTCCACCTGATTAACAGTGGGAAACGCATATCCTTAACAAACTTTAGGAAATAATATTTGTCTGTTTCAGACATTCTTCCTATCTTTGCAAACGTAAACAAATAAATTGAGATGGAAATAAGGAACAAAAAGGTATACTTTGACTATTTCGTGGAAGACGAATACGTGGCGGGCATCGTGCTTGTCGGCGGTGAGATTAAGAGTGTCCGCAAGGGTAACGCATCGATAGGTGAGGCATTCTGCTATGTTTCCCCCGAGGGTGAGATGATGCTCAAGGGTTCGTACATCAAACTGTACGAAAACGCAGGCTATATGAAATATGACGAGCATCGCCTTCGCAAACTTCTTCTCAAGAAGTCCGAGATAACAAAGATAACCCGTTTCATGAAGGAACACAAGACAGGCTATACGATTATACCACTCTCGATGTTCATCAACGACAAGGGCTACTGCAAGGTGAAGATAGGCGTATGCAAGGGAAAGAAGAACTACGACAAGAGGGCAGCCATCAAGGAGAAGGACATTGACAGACAAACAAAGCGTGAGATATGAAGTACATGATTTCCTTTCTGACAGACAACAAGTTTAACAACGGATATGTTGCGGGTATCCTGAGCAAGTACTGTAAGAATTATTACGGTCAAGTATCAGGTCTCATATTTTTTGAGTCCGACATCGGGATGGACACAATAAGGGACGGGTTGAATGCGAAGAATCTGGATTTTTTTCATTATAGTACCCCTAAGCAGATACAGTGGCAGACTCCCGAACAAATATTGGGAATTTATGAAGGTTGGTACAGGTGGAAAGGAAATTGATAAGGTCGAGACAATCAACTATGACGATTTTTGTTCTTAAAATATACAAATAACATGAATACATATTTCAATTGGAACCTTGCACAGAGGTTTGTGAACGACTACAGACTCCCAATACCGATTATCAGCGCGGAGATTTTTAACTATCATCTGCGCCTGTATGAAAAAGAATACGGAGCACTGACCAAGTGGAACAAATTGCTGAATTTCATTGACAACAGGTATGACGGTAACACGATGAACACTCGTATAGAACAGTTCCTAAAGGAGTTCTACGAAGTGCGTGAACGAATTATCACCGAAATCCCGCAGAAAGAGGCGTTCCAACGTTTCAACAATATGGACATGTCGGTCTTTCCTGTCAAGAAACTCACGCCCAAGTGTTCAAGTCTCTACAACGAGACAAACATAGGTAAATTCTTCATCTCCATAGACCTCACGAAGGGTAACTTCCAGGCGTTGAACTACGCCGATAAAGATATATTGGAAGCCGACACCTACGATGAATTCATACGAAAGTACACCGACATCTATTACATAGCGGAGAGCAAATATTTCCGACAGGTGATATTCGGGAAGATGAATCCCTCCCGCCATATCACTGTGGAGAAGCATATAATAGGGAAGGTTTATGACCTGTTTGTTCGGGAGTATGGAGAGAACATGCCTCTTGTAGTCTATAACTCGGATGAACTTGTATTCGAGTTTACTGATTCGGTGCCTGTGAACATTGAACATGCGGTTGAAGGAAAAGTCAAGAACGAACTTGGTATTAACGTGCACTGTGAAGTATTTTCGCTCAACGGCTATAATTTCTTCTCCGAGAGGGAACGTCACAAGAGGTGCACATATTTTGAGAAATACAGTCTTGGTTCAGAACTCATGTGCATTCCACTGCCCTACCATACGCTGATATACAAACTGCATAATGGTCTTGACCTCAATGAGAAGGATTATCATTTCAACTATGAGAACATTGACTGCATATTCAACGACAATTTCTATATTCAAAAAATCCGAAAATAACAGAACATGACAGAGTTTGAAAAATACGCCACCAAGCATTGTGGCATCGGAAGCACCACGTATGGAAAATACAGTTCGGCGATAACTTCGTCGCTTACGCCATACATCATTGAGGAACGCCAACTCAACATGACACAGATGGACGTGTTCTCACGCCTCATGGCTGACCGTATCATTTTCCTCGGCACGGAGATTGACGACCTAACCGCCAACATCATTCAGGCACAGTTGCTGTTCCTTGAATCGGTGGACTGTGAGAAAGACATATCAATCTATCTCAATTCACCTGGAGGCTCGGTGCATGCAGGTCTCGCCATCTATGACACCATGCAGATGATAAAGCCGAAAATCTCCACGATATGCACAGGACTCGCCGCTTCGATGGCTTCCGTACTCTTGTGTGCAGGTGAGAAGGGAATGCGTTTTGCCCTGCCCCACAGCCGTGTGATGATTCACCAACCGATGGGTGGTGCACACGGACAGGCTTCCGACATGGAAATCACAGTGCGTGAGATACAGAAACTAAAGAAGGAACTTTATGACATAATATCCCTCCACAGCGGAAAACCCTACGAGGAGGTCGAGAAGGATTCCGACCGTGACCATTGGCTGACCGCACAGGAGGCGATGGAATACGGAATGGTGGACGAGGTGCTTCATGCACGTTCTGAAAAAGTAAACAGATAATACCAAAAGGATATGAAACGGATTAATTTAGTAGACATTGGCAAGTCAGACATCAAGTATGAGATTTTCAGTTTCCCCGACGGTGAGAAACATATCAAACTCGAACCGTTCGACAGAAAGGATTTGTATGAGGTTGCGGTACGAATCAAATCGGGTGACGATTTGTTCCTCCTTGCACAAGTAGGCGACATCCTCAAACGGGCAGGTGTTTACTTCACCATCAAGATTTACTACCTGATGTCAATGAGAATGGACCGTGTCATGACATACGAGGAGGCATTCTCGTTGGACATTGTGGCAAAAATCATTAACAGTATAGGGGCAAATTTCGTGCAGGTTTTCCACCCGCATTCAAATACCGTCTACCGCCTTATTGATAATTGCCAAGCATATGACGAACCCGTTCTTGGTCAAGGCGGTTCATACGATGTAATTCTTGACACCTATAAACCTCTTGAGACAACTTACTGCTATCCTGACGCAGGTGCTGCAGCACGTTACGGAAGGGGAGAAAAGGATAAAATCATCCTTTCAAAGAAAAGGGATATAAACAACAAGGGGGCAATCACGAATATGGAAATCTCCGAGTCCCCTGACAATGTGTGTAAAAACATCCTCATTGTAGATGACCTCTGCGACGGTGGCCGTACATTCGTTGAGGCTGCAAAGATTCTGCGTGAGAAATACAAGCCCGAAAGACTTGGCATCTTTGTCCGTCACCTCGTCAATCCATACGGTCAAATGCAGCTGATTAACACGTTTGACGATGTATATGTAACCAATTCTTACGATGAATGGAATACAAACAGCATCATTACACCTGACTGTAAAAACTTCCACGTTATAGACATTATCAAATGAGCAAGACTGATTCACTCCATTACCAACTCTGCGTCGAGGGCGGGAAGTGGCTCAAACGCAGCAAGCGCAACTACGAGAGGTGCAAGACCAAGCCTTGCCACGTTCCCGAACTCTGCCGTGTATGCACAAAGCACCGTATCGTCGCCGTGGAACTCGTGACGCTTACTGCCGAGAACTGCGACGTGTGGGGCTACGACGGTTGGAACACGACGGTCATAGAGGTCAAGACCTCACACTCCGATTTCCTCCACGACATGAAAAAGACGGCGAGGAACATCGATGTAAAGTATCAGTTGGGTAATGTGCGGTGGTATCTATGCCCCGAGGGGATAATCAAGAAAGAAGAACTTCCCGAAGGGTGGGGACTGCTCTATTGGAACGGAAAAAAGATAACGCCGATAGCGGCTCCCGTAAGGAGAGAGGGTTGCACAGCCGACCTCCGTATGCTCTATAGCATAATGCTGCGCGAGGGGATGTGCGACAAAATCTATAACTACCGAGGTGTGCCATCTACCATAAAGCCGCAGACGATTAACGGAATGCCCGCAGGGGAATACTACAAGAAGAAAAGGGGTGTGGGGTACGAAAGCGTGGATGTGGAAAGCCAAGGGCTTTTCGAGTTCAAAGAGGAACACACCGTCTTTCCCGACAACATTTGACAAACAATAAAACGAATACTATGGAAACAATTATCATTTTCATCCTTGGTGGATTGGCGTATGTTCTTGGCAATATTTGCATTTTGCAGAATGCAATCATCAAATCCCATTATCGGGACTTCGATGAGGCGCAGAACAGGGTGTGGAAACTCCAAGACAAGTACGGCATCAACGACGAGGACATCCGAGGATGCTTTCATTTTGAAGACAAACAATAAAACTAATACTATGGAAGACACAACACAATGTACATCAATGGGTGAATACAAAGAGGTAAGTAAACAGATACTCCCCATAGACGGTCAGATACTTGGCAGGAATTCTGAAGTCAGACACAATACTGCAGATTGTGGAGATAGCATACTCTATCCTAGAGGCGATGGAAGCCTTATAATAAAGAGGATAGGCCCTATGCTCGGAAGCGACAAATGCAACATCGTCACCCTCGACATAAACGAGAACCTGATAAAACGCGATTACGATTACAGCTTCAGGAACATTGCTGCGCACGACTACCGCGACTGTCAGGCCCCTTCTGACAACAGCGAGGAGAAAGAAGGAGAAGTTGACTGCTGTTTCAATTACGCCATCACAGAGAAGATGTTCAAACTGTTCGACGAGGCGTACAGTGAGGCCCTTGACGAACTCAATATGTTCACCACAGAACTCGCTTTGGAATATTTTAAGGCAGCCTCGCCTAAAAACCAAGGAGCTTTCAAGTACATCCGCAGGAGGATATGCTCCGACGACCCAGTGTTGAACATCGGCACATGTCTGATGGAGTGGGGTGGTGAAAGCATGCTACTAATCAGGATTAGGAACCGAAAAGTGCAGTTAATTGATACGTCATCCATAGAATGGGAAGCCACAAGTTTCACAATCGCACCGCATATACTTGAATACAGGCAGAATGACACATTCAGCAGCTGTCTTATAGACGCTGAAATTGAAAATCCGCGTTTATTTGGACCAAAAAAATTTGTATTCTATGAGATAGACAGCGACGCTTTTGACCAGTTCGAGGCAATCTATTCAAAGAGCACAAAACGTATCCAGGAGCTCAGGGATATGACTGTGAACGAGATACACGTCATGGAATACAACCGACAGGTTCTGGAAAATAACAGTAAAAAGGAGGAAAAGAAATGATACAATTTAAAAAAGGCGATAAAGTTTGCCACAAATACGATGTAAATGGTCCGGTAGTTACGGTCATAGCTCTTGACAATGACAATCTTCACATGTCTATTCAATATAAAAATAATTATATTGAGTCACCCAAGCTTATAAGTGATTTTATATTAACGGACATCTCACTTGAACGGTGGAAAGAAATGACCCCAGATGAGCAACTTGAGTACCTAAGACTTCACCCCGAACTTACTCGTCAGTGGGCAGTATCGTGGTTTGGAATTACGGAATCCGGTAAGCAATGTAGTGGGTGTGAAAGATTTGGAGCGGTTGAAACATTAATTGAACACAAAAACCCATCAAATGGTATTTTAGCTGAAAGTTTTTGTAGAACTCTTAGGCTTAGGTCAACTAAAGGATACTTTAATTCAGTCACAATACTTAATTTTTGGGAGGTGTAACTAATAAACAGAAAAGAAATGAATGAATATATTATATTTGTTATTTGCATAATTGCTTATGGAATCATAGCAAGATGTACTCAATATATCTTATGGGATGAGGATACAAGAATAGAAGGACTCTGTGGCAACTTCTTTACATTCATGTCAGTGATGTTACCAATGTTGTTTTGGCCCATCACATTCTTCTACCTTGGAATCAAATGGATAATAAAGAAAATTAAGAAATGACATTTGAAATAATATTCGGATTGGCTATGTTGGCATTGCTGTATATTTGTATCGGCAATTCAAATATAGGAAAAAAGAAATGAATATGAATATGACATTTGTATTAATTATGGCGGGAGGGCTGTATTCATTTGCATCAGTTATCATGTGCCTGGTCATCGTGGCGAAATCGGACGACATCAAAACAATACTCGAATACGCCGCAATTACTGTCTTGGCTATGATTTGGCCTGTGACCGTAACATATATAGGCATACTCGCACTCTTGAGTCTGTTCGCATACAAGCCCAAGAGACCGACGCTTGGAGATAGACTACATTGCATGATATTCGGGCATATTTGGTGCAGCGACGGACTCCCCAAGGGGAATGGAGTCGGAAGGCAGTTTTGTGATATCTGCAAGAAAGAACGGTTTTACGATTATAGAAATGATTGTGAATCTACCGACGAAGATTTCAATAACTATAAGAAAAAATAAGGAGCAATGGACAAGAAATATCCTGAATACTACGAGATTGTAAAGGGGTGTAAAAGGCACAAGTCCCTCAATCTCAACAATTGGTGGTACGTGCAGTTGAACGCCTCCATCATAACCGCTTTCGGCAAGTACAAGATGGACTACCCGCAGTGCGTGTTCGTCGAGACGTTTGGCTATACAACGGGACCGACAACACAAATCACCATAGTCCGAAACAACTTCAAGAACGACAGGGATGCGAAGAAATGGTATGACAACCTCATCTTTGTACAAAGCGCTCTCAATCTCCAAGCCGAGGCGAACAGTACCGATGATATGAAATTCAAATTTGTATTGATATGAAAGAACTACCTGAAACAGTAACGATAGGTGAGCGTGTGTACTCCCTGAATATATTGCAAGATTCCTCCGACGACGGAGTATTCCCGAAATGGTGGTTTGTGTCCTATGTGGTGAAAGATGAATTGGGACTTCCACCTCGGGTTCACGACAAGGAATATTGGTATTACCTCCAATCAGCAGAAGAAACAAGGGAAGCCGCCATCGCCGACATGCAAGAGAGGTTGGAGAACATGATAATCGATGAGGAAACAATAAACTGTAACAAATAGCAAACAACATGAACAAACAGGTTAAACAAATTTTAGACGAGATTGAACGTCAACTCGGAAACAAGGAAGAAACCTCGAATCTTGACAACGAGGCTTTTAACAGTGGCAGGTGGAAGGCACTTGAGAAACTAAAGGATTTCATCAACACACAATCCGAGGAATGCACAAACGAGGAGCGTGATATTGATATGTGGTTGGAAGAATATAAGTCAAGGACTGAGTTCTATAAAAATTTCATCGAGTACCTGAGTGAGGAATGCGTTGGCAGCAAAGACAACATAATAGAGGCTGTGAGCAACAATTTCAGAAACGAGTTCATGGGCTATGTCGATACTGAAAAAGAGATTGACAGCAAGGGCAACCTGATATTCAAGTTCAAGATAGACGACAAGCCTTATAAAGCCCATTGGCAAGAAGATGACAACTATGCCGTATGCCAATGGACAGGCTATGAGGCGGATGACTATATGGGTTATTTGTTGTTCCCTACTTTTGGATTCAAGAAATTTTTCTGTATATATTACACTTGCTAACACTTTAAAAATATGGAAACACAAGTTGTAGAAAAAGCGGCCATCGAATATAGTTGCGCCAACCCATCCGAGCGAACCAATGGACTGTATGACAAAAGCGAGTTGGAATGGGCTTTCGAGGCGGGTGTAAGTGGCAAAAGGAACAGATGATGAAAGATGCTATTCCTGCAAAGGTAGTGAATGATGAAAATTCAGGATGTGTTGTTGATTGTGACAATGGATGCCTTGTAATGCCAAGACATGCTTATAATTTTACTGACAAACTGAAAATCATAATTGTAAAGGAGAATTAAACAACAATCAAAATTGAAAAAATATGAAAACGCTCGCAGAATATATAATGGAAGGTTTTTCCAACATGCCACCCTATCACTTTATGGTAAAAGTGAATAAGGATTCAAAGAATTTTGGTGTGCTCGAAATGAATTATAAAACCAACAACGACATTGAATGTAGTTTGGATTCGCACGGTAATACCTACACATTTATTATACCTCTAACCAAATCTGTAAGGTTTTGGATGGAAATGTGGGGTGCTCGTTTTGATTGCTGGAAAAAGTATGGTGGCGCTCCTATAATGAAATACCCAGCAAAATGTAAGGGAAATCTTATAAAATGGGTGCTTATTGAACCGGCACGTCGTAAATGTGATTTCCTAATAGAATTGTTGGATGAAAAGAGCAAGGTGCAATTTACATATAGATTCACCATCCAGGACCTCCTCCGAAAATTAGCCGAAGCTACTAATGGAGGTGATATTGAAAACCTTGACGAAATAATTAGAAAATAGCATAATATGAAAACGCAAACTGAATTAGTCAAGGAATGGTTAAAGAAGCATGACCTATGCGGCTCGAAGGCTTGGTGGGATAATAACAGAAGTTGGTAAACCTATTCAAAAGTAGTTAAAAATGTTCAAAACTAACCCGTATAAATATATTGTAGTTTGACACTATTTATATAAAAGAAACCGAAGGAGAGAGCGGTTTCGAACATAACATAAGGCATACAGAGGTTTTATCCTTGATGACACTCTCTCCATCAGTCTCAAGTTTAACGCCTCTTTTTTATTGGAACATGGTCATGGACAGCAAATATACAAAAGTTTTCAAGTCAAACGGATTGACTCGCCAGAAGTATGACGAGTTGTATGCGTTTGCTGTTATGCTGCGTGACCATAAGAACAAGGTTTCCGAATATGTGAACAACAATATTGAACACTACCTTGAATACAGCAAACTTGACTTCTTGAAGGAAATGCGCGCAACATACAAGGATGCCATTCCGAGTTCGTTTGATGTTCAGTTATATACCCAAGTGTTCAACTGCTACCAGAACAAGTTTGATGCAATCCGCAAGCACCTTGACTTTGAAGTCGTGCGGTTTGTCGGATTTGAGTTCTACAAGCGTGACACCAAGAAGAACAAGAAAGGCGACTTGAAGAAGGTTGTGACAGAAAAGAGCAAAACACCATTGTCAATATGTCTCACCTACCTTGCACGCTATGGTAATGAGAACACGATTGACTATATCACCAAGCAGCTGGAGACCTGCGATGACAAGAAACGTGAGTTCTACAACAACATACTGCGTTGCTGTGAGAAATTTGGTTTTGACAGAGTTATGAAACTCGCTTTAAGAAAAAGGAACAGAATAATCAAGCGGTATTCGGAGCATCCGATTGAGTTCAAATGTTTGTCATTCGGAGGTCGTTGCAGGAAAACGAGAATCATCGACTACAACAAGAAGTTCGGTTCGGTAATCAACTCCTTCGTCAGTCTGTCGGGAATTGGTAGGAAGTCGTTTGATATACCCGTGAAGTTCAACAAGGATTGGCACGGTTCTATGAAAGAGTACCGGAAGTCTAACCCAGACTATGAGTATGTCCTTACCTTTAATGAAAAGCATCATCAAGTAAACATCAACTTGTGCAAGGACGGACAAAGGTACATACCAGAGGCAGGTGATAATGTGGTTGGCATTGATGTGAACTGCAAGCATAACTTGTTCAGTCTGTCAAACGAAACTACCTATGACTATAACAGGCAACTCGTAAACGACTTCTGTAAACTGTCATTAGAAGTTGACAAATTGAAGAAGGGCAAGAACTATGTTGTAGGCAAACGCAAGCAGCAAAAACTTGACACACTCAAGATGAAGATGTTGAAATCCGAGCAAGAACTCATTTCAAAGATGTGCAAGTCGTTGGTGGTTGATGGAGTGAACCATATTGTTATGGAAGACCTTGACAACGGATTCGGAAGGTGCTACGTTAAGGACAAGGATAACGAGGACATAAACTACAACCGTAAGGTGAAGTTTCTTGGATTGAGCAGTCTGAAAGATGAGGTTGAACACATCGCAAGGAAATACGGCATCGCTTTGTCAACCGTGCATGCGAGCTACACGTCAAAGATGTGTCCGGTTTGCGGTTGCATTGCCGATGAGAACAGACCGAACCAAGAGACCTTTGAGTGTGTTGAATGCGGACATACCGATAATGCCGATTTCAACGCATCCAAGAATATAAGGAACAGAGTGACCGCAACCGTGTTGCGGGAACAACTCTTAAAACAACTTGGCAACGGCGCATACGAACCGCGCAAATTAAAGCGGGAAAAGGTTAAGGATGTGCTGCTGTCGTTCCGGAGAAGTCTGATGGATAAATCAGATGGTGAACGTAGTGAAAATAACAACTTAAATACTTTTGACTATGTTTAGTTCTTCGGACGGTGAAACGTACTATAACCTTAAAATCGAACAAGTTGTCAGAATTATCAAATATGTAAATAGAAATAAAAATCATGATAGTAAAGGAGGACAAAGAAAATGAAAGTAGGGCGTGATTATGCATGGTGGGTGAACTATTCGTGGTCTTACAAATGGCTTGAGGAAGAAAGCGGCGAGTGGATTGCCGACAGGGATTTCGATGCCGAGCGGTTCTATTGCCGAAAGAGGGACATCAAGAAAGAGGCGGCGAAAAGGGCAGCCGAGTCAATGTGCGGATTGGAGTACCGCAACCTCAAGGTGACCATCGACGAGTGCTACATGACGACACCAGAAGAAATATAAGGAGGACTGAATATGGCTTTATACGACAAATACAACCTAACCGAGCCGATGGGCAGGCTTCTCATCAAGTATGTTCTCGCATTGCAGAACATTATGCAGTACAAGGTAGATGCAAATGATTGGCAAACTCCATATCAGTTGGAGACCATTAGACAAAATGCTCACCAGGAACTTTTTGACAATGCAATACTTCCTCTATTGGAACTTAATGAAAGTGTTAGTGAGGACGATGTATATCTCCGTTCAAAGGAACTTTTCTCCAATCTCGACAAGATTTGGAAGATATATGACCAGACGGAGTTCGACCTAACCGATGATAATTGCATGGAATGGATGGTTCTTTATCTTTATAAGTTTCTTAATACCACGGAAACGAAATTATATCTGGAAGGAAAGATACAATATATACACGGAATACACATATGATATGAGATACTACAAGGGAAACATAACACCAGCCGAGGACACCATATTCGTGTTCGGAAGCAACCCCGAGGGTCGCCACGGGGCGGGTTCGGCGAAGGTTGCACGGGAACAATTCGGTGCAATATACGGCGTAGGTGAAGGTCTGCAGGGCAACTCCTACGCATTACCAACAAAGGACTTGCGAATTCCGGGAGACAGGACAATCGGCAAGGGTGACATTGCCAGGAATATAGGAAAACTTTACGAAGTTGCAAGGAAGCATCCTGACAAGAAATTCATGATAGCCTACAGGAACGGAAAGGATGAAAAGACTCTCAATGGCTATACGGGTGAGGAGATGCTGAGGATGTTCGCAGCATTGATTGTACCCAACAACATATGGTTTTCGGAGGAGTGGCGTTCCATATTCCAATCGATATTCAACTATACAGGAAACTATGTGAACCACTCAGGTGGTGCAATCGGAAGCGACACCGTATGGGGTGAGGTCGGCGGTGTATACGGTGTTGAGTCGTTCCACTATTGGCACGGCAAGATTACGCCCAACGGCAACACCGAGATAACCGAGGAGGAGTTCGAGGAAGGCAAGGAACACGTGATGAAGGCGAACGAAACACTACATAGAAAGCCCGAGAAGTATATGAATCTCCTTGCAAGGAACTACTGTCAGGTCAAGAACGCTGACGAGATATTCGCCATAGGTAAGTTCAAGAACAAAATGGTCGACGGAGGCACGGGATGGGCTGTGCAGATGGCTATAGACGACGGAAAAATTGTCAATTTTTATGACCAAGAAAGACGCCTGTGGGCAAGGAACAAGGGTGGTATATGGGAACCTTCATCCACACCCCTACTTACTGAGAAGTTTGCGGGAATCGGTACACGTGAGATAAACGTCAACGGCATAAACGCAATCAAGGAAGTGTATGCACAGACATTCGTGACACATGTTTAACATCCTTTAACAAAAAAGATTTGGCACATTCAGAAAAACGCCTTATCTTTGCAAACGTAAACAAACAAAAAGAAAGGAACAATATGATATTAGAAGAATTCAAGGCAAAGTACGAAAGAATAAGCAAAGACATTGAATTGCTTCGAGCCGAAAGGCGTGAACTCTGCAAAGTCATGTCGGAAGAACACCCTATAAACAGGCTGAAAGGAAAGCTCGTGAGGGTGCGAGGCGCAGAGCCGATGTTCTTTGACCATCTGGAGATTTCGTCAGATTCCAACTATTTTAGCTTAATCACGGCGGTGGGTTATGCCCCGAAAAAGGATGGTTCAATATCCAAAAGCCCTCGTACTCACTTTGTCAGTATTGACACCATTGAGGAAGAAATACAGGAAGTCAACTAAAAAGGAAAGGAAACACTAATATGTGCTTATATATCAAAGAAGGATGCAAGCCCGAAATTGCAAAAGAGGACATTGTCTGTTGGAAAATTGTCTGTAAAGATAATGAATACAAGAACAGATGGCGCGGGCCGTTTTTTGGTTCTATAGATAAGCAACGCTATAACAGAATATTGAATGCCAAAGGCATCAATGTGTTACGCAGAGGAGATATAACCTATCTGGAACCCATTAATGGATTAGGAGAACAAAGGATAAATGAAGGGTTCCATGCCATAGTGGATACAACATCTGAAGTCAGGACACGTATTCAAGAGAAATTTACGGCACTTCGACATGCCGACGATTATCCTTTCCGCAAGGCAATCATCCCGAAGGGTGCCGAGTACTGTCTCGGTAGCAGTTTCGACATTGTTGCAACACACATTATTGTGTTCCGTAACGAACTTTCATATAATATGTACTGCAGGTTCAGAGGATTGATAAGACTGTGGAACTCACTGATTGGAAAAACACCGCACATTGTGCACAATGGACAGTAATATGGAAAATAACAAGGATTTCACCGTTTGGATGGACGAACGGTACAATATGACCAAGGAGGAGTTTGAACAGCACATGACTTGGGCGGACACCTTTGAGGAAAAATACGGCATCGAACTCCCGCAGGGACTTAAAACTAAGACATTAAAGTACGAAGAAGAATCCTGTGCGAACCGAATGCCGCAGGTGGATTATGACAAACTGTTTGTCGGTGCTCATCTGTATATGGACTCGTCCGACTTGTCGTCGTTAGGTCCCCTCTGTTGGGATGAAATAGAGATAACACACATCTACGGCGGTGTGGTGTTCTACAAGTTCCTTGAAGGGAAAAGAGAGGGAGAGGAAGATTGGTCACCGAAAAACTCTTTCTGTTTCATGCGACAGATTTACCCCAAGGTGGTGATGAAGCCCGCCTGCGTAGAGATGGAATGCGACTGTCCGAGAGTGATATTCAAAAATTGGCAAACACAAAAATAATATGAAAGCATATAAAGGATTTAATAAGCATAGTGATGGCACGTTGTGGTGCCGTGACTTCCAATACGAGGTCGGTAAGACATATACGTTTTATGGTGTACCTTTACTGTGTAGACAGGGATTCCATGCGTGTCATGAGCCGTGGCAGTGTTGGGTGTTTTACCCTAACGACGGAAGTACCGTGTACTACGAGGTTGAATGCGGCGGGAAGATAGTCGAAAGTGATGATGGTGACGGCAAGTTCGTATGCGCAGAGATAACCTTGGTAAAAGAGATACCAGCGCCTGAGAATAAGTTTGATTTTTGTAGTAATTTCCGAGAAGGTTATGCAGGAATTGAATTGGAAGGTAAGAAGAACCATATCAATACGGAAGGGCAGATATTGTCACAACAGTGGTGGGAAGATTGCTATGGTTTCTATAATGGATATGCAATGGTGAAATTGGATGGTAAATGGAACCATATTAATACGGAAGGGCAGATAATATCACAACAGTGGTGGGATGATTGTTGGCGTTTTCAAGAAGGTTATGCAGAAGTGCAGTTGAATGGCAAAGGCAACTATATCAATGCGGATGTAAAACTATTATCCGAGCAGTGGTTTGATGCTTGTTATAGCTTCCAATATGGTTATGCAATGGTGCAGTTGAAAGGTAAATGGAACTTTATTGACACGAAAGGAAAATACCTATCGGAGCAGTGGTGGGAAGATTGCTATGGTTTCTATAATGGATATGCAAGAGTGGAGCTGAACGGTAAATGGTATAAAATAGATAAAAACGGTAAAATAATAGAGCAATGAAACAGATAGAACTCAGTGGCAAGGATAGTCTTATAAACAGTCTCCACGTAAAAGTTTGCGACTATGAGACGGGAAAAATGAAGGATGTCCCGTTTTATGATGAGGATGGAAAACTTGCACGGGATGTGGAAGAAGGTGGCTTTGCCGTCACCCTCGACAAGGACGAACTCGCCCAATCCATAGCATATCTTCGTGAAGATACGGACGGCAAGGTCGGTGCCAACGACATTCTCAAGTCGATGTTCAAATACTCACCTGACATACTCGGTGACAACGAGCCTTTCCTCATGGGAATGACCATTTTGAAGGAACTTGTGAAAAGAACTGAAAACGGCCGTTCCGAAAACCTGGCACTCCGCTGTGCGTTGGCTAACCTTGAGGAAATTTATAATAATATTTCGAGAAAACTCCGAAATCTTTAGTTTCGGTGCGGTTCACAACAGATAACAAAACAGATTCATTGATGATTACAGACACAGACCTTATAATTATGTATGCGGAGAACGAGAAGTTCCGCAAGGAGAAGCCGCAATACCGTTTCAGAATGCCGCTTGACAAACGATTCGAGGAGTATTTCGGACAGATATACGGACATGATGTGATAGTGAAATGCATTGACAAGAACGGTGTCAGGAACACGATAAACGGAAGGGTTGAACATGCCTTCATAAGCGGTGTGTTCCTCTATGACAAGGACAATTTCAAGTCGTCGTATTTTTCATACTCGACAATGGTTTCAATCAAGGACAAAAAAGCAAGGAAATGACTAAATGGGACTCTTACGCATATGCGGCTGATATTGTCGACGCCATTGACGAACTAATCAAAAAATACGGGTTTGACAACGTCAAATATTCAGTGACTTACAACATAGACTACCGTCTTTTCTATACTATCCGTGACAAAGATGACGAAAATATGGAAAATATTTCCTGAAAACATTTGAAATGTAAAAATAAAAAAGTATATTTGCAATGGAAAACGTATTGATTGTATTTAACGCCCCATCCGACTTGGGAATGGGTGAGGAACTGACAGATGAACTGATTAGAGAGAAATGTTTTAAAGTAATGAGGTTTGACAACGGCAGCGAGGCACTGTGGACATATGCGAACCTGCCATGCACATGGTCACACCTTGTGGATGAGGACACCGATACCGACAAATGGTGCGACGAGGCGTTTGAACATATCAAAAGCCACGACTACGATTGGTTGGAAGAAAATTTTGAATAAACCATAAACAACACCAAATCACATGGAAGAATTTATAGTTGAACAGACAAGGGTATGGGACGTTGACAACCAACTCGTGGTTGCAAATACCGCTGAGGAGGCAATTATGGTTGCCAAAGCAAACAATCCCGACTATTATAATTATGATGAGCCACATTCTATAAATGCCATTAAAAGTGTTTCTGTTGGCGTGTCATCCTATGTTGCCCTTATAAGAAAAAATATCAAATAACATGAAAACATACGAAGAATTCATAGGAGAGATACACACCTTGAGAAAGACATATCCCTCCTACATAAGAAAGGGACAGGGCGTCTTCAATGCCGTAGAGGAAATATACGGACCTGATGTCGCAAGATACGTCCAATGCAATGAAGGCATCGACTGTTTCTATGACGACAGCATGATTACCGCCTTCCTTGTCTGCTGCTATAACCGATACATGTTCTTGGAGAAGGAAAAGGATGGGAAAGATAAGTAAGATAATATCATTGGCATTTGTCGCCCTAAGCGGTTTCTACGTGGCAGGTGAGGTGCTTAAAAAACTGATTAAGGACTATGAAGAAAATAAAGATATTCCTTGCGGGGACGATAGATAACGGTGACTCTGACAATTGGCAGCAACAGGTCATTGACGCTGTCAGGGAACAGTTGGGTGACGAGGTTATTCCCATCACTCCTGAAACCAAGGAAAAGGCATTGGATGACGATAAAGACGGTCTTGTTCTGTACAACCCGAGAAGGGACAATTGGGCAAAGGATGCCACTTACGATGAAGTGGCGGAACAGATACATTGGGAACAGGAACGCTTGGATGATTCAGACCTGATATTCATGTCGTTCGGTGACAACTCAGTCTCACCAATATCCCTCTTGGAACTTGGCCTGTATGCCAAGGACAATAAATTGATAGTCTTCTGCAATCCCAAATTTTGGAGATATGTGAATGTCCGTGAAACCTGCAAGAAGTACAAGATACCGATATTCTATAACACTATAGATAACATGGTAGGGATAATGGTTTCAGCATACAGGGCACGTAAATCGTACAATAACAGCCAATCATAAACAACAAACAAAATGTTCAAGATAATGACACAGAAAGATAGCGACTACTTCAAGACGACGCAGACAATGATGCGCCGTGTGCGTACAATGCTGCGCAACCTTGCGGAACGCTCGGACATATCCGACGTGACCGAGAAGTGCAACTACGCAGCAGACAAGGTCGAGAATGCACTCTCGATGTTGGACTTGGTCGACCAACAATACGCAAGCAACAAGGGATGCAAACAACTAAACCTGTTCGACGACTATGGACAATGACATTCTGAAAGCAATATACGAGAACGGCATGGCTTGGCTCATGATGGGTGAACTCATCAGCGCCGACAACAACATGACCAACGAGGAACGCCTGAAAAACATACAGACTCTCTCGGAAATCGGTCACACCCTTACTGTCAATGAATGCGAGTACATGATTGAAGTGGGTAAAAATGACAAGCAAAAACTGACAGAGATGGCTTTCAAAGGCATTTGTTCACTTTGTGAAGAAATAAAAAACAACAAATAAAGATATGGGAAGAATCATAGTTTTACTCCTCATTGCACTGTTTGTCATGTGCGGAGTCTACACATGGGTGACATGGCTCAAGGAGAACGGTTTCGGAAAGAAAGACGACAATTCCAGAATGATGGAGGAAAAGGACAAAGCCATCAGGGAAAAGGATGAACAGATTGAAACCCTTGAAGGAAAAATCGCCTCATTGAAGGAAATGTATGACAAGGAAAATATAAGTTAATTAAAATACATAGAAAAATGGACAGTAAAGAAATTATCAAAGACATTGAGAGAGCATTCAACGAACTCGGGTTCGACGTGGATGTCAAAGACCTATCCGACACATTCGCTGAAAAGATTAAGGACACTGTGGAGAAAGTCGGTCCTGAAATTGAAAAAGGTTACGGGAAAATCCGTTCCAAAATGGATGGATTGAAATCCAAACCCGTTACCATCCACACCGAATACAGGTCAACTGTTGAAAACGGTGAATACAACCTCGTGGTTGTTGCGACGGGTCATAGCGAAAACGACATCAAGGTGGATGTCAACCCCGCTCTTAACCGCATTGAAATCTCTTCAAGCATGAGCGATGAGATGAAAAACAGTTGGTTTATATCAGAAATCGACGGGTATATTGAACTTCCGAAAAATATCCACTACAGCACATTGACCAAATACATATCGAACGGCCTCCTGTTCATCAATGGCAAGGTTGCTGCAGAAGAGACACCCGCAAAATTCTCCATCTAACGACCTTTTAGGTTTTTTGTTCTATATATCAGGAAATCCCACCTTGTATGAGGTGGGATTTTTGTTTTTTCACTGTTCGGTATTAAGCAAGTCTTTCTCACATTTGACAATCACTCGCCCTATATATTTGGCATACTCCCCTACCGCCCATTCACATCGCTTGACAATATGATTGTATGTAATGTCAAAGTTTTGTAACGCATTCTGAAGGTTTGGATTGTCCTTGTTCTTTGTAAGGAAATTCATCCCCCTTTTAAGTTTCCTGTATCCTGAATATAAGTTTGTATCCGCAATGGCGTTCCTTATATCCCCGTATACCTCGGCAATATTGTCCATATGCATTATCGCTTGGTATGCTTGGTTGGCAAACGCATACAGTTCCTTGGCGGTGGAATAATACAGTATTTCACTTATGGTCTTGATACCTTTAGAAGAACTGTTAATGTTTTTTGCGGCCAACCCGTATGACGGATAATGTTTCGTGTTTCCGTTACTCATGAAGCCTTGGAATATGTGTTCCAACTCATGTTGAAAGGCGCCGTAAAGGTGCTCACCCATAATTCTGTTGTTCACAAAGTCAAAATGCATGTCCAATGTCTTGGTTTTGCTGTTGTATTTGTTTGGGCGGCGGCTGTATTCGGTTCTCACCTTGGCATATATGTTCCTGTCGCCAAAATACATATTATGGCATACAACCTTGATTGCATCACCAAAATCCTTGATATTGAAAGTAAAGATGTTCTCAAAGATACCGGATTGCACTTTTTTTCTTGGGCGTGACAATGCGTTTTCATAGACAGCGTTGGATATCCTCTCCGCAATCTGTGTCACCTTGTCAGAGATACCAAGTTCCTCCGTGACGGCTTCACTGATAAGTCTGTCTTCACGGAGGATAGTCTTGGGTAAAATTGATTTAATGTCTAACATATACATAAATATGCTACTCTCTTAAAGCGTCAATCAGTCTGCCTGTCATGTCGGGCAACGCTATCTTTTCATATGTCCCGTCATCCTTGAGCCATATGAGGCGCCTGTCGCCAATCTCATAGCCGAGTTGCATCAGTCCTATCTGATACAGGCTGAGTTGCAATGCGTAATGTGAGAGGCTTTCGTCAATCAAATCGTCGAACGGCGGTTCCATATATACACCCTTCGAGCGTTTGTAATCATCAGACAATGATTTATTGGTGTTATGTGTAACTAAAAGCATAGTATCAGCCAAGTAAGTGTGTGATGGACTATCCACTTCAATACATCTTGTTTTAACAGTCTCACAATATTCAACACTTGATATGTTTCTATAATCACGTTCATTTCGGGTTGGACATTCTACCTTAATTTTTCTAATAAGGAACGGATTCATGTCAGTGCTAAATGCAATATCCCATTTTTCAAAAACCGGTTTTTTCTTACAGTTATTGCACTTACCTGTGGCTTTAATTACAGTTGGTTTAATACCGAGAGAAGTTACCAGTTTTACAGTAAAATCCACCTGTGATTTCTTAGTTGTTGCCATAACAAAACGTTTCCGTGTCTTATTATAATAACCGTCAGTATCCATTAAGCCTTGTAATATTTCAAATCGTTCTTCAAACGTGAATCCATTGATAAACTCATCTGGAATATGTTTGTTTTTCAAAAGATTGTATTTTTTCAATTGAGTTGCCAATCCAAAAACACAGCGTGTCTTTGCTTGACCACAATGTTTTCCATCATTAACATTATTACCTACATGGTAACCTCTTTTTTCAATCTCGTTGAATATTTCATCATACATGTTCGTGACATAACCGCAAGCGGAGTGTCCATCACCAAGCCAAACACCGAAAACATAGGGGTCCACCTCAATATTATTATCCTTTTCAGTATTTAACGGTTTATTAATTTGTATTTTCGGAATCGTAAGTGTATGACGTTTTTTTCCTGTATGGTTTTTGAGGTATTCATGCAGTTCAAGAGTCGTCATAACCTTTTCATCCTTTTCCCCATTTTGTTTATTAAAATAGACAAGCCATCTGTGTTCTTCGTCAGCCACGATTGAATAGTTGTCATCAAATGTGATTTTCATACAGGGATTGTTGTGTATTTCCGAAATGCCTGTTATCTTTGCGGGATTTCCGTCTTTGTCATATACACTGTCCCCATACTCCAATGTTCCCATTGTCTTGAATCCCTTTGTTGTCAAAATAGGAGTTTCCAAAGGTAACCCTTTCCAATCGTGTATGGCGAGTTTCCATTTGCCACCCTTGTCTTGGTATGCATGGAGGATGTCGAAGGTTCCTGCATATCTCTGCTTGATACCGAACTCGTTGCCCCTCTTGATGTATATCTGTGATTCAGGCATCACAGGGTACATCTTGATTGGTTTGCTGTCATCATAGAACGAATCGTACATTTCCATGTAGTAGTTCATTGCGGCCACCTGTTTTCCCGAATAAGGTATCAGGAAGCCTTCCTCATATTGGGGTTTGATTACGTCACATATCTTTTCAGGATGCCCCTGGAAAAAGTGCATGAGCATTTCCCCGTAAAGGTGTGTCGACGAGCCGTTATTGGTGCCTATTATGTTGGTTTCCTTCCACATTCTCGTGACCTGTTCAACAGTCAACCCGTGATTCAGTGCGTATCTTTCCTTGATAGCCTGCCAATCCGTATACGGCTCGAACTTCTCCACAGTGCCGCTTACGCTTGGCAATTCCTCTGTCTCACCATCGTCATAATGCACATAGTATTTGTGCGGTCCTTCCTGAAATTCAAGGTTTTTGAATGAGTTGATGATGTTCTCCCTTATCTTCTTCACTTCATCAGGTTCGGGATAGTCTTTCAGCCTTTTCTGAATGTCCTCGTTATTTAGCATTGTATTGTATATTTTTATAAGATTATTTTCTTATGCAAATATACTATTTTTCTGTCAGTTAGATAATAGAAGATTGAAAAAATGTTTACATTTCATAATTTTATTTTGAAATAATTGAAAACTTTTTAATTTTTGTTTATATTTATATGTAAATAATCAAAAATAAAAACAGATAATATGAATGAACTATTAAAAATGTACATCAAACCAACAAAAGAGTCGCTTGATTTGGTTGAAAAAGGTGAAATGACCAAGATTATTCAAAGGTGGAGGCTCCTAGGACTAATGGTAGGTATAAGGAAAAATTCAAAAATTGAAAAGGACGTGGCTGTCAGTTATGAGACCATGGCATATTTTGCCATTGAACACAGCAACGATGGAACATACGGCGGTAATTTTGAAACGTGGGTTTTCCCATTGCTAAGGATAATAAGAACAGGGAAGAAGGGTGTCATATCTCATATAAGCCGTGCGGTCAAACCCAATGAGATTGTTGATATACTTAATAAGGTTTCTCTCAACGACATTGAAAAGGAGATTGTCAAAATATACGGTAGGAAAAAATATGACACTGACCTGTGGACTTTGTTTGCGTTCTTCCGTTCAATCGGACAAGGCAATATTCCTTTGACACAACTTGACATTGATATTTTCACTATGTTAAAAGAAAAAGTTGTAACCCTTAATGAGTTTTTGAACAACAGAAAGAAATCTTTCATGTTTGATGATGATACAGTTTCGTCAAAAGTTGCCACAATAAAACCTGCAAATGACATGGGTGCTTTAGTAACCGTATTGATTGCAAGTTATGTCATCAAGAAAATAAACGAGGAAGATAAAAACAAGAAACAATGATTAGTGAAAAGTTGAAAACTGTACTGACTGAGGAAATCAGGAAAACGGTGCGTCTCATCCTTGAAGAAAGGAGACTTGACGAGGCGGACTTGGCTAACAACCCTGTGGACCACGAAATTGACAGAATGTACGAGAAAATAAGCGGTATTTGTGAAGAAACCGTTCCCAAGCCTTTCAAGAATAACATCAGGATATGGACGGGGATGTTCGATGAATCCATGTTCGGTGTGGAGACAACAGTCCATTACAAGGTTATCTCATATCCTTCCGAGGAAATAAAAGTTATTTTACATTCAAATCCAACCTTTCAAAAGATATTGGGATTTAATACCAAAACAAGTGAACTATATTTGTCCTATGAAATAATTGACGGTGTTTCCGATGACAATGTTGTTGCCGATGAGTTCGGTCATGAACTGAACCATTTATATCAGGATGCCTGCCGTATTCAAAACCAATCGCCACGGCCTGTGTATGGAAAGGATTTGTATGGGGCGGTTAGGAATGGTATGGAGTCAAAAAACATTTGTGAGCGTTGTGTTGCCAGACTAATTTACTATTCCAACCGACGTGAACAAGACAGTTTAATACAGGGCTTCAAATCCGAACTTAGGCGGAGAGAAGTCAACCCTTCAGAGATTGATAATACTGAAACTGAATTCAGTAAAAGCGCAAACGAGTACGAAAGGTATGTTGAGTATTTTTTGAATAATCATGAGAGTGACGACATGAAGAAAGTTATATCATTTTATACAAAAAATTTCGGATATGATTATCGTGGACTGTATGATTTGTTCCGTTTCAGGTATGGCCGCCTGTTCAAAAAATACAAACGTGCGGTTGACGAATACACAAGATGGTATAAAAATAAGTATAATTTCTTTTCAGAAAGGGAGGGGTTAAATGAAAGATATATTTAATGATGAACAAATGAAGAAGACGGTTATAGATGCTATTGGTAGCATAGTATCTGACAAACTTATCCCAAAAGCATTATTGAATGTTGCGGAATACAACGAACTATTGCAATATTCGGATTGTACAAACACCATTCATGATTTGTTTATGTGCTGTGATGCGGTAAGAGAGAAGGTACGTTTGAAAAACTTGGTTGGGGAGATTTTGTTCAATAACAATGAGATTAAAAAGTATGACAGATTCCTTGAAGAATTCCGTATGCTGATTGACAATTTCAGAAGTGATTACAAACGCAGGGGCAAATTGCCAAAAATTGGAAGGAATAACCATACCTACCCGTTTGAACGGTTGAATACATTTTTCACGGAAACCTATACGAAATACAAAGAATATGGGGAAGTTTTGAAAGACAAATTGTCGCCGTTAGAATAAGATAAACAACATACTATAAAAATGAAAAGACTTGGTGATTTAAAAGATATCCCGTATCTTACGGACATTGAATGCTGGAACATGCTGAACGAAGAGCGTCATCATACTGACTTTCTGGATGGGTTGAAGAATGATATATATCAGTTTGTGAAGGCAAACATAGATGAAATGATTAGTCATGACCGTTACCATGACCGTGTCTTGTATTTTAAGCAAAACAATTATTTCAACCACCTGATTGTGAACATAGCCCTGAATAGAACACCTGACTATCACCAGCCAAAAAAAACAAACGCGCTGTATTATAACGAAGATAAAATAAGCAAGGGAGAAAAGTTGGGTGTGGTTGAGATGGATGTTGATATGGCAATCGGCTTGAAAAACGAATATAACGAACAGAGGCTAAAAGAAGTTATCGGTCATGAAATAAACCACATGTACGATGATTGGCAATGGCAGTCCACGGGGCATGAACCGTTAACCAACAACGAGAAATGGAACCTCGGAGACGGCAAATTCATAAGTGACCATATGGAGGACACTTCCAATCCCCTGTTAATGTGTCTTGCATTATCACTCTATACATCACTTTGGACAGAGAACAATGCATATGTCAACCAAGCGTTCGATGAGTTTGATAAAGTGAAATTAAGACCTCACAACATCCACCAAAAACTTAAATCAACCACATCCTATCGTAACTATGCAAAACAGATGATAGACTTGAAATGGTATCTTGAAAAAGAGAGTGATGAAAATTTGCTAAATCTGTACAACACTCTTAAAACAAACTATAAATCATTATCCATTCCATCCCCCAAAAACAATACATCATACAAAGAACGTTTGATTAAATGGGCTGAGAGCATCTACCGCAACTTTATGAAACGCTACTGCGGTATTGCAAGTCTCTATCTCGACAGACGTGCCAATGAAATGGTTAGGTAATTTCCTCGATTTCGATTGTCCTGCCGTCAAGACTCCTGTCAATGTCAAACAAATCGGATATTTCCTTGGACAACGAGCATTTGGTAACCTGTTCGTCGTCACAAGCCTTAAGCAACGGGCAGGTTGAACACCTTGTCCTGCCCTCTGTAACGGTTACCATGAATTTTCTGGTTTTCTTGGGCTTCTTGAGTTTTAACTCAGTCCACCCGCTGTTAAGGAGAATATATCCTATCTCCTCGTTCTCGTTGGTCAGCGCAATCTCGTTCTTGTTGTTGATGTAGTATATCATTGTACTGTCACCCTCACCGCCATATGCATGCGTATTTACAGCACCACGCTTAACCAATTCGTTTATCACATCACCCCCTCTTCCGACACACGCCCTTATGTAGTATTTACCAAATGAAAAATCCTTATCCAAGTCAGCCTTAATTTATAATCATAAATATCGGGCTTGTTCGGATAAGGACTGTTGTCAGGCAGTTACGCCGACTTAGAACGGAAGGTCGTCATCAGCCGATGGCGCAGGTGCAGGGGCGGGTTCAGCCTTGGCTGCCTTCTTCTTGCCTGCGGTAGCCTTAGGTGCCTCTGCGGGCGCGGGGGCTGCTGCAGGGGCAGGTTCAGCGGTCTGTGCGGGCTGTCCCTCTCCGTTCGGCTTGTTGCTGTTGAACTTGCCGAAATCGATAAGGCTTGCGGTGATGCTGCGGTCAATCTGAGGACCGTACTTCTCGTTCTGATAGATGGAGTCCTTGTACTTTCCGTACACACGGACACAGCTGCCCTTCTTGAGGTGTTGGATAATCGACGGCACATCGAACATTGTCACCGAAATCCATGTGGTCTCGTTCTCGGGGTCTCCGTATTCACGGTTGCCCATTCTGAAACGTACATAGTTTCTACCGTCTTTTCCCGTAAGTACCTGTGGGGCGTCGGCAAGATTGCCTTCAACTTGCATTTCTCTCATGGTGTGAAAATTTTTATTGTTTTACATTAATTTAATTGCTTCAAGTACAAATATACTATTTTTTTGCTAAATAGTGCCATCGCTTTCAAATAATTTTACCTGTTCCTTGATTTTCTCCGCCATTTCAAGCGAGACGCCGTATGTGTACCACAGGGTGTCGTCCAAGTCGGACAGGTCTCGGCACTTGTATTTTGCCAAGCAGTTGCGATAGTCTTCAAGGTTGTCTATGAATACCACTCCGTCGCTGTACATATTATTTAGTCCATTTTTTTGACAGTTCTTTATCTGTACGCATCTCACCTTCAAACGCCGTGACTTCAATCCATTCACATGGTGTTGTGTGTGTTGCCACCCATTTCCTATGACAGCGTTTGCAGATGCACTTGTTGGGCATCCACCTGAAGTTGTATCTCAAGCGGTGCCCGAACAATGCGCATATTATGTTCGCCTTCTTCATGCGGTGATAGCCTTTGCATACTCACCCAACAGTTTCATGAGGAACTGTTCTGCATTGAAACCACACTCAAGGAACTTGAGCAGCATTGGGTTATATCCCGAGATGAACATATTTCCGTACTTGTCAGTTTCTGGAAATGAAACTGAACCTCTGCTATTGAAATTCCACCATAAAATCTTGGTGTTGATTCCCTTGCTTCTCCACTCCCTCATCAGGGCGTCCTTGTCCTGACAAGAGCCGTAGTCGAACTGCATATCGGAAAGCACGACAAGATACTCAGGAAACTCGGTCTGCAGCCCGCTGAGGATGCGCATGACCGCACCGAAGTCCGTGTTGGAACAGTCGCCCGTGTACATGCTTGCGATTTCACGACCGTACTGTGTGGTGGTCTTAGGGAGACGGCTATAGGCACGTGCCCTACTTCTATCACCGAGAGTAATCAGTTGTGGGCGGCTTGAGAATGAAAGCACCTTTCCTGGACAGTATGAACTGCACTTGCCGAGGTAGTGCCCGATTGCCAACGCCTTGCCGATACTGTCGTTTCTATCCCACATGGAACCCGATGTATCCACGATAGGAATCCAACTTCCGCTGACCTTCTCCATCTTGTCGAAGAAGACATCCACATCGACATCGTCCTTGAAGGATGCACGGTAGAGGTCATATACGTTGGTAACCTTCACGTTGATTTTGGCGTCGCCCTTCTTGACACTCTCGATATACTTGGCGAAACGCTCTGCGGTATCCTCACCCTTGGCGAAACGCTTGTAATATTTCAGCATGGCAAGCGAGGGAACCTGAGAGAAGTTTATCTCGTCTGTGGTGTGACGGGACAGTTTGTTCTCGGTGGTGTTACACTTCACGAAGTGACCGTACTGCTGCTTGTTCATACCCCAAGCCTTGGCAAGCTTGCGGGCAAGCATGAGATTGGTGGAACTGTAGCGTGGTGCCCACTTTTTGGCAAGTTCGTTGCCTGCCTCTATTTCCGAACGGAGGAATCCCTGCCAAATGTCGAACATTCCCTTGAAGAAGTCCTCACACTCACGGAAGTCCTTGAAACTTCCCGCCTTGACGACGTTCTGCGGGGTTACGCCGCTAAGCGCCATGAGTTTGCGACCAAGGTCCTTGTAGCCGAGACCGTAGCGTGGGTCACGGATGAACATCGAGAACAGTTTCTCGATATTGCTTGTTCCGATTCTCACCTCGGCAAGATGCTTGGTGTAATACTCACCCTTGAAAAGGATGTCGATAAGTTTGTTGCCCGACGACTTGTAACTTACGTCGCCGTTCTCGGTAAGGGTTACGTTGAAAAGCTTTTCCAACTCCGAATTCTTGAATTTGTCTAACATCTCAGTACTCATGTTTTCCTGTGTTTTAGGGTTAATACTTATATTATCTATCTCTCGAACATTGCTGTTACGAGTACCATTGTCCTTTTTATTTCTTGAAACCGAAATACCTGTCGGTCTGCAACTGCGAGAATCGTTCCCATGCATAGCATTTGTATTGAAGGAGTTGGCACTTGACCTTGTAGTAGTCGTCACGTGTAATGTCCAATTCCTCTATGTCCTCGTTGAGGGCGCCTATATAAACGGGAAATTCGTCATACTCAAGCGAATTGATAATCTCGTAAATTTTGGCGGGTGTGTAGTTTCTCATATTGTCCTCCTTTGTTTTAAATGATTAACGTTTGCAAAGGTAAGAACATTTTTCGGATTGGTCAAATGTTTTATGTTAAAAAATGTTATTGTTTCTTATGCCGTTGCGTATTTCCTCGTCCAACATTGCGTCTATGACTTCTTTTGGAAGCATATTATCAAACATCTCAAGTGTGATTCCGTCCTTTCTCCACAAGTACCTCACCAAAGAGGAAGAGAGAGTTGAAAGCGATGACGGACTCGGTATCAGTATGGTGTCAGTGTATCCGTCTGATATTTGGGTGTTGATTTCAGCCAACCCAATCTCATTGAAGTCGGTTGTCCCCCTGATTCCTCTGATAAGATACCTTATTCCAAGTTCCTTGCAGAAATTGGCAGTCAGTCCTTTTTCCCCGAGTGAACATATTATCAGTTTACCATTTGCGATTTCGGTACTATACATCCGTCTTACTCCCTCCATACTTGCCCGAATGAACATTCTGTCCATAAGAGTATCTGACTTTTCAGGATTCTTTGCAAACAGCAGATATGACGTGTCGAACATCTCCAACGATTTTCGGAGAACGTGGTCATGTCCCCTGTGAAACGGGGCAAAACTTCCTGCATAACAGCATTTTCTTTCTTCCATGACGCAAATATACTATTTTTTTCGGATAAACAAACAAATGAAAGGGATATTTATTATATAATAAAGGAATAAACACATACGCAAATGGATAAAAACACATTCTATTCAAACGCTGACCTTGAGGTGGGTAAGAAAACCTCGTTCATAAGCCTCTATGAACAGGCGGGGTCGGTGTTTTCGAACACAAAGAGCATGAAGCGCCCCATTTCGTTGAAGGCGGGACAGATTCTCGACAGTTTCGGTTGGAAGGGCTTTGACGAATCAAACTCGTCGTTCCTGTACATCTACAATGACTACAATGTCCGCCCTTCAATCCAAATAAGAAAAATAAGCGGTGACATAGAGGCAGAGGAACTGTTCACCGTTGACGGCGAAACAATGTACGCACTCTACGGAACCAAGGGTGAGATAGAAATCAAGTCGGTTCACGACAACGACGGTTACGAATGTGAAGGTTTTGAGGGTGTCATGGATGAATATCCCAACCCGATGAGACTTTTCGTCGACTGCTCGGTTTCGGACACATATTCGTTTGAGGAGTATATTTACCCCGCACAGTTCCACATGAAGGTTGTGGAACCCGATGATGAAATCAGTGCATTGGTTTGTGAGACAACGGTCATGATATATAACGACCAACCCACAACCGTCAATCCCGATGACATCATAACTCTGGAAAACAGGGACATCGCATTCATATGCCACACGAATGCTTATCCCAACAGGAACAGACGTTCCAACAACGAGCCTGAGGAAGGTCCATACACATTCGACGGATGGTATGACGCTGTCACAGGCAAACTCGTGTCGACTTCGCCTGTATATATCATAAGCCACCCGACACACTCGCTTTCGCTGAAACCAAAGGCAAGGCTCGCCAAGGTGTGCACCGTGAAACTGACAGCAGGTGAGAACATACAGGGTGTGAGAGTATATGAGACCAACGGTGATGGCGAGAAACCCGATTTCTCAAACAATGTCACATACGAATGCATAGAGGGTACAAACCTGACAATAGAGGCAAAGTATGGCAGGGACTACTCATTCGGAAAATGGACAACATCTGACGGCAAGACATTTTCCATCACCGACTACAATGAGATTGTTGTCACAGACGACTTTCAAATGACAGCCACCGCCATTGATATGGATGGCAAATGTATTGTGAGGGTCAACACCCACAACAGTGTTCTTGGATTCCCTTGGGAACAGTATGCGGTCTTCTACGTCAACGGCAAGATAACGATTGAGGATGACCATAAGGAGAGTAAGGAAACTGAAAAGAAAGACGGCACTCCTGCTGTGAAGAACGTTAGTGAAGATGAAGCCACTGCACGGAAGCAAACCTACACTGCAATCAAGAACTACGATTTAAGAAGCCAAGCCGAACCTTCAAATACTCTTGGCAAGTCATTCTCACCGAACATGAACATGCCTGTACAGGACAGGTTCGGAAACACCAAAAAGACCCCTGAGGAAGTTGTCAACAGAATTATTGCAAGACTTGACAAGGAAAGGGGCAAGCGTCCTTCAAATGAGAATAACAAACAGTTGAAGAAAGACGGATTGCAACTCATTGACGGAAACGCAATAGACAAAGACACAAATGAATTAACATTGTTGGAAGGTGATTATATTTACCAAATACCTTATGTTACACTGTATCCCGTGGTTGAACCGATGGGAACCGTGAAATACTCGGATGGCAACGGCACCACTGAGGGAACAATGCACTCGCATGTCTATGACCGCAACACTGAAAGAGTCATAACCCTTGTGGCAAAGCCCAACAAAGGCTACAAGTTCATGGGTTGGTATTACTCAGAACACCAAGACATCATCTCAACTGACACTACTCTGAAATTCAAGGTGACACACAGAGGCAAGAGAAAAACCATCAGTGCAATGTTCGTAAAGGATGACGTCGACTTCCTCATGTTGAAGGCTAACACCACCGACACCGAGAACACCGCCATCGAAATGCATGATTATAGCAATAATGACGGATATAACCAATCGTATAGCGCGTTTGCTTTCGACTATTTCAATAATGTAAAAATCGTATGGGAGTTTGAGGCGTTCTACAGATACTTCGGAAACTATCCTATCATAGCATTCTACACATATTCACGTGAACAGTCGAAATCAGGCGACAGGTTCATGTTCAGGGAGTGGAAAGGTGTTGAGGGTATCTCCAATTGGTATAACTACGAAAGTGACTATGACTATGCCGCAGGTCTTTACCTTGCAAGCAAGTATGATTTGGATGTGATTGCCGATTGGGAGAACATAGGAGACAAGAAGATTGTTGAATCGTATGTAAGGAACCTCGACGAAAAAAGCGAATCTGACTATGCCGCAACTGTGACAGGCACGGGTCTCTATAACATTGGTGATGAAGTAACCGTCACAGTAAGACCAACTGCGGGCTACAGGTTTGTGAAAATGGAGGTATGGTCTTATACCGATGAAGACGACATTCTTATATATGACGGATTCGAACCGACAGCCACGTTTATTGTAACAGATGACGTGGATGTTGTAGTTTACGTAGGATATGAGGACAGCATCTTTATCATCGGTGAATGCAATGAAGGCGGTCATGTCAGTTTTTATGGACATCCATCGGATTTTAGCAACGCATACGTTTATGCATCCGCTGACGACGGTTATAGATTTCTGAGATGGGAATGGCCTGTGGAATATTCACCATATGTTAAAAACATATATGATGACGGACAATCTTATGGTGATTTCTATTGGTGTAATGAGACAGGCGTTTGGACAGGCGGTGACGTTCATATCCGTGCAATCTTCGGACCTGTTGATGCTGATTATGTTAGAGTGAAATCTTATCGTGAAGATGAAAGGTATGGGTATGACACCATGGGGATTGGATACTATGAAGTTGGAAGCGAAGCAACGCTTAACACATATGTGAATACAGAAAAGAGCGAAGAATTTGTAGCCTATATTGATAAAACAAACGAGCACGTGATATCATTGAATAATCCTTTCACATTCACTGTGTCCGATGAAGGTGTAACCCTTTTCTCACATGTTTCCAATCCCGATAAACTATCCCTCATAGCGGAACCAGTCGACGGTGTTATGTATCGTTTGAATGGCAACGATTATACGTATATTATAATGGGTATTCCATCAGGCACCGAATTTTATTTGGAAGCGGTGGTTGACGAATACCATGGCTTCAATGGTTGGGAATACAGTGAGGAATGGGCAAACTATATTCAGGAAGAAGGTAATTTAATAACATTGACTATTCCTGACAATCTCCCAACCGTCAACCTCAGAGTCAAGGCATTGGTATCGCCGAAAAGGACAAACGTCTCTGTTGACTCTTCGGAGGCTCAGAGCATGAACTTCAATGTTACAGGCGGCGGTGAGGTGGAATACGGCAGTCAGGCAACTGTGTCAATATCCCCTGCCAATAATGACCAAGGTGAGTTCATTGCTTGGACAAACGATTCTGAAGGTGAGATGCCTGTCGAAACAATGGGTCCAAGGGGTGCAAAGGCAGGAAATGAGAGGGAAGGTAAGATGCAGGATTGCGCTTTCACCACCACATACACCTTCACTGTTTACGGTAAAACCCACGTTAAACCAATTATCAACAAGACGAACAGCGGAATGATTATGTACACAGTCGAAAGCGTGGCTCCTTTGGAAATCGCTTCCAATATAATGTACAGGGCTAATGTTTCAGGCAACTGTTTCGGTTCTTTGAATGACGGACAAGGTCAGTTCGTTGCATTACCCGATTACAGTGACAAACTGACAGGTAAAACGTATTCGTTCGACGGATGGACTGTCACGTCTTTAATGCCCGTACAATATAACGAAGACGGTGTAAATCTCATGATAGAAGAGGCATATGCCACTGTCCACATCAAGGCTAACTACAAGGAGAAAGGCGACATGGTCAAACTCAACATTGTTGCAGAACCGTATGAAGGTGGACTGGTGTATTATGAAGGCGCTGACAAGCCCGCACCGCAACTTACAGCAATCGTTCCTTGCAACTCAGAAGTGAAAATTGGTTGTACCAAAAACAAGGGTTATGTTTTCAAACAATGGGTTGACGGAAAAGGTTTGGTAATCGGCAATGAAGAATCGATACAGTACATTGCTAAAGAATCCACTACTATTCGTGCACAGTTTAACCCTGAGGGCGGAGAAGACGTCACTCTCACTGTTCAATGGGGTGAAGGTGGATATGTCATGATAGACGGAGATAAAGTTTCATCTGTAACTGTAAAGCAAGGTACATCAGTTGAATTGGAAGCCTTCCCGAATGAGGGTTATGATTTTATAGGATGGTATGATGACTCAGAAATGTTTTCTAAAGAAAATCTGATAACTTATACCGTCAATAAAACTACAATAATCACAGCGTCATTCACAAAGGATAAGTAAACATCCTGACTCTCACAACAAAAAAAGCACCCTACCGAAAGATGGGGTGCTTTTTTGATATTTGGTGTAATTGGTCTCAACAGACAAATCCCGGATTGTATCCCTGTTGTTTTATCTCCTGTGGTGCCGTTGAGGAATACTGTTCCACATTTCTGTAGTCTTCAAGCCACTTCTTGAACGCCTCTGTATTACAGTAGCCGCAGCATTCGTACTCGGGGCAGAATCCACGGAAGACGCATGTCGGTACACACTTGTCGGCAAGCACGGGGTCAATTTCCTTCAGTTTCTCTATGACTCCCTTCCATACATCCCTTGTCTCCTTTGACGCACAGTTGCACAGACGCTTTTGGCTGATTGTTATGAAATCCTGTGCGGAGAGGCTTATCCTGTGGTTGACGGGAGCGTCTTGGGGAAGTTTCTTCCTGTCGACACCTGTCCTGTCTGTTCTGGAAGTCCCGACAAAGTGTGTTTCCTGTGTTTCTCTCGTGTTATGTCCCGAGAAGGCATCGTGCCTTGCAATGTGCTGTGACACCCAACAGGGAATCTCCTCCATCTCGAGAATATACCTGACGTCACGCAGCATGCTGTGCTGTGCGAGGCATGTCTTGGCAATCCACTTGTCGCTCGGTTGCTTGTGTTTCTGTTCCTTGTTCACGGTGAAAAGGGCATCATCCAATGCAACGTCCCAATCCACCAATTTCTTGATTTTTATGTTCATAATGGAATATTATTTGACTTTTGGAATATTTGTTAATTCTAATAATTTTCCGTCCATGATGCTAAGTTGCGACCATTCGTCGTCTTTGCGCTGCGACAATGTATCGAGAAAAACATGAAGGACCGAGTCATCCTTAAACCACATTTCGGTCTTGCATCCGTCAAGAAAATGTATCACCACATGAGGCCTATACATCGGCTTGCCTTCCTCAAAGTATATATGGTTGTCAAAATACTCAGTCATCTCGGATTCGGTGCCTACAAATTCACCATCTATACTCCAACGGTCCTCAGCGGCAACATAATAGTCATCAGCCGTATAAGGAGAAAAAAGGGTTCGCAGCCAATTCTTTGCCTTATCATTCTTCACTACCGTTGGACTCGGTTTCCTTATGAAACAGGTATATTTTTCACCACGTTTTATCTTATGGAGAACGTCTTTGGATACTTCTCTACCTTCGTGGATTTCTATGTGGGAAAGTTTCTTGTATAGGTACTGTTCTTTCATATTATTTTTATTTCGTTATCCGATTTTTCTGAACGTTGCTTTTCGAAGCATTCTCGGAAACCACCAATCCTTGGAATATCTTCTACCGTCAAGTGGTTGTAATACTCCATGTTCATCCTCAGCCCACAAAACAGGTGAGTTGAATCTCATTAACGCCTTTATCTGTGATTCAGAGCATTTATGTTTCTTCAATTGCCTAAGTTTCCTTCTATATGTCAGAAGATAGATGATGTATTTTTTCATATCCCTATAGTTTGCACGACAGTTTCTCCAAGGTATCATTACAGCCAAGCGACTTGACCACCTTGCGTATGTCGCTTATTCTTATCATAACCCGCATCTCATCACCGAAATACTTCTCAGGCGACTTGGTGATGTCCACTGAGTTGCCGTCAGACTTTCTCCCGACATGAATTTTTCCTTCGGCAAGGTTGATTATGATGGCGCACTCCATATTGTCCAACAAGAATATGTTGTCATCCTCCGTTCTGAAACCGTTGTCGGTCAGGTAACGTTTTCCGACAATGTTGTGGCGGCTTTCCTTTTCTTCCTCGGTCTCGGTATTCTCCTCGTACCACTTGTCGACCTCTTCCTTGTGTGCCTCGTAGTACGTCAATCCCTTGTCTATGTCAGGACGGAATTCAAGGTAGTCCTTGTCGGGGTCAAAGCAATGTTCCAAAGCCGCTTCAGCTGCGAGTATCACCCTTGCAAGACCGCTTGGGTTATTGGTGAATTCACGTTTCATGTATTGATATATTACAAGTCTCGGGTCGACATCGTCATCAGAGTCGCAATCCTCACTTTCCTTGATGTAGTCAAAGCAACTCTGCAGTTTCCGCTTTTCCTCGCAGTCGTTCCAATCCATCCAATCGTTAAGACTGTCCATGAACCAACGCCCGACCACAAGGTCTTCAAGTATCCTTAAAGAATGGGCGTGTTCCAAGTCATCTTTGTCACATTTTGCTATTTTCATGTCCGTTTATTTTTGGGTGTAGATGTAAGTGTGTCTTCACTGACGGGATGTTCAAGCGTCCCGATAGGTGTTTCGGGTTTTTTCAAGTCAAGACTGAACAGTGTTTGGTAAAACTTGAGAGCACCACCAAAATATGTTTTTTTAAGCGCATCCTCGATTGCATCCTCGACAACTTCTTTAGGATATACACGCCCGTTCGGGAGCAGCGTATCGCAGGGGAAAGCGGCGGTGAGTGTCACCTTTCCCTTTTTCTTCCTGAAAAGTTTCTTGAATATGTTTTTCATGTCAGTTAACCTATTTTATGGTTTTCGTCGTAGTCGTTGGTGACTATCCATATGGACATGCCGAGACAGAACACAAAGGTAAGCACAAGTATGATTATCTTAGCTGTGGTTGTCAGTTCCGAGTGGATGTAGTCAAAGTCGGAGAAATGTTTCCTCTCCCATCTCTTGGGCACGTTTTTCTCAAGCCATCTGCCGTAGGAGTAGAGGTCAAGGCTGTCGTGTTCCGTGAACCATGAGCGTGTCTGCACGTCAAGCCACGGGGTATCCGACCAAGAGAATGCGTTGCACCATTTAACGTGTCTTGTACTGTCCACTCCAAGACAGACAATAAGTTCATTCTTGTTTCCGCCCTGCCAATAACCCTTCTGCATCTCGCTAATCTCCTCGCCTTTCTCCGCAGGGAACACAAGTATGAAGGTATGGAACTCGTATTTCTTTCCATACACCCCGTTCACGAAGTCTATTTGGTTTATTGACTCTTGAGTTGCCTTGCATCCCAATATGTAACGCTGTCTGCAGTTCTTCACCTCGGGATACTCGAACAACCCAAGAACCTTTGCGGAATCCTTGTCTATGTCGGAGTATCTGAATATCGAGTTTGAATGCTTTACAGGGTTCTTGTACCTGTGCTGTTTGGCATACGGTATGAAAGACGCATGGCGTTTGTCCCAATAGTGCACCTGTGCGTCGCCGTCCTTTGTGTAGTAGGGGCGGTGCATGTCAATGAACACCTCGGGAGTGTTGAAGCGTTTCTTGAACTTGTTGAAGGTTTCCTCGCTGATACTGTGTTCACCGTCAAGGTTGGTTGTCATAGACCAATACTGAGGATGGGTCACCGTAACATAATAGACTTGTGTACATGTCGATTTGCCACACGGATATGTACGGGTTCTCCTCTGTAACTCGTTCCATTCGTCATAGTGGCGGATTTCCTTCACGTAGCCACCGTAGTATTCGATATCGTTCTGCGACACATCCTTGGTAATGAAATAAACCGCAAGCGTGAATACAACGCTTGACAGGATAAGTACAGCCGATTCCCACAGGGCAACCTCCTTCTTGAAGAAGAAGTAGAGGATTGCTATCGTCAGGAGAGGTAATATGAAAGCGATTATAAGCATGATACTGTGTTTTGATAAAGCGGGGAAGGAATCGACTCCCTTCCCCATGTATTCCGTTAACTACTCGTCTTTCTTGAAAAGGTCGATGTCGTCTTCAAGGCGTGTCTCCATCACCTGCTTGGTTGTGGTTGAGGAGATGACCTCGTATTCAATCGGGGACTTGTCCTTGATAAACCATTTTCCTGGAAATGTATTACACAAAGTCTCGTGTTCCCGTATTACGTCAATCATGCGGGTCTGCGCTGTAGTGAACTCGGCTCGTAGCACCTCAATCGAAGCCATGAGGTCCTTGTAGACCGATGCGTCGAACTCGGGGTTGCTCTCGGTAATCCATTTCATGAAAGCGTCACCCTTGTCGCCCTCATAGCGGCCGCCGATGATGTCCTTGTAGATTTCGTGGAAGGCATCCTTGTATTGGTCGGTCACCTGTGCCTTCTGCTGAACCACTTTCCACATCTTGTCGTAGACGGCTTCAATTTTGCCCTCCTGTGCGACAGCCTCTTTGCGGAGTGTCACTTCCTTGTTGTTGTAACTGAAATACATTGACATGCAGGTCACTGCAAGGATTGCCACGACAATAAGCGTGACGAAGATGATGATTTTCTTTGTACTCATTGTGTTTTGATTTTAAGTTATTGAATAAGTTAATTTGTTACGTTTGCAAAGGTAAGACGTTTTTTCCAATCCACCAAATCTTTTTTGTTAAAGAATGTTAATTATTAAAGTTGCCTTTCCATCCATTGCAGCGTTCATGGTCCTTGTCATACTTGAAGTACGCTATACAGTCCTTCTCGTCAGGGCACTTGTGACAGTCATGACCGTCGGGTGTGAGGATGTCAGTGAACAATCCGAGTGCAAGTGCAAGTTCCTTCCACGTTACGGGATGGAACGACTCCCCTATCGCGGACATGTAGCGGTAATGCCCTATGTCGCCCGTCTCGTCACCCTGCTCGTATCCGCTGTCGTCGTTCTTGCGGAACACGATGTTGTCCCAAAGGAGTTCCTTGGCAAACTCTTCCCAATTGATGTTGTCCTTGTTAAACATAATGCTATTCTATTGTTATGGTTAATGTCATTTTCCTCACCTTTGCGTAAGGCTCGGGTTTACCCGTAAGACCGCAATAGAGTGGTGCGTTCTTCTTCCAATACTGCTTTATTGTCTTAGCACAGTCCCGAGCCTCTTTCTCGGTCTTGAAAGCCTTGGCTTTCAGTATGTTCTTGGTAAATGTGTGGAATGTTGTACTGCTTGGGTAGTACTCTCCTTCACCTGCCTCTATAATATATCGTATATCGGTCATGACGTTTCCTATTTATAAGAGTCTCCACTGTTTATTGTCATGGTCACTGTAATGTAGTTGACGGAATGGTGGATTATACAATGCACAACCACAGTATTGGTGTCTTCCTCCTTATGGATATTGGTTATTCTGAAGTTTGCGGTGTTAAACAGATGATTGCAAACGGATTTGATTTCCTCATCCCCAATCTTGGCAAGCATATCCTCATTCTCCTCTTTTTTCTTCTGACGCTCAACTTTTTCCTGTTCTCGTTTTTCCCACTCTTCTTTTAGGATTGGGTATGAACTTTGCATTGGTATAACCCTATATTCCAAAGTGTTCCACCCATTGTGTGTGCCTTCGACTCTCTGACATTCAGCCGTCACACCTATCGGCAATTTACATCCTAAAGTGTCTCTATTGAAAAACGCACACTTGCTGCACGGTACTGAGTTATCTTCATAAAAACGGAGAAAATATGCGGTATCGCCTATCATCACAGGTTTTCCGTCAAGTTCTTTGAGATTGTCTGTTTCCATATTACAACTTTTATTCAGTTTCAGTGTATGTTTCGTTATCTGTAATTGTTATGGTTGCGGAAGACACACTCCCGCAGTAACTCACTATGGTCTTGGGACTATAGCAAGGACCGTCAGGACCGCAATGCAAAATATCTGCATTATTTGGCAGCGCTTTACTGCACATACGTATTCCTTGATTAACCAACCGTTGTTCAAATTCACAATAGGTGTATTCTGACCTTTCCGAAAATTCCGGTTCCGCCTCAGGTGGCAGTTTGTAAATGTTGTTTTCCATATCAGTCTATTTCACCTTCGTTATGTTCAAGTCTATTCTGTTGCGGTACGAGATATGCCCCGAACCGATGTCCTCCAAGACAGCACCCGGTATATTATAGACGCTGCGGTTGTACTCTCTCCTTCTCGCACCCTCTTGCAGTTCCTTGAGAACGGCTTCACAGTCCTCGTCGCTGCGGTAGTCATAAGGCCCGATTGAGTATCCGTCGGTTCCCCTTATCTCTTCCTTGAGGTCGACTATCGTGTAGAGCATGGTGTCCTTCCGCAGGTTGAACGGCTTGGTGCAGATGAGAAACCTCCCGTCGCAAGCCCTTATCCTGTATGGCCGCTTTTCCTCGGCGAACCATATCCTTTGTCCAACTTTGTATTCCTGTGTTTCCATAATTAGATGTTGTCAATGTATCTGTCAACTATTTGCTGCGGTGTCCTGAACGTGCTGACATACCACCACAGCCACGCAAACTGCAGCGAGTAATGCCTTTCGCCGCAGAACGTTATCCAATTCACGCTAATGCTTGGGAGGATTTCAAAACCCTCGACTATTCTTCCGAATTTCATGTTTTTTTTGTTTATTCTATTATTTCCAATGATTTGACCTCCACGTCGTTGTAACCCGTGTACACACAAACCGACTGCTTGTCGACGTACATTCCCCAATCGTCGGTGTCGACAATCTCAAGCACGTTCGCCCCGTGTCCGTATTTTTCCCTACGGGTATAGCAGTTCGTCTTGAAGCCTTTTCCCTTCATCGCATACACACCTGTCTTGGGGTATGGTGTGCCGTCACGGTATATGACGTACTCAATCCTCACCTTATGCTTGGGCTGTGTCGCACCGTGTATCGTGCCTGCGACGAACCAACCGAAACCACCGAGCAGTATCAACACAAGGGAAAAGAACGAAGCTGCCGAGAGGTCATCGACTGTGTTGTTATTCCTTGTTTTCATGCTTTCCGTTCCTGAATTTGTCCAACATGTCGTAATACACAAAGTTGCGTATGTTGTCTATGCGGTTCTTCATTCCCTCCAACTTGATGGAAAGTCCGCACAACTTGTCGTAGGCGGCTTTCATGCTTTCGGGGTTTTGCGTGTCGTACACATTGGTATTCACGGCGACCATCGTGTCGTCGGGGTAGCGCTCGTTTATGTTGAGTATCGAGTTGAGAACCGACTTGTCGTCAATCTTGAAACGGTACACGCCGTAGGAGTTTTCGCTGTACTGCAGGCCATGAAGGTCTTTAATTGTCATTTCCATATCATTTCTGATTTATTTTAAGACCAAGTTCAATACCTTTTCTTGCTGCCATTCGCAAATGATAATGATTGAAATCGTTTCTTTCGGCATTATATATGTTAGTGCCGTATTTGTTTGACTGTACTGAAATCATAATACCGTTTGCTATGGATTCCGACTCTTTCTCCAAGTCCACCTCTTTCACTTCAAGAGTGTTGATGAAAGAGAGAAGACTACAATACACTTCATTTTGTATCGCAATATCTCTATGTAACTCTACATTGTTTGGTCGGCTTAATACATCAAGTCTTCTTTGTTGTCTCTCTATCTCCGCTACTAAAGCGTCTTTGTCTATTAGTTTCATATCATTGTCTTTTATGAATTGTCCTTGTTTTGTTCGGGTTTCCCGCCGTCTCCGTATAGTTCCTTGCTATTGGTTATCTTAATCTGATACGCCCCCGCACTGAATACATCTCCTTTTGGTGACATGATGATATACTTTGAGTGACCGTCCTGGTCGAAAGTGATGTCAATCAACAGCCCGTCCCCTTCTTTTTCGTCGCCACTGTAATTGTTGTATATCCTATAATGTACGTATATCTTCTCGTTTATCATATTGCTTACAGATTGGATTGTCTTGAATAACGTTTTCTGTCTTTCTCCGTCAACACGCTTCGGTTTCTGCCGATGTGCCAATAATGACAGACAGGGCATTTGTACGCAACAAGCCTGTGGATTGTGTTCTCATGAAGGTTTATAACCCTTGCAGCCTCAATCGCCTCCTTGTCGGTCTCGAACCTGACCTTGTCGACGAATACGGGGTCGCCGTTTCTGTCCAAGCACTTGAAACGCTTGCACGGTGTCTCTGATTTCATCTGAATTTCCATATTCATATGCTTTGTTCAACAATGGGTGTTTCAGTGTTCTTCTCGACAACGGCACTGTCCCTAACCTTCGGTCTCACATTGACATACACGGTGTCGTGTATATATACAGTGTCGGTTATCGTCTCGGTTACATACTGAACCACGGGTTCAACGGATGACGCCTTCTTGTGCTGTGTCCCGTACAGGACGCACACAATGACCATCAGTATCATCGCAACGATTGTCAATATCTGCCACTTAAAGGCTTCTTTTTCATACTTTCCAACAAGTTCTTTTGCCATCGTAAATGTTTTTTATGTGTTTTACGTTTGCAAAGATAAGAAAAAACCTCATATGTCAATGAGGTTTTTTCTTAAATGATGTTAAATCAAGATTACTTGTCGTCGTCTTCGGGGTCAATCTCAACATCTTCGTCGAAATACTTCTCCATCTCGTCGGCAAGCGACAACTCGTCAAGGGCATCCCTTCTGTCGTTGAAGTAACCGTTCATTCTGGAAAGTACGGAACTGACGTTGGTGGCGTCGACCAACTCCTCCATTGCTTTCTGCAGGTTCGACTCTGCGGTGTCGAGTTTTTCCTCGGCTGCATAACGGGCTGCATTGAGGGCGTTACGCACCATCTTGATTTTTAACTCGGTTTTCTTGCTTTCGCATTTTTTGCGCATGTACGCTTCGATTCTTTTCATGGTGTTTTAATTTTTAAAGGTTAATATTTTTCTTTTTCTGTTCGTTTTCAGGCTGAAGGGTGCATCAGACGATGTAAAGCAATCGACTATGTTAAAGTCCAAAAAGAACGGTCCATTAATCGATTCCCACGGACTTGTATTTGGGGTTGTAACTATATTGTCCGTGTTTACCCACGCCTGTCCTGTGCTTGGAGAAGCCACCACGGTTCCGATGTCGGAGGCTGTGTTTAATACCAAGTCACCCGCCGATGTTATTCCCTGTATAGTGTCACAGGTTTTTAACGCGTTCCATGTTCTTGTTAAAGGTTCCATATTATTCTACATGTTTCTATTTTGTTATTTCCTCAATCTCCTTACGAAACGCCTCCTGCAGTTCCTTTTCCTCAAGTTCCATTTTCTCGACCTTGTCGTCAATCAAGCCGCATTTACGTTCCATCATTTTCTCGGTCTTAAGGGTTGTCTCCCCTGTACGTTTCCTCTTTCCGAGGCTTTTTGTTTTGTAAGTGTTACTCATCTTTGTCTGTCTTGTATTATAATATAAGGGTTGGTATTATATTTTACAATCTGTTCCTGCATTTGTATCAACCTATCCATACATTTTCCCACCCATACGCTCGTTGCATCCTTACCCCTGTCGGCAATGTCAAGTTTTATGTCAGCGTAATATACGGGGTTTGACGCATACATGGTGTTGAACTCGTGAAAATTTCCAATTGTGGGTGTATTGGTCAGAGGTAAATACGGCGCATATACAAGTTGGCTGTCATTTTTCTTACCGTCAAAATCCAACACAGGCTTCCCTTTGGCACCCCTCAGGGTGAAACCACAGTTGCACCTGACATTGTATGGAAACAAATCTCTACTTTTCATACTTCTATTCTATACAAATATGCTTAATGTTATAAACAGTGCGCTTGCAAACAGCAGCAGCATTCGCCAAAATGTGTCGTTGGGCTGAACCATAGCCCCCGTCAGCACGTTTGTCATGGTGGACAAAGTCACGTTGAAGAACAAGAATCCCGAGACAATGCCCAAGAACAGGAACATCGCATTGACAGTGGCAAATATCCACAATAATGCGCATGCGCTCACCAACGCAATGAAAAACATCATATGTCTGTTAATTTGAAATTTCTTCATTTTTCCACTGGGTATTTCTTGGACGGAGTCTCCATTCCCATTGTACGTTTCTTGGTCTGGATAACTGCCTTTATACAAATATTTATCAAACGCACCAATTTCCCCTCGTCGGTGTTGTCCTCAGGCAGATTTACCATGAATCCTTTGTTAAACCTAACATAAATATCCTTGAAGAATCTCCAAGGGTCAATAGTGTTTATGTTTAACAATATTGATTGCCCATTAGGGCTGCATTTTTCAGCGTCCTTCACCGTCAGGAACCAATACTCGAAGAATCTCATGAAATCACGTGATAAACGTTTCTTCACCTCATCTTCATATTCTACGTACTGACTGTTAAGCCTTTCAGCAACCTCTTCAAGCACGTCAACACAGTTCGGCTTGGAAATGTGTTTCCTTAACAGTCTTAAAACCACTTGATAGGTCTCCTCTACTTTAAAATCCTGTTTCATATCTTTCTGTTTGTTATTTTCAACAACGCAAATATACTATATTTTTCTAATATCTGCCAGTTGTCACACAAAAAAATTGCATGTTCGGTTCCTCATCAAACGCACAGAACGCTTCACTCCAACAATTATCCCTGTCACCAAGGCACCTTCCCAAATGTCTCTCCGCACTCTCCTTGTCAAGATAATAGACGATGTGACAATGAGATGTCAACGGATACCAACTTCCACAGTACTTATACATGATTTTCCACATGATGCAAATATACTATAAAAACCGACACAAACAAAAAAACCCTCCACAAATTTTTTGCAGAGGGTTCACGTTGGTTTATAGGTTAGAGGTTTTCTTCATTCTCGATGAGAGTGTCCGAGAGGTATCCTTCGACGAACTCGGGATAGTCGTATTCAACATCAACAACGTCGTTGCATCCGTCAATGAACAGCAGACCTACACCGAATATGTACTGTCCGCACTCGGGGAATGGGGGTGCAAGTATGCGTCTGAAAGTCATGGCTCTCGTGGGCAGTTCCTCGTCAATCGCACATTCGACCGCCTCCTCAAGGGTCACGTCGACACGTGGGTCGCAAGGCATGCATTCCATCCAATAGCCTGCGTCAACCAATGTGTCGGGGGCTTGGTCATAGGCACCTTCCCTGTGCACGATTCTGATGCAGGTGTCACCAATCTGGAAAACAGTGGTGATTGAGGTGATGTAACGGTCACCCTCTTCATTGAAGCAGATGTTGTACAGCACGTCAGCCTCATAGAAGTAGAAAGTGTCGTACTGCGATGCAATGTAGTCATAGTCACCGCACACCTCAGTGTAATAGTCATAACCGACAACGGTCGGCTCAACGGGCTTGCTTCTGTGGCAAGCAACCATCACGACAGCAACTGTCGCAACGGCAATCAAACTCAAAAGTCTCTTCATGTTTATTTTATTTGTTTATTTATTAATTGTCAGTTGGTCATAAATAACCCCTCAACTGTATTCCAACACAGTACAAGTCGCTCAAAGGCAAGGTAGATAACCGTTGTAAATACCTCTAAAAGTGTATTCCAACACAGTGCGATAAAATCAATTGTAAAACAATATTCGTTGTAAATACCTCTAAAAGTGTATTCCAACACAGTATAATTTTTATATAGCATTAAGATTCAATATTATACAAGATATTTTACATTTAAAAAACGTGTTATCCACATGTATACAGGATGGCTTTACACGTTTTTTCAATTTTCTGTCAACATGTACACGGTTTCCTAAAGTCAAGTAGCCCCGATAGGATTCGAACCTATACTGTGAACATCCTAAGTGTTCCGCCTCTTCCGTTGGGCTACGGAGCCGTCTATGCCTTCTGAGCCTCGAAGGTTTCCAGAAACTTCAGGTTCTGTGGCGGTATGTTGTCGTAAGTGAAATAGGCAGTGGCGTGTGACACATTCCAGTCGGGGTAGAACTTAGCCTTTTCCAAACCGTTCAATGTAACACCTATTAAACAGTATTTGCCATCGTTCATTTTGTTGCCTGAATTTGTATACAGCATGTCAGCCATTTCATATGCAGTCTCTTTTCCGTCATCAGCCAAGGTAAGGTAAACACGGTCGGGATAATTGAGAAACTCATTTTTGGATTTCGGTACCAAACCGCTGACTTTTATTTTATTTGCTAAAAACAATGGTGTAACGTGATAGAAGAATATCTCGTCATTATCTCTACTTGAAAATTCCTCACCTGTCTTGTATTCATCATACTTCGGCTCGAACTGCAGATACACGCCTTCGGTAACGTTGTCCTCAGCCGAACAGAAATAACCGAATGAATCCATCTTCTGCTTCAGCGGTTCAATTGACTTGCTGCCCTTCTTCAGTATGAACCAAAAATGCATAACCTCGTCATCCACACCACCCTTGACAAAATCCGAGTTGAACCTTGTGGAAAGGTATTTCTCAACCCATTCCATCGGATATGTCCTTATCAGACCTTCGTTCAGGTCTTTCTTCATCGCAATCTCCAATTTTGACGGATAGCGCTTTAAGGGTTGTGATGGAAAAACAGGCTCAGTACCGCACAAGGTACGAATCGTTTGCTTGACTATGTTCCTAATGTGTTCCTTCAATATATTTTTTTCTTCCATTGCTATGTTTTTTTATATAAATATACTAATAGTTGTTTGAGACAGGGGTGGGATTCGAACCCACGAATCCGAAGTTTTGCAGACTTGGCCATTAATCCTCTCTGGTACCCTGTCATCTCATTATCTATGATGAAAGTGGTAATAAATCCTATCGCTTTTCTTGTTTTTGCTTTTATAAGTGTCTAATTGAGAATCGCAATTAGGACATATAAGCCTAAGGTTTGACCTATTGTTATTATGGGCATGTCCATCAATATGGTCTAATATGAATATCAATACCTTACCATTCCAACTATTAGGCATATTACATATAGCGCATTTATATCCCTGTTCTTGCAGTATGTGTTTCTTTATCCATTTCATATTACATCCCTTCATATACTTTGAAGGGTCGGCCAAATAATTGAGATATTTTTGATGAGATTGATATTCCTGTTGACATTTGTTGCTGCAATATTTACCTGTTGTATTTTTCTGTGGATAAAAAACTTTACCACAATTTATGCAAATACAATCATTTCTAACTTTGTTACTCATAATCATGTTGTTTAATGTCTTTCCACCCAGAATCGAACTGGGATTTAAGGTTTAGAAGACCTTCGTTTTATCCATTAAACTATAGAAAGAAAAAAGGAAGTAAGTTGACGAGCCACGGACTCAGGAAACGACGGCTTTACGTCGATTGCATTACCGCTTGCGGTTTTACCCTGTGTTGCGTTGCACCTTATGGCACCTCACGGTCACCAACACCTTTCAGCGGGCTGAGGGAATACTCTACTCCCGACTACTCCACCGTGCCTTTTACTAGTACGGCATTGCGAATTGCCCCGCTTATACTCAGTGGTTCGTACTTCCATTGTGGGTCGGAGACAGGATTCGAACCTGTGTTACGGCTACCAGAAAGCATTTCAAATTGGTTGCTGTACGATTTCCATAGCAGAAGTCTTTTGTTTTACGTGTCCTATCCACTAGACGACTCCGACCATATTTAGACAGGAAAGGAGGACTCGAACCTCCACTTAGGGTTTGGGACGCATTTGGTTGCTGTTGGTATTCCATCTACAGAAAACCATCTTTTTCGCTACCCCCGTTCTACCATTAAACTATTTCCCGTTGTGTAGTCCTGGCCGGGTTCAAACCGGCGACCTTTGGAACCAAAATCCAACGTTCTAATCAACTGAACTACAGGACATTATACAGAAGTCAATTGAAGTAATTCCACTATACTCTTGTTGTTTTGCTGTACGACTTCCGTGTTTTTGTGGACCGCCTCAGATTCGAACTGAGAAATGACGGCTTGCAAAGCCGTTCCTGTACCATTGGAGGCAGCGGCCCCTATATAATAATTTGAAAAGGAGATTCAGGGAAACATCACAGAAACGACGGAAAGGTTGCTCAGTATAAAACCCTAAACCGTAATGGCAACCTGCGGCAGACTAACTGCTTGGAGTTTTTTGTCCATGGGACCGAACCGTATGTCAGCCCAATCTCATGTTCTTGGTCGCCGCCGCTTACTGCAACGTTTAGTGGGTCTGTACTTATCTTATCTGCCCTTCATCACGAATACAGAACCGAAAACCCACCAAAAATTCGGCAATGTATCCGTGTTCCAACACCAATGCGACTTAATCTACTCTCCATCGCACCAATGAAGTGGACATTCCTGTAACAGACGTTCGCTCAGGCGTTAAGTAGAATTATCAGGCTGAAAATACCTGACCCTATCCCAAGCAGGGTGGGTCTGACCCCAAGTGTAGGCGAACTTGCACGATACGTATTTGCAAGTTGCTTTGTCGGTTCGGGTGGATTCGAACCACCGACCCCTACATTATCAGTGTAGTGCTCTGAGCCAACTGAGCTACGAACCGAAATTTGGTTTTTTCCTTTTGTCCTCCTTGCAAGCTTGTTAACGCGCGCTGCTCAAGGTTGGTTGCCGAACAAGGTTGGAAATTACCTCCTAAATCAATCCCTACGGCTTTTCACGTGCTAACGGGTGGATTTGAACCACCGAAAAGGAGTCGTACTTAACCTTGTCCTTTACTCCACATCCGGGATTGGGTATCAGGCTCTTTCCCTCCCCCAGCACTCTAAACCATTCTGAGTTACATTAGCATCTGCCCCATAGAGCTCCGGGGCTTGGTGACGGTGTACTCTGTAGTGAATGTCGCAAAACTTGCAGCAAGTCCCTGTCACCACGACATTTGCGCTTTGCTCCATTGTGCTCCCGACAAGACTCGAACTTGTGACCCCCGCCTTGTAAGGGCGATGCTCTGAACCAACTGAGCTACAGGAGCTGACTGCCACGGTTTTGTTAAAGCAGACCCGTGGAGAACCTTATACTGCTTGTGGTCCTTGAGAGATTTGAACTCCCAACCTACTGATTATGAGTCAGTTGCTCTGACCAATTGAGCTAAAGGACCTTAAAGATGCATATTGAACTGTTCTTGCCGTGCCCTGGGTACTATATTCCAAATTCAACCCATCCCTTCAACTACCATTGAAGGCTAAATTGCAGCACTGTGCTGTTCAGGTCGAGTTTCCCCGTTTGGTCGGTCATGTTCTAATGGATGGCTGACGAGGGAGTAAGTAGTTTCACTCCAACATCCAATCTCTAACCTTTTTATGCACCTTATCGTCTCCCCATAGGGACTCGAACCCCAATCGTAAGTTCCGTAGACTTATGTTCTTCCATTGAACTATAGGGAGATTTAGGAGGCTTTTTACGCTGCGCATCACGTCACTCATAGTGGAACAGAAACGGTCATGAGCCGTTAACATGCTTTACCTCCAACCACAGACCTGATTGGCCAACCAGGCGGCACCTTCCTTTACGAAAGGGTTTTTATTTGAAACTATCTGATAATCAGTCGAGTAGGTGTGATTCGAACACACGATTTCTGCATCGTTTCGCACAAGGGAATCGAACCCCAGGGTTGTACCCAACCATTTGCGAAATCGCTTTATTCTCAATAGGAGGTAGCATCTCCCTAACCAAATGCAGTGCCTTAGACCAACTGGGCTACTACTCGGATTACCTCAGAAAACGCTCTTGCTTCCACGCTGAGGAGCCGCTTCATGCCGCGAACATCCGACCTGGTTCGCCGACGTTTATGGACAGGCGTCCCTGTCCTCCACGACAAGCGTGTCGGGGCAATGGTATAATCACTCTTTCAGAAAAACTGTCTCTTTAAACTGTCTGACCGAAATCCAAGTCCTTCTCGTTGATGAGGGTGTAGGTGAACGAGTTTCCGTACAGCCCCGCCTGCTTCTCACAGATTGAGATGAAAGACTTGAAATAGTTCGGGTTTGCGAACACCTGACATCCTGCACTGTACATGTCGACAGTGTCACGTGTCCAATTCTCGTTGCTTCGGTGTATGTTTATGCCGAATACGCCATTGTCGACAGTCTTGGGGTTCATGTCGTAGACCTTGTCCTTGTTCTTGTCCCTGTAGACCTTGACGGGCTTCACCTGAACCAACGCCTTGTACTTTCCGTTATGCTTTCCAATCGCCCAACAGCCCTTGTACTGCCCGGGAACGAGTATCGCAGTTCCCTTCGCATTGCCGAGTTCAGTTGTCATATAATAGAGACCAGGCTCGGTCGTGATGGGGTACATTATCTTCTGCTTTCCGTTGCCGTTGTTGTATATCAGCACAAGCACGTCGTCGTACTTGTTGGTCACCTTGTTCTTGTTGTCAGACCGTATGCCTATGATGTTCAGGTTGTACAGCCCGTTCTCAAAGAACGAGTAGCCCATGTTCTTGAAAAGTTTGGCGAAATCTGTACGCATTATCTTGAACTTCAAGTCGGGACGAACAGACTTCATGTCGGTTGTTTCCCAAATTTCCATATCCATAATGTTTGTTTTACTATAAATAGATACGGATTTGAAAAGTTGTGTCCCCGCTGGGACTCGAACCCAGGACTCCCGCCTTAAAAGGGCGATGCTCTAAGCTTTCGCAAACCAACTGAGCTACGGAGACTTGAAGGCGGCAAGGTGATAAAAAATGCTATGAAACACTTGAAGTGGAAAAAATGCCGCCTTGGATAAGGTTATAAGTACATACGGAAGTACAGCTGTCTTGCATGCGGGCTTTGTTCCACCTCCTCATTTGTATTGCGGTCGGAGGTCTCCGCATTCCCGAAATGCAACTTCCATTTTACTTATAGTCCCACCGATAGGACTTGAACCTATACTCCTTTCGGAACCCGCTTTTGAGACGGGCGCGGCTGCCAATTACGCCACGATGGGATATTGGGTTTCATGTTTTCAGCCCTTGCAACGGGCAGCCCGAATGACAAGAAGAAACGCCAAGAAACTCTACGGGCATTTTGTTGAATATCCGTGCTTCGGGTGGGACTCGAACCCACACGCCCTTTCGGGCACCAGAGCTTAAATCTGACGGGTCTACCAATTCCCCCACCAAAGCAAGTGGTTTTATTCATTATTCTGTTATCTCTTTTATATCACATTTTCTACTTGGCAATCCATAACGTTTACACCATTTCTTCACCGTGTTTCCCGTAACCCCATACCGCCTTCCAATTGCTTCAAATGAAATTGTTTTTATTAAACCCAACAATTCTTCTTTTGAAGGCCATTCACATCTACGCTGATTAAATGCAACCTCTTCTTTTGTCAATTGTTCCTTTTTTGGGGTTTTGTATGAATAACCTGCAGATATTCTTTTTTCTATATTAGACTTGATAATGTCCTTAACTTCTTTGTGGGAGAACCCATCCGATTCTTCTACACTTTGATGCTTTTCCAAGTCAATATCTTCTATACTTATTAACCCTTTTTCCAACATTTGATGGTGATTTGGGCATAACCATAAAAGGTTCTTGTAGTCATTTATTTCCTTTATTTTTGTTTCACGGTTAAATGTTAGTATACCTTTTATGTGGTGTACTTCTAATATTTCATCATATTCATGGTTCTCGCAATAAGCACATACCTTTTCAACTGACCCTTCCTCCATCTTTCTTCTTGCGTGTTTTCTTATTGTGGAACACAACTTAGTTGTATACGTAGTGTTTTCACCAAGCACTTCACCCAATGTTTTGTTTTCATATTCTTCATAATTTGCCCTGTCTGAACACTTTTTACAAACACCGGACATAGAAGTTTTTCTATTACCACATATTGGACAAACTGTATCATTTTCTATGTATTCAACATTTTTATTTAAAATATTAAATTCTTTTTCACTTAATAATCTTTTCGTTTCATTTTTATGCTTACGTCCTTTATTATTAAACATCGCAGCATGTAATTCAGAACAAAAGAAATTACCTGTCTTACTTGTTTCGTATTCGTGTTTCCGAACAAACTTTTCTTTTCCACATTCCGCACAATGCACTTTAATTAACGTCTTCTTTGCTTCCCCTCGGCATTTACTTGAACAATAACGTGGTATTTTACCCCCACATTTTACAATGTATCTTTTGTTTTGCGTAAAAGTACATCCACAATTTTCACATGTGAATTCAAATAAATCAAATGGTTTTGCATTTCTAAAATTGTCTTCGTTATACTCCATAGTCGCTTCTTTTTATATCATATATTGTGGAATAAAAAGTAAAACAAGTGTTTACAAGCAAACTAATAAAAAGTTGAACCGTTACTTATATTTTAGCGGACACGACGGGACTCGAACCCGCAATGGCTTACGCTCCCTCGGCAGTGACAGTGCCGTATGCTGAACCAATTACACCACGCGTCCAAAATTTGCCACGATTTAGTTCGTGGCCAACTCGCACATGGGTGCCCTATCAGGCAGCCATTGCATAACGATAGTTTGTGTTGCCGTTTAAAACAACTAATCCCAATCTCCTTACATCCTACTTGACATGCAATCGAAACCAAGACATCCCCAATGTTATCCTTATCCTACAAAGTATGACTTGCAACACGACCCCTTTTCGATTTGGGTTCAGGATTAGCATCATTATCTGCAATGCTTTCGTGCCCTGGGCACTTTGTAATTTTGTGGAGATGGAGCGATTCGAACGCTCGTCTTACATACGTTCAAACGTATATCAACAATTGGAATTTGAGACCATGGTCGGACTTGAACCGACACCTCGCCATTACCTCGTCCGTGAACACCATCTTTGGACTCGACTTCGCATTTCTGCTTTCAGGCGCTTTCCTGTCAGGTGTATTTCAGCGCCACATGGTCTGCTTTTTGTCTCCCCACGAGGACTCGAACCTCGGTTTAGAGATTAGGAATCTCTCGTTACTATCCACTGAACTACAGGGAGAAAAAACTTGTGCTCAAGGGGGGACTTGAACCCCCACGGGTTTCCCCACAACGACCTCAACGTTGCGCGTCTACCAATTTCGCCACCTGAGCATCTAACCTCTAACCAACATGTCAAAGTACTTTTACGCATTTTGCGTTACGACACGAGAGTAGGATTTGAACCATACGCTTCTTGCAACCATAGCAAGTGTGCTTACCGATTACACCACCTCGTCTTACACGTCAGCCTTTCAATCCGAAGGCGCTGCCACGCCGTCGTCTAATCAGTTTCCGTGCGACCTACTCGAAAGCCTGGCAGGGCTTCTTTCGGAATTTTTTGGTAGCGGGAGAGGGATTCGAACCCCCGATTTCGTGGTTATGAGCCACGTGAGATGACCAACTTCTCCATCCCGCACTGTATCTTTTACGTTTGCAAAGGTAACAACTTTTTTCCTTCCGACCAAATCTTTTTTCTTAATTTCCCTTAAAAAAATTGTGGTTCCCTGTGTCTGACAAGGAACCACGCATATTAATGAGAGTGAAAAATGTGTCTATTCCTTGCCTATTTCCTCCACGGCTTTGGGGTCGTCTTGTCTGTCGGCGTCTGCACATGCGACGGGCATCCTGAGCACAATGCAGCACTGTGCAAGGATTGCCAATACAGATAATATGATTAAAGCCGTTACCATTTTCTTATTTCTTCTGTTACCTTATTCTTTTATAAATATAACGTATTTTTCAAAAGTTACAATTTTTCCGTAAAAAAAGTGCATATCCGCGCACCGATGGGACTCGAACCCACAGTGACTGACGTGTCAAAACCTTTCGGTCCACCGTCCGACTTTTACCGACCACTTCCAGTCGTTCCTCTATTTTACGGCGCGGGTTTACCCATTCCCCGTCACAGTCCACGTCTATGCACTATGTCAAAAAAGACAGGTCAACACAGTTTACGGTGTACCCTTGCGGATTTTACAACCTATCTTTAAAAATTGGTGGATTGATGCACGTCTCGCTTACCACCATTATTTCATCACGGCTGCATCTGCCGTCCCGACTACTCTGCCCCACTTTTGTCAGGAAAATCTTTGTTTACTATTGGTCTCTTTCGAGACAGGGATTTAGATAGAGTAGAAATGATGGGGTTCGAACCCATGCGGTCCCGCCGTTACGCGGTGCTCTACCATAACTGAGCTACATTCCCAAAACTTGCGCGGAGAGGGAGGGATTCGAACCCCCGAAACCCTTATCGGGTTTGCAGGTTTAGCAAACCTGTGCCTTCAGCCACTCGGCCACCTCTCCATATAATAAAAAACGGATATATGCAGTGTTGCAGGGTGCTTGCTACAATCTCACCCCATGCCGTAGCCGTACATATCCAACACCACAACCCTTTGGAACGCATTGACAGTAAGGTACTATTTAAACCATGTTCCTGTTTTCTCGCAGGATGTTCGCCTTGACTGTCTTTAGCCCCTATAACAGCCGACAAGGTGGTTATCACCTCCATTAGGCTGTTGGAGTTTGGGTATCTATCCGTCTTAAAGTATCAACCAATTTGCCCATTGTTCGGTATAGAACTGCTGACTGAAGAAATTGATGTCAGCCTCCTCTGAGGGGAAGACCCTGTCAATTGCCTCGGTAGCCTTTTTCCATACAATGCTCGGTATGAGTATCAATGGGATGTAGAGCCAACCCAATATCCTGCTTTGGATTATATGACCGAACTCATGCTTGACCATCCAAGTCCCGTAGAACGAGTTGGGGTTGACAAACAACGTGTCACCCATCGACATTCCGTCATACTTGTTGGTCACATATACACGCACACCGTCGACAGTGTGTGCATGGGCACCTGTCTTTTTGGCAATCATACGTCCAAGGAGGAGTTGGGGAAGTTCCCATAACATTAAAATTAAACTTGTCTTTGTCATATCGGTTTTCATTATATCTAAATATAACTACTTTCGAACTTTGAAAACAACCGTTACCTGACATTATCAAGACGTTCCATAAAATCCCTTGTTTTGCACAGGTCTTCGTACAGGCCATCCTTCAGTTTGGGTTCGAAACGCTGTGCGGTATGCTTTTCATACTGTTCATAAGCCATTTTCGAAACCTGTCTGTAAAATTTGTCCACAAACTTACGGTATTCATTCTCCACATATTTAAGTAATTTACTTGGAGTTGTCTTGATTCCTGTTAAATGTATATATCCATCGACCAAATTCTGCATATCCTCCTCATTTGCTGACTTCAGCAACTCTATCCTTTTCCCCAAGGTAACTATTCTTGCATATGCGTCGGTTTTCTTGATACACTCCATCGCAGATTTGTGGTCTTTGATTTCGTTACCCATGTTTTCAATTTCAACGCACGTCTGTCCTATAAAAGCGTTTTGTTCCGATTTTGACAGATAGTAGAGAGTGTACCCAAAACTACTGACCAAAGGGTCACTGTCTTTTGAAAAAAGCACTGCAGCCCTATACCCCTTCTCAAAATTGTCTATGGACGTTTCTTCGCCATACCTTTCCTCAACACCCTTTTCATGCCTTGCATGTATGATTTCGTGGGCAATTATTCTTTTAACTTCCTCCACCGCCGCATTCCTGTCTACACTTTCAACATTAACTATAATACGTGGCTTGGCACCATTGTAGTCACAGTATGCAACGACATTCCTGTTCGTCCAACCTTCGGAATATTGAAAAACAATCTCAACTTCACCCACATCGGGTATGCCTACAGTCACACTCCGTTCCCCTTTAAGGAATTTATCCCCTATAGTTTTTATAATATCGTATATTCCATGTATTTTACCATAATTCTCAGTAATGAAAAAATCATGGTTCAAACTATCCGCAAACAAAAACTCAACAATGAGATGTTCTTGTAACAATTCATCTGAAATCATAACTATCAACAATTTAACTGCTATTATAAATACTTTCGAACTTTGAAAACAAGTCAAAATCCGATGTCCTTTTAGTACATTGTAGCCCATCGGGGAGTCGAACCCCGCTCTAATGGCTGAAAACCATTCGTTCTACCGCTAAACTAAAGGGCCATTTTTCAGAAGACAATTTTCGTCTTTTCCATAAAAACTTTTGTGTTTGCTGTACGTCTTCCTTTAAAAAAACTATGAACTATGACAAAAAATCATGCGGGAACAGTAGGGTTCGAACCTACGACCATCACCTTAACAGGGTGCCGCTCTACCTGCTGAGCTATGTTCCCAAAGCAACCGACCCCACTTCCCCGTCTATTGGAAACGTTTTCACACCCGTGCACAGGTCTTTCCAACTCTATGGTCCTATTCCTTTCGGAACGCACGTTGAGACTCATTAAGCATGTGCGTGTGGGCTTCGGCCTTTGTCGGAAGAACAGGATTCGAACCTGTAACTGAGGCACCCTGTTGCGTATTGGTTGCTGTTGCTGTTGGTATTCCGTATGCAGAAAACCATTTTGATGCAAGCCTCCGTTTTGCCGTTAAACTATCCTCCGAGATTGTTCCCTTCTTTTTATTTACACGCGGAGTAGGGGGGAACACGAACAACTCCAATGAAGTACACTAAAAATTTAAACAAAATGTTTTCAGGTGAGCTTCCTACTCGATTTGAACGAGTGTTTCCGGGTTACAAATCCGGAGTAATAACCACTATACTAAGGAAGCAAAATAAATCTAAACCTTACAAGATTTCCGTAGTCACTTGTATCTGGGACCCCTTGGCACTTAATTTCTTCACCAAGATAAAGCTTACCAAACCCCATTAGAGATATTTGTTACCCTTCCCATATCCACACCTGGCTTACGCCTTGTGGAAGGTATTATAGATAACGCCCACCTTTCAGGCTTAGATTAAGTTTAGTATAATCGACAGAAGCCAAGGTTAGCGTGTACAAATTAAAAGTTTGTTGCTTGAAAAGTTTGCTGTACGGCTTCCATATAACCGATTATCGATATAAAGAGTTTTTAGGGCAAAGCGGGAAACTCGTGAAAACCGCTATGGTGTCAGGAGACGGACGGGCATTTTGGACTGTTTGTAAACCACTTAAAAACTGTTTTATGAAATTCAAAGATGGTTTGCTGTATGTCTCCCATATTCGGAACACCTGCAAAAAAGTCGTGCCTGCCGCTACCCTTTATGTTAAGGGTGCATCGTCACCGCCAAACGCCCTGATGTCCCATTTTGGGGGCTGAATAGGGTATCTCTCCCACATCAGTCCTATGTCAATTCCCCAACAATCGCCTGTTATCGCGCAAAAATAAAAGCGGGAACCTCGGGTACTTACAATCCTCGCAGTGCGAGGATAAGCCCTCTTATGCCTATTGTCAAGGAACGAACTTTCTTGTCTTGTGGACTTCCGAACCGTCCGTTGGCGGCTCATCTGTCCGTTTTTAACCTCTAACCAATATGTCAAAGTACTGTACACATTACGTGTCTCGGCACCGGGACAGGATTCGAACCTGCACTCTCTTCCTCGCAATGCGGGGCAACGCTCTACCCTTGAGCTACCCGGCTTCCGCCACTGTTATCTGAATGGCGGGATGTCATCTATCATGAACCAATCAGACAATGCAAATATACTATTTTTTCTTGCAAATTTCAACTTTCTCGGAATTTTTTTCTATCTCTGTTTTGTTTACGTTTGCAAAGATACTACCATTTTTTGAATTGGCCAAATCTTTTTTGTTAAAAAGTGTTAAACATTGAGGATTTTCACCAATTGCAGGTTTGTCGGGGGGATGTTTTCCTCGGTGAAGACAGCGTTGTCCATGTTGAAGTCAAGGTTAAACGTGTGTTCCTCAAGACCTTCAAGGCTTACGTTGAAGACGCAATACCTGCCGTCGTTTCCCTTGCTCTTGTTCGAGGCGGAAAGTCTGCTTACCATGCTTTCCAACTCCCTGTCCGACACAGTATCAAGGAATAAGTATATCCTGTTCGGATAACTGAACTCGCCGTTTCTACTTGTGGGGCACAACCCGTTTGCCATTATCTTTTCCTGATTGTACATCGGGGAAACATGTATCAGGTATTTGCACCCGACTTCTTTCATTTGCTGTCCTGTGAACTTGTTCTGGAATTTAGGCTCGAACTGAAGGCAAAGCCCCCTGTCATTCTCTTCCTTGTAGCCAAGATAATATCCAAACCTGTTCAAGACATCGGTAATCTCCTGCGCTTTATCGGATTTTGACGGCAGTACGAGGATGACCTTCCAATCGTTGTCGTTGAAGTATTTCTCACGTATGTCGAACACATATCGTCTGTCAAAGTATTTCTGTACATACGACAATGGATAGGTTTTTATCAGACCCTCGTTTATCAGGAGTCCGTCTCCTATGTCATCGTATATTGTCCTGAAGTGCATCGGGTATCCGACAACATTCTCGTTCAACACTTCCCTGACGGCTTTCCTTATTTTGTTCTTCACCAAATTTATCATTTTCATATACCTTATATTTTATAAATAGGGTGTTCGGTCAGACTCGAACTGACACCATCCGCCTCCACAGGGCGGCGTTCCACCATTGAACTACGAACACCATGTGTGTCTTGCAGGCCGTGAAGGACTCGAACCTCCATCAACTGTTTTGGAGACAGCCATGTTACCGTTACACCAACGACCTATGTTTGAGCAGGCAATGGGAGCCAAACCCACATCTCGACCTTGGAAGGGTCGTGCTCTAAGCCAACTGAGCTATTCCTGCGTTTCTATTTCTGTTCTGTCTGTGACCTGAGAGGTTCCATTCTGGAAAAGTCGTATTGGTACAGGCCTTCCAATCCCTTGACGGTTGCGAACCTCCCGTTTGCCACCATGAGGCTCTGAACGTTGTCGGTCATCTCCACAAGAATTACCTTCTTTCCTATTCCGTAGGCGTATCCCTGTTCCCATGTGGTGCCCGCACTCGTCTCGAGCCTTCCCCAACTCAGCACAACCACGAACTCGGAATCGTTTATCGCATTGACGTCGTTGCGGAAGACCTGCAGTCCCCATTCGTTGTTCGGCCACTCCCACGCATGTTCAACGACATGCTCTATGGGGGCGTACACCGTGTGCCCCATGTCACGCAGCCTCTTCACCGCCTCGTACATGAATTTTCTCTTGTCTTCCGAAAGACTTGCCGCAAAGTAGATTTTCATTGTTCCTTTATTTTTAATTTGTGAAAAAAAAAAATGTCTGTTGTGTCAGAGGTAGGATTCGAACCTACTAAGCCCGTAGGCGACTGATTTACAGTCAGTTCCAACTCTCCAACTTTGGCGCTCTGGCATTATTGTGGGCAGGGAGGGACTTGAACCCCCAGAGTCGTTAGACACCTGATTTACAGTCAGGCCCGCTACCAATTACGGTATACCTACCCATTTGTGGGGACGACTTGAGTTGAACAAGTGCCTGGTGATTTTCAGTCACCCGCGCAATTACCACCTACGCTACATCCCCGTTTTCCTATTTGTATGATTGCCTAATATGTCAAAGTTCTCTCGTTTACGTTTGCAAAGGTAAGACTTTTTTTTCTAACCGCCAAATTTTTTTCCTTAAAAATCCCAAAAAAAATGCCTGATGTCTTGGGGAACGTCAGGCTGTCAAAAAGGGGGAAAATATGTTGGGGTTAAATTGCCTTGCGAATGCAGCCTGACGACGCACAATACCCGTGTTCCCAATAACGTGTTGAACCGTTAAAGGAACTTCCGTTGTTATTATGTTTAAAATTCGTCATTGCAACATTTCGTTTAATTATAAATATACCCCAATTTTCAAAAGTACACTGCAAATATACTATTTTTTTGTATTTTTTTCACTTTTTTCTGAGCCATATTTTTCCTCAAGGTACATAACATTGTCATTTACAGAGGAATATACTGTTGAAATGGCGTTAAAAATTTTTTCGGGAGGAATTTTAAGAAGCATCATGCACTCGGCTGCCTCCTGACCCATTCCGCTGCACACGTAGTCACGGTCTGTCACTTCTGTTGTAGTCACCTCGTAGTCGTCGCCTGTAGTCTCGACAAGGTACATGTGCCCGTTCAGAAGCACAACATGTCCGAAACTGATTTCGCCCTTGTTGCCTGAGTGGTCACGGTAGTCGTCAAGCATTTTCAGGAATATGTCTGTCAGTCGTTCCTCTGCGTAGTCGGTGTCGTTAAGGCATCCGCACAGGTACTTGGATTTTTTCAGTTCCTGAAGAAGGTGGTTACGGACATACCTGTTCCATGTATGCACCCCTGACGTTCCTATTACAAGGTGTATGTCATTATCCGTGAATGAACTTATTTTTCTGGAATTGTTTGATGAGACCATGTCGCCCTGCTTGAGGATGCCGTCTGACCACATCATCTGTTTTTTGTTTCTTTTGTCGATTTTGCCTATTATCAGTGTCATAATGTTATTGTTTTTTGATTTTTATGAAACTCCTTCTTCATGTACAATGTTGGTGTCAGCCGATACATTGACCGATGTCGGGGCTGACCAATCGAATGTTATCTTTTTAACATGGTATTTCCCATCGCTTCCAGGCTTCGGGTCAGCGTTGACTCTGAAACCGAGGTCGGTATAGTGTTTTCTCAACGAGAAATACTGCGTTTCCGAAATCGGTTGCGAATAGCCCCTGCTGTCAATCATGTCACATACACATGAGTAGTCACCTTCCTTTGCGGCTTTCACCAACTGTCCGTCGATATATTTGATGACAACGGGGTTCAGGAGTGAAACCTTGGTTATCTGTCTTAGTTCTTCTGCTGTCATGATTCTATTATATTGATAATATCATTTATATATTCTGACCTCATCTCTTCGGTGGCGGTAATTGCATTGCCCCAATTCTTGAAAGACGCTTCATATTCATGTTGGTGTTTGTCCAACCATTCAACTGTGTAGTTCCACAGTTTCAGGGGATTTTCCAAGACAGGGCAATGGTGCCAATAAACCTCGATTAAGCTTCGGAATATGAATTCTGCTATCTTAATCTCATACCAATACGGTTTCGGGGAAGTTTTCTCCTCGTACCAACAAACAAATAAAGATGCCTTGGCCAGTTCGCACAGGTGTTCTTCAGGTATGGGAAATCCGTATTCGTAAAGGAATTTCTTCATAATCTCAATACATTCGGGCAGAACCGCATCGGGGTCGGTTAGCCTGCATTCCCCGTTGTCCTCCATTATGACGTATGTTTCATCTTTGTCCATTATACTTTTAAATGTGTTATAAGGATTTCTTGTAATTGGGAATTTATTTCTGAGTGCGAACTCGTCAAAATACGTGGTGCAAGTAAAGTTTGCATTGTTGATGTCTGTTGTATGCACCGCCAAAACTTTTTTACCGCACCACTCGGCAAAATCAACCCCTCTAACTTTACGTTCTTGCCCTATGAATTGCATTATAACTGCCGACAGGTCGATTCCATCCAAATTCATGACACCAATTCAAATGAATATGCGAATACCCAAGGGTTGCTGTCCCACGTTCCCTTCTTCCCTACCTTGTCTATGAGTGCTGCAAACGCCTCACGGGGGTTGTAAAAGTGCCATTGGATATAGTGCTTTCCGTTAACCTCAAACATATATATGTCATCGGACAATACCTGACGGTGTGCATCAACCACAATTCCCTCTTTCAGACAGTCCTCATCACTGATGTCCTGCAACCGTTCAACACTGACGTCGGTTATCCGTATTTGGTGCGGCATGTCACTTGCCTTCACGAACATCTTGTTGGTATACCCCTTGTGTTTTGCTATACCCTCTTTCAAGTCCAAAGGAAGACCCAATGAACGTATTTCCTTTTCTATGGTCTGATACGACTGTGCTACTGCCACAACCTCTCCGATTCTATAATTGCCACAGCAACGGATGTCAAGATAGTCTCCGTCGTTCTCGACGGCATAATACCTCCCGTCCTCCACAGCCTTCCAATCCGTGCGATTGTACAGGTCGATTGGGACGATGCGGCGTGTCATGGTCTTTTCACCTTTCAACACCGCATCGGTCAATCCATATTTGTCGTTGAACATTATCTTTTTCATGAACATTTCATTTAAGGTCAACTACTTTCCGTAAGCATCTGCCATTTCTATGTCAACTTCACCTGCATCCACCTGTCTTGACTCCTTCTCCATGAACTTGCTACACTTTAACTTGAATGCTTCGGCTTTCTTGTCACCGTCAATTCTTATGACGATGCCCTCTCTTGGAACCTTTGTGTTGCAGAGGGGTTCATTTTCCTCCATTCCGAAGTGTTCCTTGTCGCCTTTCATGAGTTCAAGCACATTCTCATGCCAATGTTCCCTGATGTCAATGTCGGGATACAAGTTGCTGAGTGTTCCGTGATAGAGAATGTTAATCGGTTTGACCTTTCCCTCAAGTTCGGGATGCTCCTTGATAAGGTTGACAGTCCAACCGTAGACCTCGCTGACATCCCACTCGGTCTTGTCGCCGTTCTCGTCGGTAAAGGTTACACGGTAAGGCATAAGGAAATTTTCACCACGCTTACATCCGTAATCATAGTTCTTCTGAACCATCTTGTCGGAATTGGTGAGGTATCCGCAGATTTCGCCGTACACGGTCATTCCCTTCAGGAGGTGCGGTTTGATGATGTCGTTTATCTCACCCCATATGTCGGTGCCGTAGAACCCAGGTGTGACATTCTTGTTGATGTATTGGTTCTTGATGACACCACGGCTTGAGTAGATGTTGCCGTAGTCCACCTTGAACTCATCAACCAACCCCTTCTTAAGGCTTGCCACCTTGCGATTGACCGCCTCACGCTGCCAATAGAAACGCTTTTCCTGTCTTTTTATCATCTTGATGGAACGGTTGATACACTTGTTGTTGTATCGGGCAAACATTGAGAGTTTGACAGGTATGCGTGTCAGAACGTTTCCAAAAATGCCCGAGGTGCCGTGTTCCTTAACAGTGACGGTTACAACATCGTTCGGATTGATTCTCCAAATGTTGCTCTGTAATTGGTTTGTGTCGTAATGTAGACAAAATTGTCCTGGAACCATTCTATCGAAACGCTCTATCCTTTTCATTCTCTTGCGATACAGCCTGTCACCACTGCGGTGATTCTCTTGTGGCATGGGCGGAACGTAAGCCTCGGCGAACAGCTTGCCGTCAACGGTATCGAAATTGAAGGGGTGCTCGTAGCCGTTCTCGTCGACTTTCAGGTATTCCTCAAGGTTGATGTCCTTCAGTCTCGGAATCCATTTCTCAAGGCTTTCCTTCTTGAACACACATCCGTATGAAGGGCAGCCCTTCAGTCTGATAAGTTTCACACGGCCGTGCTTGTTGAAGAAGCCCACGTTGCGTTTCGCTTCCTCCACGTTGCCCTCGTTGATGAGGTTGTTGACCATCTCGGCATTGGCGTTAAGATGGCGTTCACCGAACTCAAACTGATTATTTGCGGAAAGGAAGTCCTTGTTAATCTGAGTCTCGTTAAGACAGTAGATTACAGGCTCACCCTCGGTAAACTGCCCCTTGCCGACAACGATGCTGAAACCGTCAAGCAATGTCTGCACAAGACGGTCTGCGCCCTCGATGGGGTTCATCTTGCCTATACGCACCACCTTGGCGCAATATTCCTCTTTCATGTCCGCACTTGCGGTCAAAAATGTCTTTTTCTTTTCCATAGTCTAATTTATTTATTGTTTTTACAACGTTTACAGTCAGGGTCGTGGACTATACAATGGTTAGCTTCTTTGGATGAAGATAATGTAAATGCTATATAGTCATGCCCGTTATATGAGAATTTTGTTATACCCGAGAAAAAATGCGGGGCGTCTCCGATTTTATCGTTCACCTGTATGGGTGCTGATGATGTTCCATCCTGTGACTGTGTGAGGTTCGGTGTGCAACCTATCAAAAGAATGGTTGTTGCAACTGTAAAAAGTATTCTTTTCATATTTATTTTTTTTTATTTGTTTACGTTTGCAAAGATATGAAGAGATTTGGAATTGGCCAAATCTTTTTTCTTAATATGTGTTAAATCCGATACATGTCGCACTTGGCGCCACGTGCCATGTCGAGAAGCACATACATTGTGCCATCAATCACCTCACTGTTGTGGAAGTGGTAGTGACCGTATATCCATTTTTCTATAGGATGACCGTCCTCCAACAGTTTGTTGCGTATTTGGTCGATTGTCTCCCTTTCCCTATCCAAGTCACCTGACAGTGTCTTATCAGCCAAGAGCCATCCCTCGATACCGTTCTTATGTGTCGGGGTGCAGAAACTCGGACAGGTGTGTGTGCACATCATGTTTATTTCCAACCCCGCTTCCTTGATTGCGTTGAGTTTGTCGGGGTCAAAGACAGGTTGTTCGCCATCCCAATACAAGTGACGTATATTGTCGTCAGCCTCCTCGTATGTTGCGGTCGGATGGTATTTGAGAAACCTTGTCTTGGATTCGAGCATCTGTTTTAGGCGACCGTTCCTGTCAATGCTTGTGGCACCACCTATACATAATATATTGGTAAGGGTGCCGTTATTGTTGTACGTGACAACGGTATAGTCGGGTATGCACTTGACGTTGGGGAAGTTGATAACCTTCTTCTCAAACCATTCAGGGTTGTCGTGGTTACCCCTCACAAAGAAAACGTGGATATTGTTATTGTTGCAGTATTTTCTGAGTTTGGAGAGTTCATTTTTTGCCCCTTCGACGGTTGTAAACCCCATACCGCAGTCACCTGCACAGATAATCAGGCAGTCCTGCAGTTCAGCCCACTTTATCGAATACAGGAGTGAACCGTATTCACCGTGAATATCCCCGACGATATAACAGTCTTGTATGTCGTCGAGGATAATGCGGTTAACCTTTTCTTTCTTGGTCATTTTGCGTACTTTTTGTATGCCTTGTAGCCGATAACACCGACTACAATGCCGATTAAGAATTTAATCATGGGTTAGTCCTCCTTCTTTTTTGTTACTGACAACATACCTTTTGCCAATCCCGTAGCGTATGCATCTCTTATTCTATTATATACAGCCATATCACTATTCATGGTAGAAATTAACGATGCATCAACACCTAATTTCTCGGGATGATATTGAATATCGTTGTCGGCAAGTTCTTTGCACATATCCAAAGTTGGTGTTAAGACTCCATTGACAGTGTACTTTGAAAATATGTTATTAATATTCTCTTTATACTGTTTTTCATCACCCTTGTCATTATCTTTTTCCGTGGTTTCGTCCTCCGTCATTTCTACCGTTACCTTTATTCTCTTGCCGAGCATCTTGTCGAAAATCTCATGCTTTGCGTTCATGGCGGTTGATGTGATTGCGAAATGGAAAATCTCGCTTTCGGCATCCATCTTGTCCTGTCCAAGATAGACAAGGTTTGCACATTTCATTGTGCCGTCGGGTGACACGTTAAGCAAGTCATCCACAGGTCCTTCAATTTCAAAAAGTTTAGTCATGTTTTAATGTTGTTTTATCTTATTATTTTATAATCAAATACTTTATTCATACCACAAACTATACAGATGAAGGGATTTTATATCTTTTCTCATATTCGTCCCACATACTTTCCGCTATATCAAATGATATTTTAGCTAATTCTGCGGGTATAACTTCAAGAGCAATACCAAATTTTCCGCTTTCCTGAACTCCTTGCATCGCCTCAATAGCACATTGTTTTATAAATGTTCTTTTTTCCTGCAAAAAAGATTCATCATTAGTCTCATCTAATACACTCATAGTATGTTTTTATTTTAATGATAAAAAAATGGTCATAATATAATACCAGTATTGATGCCACAGATTTTAAGTACATTTTGTAACTCGTGTACATATTCTATATCTAACGGACCTAACCATTGAAAAACACTTCTTGCATATTTCACGGAAAAATATGTACTACCTTCCGTCAGGGAATATCTATGGTGGATTTTGTCTTTATCCATTTCCTCCACAAACCCGTTATTGCACAGTATTTCGGGTGTAAGTGCCACCGGTTCCACTTCATAATCGCCTTGTGAAATACGATATATATCCAACGCATCTACACTGATTTGCAAATCGCATTGGTTGCCGTATGCTTTAACAAGACGCACCCAATTGCCTATCATTAGCTCATTTACTTGCATAATGTCATTTTTTTAACGTTAATATAAACCTTTTGGTTTTGCTAAAATCTTTCTTATTGTCTTCACTTTCAGGCACAACACAATTTTGTGAATACCACTCAATAAAGGTATCCGCTGTATCATTGGTATCGCATACTGCGATTGTTTGTCCTTTCCATTCAACCGTCACAACCGTATCGTGGCTGGGTTTAAAAATCTCCATAGTTCAGTGTTTTAATTTACAGTTTGAACCGTTTTATTTATATATTCACATTTTTCACATCAAACGGTGTTGCAACAATCTCCCCACCCAATTCTGTCTGCTTGACAAGACGAAGGCTGTCATACTCATGACCTTCAGGGAAATCTATGGAGTTCACCATTCTCTCTATCTCCTTTTCAGGGATTTGCCCGTCACGTCTTGTTATGTTGGTGTTGATTGTGGGGGCCTCCACATAGATGTATGTGTATCTCGGGTTGAAACTGCCATACTCACGGTGGAACATGTCCCTGTAGCGTTTGGTAAGGTTCATGTTGTCTATAATGATGTTCTGTCCCTTTGCCAAGGCATTAAGAGCCTTCTTGTTGAAAACCTCTGTCACATTGCTTTCCTGTTCCTTGGTGCACTTCACCTTCTCACCCTCCTTTGCATATCCAAGTTCCTCACGGATAACGTCACGGGAAAGTTGCATTGCATTCGGAAGGAAACGCTGTGCGTATGTTGACTTGCCGCTACCCGCAACACCCATCATGACATAGACGTTCGGTGAGTTGTCGGTCAGGGTGCGTCTGAAACCGTAATGGCTTTCATACAAGTCTTCATGGGTTTTGTTTATGGAGAACTCGAGTGCCAAAACCCTGTTGAGTCTGGACATCACTTCCTCAGGTGTGTTCTGGTCGTTTATCGAACCCAACGAGTCCGCATAGTTCAGACAGACCATCTCGTATACTGAAGCCTGTTCGCCCATCAGTGACATCATGCGGCTGTTGATTTTCTCCTCCACATCAAATATATGATGGAGTGTCATATGGCGTCGTACCATATAGCATACCTTCTCCCTCAGTTGGATGTTCGGCTCGTCGAAGAAAAGGAGACGGGTTATCCGTTCCCCCTCGGCGCCGTGGTTCTTGGTTTTCCACTCCTGCAGTTCCTCGTTCCACTTGGTTGAGGTTGCCTTGCCAAGGTCGTGACACACCGCAGCAGCCATCAACGCTGTTTTCTGTTCATTGGACGGTTCCTCGTTTCTTATAAAGGAAACTTTGCCGTTTATTATGTCGGCCATTCTTGAACACACTAATTTTGTATGCTCATACACATTTCCCTCCTTATGAAATTTTAACGATTGTGGAGTCTCCGACAGTCTTTTGAACTCGTCGATGCTTTCTATTACATCCCACTTGGGGGTAAAGTTATCACTTATAATGTCAGTAATTTTCATAGACAATGTTTGTTTACACTTGCAAAAATACTAACATTTTTCCATACGGAACAAATCTTTTTTGTTAAAAAAGTATAAAATATGTAATATTGTCTTTCAATGTCTCGGCATCATACAGCATATGCCCGTTTCTGTCCCAAAGTTGTTCCTTCTGCATAAAAAACGGATGGGTATTTCCACTAATCTTATATCCGAAACGCGCAAAACATTCGTCGTTGAACCTGAAGTCACCGTTATCCACAATCCTTTTGTTATAGAACAAATAATACCACTCAGGGACTTTTCCCTTTGAGAATTTTTCGGGATGCTGTTGTGCATATTCCCTGAAATAAGGGTCGTTCTGTGTGTAGCATTTGGACCTGTCGCTTATAAGGTCGGCGCTCTCACGCCCATTTATGAAGGTGATTGGCTTTATCTGCAATATCGCCTTTATCTTGTTCTCCTCATCCGAAATCAGGATGTCCGCCCCCATGGAGTCCATGACGGTTGCCACTTCAGTTTCCTCCACAGGCACGGTAAGGTTCTTCCCCTTGTGTAACAGATATCTCCTTACCTCATACTCAACATAGAAGCCTATAAGTGTCTCATAACAGGCATGACCAATGATAAGGTCTTTCATCTTTTCAATATCTTTTTCCGCACCTGACTCCAACAAAATACCCCTTGCGGCACATTCCTCACCCATTCGCTGTGCCATGAGCGTCAGTTGTTCATCACTGCGTCCACACAGTTGGTATTTCTTAATCTCCGAAAACGGCAAACCACCCCTTCTCACATTATCATAGTCATAGGTTTGGTCAACATCCTCAGTGTACCGTTTTACGAAATAATCCAAGACTTGTCGGAAATTGTCCATTTCCTCGAATTTCTTGGACACCTTGTATTTTTCACAAAGGTAGTTGTCATCGCTTATGTACTTCTTCGGGGCAAAATACCCGTGCCATACTTCCTTAAACGTTATGTTTTTGTTTGATAGTCTGATTATGTCTTGATATACTGCAACATCTTTGGTAGTGTACATTGTTTATAACGTTTTTTATCTTATTTTTCAATCGTTAAGACTCCTGGCCTCATATATTGTCAGGAGAATGTCTTCAGGCAAAGGCTTTATAAACCTTTCGTAGAACTCGGAAATCCATTTCTTGTCGGATGTCCTGTAGTCGAGTTCATGGTACTGACCGTCTATCACTATGCCATAGCACCAAAACGCACAACTGTGGATAACGTATTCCTCCTTATTCTTGAAATTGGCAAAATATGAAACCCTATTCTCCATGTTTTTCTTGATGGTTTCCTCCAACTCCGTCTCGGGGTCACGCCCCTCAACACACAATTCCCATGCGGCTTCATAGACCCGTGTATTGGACATGTGCATCTTGTTCCAATCTATATCAAATTTCTTGGCAGAATACCGCTTTGAACCGTTTTTCAGGGTAAACGGGTTGCTGAACTCCGATTCCTGCCCCGTCTTCACAAGGCTGTTGTCATAGCATTTCTGATATTGGTACTTGGCTTTCGGGTTGACGGTTGAATAGGCGTCACCTGTTTCCTCGTCGATTTCCATACCATAGGTAATGTTGTCGAAAAACTGCTCATCATCCTCCTCCGATGTGGATTGGTACAGGTTCTCGTAAACCTGTTTCTGCAGGTTTGACAGTTTGATTGTATCCGACGTAAGTATCGCTTCAAGGGACTTGAGTTGTTTCTCTCTCATCTTCCCTGCATCGGCAAACTTGTACTTTACATATTTCTCAACCTTTTTGTCGGCTGAGAACTCCATTGCCTTGGTATCGGGGTTGTCACCGACAACAAGCACCGTCTTGACTACACTTCTACTCATGTTCTAAATTTTATTAAAATATTTAAAATTTATTTATAAGAGTTAACATTTATAAAATGTTTATTCTTACCGGTCGGAACAGCCGACCACTATCGATTATCCTTGTGACACACTCGGAATCACCGACTGCTTTTCTCATTATGTTCAACGCCCCGTTGACATCCGCATTGACCAACTTCCCTGTCGAGGATTGAAATATCCCGCGTTTGACACGTTTTCCTTTGTATTCCTCATGTTTCCCAATAGGTTCCATTGCCAATGCGTCGCACTTGGACGTGTAACTCTCTTCGTTAACCACCAAGTTTATCCCACACATCTCACATTTATACCTCAGGAAATATATCAGTTTTGCATATGGTATGCCAACAAACGTCTGGTTGTTTCGTTTACCGATGTTTATGGAGTCTTTCCATCCCTTATTGTAACCTACAACGAGGTTGCCTACCTTGTGTTCTATTAACAGATTGACTATTCTCCTGGACAGTTTGTGAAACATGTCGGTTACTTGGTTGTCACGCTTTATGTAGAGCCGCTTAATTCTTTTGCTCGTTTTTTGTCCATTGGTTAACTTACTTTTTAGTTCTGATGTTATTTTATTGAAATATTGGTTTTTCGCTTTCAGTTGTCTTCCGTTGAAAAGCATCGGTTCTTCACCGTACAATATCATTGTTGCGAGATTGTCTACTCCCAAGTCGATGGAAGCGTACTGCTTGTAATCCAAGTCTGTATCGGTATTCCTTTCGGATAGGTATACAATCTCAACCGTAAATGTCTTATCCATCTTTGGTGCCACCCTTATCTGTTGGAAATCCACCAATTCTTTCCCGTACTTCCCGTACTGCGGGATGCGTATCTTCAGTTCTTTTGAGAGATGTATGTAACCGTCTTTTATTGTTGAGCATTGGTTGGTGTATATGAGTTGGTTTGCTTCTTTCTTATACTTTGGAAGTTTCGGACGTCCTTTGTATTTTGAGGGATTCTTAGAGAAATCCTTGATTGATTTGACATAAGATTTAATGTTCTTGTCCAATGCCCTCAAGCACTGTTGTGCGACTTGTGCTTTTAGCAGTCTGTAGTTAATTTCGCCATCGAGATTGAATGTGTCCTGAAGGATTGTGTTAAGTTGCCCGTACCCCAACCATTTGTTGTTTTCCTTCAGTTCGTGTCTGACAATATACAACGCCTGGTTGTAAAGGTTTTTTGAAACCTTACACAATTCATATAGTTTTTCGTTGTGTTTTATGTCAAACTTATAAACCAATCTCATTTTTCATGTCTTCCTCAATAAGTGTTATTTTCTTTTTCCTCCTTGCCGAATACATCCGCATGGCGAAACAATGAAGCAACGAAATGATATCCTCGAAAATCTCATTCTCGCTGTTTTCGTTCTCGGCATCATCGTTGTTTGCAACGACCAAATCACATGAGAATTGTCCGAACAGTTGTTGCCACATGCCAAACGAAACTCTTGTTAGCCTGTCTTTGTTTGAAACAATGACTGTTTTGATTTTGTACGCCAATATTTCGTTGAGCATTTCCTGAAACTCACCACGGTCATAGTTTAATCCGCTTGCGACGTCAGAATATACTCTCTCGACCGTATAACCGTTTTTGTTTGCATATTCGCGTATCACGTCAATCTGGTTTTGTAAATCCCGTTTCTGTTTCTGTGTTGAGACACGTGCATAAATGACACATTTGCGAGACGGCGAAATATTTGCGGCTTTGAACACGTCATCGTCATTGTATTCATAGAAACCGTTTGGCATCTCTTTGACCTTTATACGTCCGTTTTTGACGTATTTGGTCAATGTCGGTCTTGTTACTTTTAATATTTTTAATACCTGTTTTGTCTTCATATATTAATAAATATCACATAAAATTAAAATTTCTTCATTTTATGATGCATTTTTAATTAATTTCCTACTCATATTTCGTCACTGTAATTGTATTGGTCTTTACATTATTTACAAATTCACGGATGGATTTGACCGTCGTGTCGATGAAATCCTTGTTATGCCAATCGTAATCTTCACCATTATAGGCTTTCTTCAGTGAATTGAAGATTTCTTCATTGTTGTTGGGTTCATAGTTGAACACTGTCCATCTTACCCTTTCGCTCTCGCCACGCTTGGTGCATTTGTATTCTTTGTACAAATCCTTTTTCTTTTGGTTGTAGGCTTTCCTGTCGATTTCCTTGTTTTGAAATGACTGTTCGATTTCATCGTACTTGGCTTTGTATTCAAGCCACAGTTGATGGCGTTCCTTGTAGATGTCATTGTATATGATTTTCTCCTCAAGGAGTGCAATTTCAAAACTGTTCTTCTCCTTATCTTCGGACAGTTTCTTTATTTTTTCCTTCATCTCGGCAATCTGTTCATCATCATATATAATCTCACTCCGATAAGGGAAAACATACCACGACCGAAGACGTGCTGTAGCCTTTTTCATTATTTCCTCGTTTTTCTCCTTGTCTGAAAAGAATGCGTAAAGCGGAAACTCACACCGCCCGTCTTCCATCTTTGGAGAGTATTTCATTATGTTTTCAAACGTGTATTCGAAGTCCGAAGGAAATTCACTCTTGCCAAAGACCGTATCTGACATCAGATACATTTCATTCAGTGCGGGAATGCATCTTTTTTCCCAAAGTTCTTTGTCTGTCATAATCTATTTTTTAATCAGTTTATTCTGCCAAAATTCGTAATCCACGCATTTCATTTTGGGTGAAATGGTGTTACCTGTCAATATGTCCGACAATCGGACTGGTTTGTATCCGTTTCCGTCAACACCCACGTCATAGTAGTTACCCATCTCACGCAGTTTTTCGCCAATAACCTTATCACTACCCGTATAATATTGTAAGTCAGGAGGTGTATGGAGATGACCATGCAAGTTGAATGCCCCGTTGAAAGACATGTATGGATGGTGACTGACCGTAAAGGTGGTCACTTTCTTCTTGTCCTCATCGAAAATTTCCACAAGATATTCACCGTTCCACACGATGCGCTCATTGCCATCTATTTCGAACTTGTATTGATTTATAACATTCTTGATGTCGTGGTTGCCGATAACCATGTATATCTTGGAACCGAGAAGCCTGTTGATATAGAAATTGTAGGCACGTTTGGTTCCAAAGATAAAGTCTCCGCAATGAATGACAATAGCCTTATTCCTACCAACACTTTCCACTTCCTTGTTCCAATTCCGCACCAAGTCAATGTTCATTTCCTCGACAGTTGTATACGGACGGTGGGTAAAGGATATGATATTATTGTGTTGCAGATGCATATCGCTTGTAAACAGTATATATGGAATCTCCTCAATACTGAAACGAAGGACAGGTGGACCTGCAACAATGTGAGAAATCGGTTCCCTGTTGTAGTAGTTTGTTAAAACCATTTCATCCATTTCAAATCTTGTTTACAGGTATGACAACTTCCCTCAGGTATTTGTCAAATAGTTCGGGGGTGTTGATTAGGCTTTCAAGGACACTGTAATACTGCGGTTCAATCATGCCGCCGTTGAACATTATTCTGTCACCGTAGATGTCAATCTGTGAGTTGACGGGCAATGTGCCGAACTCGCATTCATAGTCTCTCTTTAATATAAATCTTCTGTATTGCATATTACTTTTTTGCTAAATCCTTTATTAACACGTCATTGGACAATTTGTCCATATTTTCGTATATCAGCGGTATCGCTGTCCAATAGTTGAAATCCTTGCTCTTCTTCTTCAAGGTTTTCTTGAACACGAAGAACTGACTTGTGTAACTCCTTGCATGCACCTGTTTCTTGTACTTGCTCGGAGAAATGATTCTGTTGTTCGCAATAAGCGTGAATTGGTCTTCAATTGTGAAACCATTGTACATTGCACACATGAAACTGTATGCCTCGGTATTGATACGAATGCCTCCACTTATCACACTCTGCGTCTTGAACACAACTATGCCATCGGGTTTCACCACCCTGTAGGCTTCCTTTATCCAATATGCGTAGTTGTAATACAGCAAATCCACAGGATAGAAGGAAGCAAACCTGTTCATTATCATGTTTGCCCCGTCTTTGTCCTTTGAAGGTGCTTCCATACTCGATATTATGAACGGCAAGTCAATGACAAGGCTTCCGACACTGTTGTCCTCCAAAGGCAAAGGTTTATACGGTTCTATCTTTTGGCAGCCTTCAACCTGTGGGCATACGTCGAACAGAGTTTTGGGAGTGGGTATCTCATAGGCATCACCCTTGGTTTTCCTGTAGAACGCAAGGGTGCTTGCTGTCATGTCGCAGTCAAATGGTTTGTTGTCGTTGTACAAAACCATTATGTTGTGCAATATCTCGCTTTGGTCAACCGAAACGTTGCGGATGATTGTGCTGTTGTTCAGTTCTTCCTTATCCATTGTTTTCTGTTTTGGTGGACATTGCGTCAAGTTTCTCTTTCAATGTTGTCTCGGAAACAGAACCGACAGTCTTGTCGACTATCTCACCGTTGACGATATAGAACATCGTCGGTACGCTTCTGATGCGGTATGCTGCGGCGATTTCGTCTGACTCCTCAACGTCACAGTGGATGAATTCAATTGATGGATAATCGGGTTCAATACCCAACAGTGTCTTTTCAAGAACCTTACAAGGTTGGCACCATTCCGCAGAGCATTTCATCACTACCATAGGTTTCTCTGCAATAATGCTTTTAAATTCGTCTAACGTCATAATTAAATGGTTTTAAATGATTATTAATTGGCAAGTCTTACGCATACTTCCTGACCGTTGCTGTCTTTGTCGGGGAGAAAATCGTAATCGTCTTCATTGAACGTACTGTTTGTGCCGAAGGTCTGTCCTTCCTCATGGGTTTGGTCGAGGACAACAACGCCCTCATCCTCACTTGTGAAAAAGACAACGTTCATTCTGTCTTGTTCATCCAATTTGTAGCCTAAATAAGGATATTTCATAATTTTTATTTGTTTGTTTTATTATTTTATTACATTCTGCTTTTAACCACCTCGGAAACAATATTTCCGTTGGCTGTGGGATATTTAGCCTGCACCGCCGAGAGCAATGTTTTCATGTCCCTCATGGAAACATCATGTCCCAATCCGTCTATCACCTCGTTGGTATAGGCCTTTATGTCGTCTTCCGACGCTTCTTTTGGAAGAAACTCGTTGAGAATATCCAAATCCGCCTTCTCGTTGTCGGCAAGGTCGGTTCTTCCGCATGCGGTGAACTGTGTTATGGAATCCTCCATGGCAGCCTTCATCTTCAAAAGAATTTTCAACTCCGAAGCCTCGTTGTACTCGGCGCCCGACTTCTCAAGTACCAACATTGCACTCTTGGTCATACGCAGTACGCCAAGACGCTTTTCATCTTTAGCAATCATTGCATTTGCAATGAGTTTGTCAATTTGTTCTTTCAGCATATTCGTCTTGCATTTTAATGTTCACAGACAAATATACTATTTTATAACAAAAAAACCCGCAAAAGGTCTAACTTTTTTGCGGGTTGAAACTTTTTACCATCTGTATGCACCTTGTCTTGTCAAGTTTGCCGACTCCGTTGTATGCCAACTTTATCAGATAATCCTGACACTTCTTTATATCAGGTCCACTGTCTATTCCCCTGATTTTCATGATGTCAAATCCGTTTATAGGTAGTTTGTACCCGAACATGGATTCACCGTATTTCTCAAGTTCCTCCGAACGCTCGAGTATTTTCCTGCATTGGTTTGGTAGACAGTATTCCTCGGCATGTGCTGTATTGTCGGCATGTATCAGATAGACACAGAGTTTGAAAAGTTCCTTGTCCTTGCAGAGATACTGGAATTTCCTCAATGCCTTGTCAGACGGTACTTCATCACCAAAACTTTTGAATCTCATGTGTTCCCTTACAAGGAATGAAACCTTGGAAATGAAATCGTTGCTGAATTTCAGCCTTCTCATTATCCCCTCGGCAAGTTTCGCCCCCTCGACTTCGTGGAACAGGAAATGTACTTTTCCGTCTTTCTCGGAACGGGTCTTTATCTTTCCAATGTCATGCAGTAACGCTGCCATCATCAGCACTTGTTTGTCATAATCGTTCTCAACCGCCATCTTGCTTGCGTTCTCCACAACCCTGAGAGTGTGTTCCCACACATCGCCAAAATGGTATTTGTTCTGTTCCATTCCAACCGTTTCCTCAAGTTCTGGAATCACATACTCCAACGCACCCATATCCTCCAATTCCTCAAGTCCCATCACAGGATTCTTACAGGTGAGTATTTTCATCAGTTCGTCTTGTATGCGTTCCTTGGTGATTATCTCGAGACGGGCAACATTACGTATCATGGACATGTACGTCTCTTTCTCTATCTTCCAACCATAACGGGCTGAAAACCTGCACACCCTCATATTTCTCAAAGGGTCGTCCATAAACACCACGTCTGGGTTGTCGTTTGCGCACCGTATCACGTGATTCTTGATGTCGTCAAGGCTTTTGCCTGTGATGTCAAGAATTTCACCTGTGCTTACATTGTGGTACACTGCATTGATTGTCAAGTCTCTCCTGAAAGCATCTTCCTTGATGGTTGCGAAACAGGTTTCAGGGTTTCTGCTGTTCTTGTCGTGGTACTGTTCTCCCCTCGTCTGCACACATTCCAATTCAATGTCGGGGTATGCAGCAAGTTTGAACATTGCCGTGCCGTATGTCGGGTATGTAACCACACTTCCGACCGTATATCCCTGTTCCTTCATCCATTCGGCGAACTTCAAACCTCCGTCAGGAATGTCAATCACAAGGTCAATATCCTTGATAGGGTTGTACATTAAAAAATCACGTACCGCACCTCCCACAACAAACGTGTGGTTTTCAAAGTCGCTACCCTGTATGCAACCTTTTAGATATGTTATTATTTCCTTATATTCTGTTATTGTCATGCTGTTGTTGTTTTATTCAAAATAAGAAAGTGCCTCATAGTTATATTTCACAAAATCATGTTCCTTGTGGCAAGATGACTGAAGCCTGTCAACCCACTGTGACAACGGAACCTCGTTCTTGATGTACGAATTCACCTCTGTGCAGAACCAATCCATTTCGGACTGTATTGTCTCATCTGTGGTGTTCCCGACCCCGTGGTCTACTGCCTCGTTGAGGTTTGAGACGAACATTGAGGTAAAGAATCCGTGCAGACAATAGGTGTCGGCAAACTCGGCGGCATAGCACCATATCCCAATCACCACCTTTTTCATCAGTATATTGCCCCACCTGAAATCAATCAGGTAATCGGACATTGTGGAGTTGAGAAGCCCCAACGGGGAACCGTGCCCCATCAGTACCACAGGACCGTCGTCGGTTTCAATTGCGTCGATTATTGTATCAACGTCATTGTCCGACGGGTTATAGAACAGTGTGCAGTCCACCCCGTCGTAAACCTTCGACAGTACCTTTGTGTCATATGCTGCATCTATGTGTATAACTACCATTGTCCGTTAAATGTTTTTGTTTTACGTTTGCAAAGATAACAAAAAAACCTCACATAACAATGAGGTTTTTTCTTAAAAAACGTTAATATACAATTCAATTATTTTCTGTCGGTCAGCATGCTTTTGATACACTCCCTCACCTGACTGCGCAAAACCTCATTGTCTTCGAAATCATATGGGCTTACATGTTTCGGCATTTTCTTATAAGGCTGTTTCCTCTTTCTGTCACCATTGTCAGAGTAGTTTGCATTCTCACCGTTTCTGCTACCCTTGTTTGTTTTTTCGTTTACATTGAGGGATTCATCCATGTAGTCATACGGATTCACACGCTTCTGAACTTTCTTTTGCGGCATACCTTTCTTGGCTTTTCTTTCGAATTTGTCCATCGCATCATCGGAATAGTTGGGGTTACCACGTTTTCTATCACCTTTGTACGTCTTCTCATTCACCAAACGTTTTGCGTTGCTCAATATGTTGTTGACAGCATCTTCTATTGTGTTGGATGAATTCACCTCACCGTTATGCCCAGGCATGTTATATGTGAAAAGGTCGTCGTTGAACGAATAGGTTATCTTACCAACTGTCTTCTGAGCCTCGGCATCGATAATGAACACAGAATACGGATATTTTTGGTTTGTACCTATTCTGTAGTTGGTGCCTTCAAGGTATTTGCTGACACCACTTTTCAGGTCGTTTATGCCACGGATGGTGTCTTTCTGACCAAATGTGTTCTTAAATCCCTTTTTCGCCTTGTTCATAACACCGCCAAAGGAAAATTCATCAACATTTTCGTTAAGGATTGTAATAACGCTTTCCTTGACCAATTGTTTCAATTCGGATTCTGTCAATCTGACTGTACGTTTCATATGATATTCCAATATTTTTTTTCTTATTATATTAATAAATATCATATAAAATGAAAAACGCAACCTTTGTCGGCTGCGTTTTCCCAAGTTACTATTTCAACAATGCATCCGAGAGTGTCTTTCGCCTGATATCCACAAGCAAGTCGTTTACAAACTCACGGGATATTGTATCGGGCAATGTCGAATTGGCTATTGCCTCGTCAAGTTCCGCCTTGCGACCCTCAAGCAGGTCTATGAGGTAGTCGTACTCGAACTTGTGGTTCCGCACGTCAAGCAGAAAATCTGCGTCAATTCCCTTGCGGTTGACATGCACCTCTCCCGTCTTGGCGATTTCCAATCCCATGTTCATGAGGCGGAAACAATGCATGACGTTTTTGCTGTCGTAATTGTGACCAAGGTTGCTCTCATAACGCACAGGGTTGCGTTTCTTCACCCAATCCTGATATTCTTTCCACTTTCTGCAGTGTGACTCGAATCCGTTTTGGTTATAACACATTGTCACTATCGGACTAATGTCCCTTTCCACCGAACTGCACCTTACATCGTCACTGTTACCATCCTCACGCACAATACCTCTATACCCTATCGGTTTTTGGTTTTTCTCAAACCACCAACTCATCATGAACGTCTCGATGTCACCGATATACGGGTCGTCGAAGGTTGACTCAACGAAACGATAGTACACCTCATCAGTTTCAAACTCACTGTAATCCTTGTATTTTTCACTGTTATGTGCACCCCAATCGTAATAGATACCGTAACACCCAGGCATGTTGTTGATAGACACAAGACCACAGTACTTCTGTTCCAACCCACGGTGCTTCAGCCATTCCCTTATGTTGGAACTGCCCTGCTTATACGGAACGAAACAGAAGTCAAGCGGCCAAAGCCGTTTCTCTATCGGATTGACAATTTTCTTGTTGAGACCACGTGCCCGTTGTATCTGCGTTATTGAATAACCTATAAAAGCATTGAAGCACTCCTTCGTCACAAACTCCTGCCGATGTTTCTTTATTTCGGTTATGATTGGATGTTCATATATTACGAACTCGTCATCCACAAAAAGACTCTCCAACATGTTCGGGTTGGATGTACAAAGCAGGTTGAGGTATTTCTTCAGGGAGTACCACACCTTGTCATGTTTCTCATCCTGTATTTGGTCTTGAAAGTCAAGACCGAGACCTATGACTTGGTTGGCGGGTTCCAAAAAGACACCTCCCTCATCAATATCTGATACACCACCAGGTAACTGTGTTCCGTATGCATGTGACCCACGTACATATCGATATAACAATAAACCTAAATCTTCAATTTCTTTAAAACCATACTTCTTCATCTTTATAGTATTTTTTAATTAATTCTATTAATCCATGTGATTTTGAATACTGATAACTTCGCCCATTATAATAATAATCAGTGTATGTTTTGTGTTTTTTAACATCATCTAGAATGAGTTCATTTGTCCACGAAACCCTTTTAGAAAGTAATGGGTCTCCATGTAAATATTTTTTGTATTCAATTAATTTTCTTTTTGTTTTTAACCACCAATACACTCCTCTTACTAAAGGGTCTTTATTATTTTTTAACTCCCCCATTCTTGAAAACTTATGTAATGTATTTATAACAATTTCTTCTGTGTATTTAGGTTTAACCGATGGTTCCATATGTTTGGTGATTTCCTTTAACCACCCGTGTCTATCCGAAACCTGATAACATCCACTTGCATGTTCTTTAAATTCCTTTTTTGTTTTATATTTTAACGCTTCCACTCTCGCTTCTTCAAATGTCCATTTATCTCTTTGTAAAATTTTTTTCCCTTCACGCATTTTTTCATGAAGTCCGTGTTTTAATAAAAAAACATAAGCGCCCGGAGATTGATTCTGAAATTCAGCCAACGTTTCATATTTCCTACATTCATCTAACGCAGTTTCTTCTGTCCATTTGTGACGTGTAGCACGACACGGTGGAAGTATTTCTTTAATTTCATCTAAAAGGTTATGACGCACCATATAATTCACAGCACCGGCATACTTTTCATTAAATTCGGTATAAGAACTGCATTGTTTCGCCGTTTCAATACACCTTTCTCTTGTCCACTTTCTTATTATTTCTTCATCTGTTGAGCCAAGCCCACCTGTTGGGCATCTATTTAACATTACCCATCCATTATTCTTATATTCATCCAAAATCTCACCCTCTCTTATAGCAGCATCGCCATAATCAATATATTCAGTTATTTGCTTGAATATTGGGGTTAATTTGGTCGTTTGTATATACTGATATATCGCGCTATCCTTATTCTTGAAATGCTGTTTTATTCTTTTATTTATGTCATAAGTTAAACCGATATAAGCATGTTTATCTGGAAACTCACAAGCATAAATACATCTTTTGTATCTGGAACCGACAGGTGTAAAATATCGTACCAACTCATCAAACCACCCCTTTCGTTTGGATATTACATAAGCACCATTAAAACGCTTACTAAATTCACTTTTGGTCTTACATTGTTTGGCGGCTTCGATACACGCTTCTTTATTCCATTTTT